TCCAGGGCATCGAGGAGTTCACGCATGCTCACGGCGGCAGCTACAGTAAAGATGGAACCAAGGAGCTGGAGTCCGCCGAGGCCGAAGTCGAAGAGCCAGTCGACGAAGAGGTGGACACAGACGAAACCCAAGAGGAGACCTAACATGCCAGGAATGCCGGTACCGGAGTGGACAGGGGAGCTGCGCGAGAAGATGTTCGAAAAGGCCAAGGGCCTGCCGGAGAAGAGTCGGCTGACGCCTTTGGACATGAACGCCGTTACTGGCTTCTCGACCCACTTCGCCGAGTGGTTTGTTCGAGAGGACGACGTGCTGGTCCACCTGTTCCCGCGCGCTGGCAAAGAGGACCGGTGGGCCGACGGGCACTATCTGCCGAAGTGCCATCGTTGCCACGCCGACGTCCCGGAAGAGCTCGCCAAGGCCAAGAAGCCGTGCCCGAAGTGCGGGCATATGGGCCTGGTCTACGTGCCCGGGCGCCGAGAGGCCAAGGCAGAGTGCAGGTTCCCCGACAACGTCAAAGAGCTCATCCAAGCAGCCGTCGATGCTGTGTGGATGGGCGATGCAGCGGTCGAGGAGGTTCAGGAGCTCGGCGCGTGGGTGGTCCAGCTCCAGAGCGCCAAGAACACGGCCGTTACGCTGGGCGGGTCGGTGTTCGTCGACAAAGTTTGTGAGGAGTTCGACAAGAGGTTGGAGCAGGCGGCGGAACCCTCGTAATCGGTAAGGGGTCGAAGTAACTGACCGCCTGGTTACTTCGGTCCTCAAAATCTTGGGGCCCCAGACTTGGGTGGCAGCGAATGAGAAAGCTAGCTAAAGAATCTTCCCCAAGCGGGCTAAGAAAAGACATCGAGCTCTTCGACCATCAACAGGCTGCCATCGACAAGATTCTCGACCGCGGGGGGAGCCAGCTGCTCAGTCACGGTACGGGCTCTGGCAAAACGCTCACGGCCATCGCGGCCTTCGAGAAGATGCGAGACCTTGGTATGGCGGACCGCGCTTTGGTCGTGACGCCGGCCTCGCTCCGAGTCAACTTCATCGACAACGGCATCAAGAAGTTCACCAACGGCAGGGCCGACCTCTTGGGCAACCAGGAGGAGGTCGAGAAGGGTGTTGCGCGGGCAATCGACGACCCGGACCCGGGGGCTCGCTACCACGTTGTCAGCTACGAGATGTTCGCCAAGGACCCCAAGAAGGTACTGGATGCGACGCGGGCCGACACCGTCATCTACGACGAGCTCCACCGCATTCGTAATGACTCTGGTGTGACCTACGGAGCCATCAAGGACGCGCGGAAGCTGCACAAGAACTTCATCGGCCTGACCGGCTCGCTGATGAACAACACACCCGCAGATCTGGTGCCTCTTGTCGATGCCATGACGGACGGCCAGCACCGCCTGGGCAGCAAGCCACAGTTCGAGAAGCGCTTTGTCAAAGAAGACACCAAGACCAAAGAGCGGACCATTGCCCGTCCAGCAGTCGTGAAGGCTCTGCTCACCCCCTTTGTAGACCACTTCGAGACTCGGGACATGAAGCAGCAGGAGCGCATGCCCAAGAAGATCGTCGAAGAGGTCAAGGTCATGATGTCACCCTACCAGGAGGAGCTGTACCGCTACACGGTCAACAAGCTGGACCCCATCACCGCCCTCAAGTTCCGATTGGGCGCCAGCAAGCTCAAGAAGAAGGACATCAACAACATCTTCTCGAAGATCATCCAGTCACGGCAGGTGTCGAACGCTCTGCACACTATCGACCTCAACATGCCGCTGGCTGAATCGGCCCAGCGGTCCCCCAAGGTCAAGAAGCTGCTCGATGACGTCGAGGAGCATCTCCAAGAGACCCCTGACGGCCAGGTCGTCGTACACTCGAACCTCATCCGTGGTGGAGTCGATGTGCTGTCCCAGGGCCTCAAGGACCGTGGGGTGCCGTTCGGCGTCTTCGTCGGCAAGGGCCAACCTGGGACTACGGAGGAAAAGAGGCAGCAGGCCGTCCGAGACTTCAATGCCGGCAAGCACAAGGTCATCGTCATCTCGGCTGCTGGTGGTGAAGGCTTGGATCTCAAGAACGCCACGATGTTCTCGAGCCTCGACGGCCACTTCAACCCTGAGAGGGTGCAGCAGGCCGAGGCAAGGGCTATTCGTGCAGGTGGATTGGCCCACCGAACCCCGGAAGAGCGGCAGGTGATCGTCAAGCGGTACCAGAGTGTGGTGCCAAGGTCCACGACTCAGACCATCAAAGACACCATGAACCTCTTGTCCCCGGCGGCTTTTCTTAGCCGTCTGTCGGACCCGTCGATGCCGTTGTTCTTCAACCCGTTCAAGCGCGAACGTTCGCCCGATGAGTGGATGGCCGAAATCGCCAACAGCAAGAACGAGCTCAACGAGGCGTTTCGGCACCAGTTGAGGAAGCAGTCGTCGGCCAACGAATACGTGGGCGCCGAGGACGTAATCGACGAGTTCCAGAGCGCTCTCGAGAAGATGGCCACCGAGCAGGCATTCACCGAGGAGCTGGAGAAGATTGGAGCTGACAGTGCGGCGCAGCGGCTGCCGTACCAGCCCTACAAGTTCGTCAAGTCTGACAAGCACGTGATGGACCGGTACTGGCAGAAGTACGGCCCGCAGATCGAAAACATGAACGACCCTATGGTGGGAGAACTGCCCAGCCACGCCGCCCAGTTGGAGGAGCAGCGGTACATTGATGCACTGCGCTCCTACTACCGAGAGGCGGCTAAGGGTCGTCCAGCCATGAAAGGAATCAATACCGACGCCGATATCCTGAAGAGCCACGCCAAGTCGATTGCGGCAGCGGCACCTATCGCGGCTCTCTACCCGACGCTGCGAACAGCACTCCTGACGATGCCGAAGAATGAAGGCTTCGGTCCAGGACTCAAGAATCTGGCGAAGCACTGGGGCGCCTGGACCTTGGGCATGGGTGCTCTCAGTATCCCACTCGAGCTTTGGAATCTTCGGACTCCGTTCTTCACCACGCAGAAGAGCAAAGCTCGAAAGGCTGCCAAGTTGTCGGACGAAGAGTTGAGGTCTATGCTGCGTGGGCTCTCGGTTACCGAGGAGCAGGTCAAAAAGACTGAGCACTTTATCGCGTGAGGCCACAATGCCGTACGTCTCAGATGCACAGCGCCGCTACTTCAACGTCAACCGCAAGAAGCTCGAGCGACAAGGGGTTGATGTTGACGAGTGGAACGACGCTTCGAGGGGCAAAAAGCTGCCGGAGCGGGTCAAGCATGCAGCTTTTGTCGACGAGGTCTGCAAGTTGAAGCTTGGCAATCCTCTACTGGCGCTGGTTGCGCGGCATCAACTCAAGCCTACAGTCAATGAGGCTATCGGGACCATGGAGCGCAAAGCTCTGCAGGGGGTCGATCAGATAGGGGAGCCGGCCAAGTTCCTGGTCCCCCAGCCTCCTGAGAGCTGGGACGAAGTCATGCAGGACATCCGGCCTTCAGCAGCTTCTTCAGGAAGGACCGGCGGTGGAATGGGCTTAGGCCGACTCGTTTGAGCTCTTGGTAGTGCGCCTTTGAGCCGTATCCCGCGTTCTTGTCCCAACAGTACCCTGGCCAAGACTTCGAGAGCTCGCGCATCGTGAGGTCTCGAGCGACTTTGGCCACGATACTGGCGGCCCCAATCTGCCAGAAGCGTGCATCGCCTTTGACGTAGGTGTGCTGCGTGCCTGAGTAGTAGTCGACCCTTCGCATCCCGTCGACCATGAGCTCTACGACGTCCGGTATCCCGCGCAGAGCAACCTGAGCGGCATGTTGCCAGGCGTACGCAACACCTTGTTGGTCGATCATCTCGTTGCTGGCCCACCCGAGCTGGACGAAGGTGGCGGCTTCGATGAGCGTGGGGGCGAGGAGCTCACGCTTGTTCTTGGTCAGCTTCTTGGAATCATTGACGCCCTCGACCGGTGCCATATCGAGGGGAAATACGATCACTGCTATCGTCAGCGGGCCGGCTAGGCTCCCGAGGCCCACTTCGTCGAGCCCCGCTACCAAACTGGTCTCCCTCTTTGAATCGGCCTTTTCGATCACGACTCCAAACCCTTTCCACGGTGTACACTTCGGCCTGTACCCACCGTTTGGTAATGTGTATGACGGGCAGACAGCATCCGTACTCCCCTGCCCAGCAGCGCAGATGAGTGCGGAGTGGGGCTCGGGTTCCCTCTTGGAGAGGGCGGACCAGAGAGATCTTGAGGATGAACTTCAACGGGTCTACAGTAGGGACCACTTTGAATACAGGGGACATCACATCTTCACCGATGGCCGCCAGCAACATCTGTCGTGCGTACTCCACCCATTCCAGACGTTTAAGGGCGGCTCTCTTGGTCCCGAAGTTCACAGCCTTATACCTCTCGATCTATGAGTTTTGCTGACCGATGATTGCTCAGGTCCACAAGTTTGTCGATACCCGCCCTGAGCGGTTCTTCGAGATCGAGGAGCCGGAGATCGAGCACCCTTGGCTCAACGAAGAAATCGATGTGGAGGAAATCGATCGGGAGTGGCCCTACAAAGCCCCAATCTCGGCCTTCATCGAATCGACCTTCCGAATCGCCAACAAGGGCAAGCTCGACCACTTCAGCTTTGAAGGTCGTCGTTACCTGAAGACCATCTACGACTCCCCGGCGAAGCGTAAGCTTCTGATGGCCGGCCGGCAGGTCGAGAAGTCGACGTTCCTGGGCAACATGTGCCTAGCCCACACCGCCATCACTCCGCTTTTCCGAGTTCTGTACGTCAGCCCCTCGAACCAGCAGACTAAGGTTTTCAGTCGAGACCGTATCTCGGAGCCGATCGAAGTCTCGTCGTACCTGCAGAGCATCACGAACAGTCGGTTGCTCAAGAACGTCTTCGAGAAGAAGTTCACCAACTTCTCGCAGATCACTCTCCGCTTCGCGTTCCTGAACGCTGACCGCGTCCGCGGTATCCCGGCTGATCTTGTCGAGATCGACGAGTTCCAAGACATCTTGCTGGACAACGTGCCAGTCATCGAAGAGTGCGCGTCTCACTCGGCCCACAAGCTCTTCATCTACAGCGGAACCCCGAAGTCGCTCGACAACGCGATCGAGCACTATTGGAGCCGCTTCTCGACCCAGAACGAGTGGGCTGTTCCTTGTAGGCATCACGGGACTCCCAAGGACCGTGGGTCGTGGCACTGGAACGTCCTCGACGAGGACAACATTGGCGATGACTCTTTGATCTGCGACCGGTGCGGGAAACAGATCTACGCGGACGATACGGACGCCGGGTGGTGGGCCCTCAATCCTGACCCCCATGTCGAGAAGCCCTATGAGGGCTATCGACTGCCGCAGCTCATGGTCCCCTGGATCGAGTGGGCTGACATCAAGGACAAGCAGCGGAAGTACAGCCGCGCCAAGTTCCACAACGAGGTTCTGGGTCGCAGCTTCGACTCGGGAACCCGTCCGCTGACCCGCCAGGACGTTCGGCAGAACTGCTGGTCCGAGCTCTCGATGATGCACTATCGAGAGGCCATCCAGTACAGCCGTGCGTACCCGATCTTCATGGGGATCGACTGGGGCACCGGTGAGGGAACATTCACGGTCATGTGCCTTGGTGGCTACCTGCCGTTCGCCCCTGAGCGGTTCACCTGGTTCTACTGGCACAGGTTCGAGGGTGTCGAGTCAGAGCCACGCACCCAGCTCGACATCATCCGCCGGCACATCATCGACTTCAACGTCCGTCAGGTGGGTGTCGACTACGGCGGCGGCTTCTGGCCGAACGACGAGCTGGTTCGTGACTTTGGGGCCGACAAGATCAAGAAGTACCAGTGGGTCGGCAAGGTCAAGAAGAAGATAATCTTCGACCCAGGACTCGGCATCCCGCGGCACTTGTGTCACCGCACGGAAGTCATGTCCGACATCTTCAACGCCGTTAAGCGGAAGGATGTCTTCTACTTCCCGAGGTGGGAGGAGTTCGAAGACCCCCACGGCATGGACTTCCTCAACATCTACTCGGAGTACAACGACCGGCTGCGCATGAACGTCTACAAGCACGTGGCTGGGTGCCCCGACGACTCGTTCCATGCCATGACCTTTGGGTTCCTGGCCTCCTTCTTCTACAAGCCCCGTCCGGACGTCATTCTTCCGACCAAAGAGGTTGAGCGAGACGTCGATTCAGAGTACCAGCATGACATTACCTCCAGCCCTGAAGAGTTCGGAACGATGGAGGAATGAAATGCGTTTCTTCCCACAGTTATGGGTGCCGTGTTAGTTTGGAGTGGCAGCCAGCACGGCCGATGAGGTTCCAATGAGCAACCAGATCCCGTTCGGTCTCGAGTCCAAGAAGACGTTCGCTCCCCTCAACGCCACCGATCTGGAGACGATGGGCAAGATGGCCGCCAATCGCTTCTTGGCGGGGGAGTCGTCGCTCAACGACGCCGTCATCAAGGAAGCCCGGGAACACCCCAGCATCTCGACCCACCAAGTCCGCCGTGTAGTCGAGTTCGCCAACCAAGAGGCCTTCGCTCGCTTGTTCGAGAAGAACGCAGGCGACAAGAACATCGAGTTCAACATCGCCGATCCCGGCGTAGTCCTTCACGCCATGAACGACTCGGCGCGGCCTGGGACCATCACAGCTACGCCATCGGAGTACAACAGCGCGCCCGTGAAACTGGCGCACAGCGACGCGGAAGCTGACCTCCAGTTGGCTCGGGAGTTCGGCTTCGACATGGCGTCCCCGCACTCCGAGAAGACCGTGTTCGCCTGCGTCGATCCGGCAAGGGGCAATGTGATCGACTTCTTCGTCAAGCAAGCCGGCCACCCGCTGATGGATCGCCTGCAGATGATGCAGGAGCAGAGCGCCTCCCCGGAGGCCGGGACCCTCCTGACGGGGGACGAGCAGGTCCCGGTCGATGCCCGGCAGATGTCGGAAGAGGAAGAGGCTCAGAAGGTGTCGGGTGGTCCGCCAGACGCCATGATGCCGCCCGAAGCGTACCCGGACCTCATGGCTGAAGGCCAACCGCAGCAGGAAGCCAGCCCTCAAACACCCCCTCCCGCCGGTGCTCCCGAGGGATCGGCTGCCGCGCAGGGCCCCAACGTCTCGCCGGAGTCTGCAAACGCCAACGATCACAACGACCGTATGCTCGAGCTCCAACGGGAGATCGAGTTCGCCAAGAAGCGCCAGGAGCTCGCCAGCATCCAACAGAAGATGCTCGAGCAGATGGCCCCGCAGCCTCCCCCGCTCCCTCCAGGCGTTCAGCCCGCTGGCAGCCAGATGCCCGCACCGATGCCGCCCGACATGGCTGCTCAACAACCCCCGCCAGGTGTACCGCCGGGTGGTGAAGCCGCGGCTCCCCAGGAGATCCCGCCCCCCTTCGCTGGCGCCATCACGGCGCCTCCAGGGTCTGGGCTTCCCAAGACCTCGAGCGCCTTGACCAAGGAAGCATTGGCCTATGCGAAGTCAGGTCGGCCAGGCGCGCTCCAGGTCATCGAGGACCTCGAGCAGGCCACGTCGTTGGACCGCATCAAGGCCGCCACCGCACAGCGCCCACAGTACAAGGAACATCGCCCCTTCGGGGACTTGGAGCGGACACGCGAGAAGGTCGCCTATCTGTGGCGCGAGGCCAAGGTGGCGGTCGACACCAACGTCGCGATGACCAAAGAGGCCATGGACCGATTCGTCCATTCGGTCGAGCAGCATGTGCTCGGCGGTGGGAACGTCGGCGAGGTCGCGCACGTCCTCCAGTCCACCCCCGAGGCCAACTCGTACCCCTACCTGACCGACGTGGCCGTCAAGACTGCCATGAAGGCCTTGATCGACCGTCGGCTCGACATCACCAAGATGAAGGTCGCGGCGATTCAGTACGAACAGACTGCCGGCGGTGCCCGGTGCGCCAACCCCAGCCACCCGATCGTCGTCACCTTCCGGGACTTCTGCAAGGTGGCGCTCGCTCAGGGGCCCCTCAACGCGGCGCTCGACAAGCTCGGCAGCACCAAGGCCCTGGTCGAGAGCACCTATCAGGAGGCACTGCGCCATGTCGCTGCTTCGAACCAGTAGGCTCGCTTCCGCTCTCTCCAAGCTGGCCTGGGCCCCGACGAGCCTGGGCGGCAAGGTGTTGAAGGGCTTGTGGAACAACAAGATGTTGGTCGGCGGCACCGCCTTGACGGCAGGCGTTACGGGTGCCGGTGTCAATCAGGCCCTCGACCGCTCACGGGCCGGGGCCACCCCGGAGTGGGTGGCCTACAGTCGAAACCGCGGCGTTCCAGCAGCTCCTCAGTTCTGAGAGGTCACGATGAACAAGCTCGCGCAGAAGATGGTGGCCGGCGGCTACCTGACACCCGAGAAGGTCCAGGAGATCGAGAAGCGCGCTGAGCGCATGGTCGACGAGCTCGCCAAGAACCCCAAGCTCCTGGCGAGCGCCTTGATGAAGGTTGCCGGCCCGGTGCCTGGGATGGCGGCCGAGGGGCCGGGGTTCTTCGGCAAGATCTACGAGAGCATGAGAGCTCGTGCTCCCGACATGCTCGGCATCGCGGCCGTCTCGGCGATCTCTGGTGGCCTTGGCAGCATGGCAGAGTCCGCGTTTCGCCATACCCGTGACCGGGTCATGAAGTCTCGGAACTACAACCAGATGATGGAAGCCAACCCACACCTGGCCGACATGGACGCGACACAGGTCCAGCGGGCGTTCAATACGTTGCAAAGGCTCAACCCCCACTACGCCGCGGATCCTATGGTCGCTGGCGAGTTCGTCAAGCAGACGTTGGGGCAGGAGTCCCTGAACCTCGCGGGCCTGGGGAACATCGTCAAGGCGCGCAAGGATCTGTCGGACTCCGGTCGAGGCGGCAGTACTTTCGGTCCCGAGTTCTTCGCGAAGGCGATGCCGAGTCGCCCGCTGGATCCCCGAGAGAGCGAGTGGGCAGCGGCGAAAGAGCGGCGCGAGGCCGAGCGGTTCGGGTGGGAGGAGAAAGACCGGCCCATCGAACTTCAGCGTGCGGCCGACGAAGAAGCTCGAAGGGCCACTGAACATGGCCGGAGGGGAGTCGAGCACGGATGGAAGGGGGAGGAGCACGAGCAGAAGAAGGAACTGTTCCCGTTCGAGCGAGAGCGTGCTCCCTACGACGTCGACATCGCTCGAGAGAAGTCCTACCAAGAGCCCTATCGGACCAAAGCTGCACCGTTCCTTCCAGAAGAAGCCGAGGCGAAAGCCAATCGAGCACATCAGGAGTTTCTGCGGGCTCAGCAGGAGCTCTCGACAGCTGAGGAAGGGTTCCGAGCTGAAGAGGCGAAGAGGAAGTTCTGGGAGGGCGCGGAGGCTGTGAGCCCCGACGATCCAAGGGTGCAGAAGTAACGTGATCACCAAGCTCGCTACCTTCCGAGGCATCAGCCAGCAGGGCGACCCCTTGAACTGGCTGTTCCGTCCCGACGACGGCCTCGAGAAGGTCGCGGGTGTCTTGATGCCGGGCATTCAGCAGTGGCTTCGGTCGTACACCAAGAAGCCTGAGGAGCTGGTCGTTCTTGTCAACGCGATGGGGGCCTCGGAGTACTGGGGCCAGAACATCAACGGCGACATCTTCTTCGAGGACGCGCTTCTACACGACTGCCGACAGCACTCCGACCAGCAACACCCCTACGACGACTTCACCGGGAAAGTCATTCCTCCATACGGATATTGGACCTTCCTCAACGCACTGCCATTCGTCCATCACAAGAACAAAGACCCGAATCGCGCGTTCGGCAAGGTGGCGTTCGCCTGCTGGAATCCCAAGATGCGTCGGGTCGAGCTCATCGTCGTACTCAACAAGACTCTGGCGATGGAGAATGGCGGCCAAGACGTCATCGACAAGATTGAGGCTGGCGAGTACCCGGACGTGTCGATGGGCTGCAAGGTCCCGTACGATGTGTGCGCGGTGTGCGGCAACAAGTCCAAGACCCGTGACGACTATTGCTCGTGCGTGAAGAACATCGGGATGGGCAAGATTCTGGATGACGGCCGGCGCATCGGCGTCATCAACCCACACCCACGCTTCTTCGACATCTCGTTCGTCTTCATCGGCGCCGACAAGACCGCGAAGGTCATGGCCAAGCTCGCTACCGCTGGGATGCCACAGTCTGTAGTTGATGCCGATTACATCTACGACACCCGTGCGATATGCGGCGCTCGAGATTGTCGGGACTGTTCGGGAGGCTGCAAAGTGAAGGCCGCCCATGTCGAGAAGACAGCCTCGATCCTCAGCTTCACCGATCGTGCGCTGGAGAACGAGCGTGATGAGGGGAACCTCAAGCTCACCCTCCAGGACTTCAATCGAATCGGCAACCGGTTCGGCATCGATGGCGATGACCTAGCCGATGCTCTGATCTACGACGACAAACTCGACGAGCCCAACTGGCCGAGCTCCAGGCCCGAGCAGATTCAGGTCCTCACCAGCTTTGCTCGTGAGCTCGAAGATCCCTTCGCCAAGAAAGCTGCTCTTTCCACTACAACTCTTCGTACTCTTATGGGTGCAGGGGCCGGTACAGCCGGCGGTGCCATCATGGGGGCTACGGGCTCGAACGAAGGTCAGAAGGCCCTGGGTGCCGCTGCAGGTGCAGGAGTGGGCGGCCTTCTGGGCGCGGGGGCTGGCTACGGGGTTCATCGGCTCATCAAAGGGATAGCGGGAGCACCGAGTCCAGCTCGTCTCTCCCAGCTCAAGGACTCCGTCACGCACGCCGGCGCAGCGCATTCTTCCGCGGTCGATGAGCTCAAGGGTGCCGAGTTGGCGTACCAGAACGCTCGAGAAGCAGCAGACCAAGGGCTCAAAGAGTACTTCCGCCAGCCGGTACCTGTGACTGAGGACGCGATCGCGCGCACCCGTCGGATGCTAGAGAGCAAGGACCCGCTCGACCTGGATGATTTTCTGCCAAGGCGAAAGTTCCCCACGGTGGCTGAGGCCGAGGCCGATCGACTCTTTCGGGTGCAGACCGATATGAGTGCCAGGGAGTTCGAGGCTAGCCGAAGAGCTCAACGGGCCAAGTACCAGCTCGAGGACGCCTTGAGGGACGACAAGATGCTGCAGCATCCGTTGGGGCATGCGGCAGCGGGGGCGGCTGGCGCTGGAGCTGGAGCAGTTGGGGGTATGGGGGTAGGCCCGTTGTTGCCGTACAAAGAACACGAACGCCCCTATGAAGAGTCCGAGAAGACGAGCTCGCTGTCCGAGGACTTCGAGAAGCTGCGGTCCCACAAGCCTGCCTACCGGCAGCTCAGTGACCGCGACCTCTTCGAGATGGCGTGCAAAGGTAGGCTCAACGAGGTGTTCCCCTCTGACCCGCAGGACTCTGGGCTCATGATGAGCCGCCTCGACAACCAGGAGAACCCACAGGGCAGCCGCAGTGACGGTACTCTGCGCACCAACTACAGCCAAGCGGAAGAAGAGAAGCTGTCTTTCGTTTCCAAGGAATCAAGCACGAAGCGCGAGGCTCTGACGGGCGGCGGTATTGGAGCTGCGGCTGCGGCCACTGGCGTTGGCATCTTGAGTCTCCTCAAGAACAAGGGTCGCATCCCCAAGAGCTTCCTCAAGGAGGTCGGTGAGGCGGCCATTGAGGGGGCGATTGGTGGTGGTGTAGGTAGTGGCCTAGCTGAAGCTCTAAAGACCAAGAAGCCGTCAAGTCGTAAGTTCACAAAGCCCCGTGCGCCCAAGCCGCAGCACAAGACGGCCGGTGTCAGCGACGTGTTCGGCCTGGCCAAGGGTATGAAGATCGGGCCTCCACCAGCGCGCAATCGCAAAGAGTTCCCATTCGTCGGCACCATCAACTTCCGCGGTCTTATGGTTCATGTTGAGAACAAGCCTGGTGACGTGCGGGAGGGTGTGGGTGAGGATGGCAAGAGGTGGCGAACCGAGATGAAGCTCCCCTACGGGGAGATCTTGGGCACCAAAGGCACGGACGGCGACAAGGTCGATGTGTACGTCGGACCGTACCGGGATGCACCCAACGTCTACATCGTCCACCAGAATAAGGTGAAGGGGCCGGACGCCGGCAAGTACGACGAGGACAAAGTCATGATCGGGTTCTTGTCACCCGACATGGCCAAGGAAGCGTACCTGGCGCACTACGACAACACGAAGTTCTTCCGGTCGATCACTACAATGTCGTTCTCGTTGTTCAAGCGCGTGATAGACAGCGGTGAGGTCGACGGCGAGAAGGTCGCCACAGTGCTGCACAAGGTCGCAGCCGAAACCCACCTCGACGAGCTGTTCTCTGGAGCAGCGTCAGCGAGGCGTCGTCATCGTGTCTGGAAAGATGCGGTGACCGGTAAAGAGCACACTGAGGTAGGCTCTGGGTTGCAAAAGGAAACCGATGAGGCCAACAAGACCAAAGAGGCCTCGGCACAGTGGGATACCTTGTTGGCAGAGTTTGGGGTGCAGGACGAGAAACCTCTGACTCCCCCAAGCCCCTCCGAAATCTTGAAACTCGGTAGCGGGGCTAAGATTGCTTCCCACAGCAAGTGGGCTGAGTTAGTAAAGGAGATCGGCCCGAGCAAAGCAGTGGGGCGAGTGAGTCCACTGCTGTCTGAGGCAGAGCCGAGTCTGCCGAAAGACACGCTGAATGAGATTGGGGCTGGGCCGGATTTGAAGAAGGGGCTTTCGACTCTATCCATCATGGGGATGGTACTGAAGCCCGAGGAGTTCCAGCGTATTGCGCTCAACCACTTGGGAAAGGGCGGGCTGGCCGACGAGTTGGAGAATGCAGGCATCACGTTCAAGTCAAACGGGGAAGAGGTAGCGCCGTGCGAATCGCTGAGCGCGGTACACTCAGACCCCGAGCTGCTGAAAGCCCTGATGCCTCTTCTGGGCGAGAAGTCCTACTTCGGGCCGATTGTGAGGCGCAGAATCATCCGTGTGATGGTCATCAAGCCCAAGCCGAAGGATCAGGGGACAACAGCAGATTCTCCTCTTCTATCGAAGGTCGCGGGCGCTTACACTTGGTACCGGCGAGAAATGATGAAGGTTGCGGCCACAGAAGCGCCCTTTGCGATCCCCAACATGCCAATGTTGCATGGAGGGATCTACGAGCTTGGGGACGCCGACATGTACAAGGGCGCCCAGGTTTCCGGGCGCACGGCTGCGGTTGTCATGGGTTCTGTTCCGTTGTCGCTGATGTATTCGGCGCATCTGCGGAGCGAGGCCGAGCAGCAACCTCTGGGCTTCTTCAGCCAGTTGGTTGCCAACCACCCGTGGCTCACAGCCCTGGGTGTTGCGGCAGGATTGCGCGAGCTTCTCAAGAGCCCACGGGGGGCCAAAGCGGTCGACATGGTGTTTGCCGCGGCCCAGAAGGCGTGGGAGGGGAAGCAGTTGTTGTTGAGGGCATAGCAGGCGAGGCATGAGAGGACGGTCATCCTCGGCGATGTGCCGAAGGCCTGAGGAAAGAAGAACATCAATTCAACCATCAGGAGAACGGCAATGAACGAGTTTCTGGCAGAGATCTACAACACCCGAGAGACCATCGGCGCCTCGTCCGGCAGCTCCGACGTCGAGAAGTTGGCAGAAGCACAGCTCCTCGACCGCGCCCTGCAGAACGAGGGCATCGACGTCAACACGCTGAGCGGCGACCAGATCGTGAAGGTCGCGCACCACCTCTTCGGCGACAACAGCGAGATCGTCAAGATGGCCCAGGAAGAGGGCAAGCCCTTCGAGGGCAAGGAGACCTCGGAGGAAGAGGCGGCCGAGGGCCATGCCAAGGAGAGCGAGGGCGAGACCCAAGAGGAGAAGCCCGAGGAAGAGGCCGAGAAGCAGTCGATGGCCGAGAAGATCGCCGAAGCCGACCTCTTGGGTCGCGTGATGGCGCACTCGTTCGTCAACGAGCAGGCCGCGATCGAGAAGGACGCCGGCGCCAAAGAGCTCGCCGGCAAGGCCTGGGAAGGCATCAAGAAGATCCCGGGCGCTGTCAAGGGGGCTCCGAAGGCCGTGTCCGAGAAGGCCAAGGCCATGAAGGGGTCGTACGAGCAGGGCAAGATGGGAATCCCGATGCTCGGCATCAAGTCCAGCCGCCTGAAGGGCCTCAAGCAGATGGCCAAGGAGCACAAGAAGACGGTCGGCGGTCTCGCTGCCTTGGGCGTTGCCGGGGTCGGCGGCGCAGGCTATGGCGCCAAGAAGCTGTTCGGCAAGGAGAAGAAGAACTCCGCGCTCGACGTGCTGGCCGAGCAGCGCGCCCTCGAGATCCTCAAGGAAGCCGGCGTCGTGCAGCAGACCGAAGAGGAGAAACTGGCCGAGGCGGTGGAGCAGCGCGCCTACGAGATGCTGCAGGAGCACGGCTACCTGACCGAGGGTGAGGGCGAGTAACCGCCTTCGGAGTCGACAAGGATGAATCGCGTGACAGTGGCCTCGTTCATCGATGAGTTGGGCAAGATCGCAGAGCGAACTTCGCCCAACTACATCTCCATGACGACACCCAAACCCGCGATGGGCGGGCACGGGTCCAACGTCACGGCGAGGCCGCTGCCCACGCCAGGATTCGGCCCTGTTTCGGCATCGGCCAAGCCTGCCAAGTCGACCAACTACAGTATCGTGAACTCAACCGCACCTACGGCAGAGGCGGACGCGGGGACCAACCCAGCGGCCCCGCCTCCGGTTCGAACCTAGAAGGAGACCGTCCATGAACATGTCGGTTTTCGAGATGGTCCACCAGGTGCTTGGCGATGCCAAGAAGAAGATGGCTTCGGACGCTTCTTCCGCAGGGACGAAAACGAAGGCGGCAGCCGTTCGTCAATCCCACGCCAGCACCAAGGTGGCGACCACCTCTACGCAGTATCTCAACAAGCTCGCGGATGCCTGCGACTTCCTGGCCGATCACATCGGTGAAGTCGTCGACACCCGCACTCCGCAAGAGAAGCTCGCGGAGCTCGAGGCCGTTCAAGCTGCCCTCTACAAGAAGGCGTTCGAGGTGGGCGGCAACGCCCCCAAGGATCCTTCTCTCGCCGGCTACAAGGGCGAGGGCGACAAGGGCGAGCACCAGGACGAAGAGGCGGAAGGCGCCTCGATTCCGCCGGTGACCCCGCCGCTCGACGATGGGGCCCCGAACCCGGGTGGCCCGAACTCGGCGATGGTGGCCACGCCGGCTATGACGCCGGGTGCCGCTCCAGAGGGTGGGGACCTGGGTGAGGCGTCCTCAGGCAATCAGCCGCCTAAGGCCGTGACGCCCAACGAGTCCGCGTACCCGACGGCTCCGGCGAACTCGCTGGAGACCAACAAGGACATGATGATGGCCTCGCAGCCCGAGGACGTCCTCAAGCAGGCCTTGGCGGTTCCAGGAGCTCTGACCCGAGCGGGCGAAGCAATTCGCGGCGCGGGGAGCAAGGCTTTGGGCTGGGCCAAAGAACCCGTGCAGGCCCTCACCGAGGGTCGGAAGATCCGTGCGGCGATGGGCGGCGCGGCAGGCAAGAGCCCGGGCATCCTCCGTGATGCGCTGGATGTCGCGAAGGCGTATCCAGGTCAGACCGCCGCTGCGGTCGGCACCGCAGGAGTGCTTGGCGCCGGTGGTGTGATGGGCGGCAAGGCCCTGCTCGGCGGCGACAAGGAGGTCCGTGCGAACGCGATCCTCAACCGGGTGACCGGTCAGGACAAGGTCGCGACTCGGCAGAAGCTCGCCAAGGCCAAGAAGGCCGCGGTCCTTCTGCAGAAGGCAGCACAGAGCGGCATCCCCAAGGCCGTCGCGCTCAACATCCTCGGTCTCGACAAGCAGGCCGAGGATGCGCTCTTCCCGGCTCAGATCTCGGCCGGGACAGAGCCGGTCCTCCAGTCCGATCCGGGCACTCCCAGTGCCTTGATGCAGGGCTCGGAGGCTGGTGTGAACACCCCTCGGGAGACCGCCCCCAACTCTGGCGAAGGCGCCGGCCGGGAGCTGTTGAGCAGCAACGAGGCTGCCATCAACGCTACCAAGGGCCAAGCCAAGCGTCAGAACAAGGGCGCTCTTTCCGAGATCCTCAGTGAGCCCGCCATGTCGGCTGGCCACGATCGGACTCTCCAAGAGACGTTGGATAACACCTCCTCAGCGGGTGTGAAGATTTCAGCGGCGCGGGAGATGATCCGGAAGTTCGCGAGCAAGTCACCCGAGAACGCCCGAAAGGTGCGCGCTCTGGCGAAGCTCGCCGAAGAAGGCGGCATCCCGATGGCCCCGGAAGCAGCGATGGCTGAAGAAGCCCCCGCTGAGGCCGGTCCCATGGAGGCAGCCCTTCAGGCGGCGGCGTCAGGCGTGACCCCGGAGGACGTCGCTCAGGCGCACGAGCTCCTCGCAGCCGTCGGAGAGGGCGGCGAGATGGGCGAACCCGGTGAAGCACCCGAAGCAGGTCTCGAGGACACTGAGAAGCAAGAGCAGTTCGGAGCAGCCGCCCCCGGTGGCGGAGGCCTCGGCGGCCCTGGCGCTCAGCCCCCGATGCCACAGGCCATGTGAGGACCCCGTCAGGGAAAGGAAAAGCCCATGCACAAGATCAGTTCCAATGACGCGGCTTCCCTCCTGAAACAGGCGGGGGCCGCCATCCGCAAGGTGACGACCGAGCGCGACGAGGCGATGGCCAAGATCGCGTCCTTCGAGCGTGACCAGCGGGTGGTCAAGATTGCCCGGCAGATGGAGGAGAAAGGCCTCTCGAACGACCTCACCTTCGAGCAGAAGGTGGCGGCCGTCCGGAAGGCCGAGAACCTCGACGTCACCGAGGAGGCCGTCAAGCTGGCTGCTCCGCAAGGGCAGCTGTTTGGCAATCTCAGCGACGTTCCGTCGGGCGGGGCCAGTGCGTTCGAAAGCTACATCGTCTCGGGTGAAGACCCGTCGAGCGAGGGCTGACGAACGGCTGACAAGCTGAAACCTTTTCATCCACTCTCAGGAGAACGACAATGGCAGTTCAGAATTTCCGGTTGGTGAGCGAGTTCCAAACCATTCACCGTCGGCCTTTCGAGCTCGCGGCTCCCGCGACCTTGAAGCCCACCGACGTCCGTCCGATGGTCGACGGCGAGTTCTTGCAGCTCGACACGGCCTACAAGATGGCTCGCGGTGGTGACAACACCATCACGACCCCGCCGACTCCGGACAGCGAGGGCACGGTTCCGGCCTTCGCGTACTTCGCGGAGCGTGGTCGGTACGAGACTCAGGCCATCCAGAAGGGCCCGTTCTTGTACCTCGGCCCGTACGAGGCAGACACGATGATCATGTACGGCACCGGCCTGTCGCTCGGCGACAAGCTGTCGGTGTTCGACATCGACATCGGCGGCATCGTGCGGCGCGGCCTCTTCAAGGCCACGGCGGGCGGCTACGTGGTCGGGTTCGTGACCCGTCTGCCGGCGAACAACAACAACTGGCTCCGGTTCATCCGCGTGTAACCGAGGGCCCGGAAACGACAAAGGAATCAACGTTCCGCGTTGAAGGAGAACGACGATGAGCATGGTTCAAGCAAGCATCGAGATGTTCAACCAGCGGCTCGACACCGCCGAAGGCAAGGCGAAGTTGGCCGAGCTGGGCGGTTCTTGGATCCGCGACCGTCTGCGTGAGGTCGCCTACTCGCGGCACATCATGCCGCCCGAGCAGGTCACCCGCGCCGACTGCCAGCGCTCGGTCAACCACGACACGCTGGTCAAGATCGTGGACGTCGAGCCCCAGAGCCGCGCGATGGCGATCACGTTCCGTGACCAGCCGACCGCTCGGTTCGTCCGTGGCCCGAAGGCCGAGATCCCCTTCTTCACCATCTCGAGCGAGAAGTTCGAGAAGACGGAGCAGGAGCTCCTGGCGTACGAGGCGCCCATCACCAAGATCATCGAGGACAACTCGGTGAAGGACATCCAGGAGATCGAGGACCGGGAGTTCACCCGCCACATCGAGTCGGCGGTCCAGGCTCTCCAGGCCGAGATCAACGGGACGGGCGTCAAGTACAACGCGACCACCATCCGTGCGCTCAACGCGCAGGCCCAGGTCGTGTCGATCGTCAAGGGCGAGCTCGCCCTCCAGGCGGACGGCACCGACTTCCTGGTCCGGCCGATCCAGCGTCCGGACTTCGTGGAGCTGTTCAAGCTCCTCGACGGCAACCGGCTGCGCTCGGAGCGCGTGCTGATCACCGAGGTCGACCATGACGACGTCCTCTCGTGGACCGTCACCGACTTCGGCGACCGCATCACCTCCGAGACGGTGGTCGACGGGTACAAGTACAACACGCTGCTCGGCCGCAAGGTCGTCCGCACCGTCAAGACGGACATCCTCCGTCCGGGCAACGTGTACGTCTTCACGGCGCCACAGTTCTTCGGGAAGTTCTACATCCTGAACAACACCAAGTTCTACATCGACAAGATCGCGAACGTGATCACGTGGCAGAGCTGGGAAGACATCGGCATGGGCGTCATCAACATCGCCTCCGTCCGCAAGCTCGAGCTCTACCGCGGGTCGGTGAAGCCGGGCGACACGGACACCGGCTACGAGGCCAAGCTGCCCAAGGCCGAGGAAGATCTGGGTGCGGAGAACAACCGGGTCGACGCCGGTCTCACCTACCCGGACGTGCAGCAGTACTGATTCTGCCGTCTCTCGGCGAAAGCTGAGGAACGCCAGATCTCGAGGGCCTCTGGGTCTGGGCCTCCCCTGGTCGCCGCAAGGCACCAGCGGTTCGGGCCCAGAGGCCTTTCGTCTGAAAGGAGAGGCCCATGGCAGAGCCGGAAGTCAAGAAACCCAACTACTTCCTCATCAAGCATCTCGGCACCGACCGGCCCACCCGTGGGCTTCGTGCGGCGAATCGTGGCAACCGGGCCCGCCCCATCGTCTTCGATGACGGCATCCGGGTGCTGAACGGCCGTCGCCGTGTCACCGAGCTCCCGTTCAGCGACTACCTCGACAATCACGAGGCGATCCTGGACTGGGTGCGTGCTGGCGTCATCGAGGTGCAGGACGCCCAGCAGCACGCCATCTCGTACGAGCAGCTCAAGGCCTTGACCGCCGAGCTCGGGAAGGGCCGAGAGGGCTTCCACGTCTCGGTAGGGGTGACGCCCGACCAGGAGAAGCAGGAGGCCACGATCTACGCCGAGGCCAACAAGGACTCGACCAAGCCCGACATGGACCTGTCGGCGGTATTGGCCGCCCAGGACCAGGCCGAGGCCAAGAAGCGAGGAGAGGCCAACGAGGAGCCCAAAGCGGACGAGAAACCCAGCTACTCGGAGGACGATCTCCTGGCGATGAATCGCAAGGAGCTCAACAAGGTGGCCGCCGAGGAGTTCGGGGTCGAGAGTCCCGAGAAGCTGCCTTCCAAGCAGGCCGTCGTGGAGGCTATCTTCAAGGCATCGGAGGAGTGATTCATGGCAACGACTCGAGTATGGAACATCAGCGACGACCCGACGACCGAGGTTCCGCCCACGCACATCGTAGTGCTGGGCAAGGACCTGGCGCCGGGACAGTTCGTCCAGGTCGATGACTCTCGGCTGAAGAACGCCCACAAGCTCAAGAAGAGCGTGCAGCGCAAGCAGCTGTGGGTCGGCATGACGCCGCCGGTGCACTACCAGGCTTTCAAGAACACGACGAGACCCCCCAAGGCCGTCTTGGGAGCCATCCACGTGCAACCTCTTTCTCCGGTCCTGAAGTCGACCGTCGACACCCCGGTGACGACGGACGAACCCCCGGCCGCAGAGCCACCGACTCTCGAGGACCTCGAGAAGCCCGAAGAGAGCGGCAAGCGCAAGAAGAAGCACTGGGGTTGATGAGTGTCGGGGCCAGGCTTCATACCGGCCCCAGGGCAAGGAGTTGCAGGCCAAGCGGGTTCCACAGTCAGCGATCCGCCAGACCTCAACGACCCAGTCCTGGACCAGCTGGCGGAGATGACCCGAAGATTCCTTCGGGATTACCCGCATCTCAATCGCTTGACCAAAGGGTACGACCACAGCCCGAGGACCCTCAAGTGGGCGGTCCTCGATGCTCTGAGCGACTGGTCGTCGACCCCGCCGTTCATCGGTCAAGGCCTGACGATGATCTTGGAGCGCAACCTGACCAGCGTCTTCATTCGTGGTGCCGTCATCTCGGCTCTCGAGTCCCTGGGCCTCCTGCACCTTCGGAATCACCTGTCCTACTCGGACGGGGGCGTGAACGTGCAGATCGAGAACCCACAGCTCATCCGATCTTGGGTCGACGCCATGAAGTCGGAGTACGAGTCCAAGAAACAGCGCATCCTCATCGCCCTCAACATCGAGAACGCCTTGGGGTCGGGTGTCGGTGGAGTGCACTCGGAGCTGTATTTCATCAACAGCTTCTTCGGCTACCTCTGAGGTGATTCATGGTATTCAACGTCAATGACTTCGCGAGCGCGGGCGACCTCAAGGACTTCGTGGTCGCGCAGGCCATCGTGACAGCGAACATCCAGGCCATCGTGCACGACGCGAGCAATGGCCGGTGGTACCTCTTCTACTGGGTGTAGACCATGACACTTCGTCAAACCCTGGAGAAGATCGGAGCAACCTCGGAAGAGCTACCTTTGCGGCAGCTCGGCGATGGGGCGCCCAAAGCGTACTCGATGCCCGAGCCCGACATCCTTCCCCGAGGTGCTGGCTCTAGCGGGGCTCGACCGCCTCCTGGTCCAGGGTTCGAGTTTGGGAACAACCCCTTCGCGGGCATCAGTCCGGAAGAAGCCGAAGAGGCGATCAAAGGCCTCAAGGCTCAGCTCTTCGACGAATTGAAGAAGACCCCGGCCATTCAGCGGCTGCTGCAGGTCAGGACCGGCCTCAAATACGGCCTTCCCGCCGCAGGTCTGCTGGGCGCGGGCATAGGTGGGGTCTCAGCCGTTCAAGCCAGCAAAGAGGAAGGTGGAACCCCTGGAGCCGGTACGGCCCTTGGCGGTGCAGGCCTCGGAGCGCTAGGTGGTGGCCTCGGCAGCGCGATAGGTGCGGTTCTTGGCGCTCCTCCCGGGATAGCGGCTGGAGGGGCTCTTGGGAAGCTCGTTCGAATCACCAGTGGTGGCCGTTACGGTGGAGGCCTCAAGGGGATGCTCTACGGTGGCCTTGCCGGGGGCGGCGCAGGGGCTTTGTACGGCGGTATCAAGGGATCCCACGAGCTTGGCAAGATGCTGGGTGAGCACCTGGGCGTCGAAGAGTCGATGGCGCGTCGGCAGGAGGAAGAAGATCGGCGTGTAGCCGAAGAGCTGGCTGCGATGGAGGAGCGCAGCAAGACCTCGGCGGCTCGGCTGGTTCGTCAGCTCGCGTCCGCAATCCCGGCCGAACAGGTCGCGAAGGCCAACATCCTGGGCCCCGTCCTTCAATCGGGCTCAAGGGTCAAGTCTTTGGTGGGGGACTCTCTCGGGTTCAACAAGGCGCTTCGTCAGGCGGCTGGCAAAGCCCCCGAATCCTCACAGGGGTATCTTGCAGCCAAGGCTCTCAGCAACAAAGCCGGCCAGCTCCGCGGCGCCGAGATTGCCAAACAGCGCGCAGCGGCCAATGCCCAAGGGAAGTTCTTCCAGTCCACAGCTCCTGGTTTTGGCTCCACGGAGCAGAACCTGGCCAGTCGGACAAAGACCGACCTCGCCAAAGGCCTGTACCAGTCGAGAGGCGGACCGCTGACGCAGGGCCGTACTCGTATGGTGCCCGAAGGGACGTGGCACGGAGCTCCCAAGGTGGAAGTGCCGGTGGGTGGGGGGACAGGGCGAGCTATTCGGACAGTGGGCAAGTCTGGGTGGCTGGAGCCGAGCGTCCATCGAATCCCGGGAGCTGCACCAGGGGCAGCCGCAGCTCCAGCTGGAGCAACAATCCGTCAGTTCCCTGTCGCTATGCCCAAAGCGGCGTCGGCCGATGTTCTGGCTGGTGGGTTGGCTGACAAGAAAGACAACTCCGACTTCTCTGCCAAGCAGCTGGCTATGGGTCGGAAGGTTGAGCGCGAGCACTCGAACAGTGACGCGGTCGCTGAGGAGATTGCGCGCGATCACCTCGAAGAGATTCCGGACTACTACGACCGACTAGCCAAAATGGAAGCGGAGGCAAAGATGAAGAACCAATCTCGACCACAGGCCAACCTTCAGCAGCCTCCGATCGAAAAGCAGGCCGCTCTCAACCTGGCGCTTGGCAAGCTCTGGGACGAGTACGGCCCTGGTGCTGGCCACGAGAAGCATGCCGCGGCCAGCTACTTCTTCTACCGAGCCAACAAGGACGAGCGGGATGTTGATGCCCTAGGGCGCCCTTTCTGCAAGCTCGCCGCTCGGGTCGACAAGGACCCCTGGGAGCTCGCGGCTGATGTCGTGAAAGCCTACCGTGGGTTCGAGCACCTCGCCAAGACTGCTTCCGGCCTCGAGCAGGAGCTCGCGGCGTTCTATGTCCTCTGGGCTGACGAGATGATCAAGAAGGCCGGAGTCATGAGTTTTCTGGGTCGCGGCTTGAGGGCGGCCAAATCAGGTATTGGGGCTGCTGCCGGCAAGCTGCAGTCCAGCACGTCGCTTATGAACAAGGCAGTCCAAGCTGCCGGGAAGCCCGGAGCCATCATCCCTGCGGCCCCCAAGGGTGTTGGGGAGGCGATGCGCCAAAGCTGGAAGCAGACCGGTGCCCTCGAGCAGATGGGCGGTGGCAGTGTCGCACGTGGACAGCACGTCCGTGACGCCATGAAGGCGGAGTCGGCGGCCAAGATGCAAGCCAAGAGGCAAGCAGGCCAAGCCGCTGCACCCCAAGCTGCGGCACCAACCGTACCGGGCCAGGCCGCCGCGCCCAAGACCATTCAGGGTGCGCCACCCCCTGCGCCCATCCAGGGTGCACCGCCTGCTGCCAAGCCTGCCGCTCAAACTGCCCCCACAACGCCTCCAACGACCGCTCCTGCGGCGCCACAGCCTGAGGCGGTACCAGGAGCCCCTGCAGCCAGTGCAGCCCCCGCAGTGGGCGCCGCAGCGCCTGCAGGGGCCGCGGCACCGGCCACCGTACCAGGCCAGAGCTGGGGCGATTGGTGGCGGGCAAACCAGGTCTGGGCGGCCCCCGCGGCTGCCGGCGCCGGCGGCATGTTGGCAGGGTCGGCACTCTCTCGGTAACTCAAGGTATTGACGGAGGAAATCCCAATGCTGGACCGATATCTCGAAGGACTCGTCAAGGAAGCCAAGAAGCAGGAGCGAGCCTCCACGCTGTCCGCTCTCGACATGGACGATCTGGCCAAGCTCGCTGGCATCCGGAGCGCCCCGTCGATGTGCCCGAAGTGCGGCGACGCCATGACGAAGGTCGCCGGCTACCTGCGATGCACCTGTGGCGTCATGAAGCTGGCCGAGGAAGAGCCCCACAAGGAGCTCGCTCAACGGCTCGGGAAGGTGACGGGCACGGAGCCGACCAGCGACAACCTCAAGCTCCCGAAGGCCGGCGCTCCGGAAGGTGAGAAGAAGGCCAAGTGCGCCTCCCGTGCAGTTCCAAAGACCAAGACGGCCTCTCGCCAGCCGGCTCCGTCCAAGCCCATGTCCGAAAAGAAGGCCAGCGCGAGTCTTCTGGATGTCGGCGACGCCGCGGGCCGCATCTTGGCCAAGATGGCGGCTGCGCCGCAGGAGATCGAAGGGGTGCCGGTCGAAGAGCTCCAAGAGTCCATCGAAGAGGCCAAGTCTCGAGAGGACGTTCCAGGCCGCGCCAAGCGCTGGGGCATCGGAGGGGGCATCGGCGGGAGTCTTGCTGGCGGTGCGGCCGGCTACGGCCTCGGGCACCTGTTGACCAGGGGCAAGTCCGGGGCCTTCCCGTGGCTCGCCCGTATCGGTGCCACGGCGGCCGGCGGTGCGGCCGGGGGCGCCGGGGGCGCGTACTTGGGCCATCGGTATGGCGCCGAAGAAGCGGAAGCCGACAAGCTTCTCGAGTCCATCCGGGCGCGCAACGCCTTCGGGACTGGCGCTCAGCACGGCTACCAGCAGGGTACACAAGAGGGCTACATGGGCGCGCTCGAGGAGATGAGCCAAGGAGGCAGCCCTTTCCCGGGACGCTGAGCAAGACGGGGTCTCTCAAGGAGAGGCTGCTCGGCGTCCTCAAGCATCCCGTCACGATCGGGACGGCAGTCGGCGCACCTATCGGTGCCGGCGCGGGCTACTTGGCCTCCGACAAGGAAGACCCCGCGGAGGTGAAGGTCAGGAAGACGCTGCTCGGCGCCTTGCTGGGTGGCGGCCTGGGGGCCGGAGTGGGTGCTGTCTCCCACGCACCGACCATCTCGCAGGAGCAGCTCATCGCCTTGCAGCAGCACATTGCCGATACGGCGGCGAGACGGGAGAAAGAGCTGACGCAGGCCTTCGGGATGGGAGAGACCGCCGGAGGAAGGAAAATCTCCGAGGAGGTCTACCGACGGGTTCATGCCGATCCAGAGGCCTTCTTGACTCAAATAGGCGTGAAGCCCGCGGCCCCGGACTTCACCATCTGAGCTGCCTGAATGATTCATGTCACCTCGCTCACGGTCCGCAGCTTCGAGCTCGACCACTTGGACATCTTTTGGGAGATACCAGCCACCCAGGAGATCGTCGAGGAGCACGACTTCTACATCCTCAAGAGCGTCGATGGTGCCGGCGGGCCGTACCGACAGATAGCCGGTCCGTTCTACAACACCTTCCTGTTCCGGGACCCCGACGTCCACCAGCTCCACAAGTGGCGGCAGTACTTCTATCGCGTCAAAGTGGTGCATCGCCCCTCGGGCGACACCTGGGAGTCGCAGCCCGCCTACCACGAGGCCCAACCAGACCTCATCACGATGGAGCTCCGTCGGCGCGAGAACTTGCTGTTCCAGGAGTTCGCCGGCCGGAAGGTTCTGCTCTACCCACAGCTCACCTTCGGCCAGCGGTGCCGACACTGTTGGGATGTTGGCACGCGCGGGAACACCATTGGTCGGGCCACTCAGCAGAACTGCATCAGCTGCTTCGACACGACCTTCGTGGGCGGCTACGCTAGTCCGATCCTCATCTTCTTGCAGATTGACCCAACGACCAAGCAGCCTCAGCAGACGAACACCGAGGAGCATGCTTTCATCGAGAGCAGCGCTCGAACTACAGCCTTCCCACCAATCAAGCCCAAGGACATGATTGTAGAGGGTGAGAACATCCGGTGGAGAGTCGAGCAGGTGACGCCGACTCAGAAGTTGAGGGCAACGGTGCGGCAGGAGTTGAGGATCAGGCAGTACCCGAGGGACGACATCAAGTACAAGGTGCCGATCCAGCTCGACCTTCAGACGGCCTTCTCGCCCGAGCGGGAGTTCACACGCCCGATGGACCTCCAGCCGAAGACCACCGACGAGAAGCGAGAGCATTGGCTGAAGGAGGGCCCATGAAACCCAGTATGCGGGCCTTCACCGAGGAGCTGATGTTCCTCAAGATGTCGGAGGCTGTAGAGCCCGAGGAGGGCAAGAAGCCTGAGGTCGACAAGGCGAAGCTCTGGGCTCAAGCTTTGCTGAACTGGGGTGGCTACGGTGCAGGGTTCGGCCTTGGCACCGGTCTGGGTTATGTGACCGCCGAGAAACTGATGCCCAAGACACTCAGGCCTGAAACTCGCACGCTTGCTGGCGTGGCGGCTGGGGTTCTGGGTGGGTTGGGTTCTTTGGCCGCGTGGGATGCGTTCCGCAAGGCCAGACAGAGTGAGGACGATGCCGCCGAGCGCGACGATCAAGGACTTTGATCACGATGCTCCCAGTCTGGCGGTAGACCCCTACCTCCAGCTGACTCGGATCTTTGTCTACTTCCTCCAGAACCTCTTTCGAGAGGCTCCTGAAGGAATGGGTCTGAAGTGGCGGCCCGAGCAGGAGGACAGCGAGCTTATCGTTACGGACGAGAAACCCCGTCTGGACGCAGTCGAGAAGAAGCCACATATCGTATGTGTATTGGGAGCATCGGCGTGGGGCGGCCTCGGCTTTGACCAGATGCAGCGTCGAGACATGATGATTGGCAGCAGTCGTACGCACACAGACCTCGTCAGCGGGACGGTCTCGTACAACTGCCAGGCACGAGAAGGCCTCCATGCTCGTCGTCTTGCCTGGTACGCCTCGTACTTCACGAACGTCTATCGGCGCATCATCATGCGTTACGGCAAGCTCCACCAGATTGGGGTCAACCATCAGATTTCGGCAGAGTCTCCACCATCGGCTTTCACCGGTCCGACAGCCGAAGGCGAAATCGTCTCGGTCGTCGTAACTGTCCCGTTCTATTGGCAGTCGCAGTGGCGTATAACAGACCCATCGGAAGTTTTCCGCGGAGTGAGGTTTACGTTGGACGTCGGCCAACCACAGAGACGCTACAGTGCCGGTGAGGTGGCCACCGTCCGAAAGGCTTCGATCTACGGGCGCCCAGTGAACACCATTCCGCTGGAGCCGAAACCTTCCCGATTGCAGCAAATCGTGGAAGATCACAAGTATGCAGGAGAAGAGGAGTAATCCATGGCCACCGAGCTTCCTCGTCCAGGCGTAGAAGTTGTTCAAGAGTTCGCGTCGGCGTCGCCCACGATCGTCACGCCCACGTTGGTCCCGTGCGTCGTTGCCCCGTTCTTCGAGGTCATCGAAGTCCTCAAGAGCGATGGGACATCTAATCCTGACGCCAAGCTGGCTACTCCCTACGAGCAGCTCGAGCAGTTGATCCTCCAGTCGTCGTTCCCGAGCCCTCGGGAGAACATCGACCAGGTCGACGTGCTCGAAGACACCATCCGGGTCTTCTTCTCGTTCGGCGGCTCGATGCTCGAGGTGAGCGATGACTCGGCCTTCTTGACGTCGTTCACCGACGCCATCGGGCCCGCGGCTATCGTCAGCGTCTCGCCGTACGTGCGTGGCACCCTGGCGATGGAAGACACGACCGGCGGATTGGGGTACGACATCGACGGCCGCACCATCGTTCTCTTCTTCGATGGCAACACCACTATTCCGATCTCGGCGGGCGGTCTGCCGACCTCGAAGAACGTCACCATCACGTTCGCGGCTGCGACTCCGGGCGGCAAGCTCTCGCTCGACCAGGTCGTCGAGCAGATCAATGCCGTGATCCCAGGCGTGGCCTCGAGCGTCGAAGTCACGGCCAAGCACTACCTCCAGCTGAAGTCGACCAAGTACGGCGCCCACGCCATCGTGGTGGTGCGCTCTTCCGGCTCGGCCAACGCCGGCACGGACCGCTTGGGCTTCAGCGGAGCATCCGACACCTTCGCGGCCGGCTCGGGCTTCTACGCCATCGACGACAACGACGGCGATACGACCAGCCCACGGTTCAAGATCTTCACGGGCAATCAGCAGGGCACCATCGCGTCCCCGGGTGCCGTACAGATCACGGCCCCCAACTTCAACGACGCCAACATCCTGGTGGGCGACGAGATCTTGGCCGACGGCGTCAACGTGGGCGCCATCCACCTGGTCGAGAGCGACCAGCTGACCATGGAGGTCGAGCAGTCCATCATCTCGCAGGACAACCCCTTCGCGCCCCGGCGCATCGTCGTGCGGGCTATGGGGCTGACGTACCCGGCGCCCGCAGCCAGTGAGGCGGCAACCATGCTGGGGTCGATCTCCACGACAGCAGCTAGCAAAGCGTTCGTCTATGGGCAGGCGGCGTTCACCGGTACGGCGAACCCCAGCGAGAGCCTGACGGTCAATGTCACAATCAACGGAGTCGCCCAGACGCCCGAGACCGTGACTTCGGGAGCCGGTGACTGGACCACCATCGCGCTCTGCATCGCCAGCATCAACGCTCAAGCCACCAACTTCGAGGCCTACGAGTCCAACTCGTCAGGCGTCGAGACTCCCGCGGGCGGCTACCTAGCGCTCCGCACGAACGACACCGGCAAGACGACCAGCATCACAGCCGTCTCGTGCACGGTGGCGGCGCTCCTCGGATTCACGAGCTTGCCGCTCTACGACAACGGTGAAGACATCCGGTACGGCTCGGCGTTGAACGGCAAGTACTTCACCTGGTCGATCGACAACAACCCCAAGCAGTACACCGTCACGTTCGTGACCGACCAGGACGACAACGGTGTCGGCATCGCGCAGGTCATCGAGAAGATCAACGCGCTGACGCCGGGGGTGGCTGCCGAAGACGACTCCTCACCGCCGAAGCTCGAGCTCACCAGCCAGAAGGTCGGCGAGGCCTCGGAGGTCAAGGTGTGGGCCGGGAACGCCAACACTACGCTGGGCTTCACCGACAACTCCCGTGACACCGGCAATGGCCGCCCGGCGCCCGACATGGCGGTCGACGTCAATGGCGATGTTGTGCTGCAAGGCCAGCTGCTCCGAGACAACCTGACGGGCGTGCCCTACAACCCCGGTCAGGCCCTCACGTACATCGCCTACAAAGGCTTGCGGCTCGACATGAGCCCCGAAGCCGACAATCCGGCGTTGATTCGCATCACGGACGTCAGCACCCTGGAGCTCGCGGCCGACCCGATCTCGACCGACAACCCTGGCGCTCTGATGACGTACCTGGCGTTGCTGAACGCCCCGGCGGTCGAGGTGACGGCCATCGGTGTCCCCGAGGTATCGGACGACGCTCCGGATGGCACGCCACTGGGCTACACGAAGTGCGCCGAGTTCCTGGAGAACGAGGAAGTCTACGCACTGTGCACGGCCAGCCAGATCAGCACGGTGCACCAGACGTTCCTCACGCACGTCAACGTGATGAGCGAGCCCGAGCAGAAGGGCGAGCGCATCTACTTCTTCAACCCGCCGATCCCCACTCGGGCCAATCCAACCCTGGTGGGCTCGGGCACCGACGCCAACTCGACGGCTACGGCCAACGAGTGTGTCGTCGACGTCAACATCGCACCGGCTCTCATCGCGGCGGGTCTGGATCCCAACACAGACCTCAACCCGGCGACCGGGGAGATCGAGAACGAGGTCTACCTGGACATCGGTGGCTCCGACAACTACTACCTCGTCAAGAAGGTCGACAACGGCACCAAGCTGACGCTGCGGACCTCGTTCGTCGCCGGGGACGGCAACGACGACTCGTTCTTCAGCGATGAGGCCTTCCCGACGTCGGTCATCAGCGACGACTGGACGGTCTACATCCGTGGCGCCGAGCTCCTGATCTCCGGCACGACCAAGCCGGACCGGAGCAAGATCGCCGAGACCATCCAAGGAGCAGCGTCGGCCTACGGCTTCCGCCGCGGGTTCTACGTGTTCCCGGACCAGTGCGCCATCAACGTGACTGGCCTCGAGCAGATCGTCAAGGGCTACTACGCGACGGCCTGTGTCGTCGGCATGGTGGGCCAGCTGCCGCCGCAGCAGGGCTTCACCAACTACCCGATCACCGGGCTGACGAGGGTGGTGGGCTCGAACGACAAGTTCACCAACAAGCAGCTCAACGTGATGGCGGCGGGTGGGGTCTACATCCTGGTCCAGGACTTCCAGGGTGCCCCGGTCATCTGCCGGCACCAGCTGTCGACCGACACGACCTCCATCGAGGCGCGTGAGCTCTCGATCACCAAGGTGGTGGACTTCACGGCGAAGTTCTTGCGTGGTGGTCTCCGCAACTTCATCGGGCGGTCGAACATCACGCAAGGGTTCCTCGACCAGCTGTCGACCATCATCCAAGGCCAGCTCGGCTTCCTGACGGACAACGGCATCCTGATCGGGGCTGACATCAACAACCTCATCCAGGACGCCGACAACCCGGACACGGTGCTCGTCGACATCACGCTCGATGTGCCGTTCCCCTGCAACTACATTCGGATTACCCTCATCATCTGAGCGAGGGACTGAAGGAGTCTCATCATGCCATCCAAGTCACTGGGTTCCGAGGTACAGAGCAACGCTCGCGTGGCTGGTCGGGAGGTCATGGATCTTCGGAGCGACGTCGACGACGCTCTCGTCATGGTCGAGGGGAAGGTGGGTTTCCCATCACTCGGCAAGGTCACGGGCGGCGCAGCAGTCAGCCTTGCGGCGGTGCCGGTTGCCAAGGCTATCGCTGGGCTCAACATCCTCCAGAGCTGCGTTCGTGCGACCAAGGCCTTCGGGGTCGGCACGGCGATGTTGACTCTCACGGCCAACCGCCCCGGCACTCCAGGAAACAGCATCCAGTACGAGGCCGTACAGGGCGCCGGCGCCCTCTCGGTCAACATCGTGGGGACCAAGATCACGGTGACGTTGGCCGCTGCCGGCTCGACGGCGAACGACGTCAAGGTGGCCCTCGATGCCAACACGGCCATCGCGGCGCTCGTTCAAGTGGTGAGCGGCGGAGGCGGCACGGTGCTGGTCACCCCTCTGGCGAGCCTGGAGGGTGGCACTGGCAGTGGTCTCGAGGTCAAGATCAACGGCATCGAGCAGTCCGTCGTCGGCGCCGTGACCGATTCTGCCATTCCGATGAGAGTATCGGACCTCACCGGGTCAGCGGCTGGGGATTCCGTAGCCCTGCAAGTGAAGTCGAACGGCGTGATGACCAACGCCATCACCTTGGACGTCGTGGCGTAAGCCGAGCGATTTCGGAAGGAGATTCTCATGGCCAGGTTCAACGAGTGGCAACCCTACGACCGGTACGTGCAGAGCGGCCTGGTCGATGGCCAGTTCCTGAACGCTTCGTTCACCTTGTTGGCCGCGGGACCGCCTCGTCTGGCCAACGTCGGTACGGCAGCGTTCGCGGGGACCGCGCTGTCGGAGGGCAAGGGGAACGATATCGTCTACCCGATCGGTATCGTCCAGAACTTCAACCTCAGTCACAACCGGCAGTTCAACCGCATCTTCGAGATCGGGAGCGAGCGGTCGTTCTTCATCTCGGGTCGTACGGTCGGTCAGCTGGGGCTCAGCCGGGTGGCGTACTACGGTCCGTCACTGCTGAGGGTGCTCTATGCCTACTACCAGGATCTCTTCCCGCCGACCGTGGTCCCCTCGGTCATCGGTGCCGAGAACGTCGGCGCCTTGACGGTGGCGAACCCGCACGACGTCAAGATCCCGGCAGGCTACGAGAACCTGTACCTGAACCTCGCGTCCGACCTCTTCAACCAGCCGATGGGGCTCATGGCCTACTTCCGGGACAGCAACGAAGACACCTTCGGCGCGGTCTACATGGAAGCGTGCTACGTGCCGAGTCACACCATCGCGACCGACGCGCAGGGCACCGTCATCCAAGAGAACGCTGCCATCCAGTTCGAAAGGCTCCTGCCCATCGCGGTCAGCGCCATGCCGCTCATCCCGTTGGCAGCCGGCGATCAACTGGGCGCGTAAGGTAGGCCGATGAGGCTGGTGAGGCTTTCCAGGCTGGCCGGCCTCCTCTCCAAGGAGTCGGCGAGCGTACCCTGCATCCCTGGTTTGGCGGCGCAGGGCGGAGCTCACCCTCTTCCTCCCTCCAACCCTTCAGGTATTCAGGGTCGATTGCAGCGTCTGGCTGCTCCTCGTGCAAGGCTGAAAAAGATCGAAGCTGCCAGGGCCTATGGGCCCAGGATCGACAAGCCTGCGGTTTGAGTTGGGTCGGCGTCTCCAGGATTGGTCTCCCAGAGGTCGACCCCGCCGCAACCAGTCACGGCCTGGCTGGTTGCGGCACCCTATGCAGGTCCACCTGACGAACTAGCTGTCGGGCCGCGTTGAGGATGTCGGGGTCGCGCTTCTCGTCGAGGCACTGCCGGTAGTCCCGGATGATGAGCTGGATGACGTACTCCAGCGACCTCTTCTTGCCACAGCTTCTTCGGATGGCGGTGCGTAGGCCTTCAACGAACGCGCGGTCTGCGGGAGACAGCTGCACGAAAGTTCGGTAGGCTTGCAAATCCGTTCTCCTTGCAGGGATAAGCGAGTTGAATCTGCTCCTCAACGACGCCCTCGGTCAACTGGTGATTGACGGGTCAAAGGAGACTCAGTATGAACGAGCCCATGGGAGACCAGAAGGTCGAGAAAGAGCCCGAGCTGGGGCCGGAGCTCCACCGGGACCTACTCCGTACCGAGGCGGCCATCTTTACGCTTGGCGTGCTGGCCTCACAGGCTCTTCGAGAGCTCGGTGAGGTCACCCTCATCGTGCGGCCGGACGGCTACATCGCGTACGCGAACCCCGAGAAGGTCTACATCGACCTCGACGCTGTACCCGACCCCGAGCTACTCAAGCGGCCCTACCGAAAGGTGCGGCCTGTCCTGAGTGACGGGAAGGCGCGGCTCGTCAAGTTCTTCGACGGCAAACCCTGGGAGATCGAGTTCATCGATGAGTCCGACCAAGCCGGTCAGTAGGTTGGCCCGGCTACGGGCTACCGAGCTGATCCGTCAGACCTATGCGGTCGGCCCGCAGATTCTCCCCGCGGACCTCGCCAAGACGTTTCGGAAGAAGATGGTCGAGCTCTACTGGCTGCTGACGGGCGAGATGCCACAGGTGCCAGGTATCGAGCTCGACTTCCCATACTCGTTCGAGCCTGCGTTGGAGTGGACTCCTCACGAGGCCGACCCGAACCAAATCATGTCTGTCATTCCAGGCCTCGGTGAGGGGCCAGACATTCTGATCAAGGGAGACCAAGATGCCGAGGAAGAAGAGAAAGACCGAAGGAGAGAGCTCGGAGGTAGAAGCCGTAAGCTCCTACCCCACTCCAGTTCTAAATAGGCCGATGCCCGGCGGGGTACGGGTAGCCCCTGTCCCGCCCTCCTACCGAGCTCCGACTCCCAAGTCGAGAGCACGTCCCGCTCCTGAAGTCACCCCTGCTGTCTACTACCCAGTCGCCTCGGACTTCCGAGAGCGCATGCAGGCTATGGAGCGGGCGATCCGTGATCGGCTGCTTGCCAACCCATCGTCCAAGGTTTGGTCCTCGCAGCTTATGGTGATCGAGTGCCTGAAGGGCAAGTGCAAGGTCACCGATCTCTTCTCTTGGACCAACGTGAGGTGAACGATGAAAGGCAATACCAAGCTCTTGGGGTTCGGACTCGAGCCCCGAAAAGACAATCCCGAAATCAAAGATCCCATCATCATGCTGGGGCGTTGGGGTGTGAAGACGTCGGTCGTCCTCTCCAGAGAGGCAATCGACGCCATCCGTAAGGCCTGCGCCGAGGTGCTGCCGATCCGGCCAGCGGTGCCGCCCCCATCGTCGAACTACCGCGTCGAGTACGACGAGAGAATGGGTCACGTCTCGGTGAAGCTGGCCCCTCTGGTGGCTAAGCAACTTGCCGAGATGCTGCGGCTGGGCTCGAAGGACGTGAAGCTCGAGAACGCGGAGCTCGCTGAAGGGTGCGCCGGGGCTCTCGAAGAGGCCTACGAGGCGCATGTCGCCTACACGTCTACGGAGGGGGAGCCCGGAGTCGATGCATGATCGATCCTCTTTCTCTCCCGTGGGGCAAGAAAGCCAAGAAGGTCGATGGGCCACCCAAGCCCAACTTCTTGGGAGTGAGAAACGAGGCTGTTCGGGATGGTGTGGGCGCGGAGCACCACATCACTATCCAGATCTCGGGGATCCAGGGGCAACCGAACGCCGAGTTCAAGTTGGCTTATGAGCCTGGCCTTCAGCTTCGTCACTACCTTCAGAAGCTGAAGCTCGTGCACTTGGCCACGCAAGCGGCGATGCGTGATGTCTCGAACCCTGAGATCCCTCGACTGCGCCTCACCTACGTCCCGAATCAAAACTCTCGCATCACGATGGGCCACCCGAACGTGAGCTCCATGATGCACCTTCAGCGTTCCCGTGTTGACGCCATGGAAGTGGCAGCCAAGATGGGTTCGACTGGAAGGGGGCCGCCCCCCAAAGTGGTAGAAAGGAAAAAGACATGACTGTGGAAAAAGTAGCCCTCAAGGTCTACGACCACACCGACATACGGGATGAGTGTACCTACGACGGGCACCCGTTCGAGTTCATAGCCGATGTGGCGGGCGACAACCCGTGGCTCTCGGACCTCCAGGAAGTGGCTGTCGACAACCACTTCATCGCCGACAAGCTCAGGCAGCTTGGCGCTGTGGAAGATGGCGTCATCTTGGACTGTGAGTCCTGCTGCTTCTACGCCTATTTCCGTACGAAACACGCTGGAGTCGAGTTCCTGCGGAAGCTGAGGGCCTGGCTGACCCAGAAGGCGCATCTTCTGGAGAAAGCTCGTGCGTACTGATGGAGATCCCAAACCAGAACAACGAGCTGCTTGAGCTTACGGGGCCGCACGTCGAGGGATTCATGGCCTTCCACGAGGCCAATCCCAACGTCTATCAGATTCTGGTAGACAATGCCCGACGGGCACTCGCTCGTGGCCACCGAAAGCTGGGAATCCGGATGTTGTGGGAAGTCATGCGCTGGACCCTCATGATGGAAGTCGAAGACCCGACGCAGTCCGACTGGAAGCTCAACGACCACTACACCCGGCACTACGCCCGTTTGATCATGCACATGGAGCCTGACCTCCAAGGAGTCTTCGAGACCAGGGAGAAACACCAACAAGAAGGGAGTGATGACAATGCACGAGAAGGGCGCAGTCGCGTGGATAGAGGGATTGATCGGAGCCGGCAAGTCGACGCTATCGCAGAAGCTTGCCGGGCTGCTGGAGTTTCGAGCGTTCCACGAGCCGGTGGAAGCGGACTACCTGGGCAAGTTCTACCAGGACCCCAAGAGGTACGCTTTCGAGTTCCAGCTCCGCCAGCTCGCCCGCCGCCAGCTCATCCATCGACTGGCCGAAGCGGAGGCAACGGCGAGGATCGAGTACAAAGGCGCTATCCTCGACCGGGGACTCCCTGGGGACCGCGTGTTCGCTAAGCTGCACCTCCAAGCTGGCAACATCTCGGAGGAGCAGTGGACAACCTACGAGCTCCTCTTCAACGACGCCATCTCGCGTATCCACCCTCCTTCCCTACTTGTATTCCTCGACGTCGATCCTGACGTCGCGATGGAGCGAGTTCGTAATCGGAATCGAGGAGCCGAGGCTGGTCTCTCGGTCGACTACCTCAAGACCTTGCGGAAGGGTTACCTCGATCTCATCAGTGAGATCGAGGGCAAGGAGCATCGGTGGAGTGACGGCCTGCAGGTCTTGAGAGTCCCGTGGAACGTTGACCATCAAGAAGCTGCGCCTTTGGCTACCATGATCAAGGACAAGCTTCGGATGACGTGATGGGCGACCCTATCGATCTCAAGAAGTGGCTCGAGGAACGGGGAGTCCCGTTTGATTGGGCGCAGGGCGTGGCGTCCTGCATTAAAGAGCGGTACCCCGTGCTCTCCGAAGCACTCAAGGCACACCGAGATGTGCGCTGCGAGCTCGAGGCCATTGTGTTGATCCGCGACACTATGACCAGGCAGTTCCCGCCAGAAGTGCCGAATTCCTGACAGTCTTTCGGAATAAGCTTTGTAGTATTGGCCCCCACCTAAACCCAACGGAGGAGTGTATCCATGTCACAGATGGTTCATCACAGCGCTGAGGACTACGAGACCGCCGCCAAGCGCGCGGCGGCCGTCGCGACCCAACGGCTCGAGCAGCTCATCAAGCAGGGCCGGGAGGCCGGCCCCAGGACGTTGCAGTACGTCCAGGACAACCAGCCGAAGGACCAGGTCCTCTCGGCCGCATCCATGGACTTCGTCGCCAAGGACAACCGCATCAAGCTGAAGTGGGGTGACAGGGAGTACCCTTTCCATCGCAACGCCATCGTTCAGGCGCTCGAGAAGATCGGCGCCCCCGCGCCCACCAATCTGGTGGACTGGTTGGGTCAGCCGGATGTCCTCGACGAGTTCTCGGCCATCCTGAACAAGAAGTACCATGTCGACAATCGGCGCTTCTTGCTTCGGGCGGTCAACGAAGAGGTCCGCGGCGTGCTGAGCGACAAGTACCGGCGTTTCAAGACCGTCATGTTGCTCGACAAACTGGTCGAGGTGGCCGTCAAGGAGTACGGGGCGGTGCCGATTGAGGGCAGAGTCGACGACCTGACGGTCTCGCTCAAGCTGGCGATCCCAAAGATCATCGAGTTCCTTCCTCACCAGCCCGGCATCGTCGGCCTGTGCTTCCGGCATGGGGACTTCGGGACCGCCAAGGTCTGGGTCAAGGGGTTCGTGAACCTCCTGTACTGCACGAACCTGGCGATGACCGAGGACGCGCTCAGTCAGATCCACCTCGGTGCCCGGCTGTCGGAGGACATCGAGTTCTCGGAACGGACCTATCAGCTCGACTCCGAGACGATGGCTTCGGCGCTCGAGGATGTGACTCGGGCCGTGTTGTCGCCCGCCAACATCGAGCGCCGGGTTGAGCTCGTGCGCGCTTCCAGCAACAAGCGCATCGATGCCGACGAGACCCTCGAGATCTTGAGGAAGCGCAACAAGGTCTCGAAGGCCGAGGAAGCGAAGATCAAGGAGCTGTTCACCTCAGCCGATGTCGAGAACATGCCGGCTGGCCAGACGGCCTGGAGGCTTTCGAACGCCATCTCGTTGCTGGCTCATGGCCCCGATGCGGACATGAACCGTCAGCTTGAGCTCGAGAACCTGGCCGGCGAAGTCGCCGGTTTGCACATCGGCAAGGACAGCGAAGAGAAGCCCAACTAGCCGCCCGTCGGCGGTTTCAAAGGAGAGGACAATGGCAGAGAAGAAGAAGCCCGAAGCCCCCAGCTTCACCGTGCAGTCGAAGGTCAAGGAGTACATCGCCTCCAAGGGTCTCCGGAGCTCCGGCGACCTCATCGACCAGCTGAACACCACCGTTCAGGAGGCTCTCGACAAGGCGACCGCTCGGACCAAGTCCAACGATCGCTCGACTGTGCGCGGCGGCGACCTGTAGGGGCGCCGGACGGGAGATCGGGGGTAGGCTACATGCCTGCCCCCGATTTTCTTAATCATGGCCTTTCGGTACATCCACTGGTTTCGGAAGTACGACGAAGACCACGGTGAGTGGTTCCGGTTCTACCGCTTCCCCTACTCCCCTGAAGCAGGCAAGCGCATCAAGAGTCTGCCGAAAGGCCGGTACTGCTGGAGACCGGACTACAAAGCCTGGGGCATCCACGAAGCCCATGCGACCGACATCGAGCAGTTTCTGACGGACTTGTTTGGGCTGGGGATGTGCCCGGGTTGTGGGCGGCAGAACTGCCGAGCCTGGACGCACCTTGGGGCTGAGCAGCCTCGCCCACGTCGAACTCCACACTGGGAGACGGCCGAAGAGCGGGCGAGAGCTCAGCAGCGCTATGAGCGCGAGCAGCGAGAGCGCTGGAGGAAAGAGTCGGAGAGGGCCTATTGGGGCGACCCCGAAGACGACGAGCAGGATCCATTTGCCGCTACCGAGCCTCCGCAGCAAGAGACACCGCCTCCACCCTCGCCAAACGGTCGATGGGCTCCACCTTTGAACGGGCGGCCGGATAGTGTGTGGTGCATGAGGGTGTTGGGCCTTTCGGTGCTGCCTGCCAGCAAGGCAAACCTCAAGGCGCTTTATCGACGGCTGGCTTTGGAGTTTCATCCAGATCTCAACCACGAGATGGAAGGGGATTCCTCCAAGATGGCTCTGATCAACGTGGCCAGAGACTACCTGGAGTCGTACCTTTCCTGATAGGATCGAACGATGGCCGGGGAAAAACGGACAGCCTTTGACCACGTGCTGGCCCTTATTGGGCTTGCCGGCCTACCTAGAGAGCAGTGGTCAAAAGGCGACGATGATGCACTTCGGGCGGCTCGAGAGTTCGTCCAAGAGTGCAGAAAGGGTCAACGTGAAAGCGTCGGTCAGGAAGCAAGTTCAAGAGCTGCTGGAGAAGGCTCCGGCAACCCCGGAGCTCAAGAGGCTCCAGGAGGAGTATCGGAGGAAGGGGACACTCTCCAAACGGGAGATCAAGATCTTGCTGGGCCAAAAGGCCCCGCCTGACCAACTAGAGAACGTCGCGTAACCGCGCCTGCTGTGGTTATGCCGGAGGCCGTCAAGCCCTTGGGGTTTGGCGGCCTCTTTCTTTTGGGGGACTGGTATGCCAAGAATCGCTTCATACGCAACGAGAAACCAATGACCGTAGAGCCCGTGCCCAAGAAGAAGTTACCTGCGGCACCTGGAGGACCGTCTCATGACGATGGGCCAAAGCCCTGGGAGCTCCCTCCGTTCTGGGAACGGAGAGGGCTGGGAGACCACGACGCCCACCAAAAGCCAGGAGCCGAAGAGAAGACCAAAGACCAAGGAACTCCTGCTCCAGATCGAAAGCCTTCAGGCTGAGGTCGATCACCTCAACTTGGAGGCGCGAGAATACCGCCTCTGCGGCTGGAACATGCGGGCGAAGCGCAAGCTCAACGCACTGGAGTACCTGTTTACCACGCTGGTGAATCTGCAGTGCAGCTGTTCCGCCGACCGTGAAAGGATAGACCGTCTTTTGGATGAAGTGCGGCACTCGATGGTGCCGAAGGAGAGCCCGCCATGTCAGACCAAGAAGCTGCCAACGACCATGAGATCGACGAGGTCGCCAAGCAAGTAGCCGGCATCATGGCCGCTGCGCTTGTCAATACAGCGTCCTTCATCTTCATCGCCCCGATGTTCCATCGGGCCGTCACCTCGCCCAACGGCGCGAGGTTTCTCGAGACGCTGATGAGAGAGTTCAAGAAGGGGTTCGCGCCCGAACAGGCGGGCTTTTTGTATCGGCAGGAGTGGGCGTCGTACTTCATGAAGCTCCGTCTGGAGCTCCATCGTCGTCTGGCCAAGCAGCTCGAGAGCTCGGTGGCGACTGGTAGTGAGGTCGAGCTGATGCACACCGAGTCCAACTTCATTCGGTTGGTTGGTCACGCGGCCAACACTCTGGCCGAGCTGGCGTTCTGCAAGATTGACGAGATCCACCATGTTTGGACTGCGCACAAGCAGGACGTCATGATGAAAGAGGCGCTCAAGACTGAGGCCTGTGCGGAGTGCGACCACCGGGAAGAGTGCCGAGAAGAAGCCAAGAAACTCATGAACTGACTGGGAGACCCACGATGAACGATCTAACGCTTCAGTGTCCAAAGTGCCACTACAGCATCAAGCTGACTGAGGAGCTGGCTGGTCCACTTCTCGAATCCACCAAAGCGGCGTATGAGAAGCGCCTGCTGACCGAACAGGAAACGCACCATCGAGACCTGGAGAGGGTCCGTGCTCAGGTTGAGGCCGAAGCTCTCAAGAAAGCTACGGCCAAGGTCGAGGGCGACCTCAGAGACCAGGCGATCAAGCTCGATGACGCGGAAGCCCGGCTGTACGACAGCAACAAGAAGCTCGCCGAAGCGCAGCGTGCTCAGGCGGAGTTCATGAAGAAGAGCCGGGAGCTCGACGACAAGTCACGCGAGCTCGAGCTCACGATCGAGAAGCGGGTAGCCGAGAGCGTCGAGGCTGCCCGGACCGCTGCCAAAGCGGAGGCGGAGGAGCTGGTCCGGCTCCGGATAGCCGAGAAGGACCACACGCTCGAAGCCTTGCAAAAGCAGATTGAGGTCTTGAAGCACAAGGCTGAGCAAGGGTCTCAGCAGCTTCAGGGTGAGGTTCAAGAAATTGCCATCGAGGAACAGCTCCGAGATCGGTTTCCGCAGGACACCATTGAGCCTGTGGGCAAGGGTCAGCAGGGCGGCGATATCTTGCAGAACGTGATGTCGTCGTCTGGTATCTTCTGCGGCACGATCCTGTGGGAGTCGAAGCGCACGAAGACCTGGAGTGACGGCTGGCTACCAAAACTGAGGGATGACCAACGAGCCGCAAAGGCCGACATTGCGATTCTGGTGACCGAGGCTCCGCCCAAGGGGCAGACCAACTTCTCGGCCGACTTCATCGATGGCGTCTGGGTCGTGGGCTTCAAGTACTACGTGGCCATGGCGTTGGCCATGCACCAACACCTCATTGATCTCGCCGGCGCTCGCAAAGCGATGGAGGGCCAGGAGACCAAGATGGGGATGGTCTACGAGTACCTGACGGGCCCTAGGTTCAAGCTCCACGTTCAGGCGATCGTCGAGGCTTTTTCGGTCATGAAGGAAGATCTCGACAAAGAGAAGAGGGCTATCACGAAGCAGTGGGCCAAGAGAGAGGAGCAGCTCACTCGTGTCATGGAAGGCACCGTGGGGTTCTACGGGGACCTGCAGGCGATTGCCGGCAAGTCTCTCGGTGAGATCGCGGGTATGAGCCTGAAGGCTCTGGAAGCCCACAACGGGTAGGAGAGCAAAATGATCCTAGGACTTGGGTTCCGCGCAAGGTCGGGAAAGGACTGTGCCGGCGAATACCTGCAGAAGCACTTTGGGTTCACGCAGGCTGCATTCGCCGACAAGCTCAAGAAAGCCGCCATGCTGATCTTCGAGCTCAGCTACGAGCAAGTCTACGGGGATCTGAAGGAAATCCTCGACCTCCGGTGGAACGATACCCCGCGCAACATCTTGCAGAAGATGGGTACAGAGTGCATGAGGAACGGCTACGCCAAAGACATCTGGGTCCGGGCATTGGAAATGCGGATTCGTAGGGAAGGCATCGACAACGACTGGTGCGTGACCGACGTTCGCTTCGTAGAGGAAGCCCACGCCATCAAGCGCTGGGGAGGCAAGCTCGTCTTGGTGGACCGACCGGGCGCACCCGGCATCGCGACCAACAAACATGCGAGCGAGACCTCGATGGAAGCATGGGACTCCTGGGACTACCTGCTCCGTAACCACGGAGACTTGCCTGAGCTCTACGCCAATATCGAGATCATGATGAAGAAGCTGAGGGGGGCGGGTGGGTGATGGGACCAAGACCCTGGTGGCAGCGGCTGGTTCAGTTCGTTCGTGAGTGCCTGTGCTTCCACGCCTGGCAGCACGACGAACCATTTGTCAACTTCCGATTCTGCCCAAAGTGCGAAGCTACCAAGTCATTCAAGGGAGACCAAAATGAAACCTCATATCGGAAATACCAAGGAGGGCCGGAAGGTCGAGGTTAACGCTCAAGCGTTGATCGCCGGCCACCTCCTCATTCAGGCGAGCAGTGGCGGTGGCAAAAGCTGGCTGATTCGCAAGTTGCTGGAGGTAACGTTCGGTCTGTTCCCCCACATCGTCATTGACGTTGAGGGTGAGCTCAAGACCCTGCGTGAGAAGTTCGATTACATCATCGCGGGCGCCGATGACGCTGACTGCCCGGCCAACGTCCGTACGGCCAAGCTCTTGGCCCGTCGAGTCATGGAGCTCAACGCCAGCTGCATCGTCGACATCTACGAGCTCAAGCAGTTCGAGAAGCCGATGTTCGTCAAGGAGTTCATCGAGGCATTGCTCCACGCTCCCAAGGAGCTATGGGCACCTCGCCTTGTCGTTATCGACGAAGCGCATCTGTTCGCCCCCGAAGGCGACAAGAAAGGGCAAGTCAGTGCCGCTGCGGTATGCGATCTCATGGGTCGAGGGCGCAAGCGAGGTCTCGGTGTGGTGCTCGCAACCCAGCGACTATCCAAGTTGCGGAAGGATGCTGCCGGTGAATGTCGCAACAAGATGGTTGGATTCTGCAACCTGTTGGCGGACCGCAAGCGGGCGGCTGACGATCTTGGATTCATCGGGAAGGACGGTCTCGAGCTGGTCCGGAGACTCGATACCGGACAGTTCTTTGCCGTGGGACCTGCTATCTCCAAGAAGGACGTCATCCAGATCCAGGTGGGCAAGGTTCAAACGACCCATCCTCAGCCTGGTCAGGGCTTGCAAGCAGCTCTTCCACCTCCCAAGGAGAAAGTGAAGAAGTTGCTCAGCGAGCTCAAGGACCTGCCCAAGCAGGCCCAGGAAGAGGCCAGGACACTTGCAGAGGCTCAGGGCCGCATCAAGGAACTGGAACGTCAGCTACGTGCAGCCCCGCCCCAGCCGGCGCCCCAGGAGGGCCTTTCCAAGGCCCAGGTCAAGGCTTTGGAAGCGCGACTCGGCGCCTCGGAGCGAGTAGCCAAGGAGAATCTCAAAAGGCACATGGACAAGCTCCGCGAGGAGGCCGCAACCCAAGGTCGGGGCTACGGAAGGATCTTGCAGCAAATGAAGTCGGCTCACGGCGCCATCACCGCCCAGATGAAGAACCTGGAGGTCGTGGCCACGAGGCTGGCCAAAGAATCCCAGGTCAAGTTGCCCAAGCGATTGGGGGCGCAGAAGGTAGTGGTTCACGGACGGGAGGTTGGTAAGACAGAATTCGTCCCAGGTTTCAACTGGCCGATGAACCAGGTGGCGGGCACACGTACTGGGCGCGTCAATACTGAGACGGAGATCATCTCCAATCGACCCAAGGCTCTGGACAAGCCAGTAAACGGTGAGCTCGGCGGCGGGGCCAAGCGGCTGGTTGAAGTGCTGGTACGATGCATGCCGGCGGCATTCACCAAAGCGCAGTGGGCCTCGCTGGCTGACCTCAGCCACAAGAGCGGTACCTTCGGTACCTATCTCTCGAAGATCCGGTCCATGGGCCTGATCTCCGAGGAGCGAGGGCTGTTCCGCCCCACTCCAGAAGCCGTCGAGTTCATTGGCCTGGCCCCGGAACAAGTTGCCCCACCACGGAACAACGCCGACGTCGTCGACATGTGGAAGCGGGCGCTTGGTGGGACACCGGGCAAAATGATCGAGGTGCTTCGGGATGCTTTTCCCGAGGCTCTCACTCGGGACGATCTGGCGGCATCGGTTGGTATCACGGCGACCAGCGGTACGTTCGGAACGTATTTCTCGAAGTTGCGGTCCAACAATCTGGTCGAGGTCAACGGCCAGATGGTACGTGCAGGTGAGCCGTTGTTGTGGGAACCCGGAGGTGCGTCATGAGCTGTCCAGGCCGGCATACCAAGTACCAGCCCACCGATGAAGAATTCCGGTGCCCTCACTGCGGGAAAGGTCCAAAGGACAACCCCCAAGGCCTTGTCATCGAGGAGAACAACGACGAGTCAGTCTCTGCTGAGTGCCCGCAACTGCACGTCGATGATTACCTCCGGTGCTACGCTTGCGACTACGAGGACAATGGTCGAGCGTACGCCAACCGGTTGGCCAAGAAGAAGGACCTGGTTCCATGCCCCTGCTGCAAGGGCAAGGGCATGGTGCCAAGCAAGGAGGTAAAGCGATGGAAGGCCCGGTGAAGGTGACAATCGAGTTTCCTGAGAGTCAGGGTATGAAACCTTTGGTACTGGAGTACCCCCAAATCAGCATCACCCAAGAGCGCGGGCTCACGACGGTTTACGAGGATCGAGGACATTTGATGTGGGGGCAACCCAGTGCCATTGTGCCCAACGGTCATCGGAGAGCTTGCATCAAGCTGTGGAGCGGTTGCAAGACCTTCGAAGAGTTTCGGGACAGGGATCAAGCATGACCACCGATACGGCCAACACACTGATGGACCACCACAAGGGCTGTGGTGGGTTCGAGTTCACCAAATCAACTCTACAACGGGACGAGGCCTCGGGGGCGCGTTACTACCGGTACTGTTGCCTGAAGTGCGGCACTGAGCTCCGGGAGTACGCGCCTGAAGAGGCCTCGGTACAGGTTCCGAGGAAGGAGGCTGCGTGATGGACAATCAGGCAAACGAGTGGAAGTCGGAGAACTACCGACTTGTCATGGACGAGCGCGGGTTGCTGAAGGTCTTCAACGGCAAGCACACGCTCCGCAAGACCATGAGCGATGGGGCCGGCGGCATCCGGGTGGAGATCAGCGATGTCGATACCTGCATGCCCGAGGACCGGAAGTTGCTAGCCGCGATGGACCGGATGCCGGTCTTCTCGGCCTGCTGGGGCGGCGAGCAGGACTGGTGCAAACCCCGTCGGCAGCTCCGAGAGGCGCTGCTCAACTGCGGGTTCGACAGTGCCACCGCCACCACGATCCTGCGAGAAGCGCGCAAGCGCTGTGGTGGCAAGCCCTGGGACTACTGCCCTCGGGTCTGGTAGCAATCTCTCAATCAAACTTCGAAAGGAATGGTCATGACCGTCCAGGAACTGCTGGAAGTACTCCAAGGTGTTGTCGACAAGGGGCAAACGGTGCTCCTCTCCAGAGATGAGGAGGGCAACGACTTCAGAGAGCTGGTCTCGTATTCGCCAGCGCTGTACGTCGCCGGCAAGTGGGGCCAAGCCGACATTTACGACCCGAAGCCCGACTCCGATGACTACAAAGCCCCGGACCACGCCAAGCCCTGCATCGTCTTGTGGCCTTCATAAGGCCAGGAGGAACCAATGGGCGCAAGTGAGTTCTACAACTTTGGATTCGGCAAGACTGCCAAAGAGGCGTTTGGTCTCGTGGTTGAACAAGCGCAGTACGACCATGGGCACTCAGGCTACTCGGGCACCATTGCCGAGAAGCACACGTTCACGATGATCCCCTTGCTCGAGAACAAAGACCCAGAGGACTACGCCGAGCAGCTGATCCGTGACAGCGATGACCGTGTCGACGACAAGTGGGGTCCGGCGGGCTGCATCGAAGTGCCGCTCACCGACAAGGACAAGAAGGACCACCCAGGTCTCAAGAAGTTCTTGTTCTTCGGGTGGGCCAGCTCATGAGCCTCGAGTACCGGACCGTCGAGGTCCACAACCTTAGGACCGATGAGGTCCGGGTCTACACCGGCCTCTGTCCCAGCGAAGCCGTGATCGCGGCCTACGCGCAAGAGCATGGGGACTGGAACACCTGGAACTATGGGCAGCACCGGTACAAGCCTCAATTCGGAAAGCGCACTGTCTCGCTCGGGGACTGGTGTGCGCTTCTGTGAGGGACATGATGGACCGAAAGGACCTGTACTGGGTTGACCCTAAGCCCCGGGTGGCTGTTTCCATGTCCCGCTTCGGGTGGCGGGTTGATGTCTGGCAGTTCGACAAGCTTTTGTACAGCGAGTTCTGGTTGCAGAAACCGACTCGCGGAGACCGAGAGTGGCTGGCCAGGCGGTACGGCCACAAGGAGAAGTGAACGATGTACCACTACGACACGGCCAAGAAGCTCCTGGCGGCCATCATCAGTGACTTTCGTATTCTCAGTGGTGATGATGTCGGGCCAGAGGGGATGTCGTGGCAGGGGGTTGCTTTGGACACCAGCTGTCACCTCCGAGTCCTGGCCGACATGATCGATGAGGCCAGACGGGGGGAGGTGCGGGATGGCCCTATCGTGTTCCCGTCACCCGACGACTTCGTCCGAGTCGTCATGGAGAAAGATGATTGCTACGCCTGTGCGGTCGGCGATACCCATACAGCCCATCATCCCGAATCCAGAGAGGAGCACAAGGAAACCAAATGAAAGAGAGGAGCAGGAAGCTACTGACCGGCGAGAAGGTTCGGGAGCTGATAGGTCCGGTGCACTGCCAACTCCACACCAAGTGTGCCGACAAGTGGGTTGCCGTAGACCTCGAGACTGGAGATGTGTGGCGCTACCACAGCGACGGCTGGACCTGGCGGCGCCACAAAGGGGTCTTGGTCATCAAGGACGGCCAGATTCTGGTCACCGAGTCCCCCGAGTATCGAAGGTCGAGCCCGCAAGACCTGTGCATGCTGCTGAAGCGATGCCTGGACTTCTGGGCTCAACCGGACGTTCAAGACATGCCGCCCATCGACTTCTTCGACGAAATCGTCAGAGCCACTGACTGGAGACCAAAACATGAGGAAGAAAGTGACGTACCGCCTCGGGCCCCTCGAAGGCGTAGGCGCCAACATCACAAACGCCCGAGCCCACGCCGAAAGACAGGCCGCTGAGGCGCTGAATCGCCTAGCGCAAGGCGGCACTGCGTTCCCCTCCCCACCCGGCTCCGACTTTCTGGTGATCGAGATCCGACCCAACCTCTACAGCTGGGGGTACGGTTGGGTGGAGCGAGACCACTATTCGTTCCGAGAGATCACGGTCGGGTTCGAGACCTACGCTAAGGCCTTGTGGGGTGCAATCGAGCACACCTGCCAGCTGGCGCTCGACAAGGCCCGTAAGGACCCAAAGGTCGTCGTGCTGGCCGATTGGCTGGACGAAGTGGAGCGTTGGGCCGAAAAGGTTTTGCGCGACCCCAGTCAGGCAATGGTGCTGCGCTCACAGCTGCGTGACCGCTGCAACTGGCTGGCCCGGTACGAGGGATGGAGAGCGCAGGGCAAGGACGACAACGAGGCCCATCAGCTCGCCACCGAGGGGAGAAGCCCGTCATGACCAAGACCCTCAACGCTCAGCCGTGTCCTACATGTCTTGAGACCTACCGCTCGGGTATGATGCGGGAAGAAGCTGTCCAACCTCTACCAGTAGGAGCACAAGCACCCCTGGGGTTGGACGGCAGGAAGCAGTGTTTCGACTGCGCGTCGGCCGGGACTCTGATTCGGATGTTGGGGTTCACCTGGGAGCAGGCCAGAATTGCGGTGGCCAACGAGCGGCAAGAGCAATACTGCTTGCCAGGGGTCCCCATGGGTCTGGTAGGTGAAGGGCTGGTCAGGCCATCGAAGCCAGGGGACCTTGAGCTCCACAATCGGTGGAGAGACAAAGTCCTCAAGACGGACGGAGGCGTGCCGTGCTCCAATGGTTCTCGTCCGAGGGCTGGGTCGCTGTTCTAGCAGTCCTGAACCTCGTGGTCGTCGGACTTGTGGCCTACGACCAATTCCGGCAGGACCGGCGAATCCGCAGTGTCGAGATTCGATTCCAGGGCATTTTGGAACGCATAACCGCCGCCTACAACAAGATCGACACTGTGGACCGCCGGGTTACCGGCAAACTTGAGGTAGGCAACGAGGACGACACTAAACTCAAGAAGGCCGTCAAAAGGGTGAAGAACCCCCAAGAGTTTGACGACCGCTGACTCTCCAGGAGATCGACATGCCCAAGAAACCCACGGACCCCAATCAGGTCCTTCGAAAAGTACAGCCCATGCTTCGGCAAATGCTGGCCCGCAAGACCTTCGTCTCCACGATGGTGGGGCACGAGCCCGTCAGCTTGCCAGCCCTCCTCGACCGGGCCCGGTGGGCTGTTGACCACCCGGGGGCCTATCACCCTCACTACCTGGACGACATCCTTCAAGACGTTCGCGCTACCGAGAACATCCTGGCCAACATCCTGATGGTCTTGTCCTGGCAGATTCCGGGAGACAAGAAACCTCTGCTCTACCAACTGGCGACGAAGAAGCCGTATAGGAGGAAGTGATGGACCGATGCGACCACATCTTCCGCTCAGGACCGCTGTTTCCAGGCCATGTGGGCGGTGGAGTTTCGATGGGCCAGTGCCCCAATGAGGCGCTGCCAGGGTTCGTGGTCTGCCACGAGCACGTCAACAAGGAGGCCTTGATCCTGATGATCAGGCAGCTCACCAGGGAGCTCGAGCAGTGCCAGAGAGAAAAACGCGGCAGCCGAAAGAGAGGCAAGACCAAATGAACGCCACAGTCGAGATCCACATCGACAGCCGGGGGCTCACCTGGCAGTTCTACAACGAGGACCACCACCTTCTGGCCGAGTGGTCCATGAAGCGCGACCCGAAGGGTGGCTTCAGAGGAACTCAGAAAGGGGAGATCACCGACGCACTCTGGAAGGCCCAGAAGGACTTCATCGACCCCGGCTATGATCTCACCCCTCTGATCGAAAGGTTGGAGGACGACCAAGAAAGCACCAACCTCTGCGACGTCTGTGACGGTCTGCAGGAGCTGGAGGACCAATGAACAAGAAGCCCCAGCGGATGCCTATGAACGTCCGCAAAGTCAGCAAGCTGCGTCGCGGGGACGTCGTGCTGGCGATTCGGAGCCTAGACCCCCTAGCGGCCGACGTCACGGCTGGTTTGGTTGGTGTGGTGTTCGAGGAATACAACTTCTATGAAGATGGCGGCGGGCCAATGGTCCGCTGGCTCAACTTCTGCTGCAGCAATGTCTACGACGGCGACGTCGTGAGACTACCTCTCAAGAAAGGGGCGCTCAATGAACTCGCCGGCTGACCGCTACGAGCAGGACGCACAGTACAAGACTATGGTGGATCTCATGGAGTCCATGTTGTCCGCCGCCCAGTTCTCGCCATCCGAGATGCGGGAGATGGCGACCCTGGCGTGCATCCACTACGAAATGCGCCATGGGTTTCGACAGTACTATTGCATTCCGATGAGCGTCCAGAAGGCATTCGATACACTGGCCGACTTCAGGAAGCAGACCGAGAAGGCGATCGAGGACGCCAAGGCGGCAGCAAAAGCGAAGGAGGCCGAATGCGCCCAGAAACCCTAGCTCGGGAGGTTCTGAGGGACCGTATCAAGATCCCTCTCGAGGATGCGATCTTGGAGAAGAGCACCTTGTACGTGGAGTCGGCCTACTCGGCCATCGTCGAAGCCATCAAGGCAGATAGGAAAGGCCGAGCTCCTCTGACTCGTACGAGCTTTCCTACAGCACCGGAAGTGTGCTTGGACTGCCGATCGGGCCAGCACGTCCTCCATATCATCACCGAGCTTGGGGACCTGGTAGTTCGATGGGCCCACGGCAACATCATCGGGGTAGGCCCCATCAAGCGGTTGAAGATCGAAGGGTACGCCGAGAGTGAAATCGTACTTGAAGATCTGATGCGGGTCGTCGGCCTGGAGTACGCCCGGCGCCTAAAGGCCGAATCTTCTGATTCGATGGTGCCGATTTGGCACCCATTGGAGGGAATCGTCGAGGCCCCCGACAGCCTGGTCGTCTGCAAACCTAGATTCGACGAGTGCAGGCATTGGGGCCACCTGATGGTCGACCACCACGGAGTTGTCCATTGTTCGGTCTGCAACGGAGCGTGGAGGTCTCCACGCAATGGGTGACACATGAGCGACAAGCTGGTTGTTCCGGAAGCCACGGTACGGGAAGCCCTGCGGGAGCAAGAACTCAAGCAGGGCCAGTGGTACTGGGTGAAAGAGAAAGATGGCGAGTGGTTGGGTTGCGTAACGCACATCGGCTCCAACTACGCCGAGATCACGTCAGCCTATGGGGGCTACTCCCGAATCCCATTTGACGGGTGGGACGACCACATCGCTCGAATCGAGCCCAACGCCGGTCTTGTCATCAACCAGAAGGTCACCGAGCACCAAGCCAACGTGAGGTCGTTGTTGAACGAGGTACGGCGCGTGACCGCCAGCCTGGGGCTCACGCCTGTCGCCTCGTTGCCGGCCGCTGAGGCGGTTTCGACCGCGCTGGTCGCAGTACACGGACGTCACGATGTCGATGAGCACAAGAAGGCTCTGGTCTTGGCCAAGGAGAAGACTCTCCCAGACTTATTCAAGCAGATCGAGAAGGAGCACGAGGCGCTGGCTCATTGGATGAAGGCCCAGCTTCTGCCCATGAAAGCCGAGCTCAAGACCATGAAGAACACGACCGAGGGGATTGAGGACAAGATCTTCACGGTCGAGCTCTACGCCGGTCTGTGTGAGGAGCTGACGCTGGTACGAAAGGGTGAGCCAGCTGGACCGGACCACAAGATCCACTTGTTCCAGCGTCGCCACTACATGGATGAGGAGTGCCTAGCCAACTACCAGGCCGGCGGCATGTCGTTCGACGACATCAAGGTGTTCGACCGATGGTTGGCCAAGCGCGAGAACTTCGATCGTATCCTGCCGTATCCGAAGTGCGCAGTGGCGTTTCGAGTTCGTCGAGATCACCGCGAGCCCGACTACGTGAGCTTGCAGGAGTTCATCAGGATGGGCTTGTCGGTCGATCAGGACAAGAAAACGTTCCTCTACATGCGGAACGGCGACCGGTGCTACCGGCTCGACACCGAGATCGACTTCGGGCCCGAGTTGTTCCCCGACCCCTCGCGCTCACCACTGGTGTCGGGCCAACTGTACGTCGATAGCTCGTGGCACAAGAGCATCACCGAGCCGGAGTACCGGGACTTGATGGAGCGAAAGAAACGGGACGAGGAGAAGTACGAGACAGACCTGGCCGCTTGGGAGAAACTGCCCAAGGAAGAGCGAGAGAAGAAGCCGAAGCCCTGGTACCCCCATTACTACAACTCCTACGAGCCCCTGACGCCCAAGCACCTGTATTACGACGACGTCATGGAAACTCTCAACAAGGAAGCGACGGCGTACAATAGGATCGCGATTGTGTTGCAGGGGCTTCTCGACCGGTCGCCGGCGTTTCACCCGCACCCTCCGTGGCGCCTGTGGACACCCGACGGTTTCAACAGCGGGGTCGTGTTGGCCTACGACGGGTCCAAGGGGCTGACCGATGGCCCCGAGCCAGACTTCGAGACCTACAGGGTTCGCCTGAACGCCTCGATCACCCGTGGGACTCACACAGCCGGCCAGGAGGAAGCTTGGCTACGGTATGAGGCCGAGCGGGAGAACGAGCGGCAGAAGAACGACTGGCGGCTCCGCGACCGCACGCACTACAACAGGTTCAGGCCGTACGGCAATCCAGGGCCTGGTGTGGTGGCGGTAGTCCAGCGGGTCAGCCGCGACAAGTCTCGCTGTTGGTTCTCATGGGGGCGCGAGCGGGCGCGGCGCAAGTGGGTACCGAACCCCGAGCGACCCGGATGGATGAAGCGGGACGACTCGGCCGTGGCATCCAGGTTCTCGTGCGAGACCGATAGGTTGTTGAACGTCGATGCCTACACGCCCGGGGACTACCGGCAGTTCTACCGAGATCCCCGGACCAGGGCCAAGTATCTGGTGTGGGCGCCGTTGTTGTTGGCTGCCGAGGATTTCAAAGCCAAGGAGGAAGGATGCACATCAAGTTGACACCCGAGACCGAGAGTCCTCGGTGGACGCTCTGTCGGGCGGCGCTCGGTCGAGAACCTGCGTGCTGGGAGTTCACGCTGTGGATTGACCAACGGTGGCGGGACTTCTCCAGATACCTTGGTGCCCAACACATACCCGGGGAGGTAGCGTCCACCGACGTGTTCTCCCACTTCTGGTGGAAGAAGCGACAAGGTTCTGAGATGGCCCAGCAGGCTTTTGATGACTGGCTCAAAGGTGAGGTTGAAGCAGGGAAGTACCAAGAGGTGCCGCGATGAGCCGCAACAAGTATCCGGGCTACCTACGGGACGAGCAGCATGCCGTCGAAGAAGAGTGCAGGTGGCTATACAATGAGGCAGTAGCCGACAGGAAAATAGCCGATGATCTACCAAAACTACCAGCTGTACTGCGAGTGCCAATTGGTAGCGTTGTGGAACGCCGGAAGGTTCCACGGGCTCGAAGTCCCAAAACCCGGCACTAGAAAGTACCGAGAGGCCTGCCGCAGGGCTCGGGCGATCTACGGGGGTTGTCTCGACTTGGAGCCAGAACGCCAACGATTGGGCCTCCGGTTAGTGCCGGGGTTCCTCATGCTCGGGTGGGTCAGGAAGAATCTGCCGGTCCACTTCGCAATCTTCTGTCATCGAGGTTACCACAGTGTCCTAGCTGTAGAAGTCCGCGGGAGTCGTGTCCTGCTCACAAACTACGCCAAGGGCCGGGTCCATTGGATTGATTGGTGGAAACTAGCCAAGAAGACAAACGTGCACACTCGCCCGTATTCGATCCTACCATTGAGGAGAAACCAACGTGAGACCCATTTACAAATTGACGGCGAAAGAAGCCAGAAAGATTGCTGCAGCTGCGGACCGAAGACGATTGCAAAAGGAAAAGAAGGAGCGTCCAAGGGCTATTCGCGGTTCCCTGCAGCGGTGTCTGGAAATTATCTGCAATGCTGCAAATCAAGGAAGGCACACAGCTGAAATCGCCAACGTAGAATACTCCGCAGAGGTCGAAGAGGCTCTCAAACGTCTCGGCTATCAGTGTTTCGTCGCTGACCACAACCTCCAGATCAGATGGTTCAATGACTAATCATAGAGGAGCCCCAAATGTACTTCTACATCAGCTCATCATGGAAGAACCGCGAGAAAGTCCGAGAGCTAGTCGATCTTCTTCGAACGGCCGGCCACGACGTCTACGATTTCACCGATCCAAAGTGCCGCGATACTCCGGAGCTCCCGCCCGAACGGTTCCCCGAACAATTCGATCCTGCACGGCACAACTACCGGGAGTACCTGAATTCAATCCCGGAATGGAGACAAGCGGTCGAGTGCAATCGCAGGGCGTTGGAGCGGTGTGACGTGGTGGTTCTGCTACTCCCCTGTGGCAACGACGCCCACGCCGACGCTTACTACGCGCTGGGCCTGGGTAAGTATCTGATAGTCACGGGACACCCAAACGCCGGGGATCGAACTCCAACGCACTTATGGGCCAACGCGATCATCGACGACCCATCAAAAGTGTGGATGCGCTTTCTTCCCCATCATAGGAGGGTTGAACCGTGAGCTACTTTTTGTTGAAGTGGGAAGGAAAGAAACTCTGGTTCCGTGGGTGGTCGGCCATAGGCCCACGCTTCACCGACAAGCGCTCCGAGGCACAGAAGTTCGATACTCGGGAAGACGCCATGCACCACCCGGCGTTCTACCATCCGGCCTCTCTCGTGGAGGTTCGGGAATACCAAGAAAGGAAGGCGCGACGTCATGGTTCTACATGATCTGAAATGCTGGCCTGATTCATTCAACGCCCTGGTCCATGAAGAGAAGACCTTCGAGTGGCGCAAGAACGATCGGGGCTTTGAGGTCGGCGACACGCTGTGGCTGCGGGAGTGGGAACCGACTTCCGGCAAGTATACGGGTCGGGAAATCAAGCGAAGCGTCGCCTACATCCTGAGCGGCTCACTGTTTGGGATTCCGGAGGGGTACTGCATAATGTCCCTCCGGAAGGCCGTGGAGCTAGCCGCGGAAGAGAAGACGCCTCGGAACCCTGAGCGTTTCAAGAGAGGAGATCTTGTGACCTGGGCCAGCCAGGCTTGCGGCAAGACGATCACCAAGGAAGGAATGGTGATTGACGTCGTGCCGGCGGGTGAGTACCCACCTGACAAGGTCCACGGTTCTGGCAAGGGCAAGTGCTTGCCTCGAGACCACGAGTCCTATGTGATCCTAGGCTCGGCAGCCGGCAAGAGAAATAAGCGCTTCTGGCCGCTGGTCAAGAATCTGCGTCGCCTATACGAGCGCTTCAACGAGCTGGCTCTCCGAGACGAGATCGTACGAGTGTGGGGACCGGCGGGTGCCCACATCGACGTCTACGACATGCTGCTCAAGAAGGCAGGAGAACGTGACATCCTCGATGGGCCGCTGGGGACGGGCACGACATGACGTGGGAGGAAAAGGCACTTGCCGCGATCGAACGGTTTGGCCAGTGGGCGCTGTGCAAGCTTCGCCTCTGCGACGAGTGTGAGCACTGCCAGACCTACGTCTGCCCCTGGTGTGGTAGAAGGCGACCGTGGGAAGATGGAGCTGCTGATGACATGCCGGAGGCGTGCGACGATTGCTGGTCGTCAGCGCACCGGCGCCCAACGGGGTAGACGATGTGGTGGTTCATTGCCTTGGTCTGGCTGCTACTGGTCGTGCTGTTCATTCAGTGGTGGGCTCATCGGAGAGTTTGAGTGGTGGGCCGGGCAGGAGTCGAACCTGCGGTGTTTCGAGTGTACCTGCTCTACAGGCAGGCGCCTTCGCCACTAGGCTACCGACCCACAAGGAGGAGACATGAAACCCATCGTGTGGTTCAAGCGCCACGATGGTCAGGCCGTCCAGCGCCGCTACGGTGTGCTATGGCACCGTGGTCGTCGCTGGACAGGTCTGACAGTCCTGCTCGGACTCCTCGAGTTCCGGGCAGGCGTCTGCAATGGTTGAGGGACTGGGAGTCGAACCCAGCTGAGCGGCTCCAAAGGCCGCTGCCCAGCCGCTAGGCGATCCCTCATCACAACCTTGGTTGGGGAGGCAGGATTTGAACCTGCGGTGACCGGATTCAGAGACCGGCGCCTTGCCAACTTGGCTACTCCCCAGCTGGAGGCCGAGGTCGGAATCGAACCGACGGTTGATGAGGTTGCAGCTCATCGCCTTCCCACTTGGCCACTCGGCCGTTGGGGTGAGTGACCGGACTCGAACCGGCTTGCGCTGGGGCCACAACCCAGCCCCTCGTCCACTTCGGGATCACCCACCACAGAAACCTCCAACACCCCGGCCACTGCACCGTTCTGCGGCGGCCAAACTCGGGCGCTTTGAGCGGTGGTCGGGGAACTTGCTAGTGACAGTAATGCTGTTGGCCCCGGAGGGGAGCCATAAGGAGATCGCGTGCTTTGGAAGCCCGTGACATAACCCCACTGTACGTGGTTCGAAGGAGAACTTCAAGATGAACGATGTTAGGTCAACTCTTTTCCGGGATGCCGGGCGCCACCCCAATGGAGCCAAGCTCATGAGCTTCGTGGGCATCATCCCGATTCCCGACCATGGGTCAGATGACGGACCCAAAGGGGAACACCAGTACACCGTCACAGTGAAGAACTGTGGGGACCACCTCTACCTGGATGTCCTGATGACCCCTGAGTCAGAAATCGACCGCACCGAAATGGCCCGGGGCTGTGGGATCGGGCATCTCTTGGTTGAACCGATTTGGAGGATGGGATGAGCAAGTATGCCTACAAGAACGTGAAGTTCAAGCCCAAGAGCCTGGAGCTCATTGACCAGTGCAATGAGATCATCGAGGACTACCTGGGCCAGGGGCTGCGCCTGACTCTCAGGCAGCTCTACTACCAACTCGTGACCCGCAACATCATCACGAACGAAGAGAAGTCCTACAAGAACCTCTCGTCACTCGTCAGCGATGCCCGGCTGTCCGGCAAGATGGACTGGGACGCCATTGAGGATCGCGTTCGTCGCCCCCGAACTCCCGGGGAGTTCCAAGACCTCCGGCATCTCGTCGAAACTGCCCTCCTGGCCTACAGGCTTCCCAGGTGGAAGGGCCAGGACTACTACGCTGAACTCTGGGTGGAGAAGGATGCTCTGGCTGGGGTCCTCGAGCCCCTGGGTAGCCGGTACCACGTGACCCTCATGGTCAACAGGGGGTACAGCAGCCAGTCGGCCATGTACGAATCAGCCAACCGGTTCATCGAGAACACGGACTACGGGAGGCGGCAGCCAATCCTCTTCTACCTGGGGGACCATGACCCCTCGGGCGAAGACATGGTCCGGGACATCCGGGATCGACTCGAGATGTTCGGGGTCGAGGGGCTCGAGGTCCGGAAGATTGCCCTTACGACCCCACAGGTCCAGGAGCACAATCCTCCCCCGAACCCCGCGAAGCTCACGGACCCCAGGGCCAAGGACTACATCGAGAAGCACGGGGCTTCGTCATGGGAGGTTGACGCCCTTCCACCCAACGCCCTGGCCGATATCGTGAAGGGCTCGTTTGACGAGATCCTCGACCATGATGCAATGGAGGAAGTGAAGGACCAGGAGGAAAAGGACAAAGAGTCCCTTCGAAAAGCTGTAGAGGAACTGATGAAGGAGCCAACATGATGGAGAATTACCGGCACTTCATGAAGCCCGATGGGGCCATCAAAGGGTCGGGAGTGGACTACGGGGGCAAAGTCCGACTCATCCATCGAGCTGGACCTTTTCTCGTGATCAACATCTCGGGGTCAATGGTCTGGTCCGGGGTCGGATCACCTTGGGAGTACGGGAAAGCAGAGTGGTACCTGGTTGAAGCCGAACTCCCCCAGGAGATCTACAAGCAAGGGCCACCTTGGTGCCAAGAAAACCCCCAGAACTACAACGGCCGTGAGTTCCGAGTAGTGAAGGTTCTGGAATGCCAAACCCCGGGACGGAAATGGAAGGCATGCCGAGATGAACTCATCGAAAAAGCCCAAACCCTGGAGAAGAAATTATAGGAGGCGGGGATGTCAGACCGACCGATCATCCTGGCGGCAATAGCATGGTGGAGAAGCAGAAGACCGTGCTCCTACAACCAGGAGGACCACCTTCGGAACCCGTTGGTCAACACGACCACCAATGCTGAGAAAAGATTGGCTCGAGTCGTAGCCAACCGAATTCTAGGGTACCAGTGCAACAAGAAGCTGAAGAAGGAAATGGCGGATGGCTGAAGAGTCGGACAATCAAACTGGATGAGGCCAAAGTAGCTGCCATCCGTAAACGACTGGCTCAGGGAGAACAGAGTAGGGCACTAGCAAGAGAATTTGGGGTAGCCCGCCACACCATCCATGACATCAAATACAGGGTGACATGGAAGCATGTGTAGAAAATGGCGGAGGAGGAGAGATTCGAACTCTCATGCCCTTTCGGGTTGTCGGTTTTCAGGACCGATGCACCACCAGTTGTGCGACTCCTCCGCTTGGTCAGGGTGACTGGGGTCGAACCAGCGACCTCCTGGGCCCGGGCCAGGCGCGCTACCAACTGCGCTACACCCTGATGGTCGAGGCGGGGAGACTCGAACTCCCGACATCCAGCTCCCAAAGCTGGCGCGCTACCAACTGCGCTACACCTCGACGGGTTTCAAAATTGGCGGAGCGGGAGGGAATCGAACCCCCGCACGTATCCGCGACCTCGGGTTAGCAACCCGGTGCCTTACCACTCGGCCACCGCTCCGCGTCGTGTTACGACCGCGGACTCGGTGGCTGGCTGGGTGATGGGGAGGACGAGCTCGGGCACAACTGCAGGAGTGCAGCGTGGACCAACCGGGCTTCGTTGAACGTGGTGTTCATGACGTCCTCCAGAGACTCATTCACCGTACAGATGACGCTTGGTTGCGTCAAGGAGATTCGATGAAGAAGATGACGCCCGAGGAGGTTGAGGAGACCATGCAGCAGCTTCTGCAGATGGGTTTGGTCGAAGATTCAGGAAAACGGAGAGGAGGAAAGATCGTCTGGAGACTTTCGGACAAAGGCAGAAACCCGATCTACCGGGATAGGGTGCTGAAAGCCTCGGAAGAGCTCTTCAGACTGGAGGACTTCAGTGACTGAGCCAAAGATTCTCGAAGCAATGACGGTCGATCTCCTGCCACGTGTACTACCAGCAGGCTGGCGCCGGCACCCAGACGCTGATGACGTCTTCGACAACGACTATGCTGGGTTGCGAGTCATCTTGAACGTCATGCGGTACGGGGACGGACGTCCGTGGGCGCATCTCAGCCTCTCAAGGCGGGATGGCAAGCTGCCGACTTGGGGCCAGCTCGTCAACGTCAAGAACCTTTTCCTCGGCAAGCAGCGCAAGGCCATCCAGGTGCTGCCGCCCGAGGAGGAGTATGTCAACATCAACCCGGGCGTGCTACACATCTTCTGCTGCCTGGCAGAAGACCCCCTGCCGGACTTCCGATGTAGAGGAGCGCTGTGACTACGATGCACTGGCTTTTTGTTGTGGTTGGAACGGCAGTCAGTGGCCTACTGGCCTACGGGCTTTTGACCCGAAGGAAAAGGCCCTCAGAGGACCCCCAGTCCCTTCCAGGATTCAAGGTTCGAGAGGGTTGGGTGCCCTTGATGTTGATGCCGTCATCCGAGCTGAACGTCAGGTACCCGATCAAACCCGCGCTCCAGTCTGCCATCGACTTTTGGAACGAGGCCGCGGGGTTCAGGTTGTTCGAAGGGATCGGCGAGCTCAATCTGAAGGGTCGGCTCATCTCGCTGATGATGGACTACGAGCAGTACACCAAGGACGGGGTCAGCACAGCTCACGAGGACGCCGCGGCCTTCACAGTCCTGCACTTCGATCAGAATGGCTATGTGAAGGATGCCGCGATCTATGTGGTCGTCCTGCCGGACCGTAGTCCTCTCCCTTTGAAGCGAGCGCTGGCGCACGAGCTCGGTCACTGTTTGGGGCTAGACCACGACAAGAGCTCGTTGAGCGTCATGTACGGTAAACTCACGCAGGAGGTATTCTGTGTGACCGAGAAAGACAAGCAGTACCTCAAGGACACATTCGGAGGACAAGATGCGGCTTCTTCTTGATGTCGATGGAGTGGTAGCCAACATGGTGCTGGCGCTACTCAACGCCATTGGCTCGAAGAGCACGCCTTCAGACTTCCCGACTTGGGACGTCCTGAAGGCGCTGCCCAAGGAAGAGCACGATCGAGCTATCGAAGTGCTGGAGGACCCCAGCTTCTGGCTCAACCTGCCGTTGGTCGAGGGGGCTAAGAGGGGTGTGCAGGAGCTCCGGGACCAAGGCTACGAGGTCGTTTGGGTCACAGCCCCTTGGAAGTCCTGCCCAGGCTGGGATGAGGCCCGCCGCAGCTGGATTCGGAAGCACTTCGGCCCTGATGACGAGATCATCATCACGGCTGACAAACAGACGGTCGACGGTGACTTGTTCATCGACGACAAGCCCGACAACGTCGAGAGCTGGAAGAAGGCACACCCCGGCAAGCCCGCCTTTCTTTTCAACACCCCCCACAACAAGGACTCAGACCTGCGGCGCTGCTCTTGGTGATGGTGCGGCGGGCGGGATTCGAACCCGCAGGTTGTCAGGATTTTAAGTCCCGTGCGTAACCCAATTCCGCCACCGCCGCACTACTACTCAAATGGGTGGTGGCCGGGGAGGGAGTTGAACCCTCACGACCCTTGCGGGCCACCGGGGCTTGAGCCCGGCGCGTCTGCCAAGTTCCGCCACCCGGCCATGGTGCACGAGGAGAGGGTCGAACTCTCATGACCCTTCCGGGCCGCTTGGTTCTGAGCCAAGTGCGTCTGCCAAATTCCGCCACTCGTGCATGGTCCACGGGAGAGGCATCGAACCTCCACGACCCTTTCGGGCCACCAGCCCCTCAAGCTGGCGTGTCTGCCAATTCCACCACCCGTGGATATGGCTGAGCCCCCGAGGAGACTCAGCACGGCTGCATCGCCGAAGCGGTGCAGGGGATTCAGTTGTTTGGGATTAGCGCAACAGGCTAAGCAGGCCTGCGCATAGGTGCGGGCCACGTAACCGAGACAGGATTCTTGCCATTGCGTTCATGTGTCCACTGTACCTCAACCAAAGGAGAAAGCAATGAAGATCATCCCGGCACGTTATGAGTTTGACCTCACCGAGAAGGACGGCCAGCGCATCCTCCGCAGCATCGAGTTGGCGGGCCGCACCTGCTACAAGAGCGAGGACAACAATAAGCTTGGAGACTTCGACAAGACCAAGAAGTTCGTCAAGATGCTGCTCGAGCGCGGCCACGAGAGCGTGCTGGAGCACGAGAAGATCACGGTCCGTATCATCTGCGACCGTGGTGTCACGCACGAGATCGTGCGCCACCGCATCGCCAGCTATTCGCAGGAGAGCACCCGCTACTGCAACTACAGCCAGGACAAGTTCGGCAACGAGGTCACGTTCATCGACCTTCGGCCTTTCTTGGCCAACCCCGAGGCGCGCAAGCTCTGGGAGACCTCGATGCAACAAGCCGAGAAGAACTACCTCGAGCTCGTCGACCAGCACGGTGTCCCGCCGCAGTTCGCCCGCTCGGTGCTGCCCAACAGCCTCAAGACCGAAATCGTCGTGACGGCCAACGTCCGGGAGTGGCGGCACATCTTCAGGCTCCGGACCTCGAAGGCTGCGCACCCGCAGATGCGGGAGGTCATGGTGCCGCTGCTCCGGGACTTCCAGGGGCTCGTACCCGTCGTGTTCAACGACATCGAGGCTGAGTCATGAGCGAAGAGCCCAAGGAGGTAGAGCATTGTCCCAAGTGCGGTACTGTCATGCAGGTCCTGCTGTTCATGGGCGTGCAGCCGGACGGTTGGGTGTGCCCGGAGTGCCACCTGTACTTTCCGGCGCAACATGACGGCAAACCTGCCGAGAAACCTCTGGCGGTCGTCATCTGAATTGACAACCCGGTCGAACGTCTGTAGGGTAGATCTCGCAGATGCAGCTCAGGACCACCATAGCGAGAGCCGCGGCCAAAGCAAGGGCTGGGCGGACAGCTATCATTACGGTCAAGGGCTGGAACCGCACTTTTCGAGATCCCATCGCGATGTAAGCTCTGTTCTCTCGCGGTGGGGCATCAACGAACAGACCTTTGACCGTGAGCAGAGTCAGAGCTGCATCGCGACGGTACGCCGTGCGACGCAGCTGGTGACGCGGCCCGTCTGGGGTTGTGGTGTAGTTGGTCAACACACTCGCCTGTCACGCGAGAGATCACGGGTTCAAGTCCCGTCAGCCCCGCCACGTCACTTGCTGTCAGAAACAGGATGGGTTAGACTCGTTCTTGATGAAAACCTGGCGCGGCAGAAAAGTGAACTACTCAGGCCTGTACCCAAGAGTGTGGTGGCCGGAACATCCTATGGCGAGTTCGTCCGGGATGGTTCGGATTCATCGCGTGGTGGCGTCCGAGAAGATCGGGCGCTCTCTGAAGCCTGGAGAGGTTGTCCACCATCGAAACAAGAATCGAGAGGATTGGTCGAAGAGAAACTTGGAAGTGACAACAATGCCAGAGCACACGGCGCACCATGCTGCGGTGGACAGGCCACTGACCGAGAGGTCTTGTGCAGAGTGTGGAAAGAAGCTGGAGGTGCCAGCTTCCGAAGCTGCGTTGTACGAGAGCAGCTTCTGCAACAAGACGTGTCACTCGAAGTTTCAGGAGAAGGCGTCGTGGCCGAACGACTCGGAGTTGAGTCGTCTGGTTTGGGAACGCCCAGTCATTCAGATCGCAGAGACCCTTGGAGTATCCGACGCGGCGGTGAAGAAAAGATGCAAACGACGCAACATAGCCACGCCGCCGAGGGGGTACTGGTCGGGTCGGTAGGATTACCTCCCTGTAGCTCAAATGGACCAGAGCGGTCGGCTACGAACCGACAGGTTGGGAGTTCGAGTCTCTCCAGGGAGGCCACCTCGTTCCCTCGTAGCTCAGTGGAACGAGAGCGACGGCCTCCGAAGCCGAAGGTCGCGGGTTCAAGTCCCGCCGAGGGAACCATGATCTTGATGCGGGATAGTTCAGAGGTAGAACTCCGGGCTCATAACTCGGAAGTCGAGGGTTCGAGTCCCTCTCCCGCTACCAATCGTAGGCGCGTAGCTCAGTGGCTAGAGCAGGCGGTTGATAACCGCCAGGCCGTCCGTTCAAGCCGGACCGCGCCTACCAATACCCGAGTGGCGCAGCTGGCAGCGCGCCGGTCCTACAAACCGGCTGTCGGGGGTTCGAGACCCTCCTCGGGTACCAGCGCCAGTAGTTCAGCGGTAGAACGTCAGCCTTCCAAGCTGAATGTCGAGGGTTCAACTCCCTCTTGGCGCTCCAAGCAAGAAGGTCGAGTGGCCTAATGGTAAGGCGCACGACTTATAATCGTGACATTGGCGAGTTCGAGTCTCCCCTCGACCACCAGTCACGAATACCGCCCCTGGCGGCGGATCCGCGCCTGGGCCTTCTAAGCCCGTGGTCCTCGGTTCGACTCCGAGCGGGGGCTCCACAGGTGAGGAGACCCCAGGCGGCGGACCCGCATCCGGACCTCCTAAGTCTGGACTCCCAGTTCGACTCTGGGCTGGGGTACCACCGGCAGTGCGCCGGTGACGCAGCGGTAGCGTACCGGCCTTTTAAGCCGGTAGTTGCGAGTTCGAATCTCGCCCGGCGCACCAGCCGGGTGGCAAAACGTGGGCCTGTGGCGCAACTGGCAGCGCAAGAGACTCTTAATCTCGAGGTTCGGGGTTCGACTCCCCGCAGGCTCACCAACGGGTCGGTCGTTCAACTGGCAGGATGCTGCTCTCCAAAAGCAGCGATCTCCGTTCAAATCGGAGCCGGCCCGCCAGTCGAACGAAAGTGGTGCGCGCATAGCTCAGTTGGCAGAGCGCCACCTTGCCATGGTGGAGGTCGTGGGTTCGAGACCCGCTGCGCGCTCCATAGCCGCCCATTGGTGAGCCGCAAAGGGGGTTGTGGATCACAAGTAGGGTTTGGTGAGCCACAAGCTGGGGTAGCTCAGTCGGCAGAGCACGTCCTTGGTAAGGACGAGGTCATGGGTTCGACTCCCGTTCCCAGCTCCAACGCTCCGGTAGCTCAGACGGCAGAGCAGCGCACTCGTAACGCGCAGGCCGGCAGTTCGATTCTGCCCCGGAGCTCCAGAGCTGGCGTAGCTCAGCAGGCAGAGCACCTGATTTGTAATCAGGGTGTCGGGGGTTCGATTCCCTTCGCCAGCTCCAAGAACGCCATTGCCGAAAATGGTCGTGACCATTTTCGGCAATGGACAGGAGGACAGAGGTGTGCATGGGCCCGTAGCTCAATTGGGAGAGCAGGAGCTTTGCAAGCTCAAGGTTGCAGGTTCAAGTCCTGTCGGGTCCACCATGTGGGTCGGTAGCTCAGCTGGTAGAGCGCGGGCCTGAAGAGCCCGGCGTCGGCGGTTCGACTCCGCCCTGACCCACCATTGCTCTGGGGTAGCTCAGTTGGCAGTAGCGCGTGGCTGTTAACCACGAGGTCGTGGGTTCGAGCCCCACCCCCAGAGCCAGATCGCTCTGTGAAAATCTGGCAAGTCGTCCGGTATAAGAGGAATGGACGAACGAAAGAATAACCTTGACTGCACGGCGCGTGTAGTTCAAGGTTGTTTCGGGTTTGGGGGTGTAGCCTAACGGTAAAGGCACTCTTTAGAAAAAAGAGAACACAACACCGTTCGCTACCTCGAGCTCGCAAGGGCTCAACACCTGGTGGACATACAAGCGTAATCCAGGTTCGAATCCTGGCACCCCCACCTTTTCGCAACCACTTGGGCGCCACGGCCCTTACTCGTGGCAGGAGAACGCATATCAGGGGTTCCTGTAGGGCACCTCTTACGGGGGATGAACGGGGCACGGCGCCCCATCAGATGTGGATCTGACAACACCGTTCGCCATCTCGGCCTCACAAGGGCCAACATCTGGTGAACAAACAAGCTGAGGTTCGACTCCTCACATCCCCCCCCTCGATTCAGAGTTGAGTGCGCAACCGGGAGAACAAACAAGCAACGTAGCTCAATTGGTAGAGCAACAGCCTTTAAGCTGATGTAGCTGGTTCAAATCCAGCCATTGCGCCAAAAGCCGTTCTCTCTCCTCGCGCACTCATCATTCTTTCGAAGGGGCGGTAGGATTCCGGTTCTACCGCCCCTTCGCCGCAACCCCGCACTCGATATTTTAGCTTGCCGCCCGACTTCCCGGACGGCCAAAAGGGAGACCTCCAATGGACCAACAGCTTCAGCAGCGAATCGAGCAACTCGGTCCGGCCGAGAGGATCGTGGGCGCGCTCACGAACTTCATGGACCATGTTGTCCACAACCGACCCGGTATGGTCGTCAAGGACCCGACCTCAGCGTTGGGCGTCAAGTGGGAGCCCGTCATCTGGAAGGAAGAGGACGGCAAGAAGGTCGTCTACCGGAGCCAGAAGGTGGGCCGGCGCACCGAGCGGGTGAAGGTCGGCGCCATGAACGGCGACTACCAGATCAAGGAAGGTCGTCGGGTCGTGGGCGAGTACCGGAAGCCAGGCTTGTTTCCTGAGTCGGCGGCCTACTTGTACGAGCAGGTCGCGAAAGTCTGGCAGCTCGACAACGAGTTCGCGGCTCGGTGGGCATCGTGGGCCTTCCCGCGGGACCACAAGGACATGAAAGTCGTGCTCTGCGCCTTCATGCTGGTGCAGAGCCGCACCGGCGACCCCGTCATCGAGGACGGCAAGATCTTGTTCTACGACGAGGACTACCGAAACGTCGGGGAGGCGATGTGCCTCATCCGCGCGAAGGTTGACCTCAGCCCGAAGCACCTATTGCGGGTGGGCGATGTCCTGAACCTCAAGGAGATTGCCGAGATCAACCGCAAGATGGGGTTCGGCAAGTCGGCCCGTAACCCAGCTCGAGGCCGGTACTACAAGGTCGTCGAGAAGTGGCTGCGCTACCGGGAAGAGAACCCGGCGATGCTCGAAGGCCTCGTCAAGGCCGGCTTCCGGACCACGGTCATGAAGCTGGCGCGGCGCGTGGGCTACAAGCCCACGTCCGACCGGTTCTTCGAGATCTTGCGCTGGAAGCAGGACCAGTCGAAGGACGGCCGGCGCACCATGGCGGTCGGCAAGAAAGTCAAGAAGGCCGACACCTGGGAAGGCAAGGACGAGCGGGAGATCTGCGAGATCATCAGCAAAGCCAAGCTCAACTGGAAGAGCATTGTCGGCCGTCTGCCCAAGGACGTCGGCATGACGAGGGCTATCGTGGCCGCGGCTGTCGAAGCAGGCTGCATGTCGCTCCAGGACCTCATCATCCTGACGCCTACGCTCGAGGAGCTCGGTCTCCTCAAGGAGCCGGATGTCGAGAAGCGTTGGAAGGCTGCAGTCGAGCAGGCCGAGAACCAGCGAGCTCTCAACATCGCCAAGAACGTCCGCACCAAGGAGGCCAAGGAAGGCCTTCAAGAGGCGGTCGACAAGGCGACCGAGAAGGCCATGACCGAGGCCACCAAGGACATGCGGGTCTACTGCGTCATCGACAAGTCGGGTTCCATGCAGGGGGCGCTCGAGAAGGCCCAAGAGTACCTGACTCGCTTCCTGGGGGGATTCCCGTTGGAGCGCCTCCACGTCTCGGTGTTCAACACCACGGCTGTGGAGCTCACCATCAGGGCCCCTAAGGCGGCTGCTGTCCGGCAGGCCTTCATGGGCCACTCGGCTGGCGGAGGAACCGACTACTCGCTCGGCGTCCAGGTGTTGGCACGTCACAAGCCCTTGGAAGGCGAGGACGCGCTCATCATCTTCGTCGGCGACGAGGCAGATAGCAGCGTCAACGGAGCCGAAAAGCTGGCCGAGACCGTCCGTCGGTCGGGCATCAACCCTTCGGCCTTCGGGCTCCTGAAGGTGCTCGGCACGGACCTCCACGGTCACGCAGTCACGCAGGCGGCGAATCTGCTGGGCATCCCATGCTTCAACGTCGATACCCAGATGTTTACGTCCGACGATCCCTATGCGGTCACCCGCATGCTGCGGGACCTCGTGGCATCGACGCCGGTCATCGGGACCAGGACAGGCAGGGTTCCGGCTCGCAAGAGTCTCGTCGAGGAGATTCTCGGGACGGCACTGCTCAAGAAGCCCGTTTGGGCATAGAGGAGAAGTTTGCCAGTAGTCGTGGGGCACCCCATAGTCCTGTCGACAGAGCGAATTGACGCCAGTCCGCAGAGCACAGGCGACCGGCTAGAGACCGGCCTAACCCTTTCACGGAATAGCCGATGGCGACGAAGCGGGCATGGATGCACGACGCCGGGAGCGGAGACCCGGTACTGGCAAATTGCTTGGAGGAATAATGAGCTGGAGAGACCTACTGGATAGCAGGTCTCCTCGAGTCCTGCCGTGGTATGGCTTTCGGAGAATCCATGATGCCGAAAGGACGTGGACCATCACCGGAAGTCTGCCACCGGAGCATGGCTGGTTCTCGTTCAACGTTGGGGGCGGCCGGAATGCGACTCTCGGTAGTCGTGATCCCCAACCGGCCGACCTGCAGTGGGTCGGGAACCAGCGCCGTGTGCGGGGCTATCTCGTGGGAGACCGCTTCATCCCAGACAATGTTCGGGTAGACCCGGACCCGGCCAAACTCATCCAGCAGACCCAGCCGGTCTACTGCGTAGAGCTTGGGCTGGAACGGTTCGCCCGGATTGCAGCGGCTCGAGACCGAGAAGGGAATTTGGTCTACGTTGGCCAAGAGTTCCCTGAAGGGGCCGATGCCGAAGCCATCCGGGCCTATCAAGATTGGGCAGAAAGCCTGGATGGTGTTACCGGGGTAACACCTGCTTTGGACTTGGCGTTTCGGTGGGTTACCTACCAGCGCCACCAGGCCGAGAAACGTCGTCAAGAGCTAGAACGCATCCGGGCAGAAGAGGAACGGAGGCGCGCCGAGGCTGAAAGGCTTCAACAGCTCATGAGGGATGCCGGTACGGCCGTTGGGCGTCGTGCTCTGGCAGGGCGGGACTTCGAAGCCGCAGCCAGGGAGGCCTTGCGCGTCTCCGGTGCCGAGTTGCTCGATACTCGGCAGTCGGTCAACCGAGCCGAGATGGTAGTGCAGTACAGGTTTCAGCAACGGCGTCTTGAGTGTGTAGTCGAGAAGGCCACGCTTCGAGTAGTCGATGCTGGTGTTTGTCTGACTGACCACGACACTGGCGTGAAGGGCGATAGGTTCTTTACGTTGGAGTCGCTGCCAGGAGTCATCGCGGAGGCTATTCGGCTCGGCAAGCTGGTGGTTTGGAGGCACCTCGACGGTGACTACGACGATTGACCGCCCGTGTGTGGGCTGCGGCTACTGCTGCCGCAAGGCTCCATGTGTTCGAGGGATAGAGATCTACGGGTCCGCCGCTCCTTGCGGCGGGCTCGTCTTCAAAGACGGGAGGTACTGGTGCAACGAGGTACTGAAATCCAAAGGCGAGACCAGGCAGTGGCTCGTCGACGATCTGGCGATCGGGGCCGGATGTTGCAGCTCACTGAACAGCGACCGTCAGAAGCTGCTCCAGTCGAGTTCCTTATCGCGTTTGTCAGGAGCTTGATCAGGATTCACCCAAGCAGCGACGCTTTGGCTCTCGCGATGCGCAGCGCTTTGGGTCAAGTTCCGATGACCGACCAGCAGGTCAAGAAGTTCATCAAAGCTGTCTCGGCCGAAACCGAACAATCGGGGTGGCCCAAAGGGTTCTTCGGATGAAAAAGCTCATCAAGGAGGAAGTCGTGTCCGATGTACGGTTCATCCACCCCCACTTCGTAAGTGGGCAGGGCAGAGCAACGGTTGCGTGGAAGCCTCACCCGGCCCACGAGGGCTTGGTCGTCGCTGGGGTGGCGTGGTGCTCGCCAAGGGACCACTTCCGCCGTGACAAGGGTCGGCGGATCGCTGAGGGGCGACTCAACAAGAAGCCCCTTGAGGTGGTAGTGACGCTGGTCGAGAGAGGTGACCGGAAGGTCGTCGACGAACGGTCCATCTTGGCGGCTATCTATTGGCCTGACACCAAAGCGGATATCCCGAGGTGGGCGAAGGACGACGCTCTCCTCATTCCGAAGAGAGAAAAGAAAGAAAAGATAGCATGATCGAGGTCGCGATGATGTTCGACCAGGAGGGCAAAGCTCTCTTCTGGCTGGGGCCAAATGGCTGCCATGCCGGCGCTGTCGAGGATTCACATGTCCTTTGGCAGCGAATCTGGGACGCCAGAGAAGTCATTGGAGGAGTGGCCCACACGCATCCCTGGGGCGGCTACCCACACCCTTCCGATACCGATGTCACGACCTGGAGGGCGCTGGAACTCGCGCTCGGTAAAAGGCTCGTGTGGCCCATCATCACAATGGACCAGATGACCTGCTACAAGTGGTTCCCAGCAGAGAACAGTGACTGCTACTACCGGGCAGTGGCGTGGGCACACCGCTACACGGACCACTGGCTCAACAACGTACTCGAAATGCGACGACTGTCGCGCGGAGGATGACATGGACAACAACGAACTGGTTCCCACGATGGCAAAGCTCACCATCACCTATGGTGGTCAACAGGGCGATCTGCCCGACCCCGTCTCGTACGACGCTACCGACGGTGACCTCAAGCAGATGGCCGCCGAGTCGGTGCGGCAGGGCTATGTGCCCGGCATCGACGCCGTCCAGAACGTCGACTTCACGGACTTCGTGGTCGACCGCTTCCCGGCCCGCAACGATGTGCCGTTCAACCGGCTGAGCCTGCGTCCGAAGACCCCCTTCGGGGCAGCGAAGAAGAAGGCGAAGAAGGCGAAGAAGCGGGAGAAGCGGGAGAAGCACGACCCGCACATCGCCTGCGCCAGCTGGCCCAACTGCGAAGATGACCCGTCCCGGTGCTACCTTCGTAACGGCGTAAACGCAGATGAGGACCTGGAGTGATCTGATGAAAATAAGTGACCTCAACTTCTACGACATCGGGAGCAAGATCGGGCTCACGGGCGCTGTCTTCTCGGACAACGACGAGACCGTCTACCTGTGCATGTTTCCCACGCAGCCCGAACCCAAAAAGGTCGTGCACCTCGAGATGTCGTTGGAGGACTGGAAGACATTCCTCCAGCAGATCGACGCCCAGGAGGTCGAGGTCTTGCGGCGGGGCAAGGATGGCAATCTGTCGAAGACCATCCTCCGCAAGACCCAGCGGCTCATCGAGCAACGTGTCTCGTGGTCCGTCTACCGGCGGGACGGCTATCGGTGCCGCTACTGCAACGCCGAGGGCGTCCCGCTAACGGTCGATCATCTGATCACCTGGGAGTCTGGTGGCCCGAGCATCGAGGACAACCTCGTGGCGGCCTGCCGGAAGTGCAACAAGACCAGGGGCGAGACACCCTACGAGCAGTGGTTGCGAGACCCTTACTACCAGCGGGTTTCGCAGAAGCTGTCTGAAGCACAGCGCGCGGCCAACATCGCGCTGATTGCATCTCTGCGGCTGGTTGCTCGTCGGATGACCGAGAGAGGAGAGCGCTGATGTCGTCCTACTTGGGGGCCAATTCCATCTACATCGCCAGCACGGGGACCACGAACACCATCACCACCCCTCTCGGAACCGAGATTGGGCTGGCGACCACCAGGGCCGAGATCCTCAAGAGTCCGGAGCACCGGAAGGAGGGCATCAACGCTCGGCTGTTCTTCAAGCTCATCGACTCCAAGCTGAAGTCGCTCGAGCAGGACAAGCTCACGGAACACCTGACCAAGCTTCAGGAGCTTGTGGGCTCGACCAAGGAACTGGGTCAGCAGGCGTTGTACGAGCAGCTCAGTGAGATGATTGCTGTTGCGGCACGGGAGCTTGAGGTGCTGGCGGTAGGCATTGACTGCTACATCGACCGCGCGACAGTGGAGAAGTTCCGGCAGGTTCGCCGCGAAGAGGGCAAGCCTGTCGTGTACTTCGAGCTCTGGGAGAAGTTCCCCAGGGTGCCGCCGGCCGAGGTAGCGGACAAGATCAAGCGAATCAGAGAGCTGATGCTCTTCGATGAGTACTGGGTGCTGTACCTGGACTACGCTAGGGAGAAGAAGCCACTCCAGACCAACAAAGAGCGCATCAAGAACAAGGACCCCATCCTGTTCGGAAAGTTCGCCTACCAGCCCGAACGGCTGTACTTCATCGTCGACTGGGTGGACGACTTCTGTGACCTCACGCTCACCCAGTTCATCGAGGAAGTGAAGAAGACCGACCTTGGTTACGAGCCTGGCAAGCTCAAGGTTGACGACAAGATGCTGTGCCGCATCAAGAACGAAGTCATGGAGCGGCACGAACGTCTGAAGAGCACGAACTCCTTCAACTTCCGTTCTCAGATGGCAAAGGAGGACGAACTCAACAAGCCGAAGCTCTCTTGGTGGGCGCGGCTCTGGAGGAAGAAAGCATGATCGTCATTGTCGGCGTGGGAGCGCTCGGCTCCCACGTCGCTCTTCTGCTGCGCAACATGAACCACACGCTACGGTTGGTGGACTTCGATCGTGTGGAGCAGAAGAACACTCAAGCTCAGTTCCACTCCAAGATGTCGTTGGGGAGGAACAAAGCTCAGGCCCTCAAGCAGGCGCTGGAGGGCTTGTTCGGTACTCGGGTCGAAGCTGTTCCGCACAAGTTCGAGTGGAACAACCACCGCCAGATCCTCGAAGAGGACGTAGTCGACGTCGTGCTGGACTGCACCGACAACCTCAAGGCGAGGGAGCTTGTGGGCGGCTGCGCCAAGAGTTTCGACATGCCATGTCTTCACGGTGCGCTCTCGGCCTCGGGGGACTTTGCTCGAATCGTCTGGCACGAGCACTTCGTACCCGATGCTGAAGGCGAGGAAGCGGCAGCCACCTGCATCGACGGTGAGCATCTGCCGTTCTTCGTGTTGGCGGCAGCGCTGATGGCCGTCGAGGTCCAGCGGTTCATGAAGACCAAGAAGCAGCGCAGCTATCAGCTCACGCCGGCAGGTATCGTCCAGTTGGCGTAGTTGACAGTGGGACCGGCTCATGTGAGGATGGCCTCGTGAGCTGGTCCACCACATTTCGAGAACGAGAGCGCCGATAGCGCCGATGCTCTCGTCGTCCAGTGGTCAGGATCGCTGACTCTCAATCAGCAGACGCTCGGTTCGATTCCGGCCGAGAGCACCAACCAGCCCTCGTAGACTAACGGTCAGGTCACCAGGCTTTCAATCTGGGCATGTTGGGTTCGATTCCCACCGAGGGCACCACACGAGGTCAAGATGAAGATCGATAGGTTTGCGGGAAACTACAGCTTCCTCTCCAACTTCCATCCCTGCCTCGTGCCCTACGAGGGACGAGAGTACCCCAGCGCCGAATATGCCTTTCAGGCTGCTAAGAGCTTGGAGGACCGTGAGCGCGCCAAGATTGCGGCTCTATCAACCTCTGGGCAGGCAAAGCGGGCCGGCAAGCTGCTGGAACTCAGAGCCGACTGGGAGGGCGTGAAGCTCGATGTCATGCGAGGGGTCGTGAACAACAAGTTCACCTGGAACCCTGAGCTCCGCCAGGCGCTGCTCGACACTGGCGACGCCGAGCTCGTGGAGGGCAATGATTGGGGCGACGTCTTCTGGGGTGTCTGCAAAGGGACAGGCAGCAACCATTTGGGCCTCATCTTGATGGAGACGCGGGAGTGGATGAAGACTCTCGATCAGTGGCTCCGAAAGCGCATCCTTACTCTGGAGGAACTGGTGGCTGACCGCCAGGAGGCCCGAAAGCAAAACCTTGAGCTCACGGGCGTAGAGGACTTGCAGTACACGTGCGATGAGTGTTGGATGGCACGGGCCTGCGGGTTGGCGTTTGACTCCTACAACACCAATGGGGACTGCCTGCTGGAGAAGTGAGACCATGAAAGCCAAGAAAGCTGACGGATTCTGCCTGAGAGGGCCTAAGGGGCTGGTCCCCGACACCTTCTGTGTCGACCCGGACACCTGCTGGAGCTTCTCGTTCCGATACCTCTATGAGAAGTACGGGTGGATGCAGCCGTTCTACAAGAAGTGGGACGAGAGCATCGCGGCTGCCGAGAAGCACAAGTTCATCATCGTGCCGGTTCATCTTTCGGAAGCGGCGTGATAGTAGTTCTCTGTGGGGCCGAAAGGTTTCGACAGCGATCGGAAGCTGAAGGGAGCGTGCCCTGGATGTCTCGCAGCCAGGTCAAAAGCGAGGCGACGCCTTAACTGCCAACGACGACGTTGAGCAGCTCGTTCCGCAGCTTGCTGCTGCGTAACAGCCCTGGAAGCTGACGCCTGCTAGGCGACCAGGAACAACAGCAGGATAGGATGTCGGTACGGTGCTACGGCGGCGACATCCGAAATGCACCGGGAGCTTTGCAGAACGGCATCTGCCCATGGACAGCCGGGACGCGAGATTTGGGCATGGGACACGCACGTAGCGCCTCAAGTAGAAGATCGTTGGACCCGGGTTCGATTCCCGGCGGCTCCACCACATTCAACCGAGCTACAGCTCGACAGGAGATAGAACGATGACCGACCAAAATCTGACTGAAATCATCTGCATCATTGACCGCAGCGGCTCCATGGAGTCGATCCGCGATGACGCCATCGGGGGCTTCAACGCTTTCTTGGAGGAGCAGAAGAAGCAACCTGGCAAGGCGTTGTTGACGTACTGTCAGTTCGACACTGAGTACGACATCATCCACAACGGCAAGCCCATCCAGGAAGTGCCGCCGCTCGACCACGCGACGTACGTTCCTCGCGGCAGCACGGCGCTGCTAGACGCCATCGGCCGTACCGTCAACGAGGTGGGCGCCAGGCTGGACAAAACGCCCGAGCACGAGCGGCCTGGCAAGGTCATCGTCGTCGTCCTGACCGACGGCCAGGAGAACGCCAGCCGCGAATTCAACCGGCAGCAGATCAAGGACATGATCGACCGGCAGAGCGGCCAATTCAACTGGCAGTTCGTCTACCTGAGCGCCGATGCCAACGGCTTCACTGACGCCATGAACATCGGTATCCATGCCGATGCGTTCGTGGCTTTCCAGAATACGGGTGACAGCACCCGTAAGGCCTACTCGACCGTCAGCAGTGCGGTCTCGGGCTACCGTTCGTCGGGCTCGATCGGCAACATCAACCAGAATTGAGCTGACCCGAAAGGGTCGGTGGTGGAGGCGGTCCAGACCGGATCGCCCTGGGGCGGGGCCAGTCAGGCCCCGCTCTTCTTTTACCGCCTGTCAGCGACAGGAGGAAGTTGATGCCAAAATCGACATTCAAAGGGATGTTCTCGGCACTTTCGGTGGAAGTGAATTGTGGCCCTTCGGAAGGGGACACCACACATACTTCCTTCTCGCTACGATTGCCCGAGAGAGCATACGCCCTAACAGCAGAGTGGTTAGAGGGGGCGCTTGTGGTTACTGTTGCTGGAGACTGCGAAAGAGCTACTCTTGCTGCAGCTCTACAATGGGTTGGCGAGCAAATCTTCGCTGAGGCAAAGCCTTCGTACTTGGCAGAGGTGACATCAACGGCGTCAGACGAAAAGGGCTTGCCGGCACAGGCCTACGGTGACTACGACTCCGAAGAGGAGTCCTATGATCCTGAAGACTGGGAAGAACCCCCTGAACGCGCTGACGAGCCGTTCCTTGAGCTAGCAGAGCAGGGGGACCGCATCCTCGCAAAGCTTGATCTTCTGCTTGAGAGGACTTCCAAGTTAGTGGTGGATTCCACATCGCCGCTAGTCGGTGAGCCCGCGCCACCTAAGAACGACAACCTCTCGGCAAAAAAGGCCAAGGCTCAATACGACCGCATGTCTGAAGCCGAGAAGGAAAAAGTCCGAGAAGAGTGCCGCGGCATTGTGTGTATCACATGCGGGGCTCTTACGATGGATCCTTGTCACCGAAAAGGGTCGCCCGAGTCTCAGCTACAGCACCCCCATCCGGAGCGGATCCGGTGGGCACTGCGAAAACGTCTTAGGGAAGAGGCGTAGCAAAACGGCGTCTGTCTTCTACATTCCAAGGACACAACATGACGAAGGAAGCGAGGGCCTGGTCAGCCCGTCACGTCGACCTCTGCATGCGGCTTTTCAAACAAGGCCTCACAGACAAGCAGGTTTCGGAGCGCATGAGTCAGGGCGCTCGACAGTTCACCATTCACTCGATCCGCTCCTACCGGGGCCGGGTCGAACGAGCCGGAACCCTGAAGCGAGGGCTATCGGGGTCCAGCAAGGAGAGAAGCGAAATGTCACGGAGGATAAAGAGACAGCAGTGGTCCCGCAAAGCCGAGCTTCGGCTCATCGAGCTTCACTACGCAGGCTTCAAGCCTCGCCGGGTGGCACGAATGCTCTACAAGGAAGGATTGCGGGCTTCCAACCACCCAGGGGCGGTGGGTGACCGGGTCAGCTTCCTGAAGCGCACTGGCAAGATCAAAGTCGGTGGCCCACAGGCTCCGCTTCCCCTGCCGCCGTCGCCCTCGCCGAGGATCAAGGAAGTCAGCAAGGTCAATCGAGTTGAGCTCATCCCGAGGATCGGCGCCAATGAGTCCTTCACGCTCAGCGATGGAGCTTACGTTGAAGTCCTCAACATCTGCAACAGGGAAAAGTTCCTGTTCAACGAGTGAGCGATGGCCACATGGAAGTCTTGTGGTTTCCGGTGCGCCAAGTGCCGGCTGAAAAGCAAGAGCGCCCGTAAAGGGAAGCGCTACGAGCCCACGGGGCGGATGAGGCGGCTTCCCCAAGGCCACCTTTCTCGAGAGAGTGCTGGTCGGCTTATGCAGTACCGGTGCTTCGATTGCGGTCACATTGGCTGGTCGAAGCACCGGGATGTCGAAATGGCCTTCCATCGGCAGCAACTAGGATTCCGAGAGCTCGCACCCGCCGATAAGGCTTGGTGAATGCGGTTGCCACCTGCAGGGCCACCAAGGTAGTTTGACCTCTACTTTCAATGGAGTTGAAGATGGCCAGAACAGCCGTTCCGAGAGTCCATCCTCTTGAGATGCCCGCCGAAGACTCGCAACCCTCTGAAGCCGAGAAGCCACAGCTATCCGGGGTGCCGAAACGGTACTTCATGTGGCTCGTCGCCATCAATGCCGTGATGGCGATGGTCGCGCTGCTGGCAGTTGTGGGCTACGGTCTCTACTCGGCCGACTCCTGGGCGGCCATGAGGCAGCAGCGTCAGCAGGACATCAGCACGATGGCCACGGAGTTCGAGAGGCTTCGTGCTGATGTTGTGATGACGACATCCGAGAACAATCTCTTCCTGAAGATCATGCTCCTCAAGCCCGGCATCGACAAAGGGCTAGCCCGGGACATCGCGCACAGCGTGGTCATCCGAGCTCGGGAGCACCATCGAGACCCCGACCTGGTGCTGGCCATCATCGATGTCGAATCCAACTTCAACCCGAATGCGGTTTCGCACATGGGGGCCGTTGGCCTCATGCAAGTCATGCCATTCTGGAAGAAGTCGCTGGCTATCGATCGAGACCTGCGGGACATCGACACCAGCATCAACTACGGCCTCAAGATCTTGGCGATGTACGAGAACACCTACGGCAGCATCGAAATGGCGTTGACGGTCTACAACCGAGGTCCAAACCTCGTGAACGCTGACCTGAAGTACGGTAGAACGCCTTTCAACGGCTACGCGGAGAACATCATGCGGGCCTACGCGAGGATCAAGGCGTGGGCGAGGCCGTAGAGGGGTCTCGAATGGACCAGAAGGCGATCGTTGGGCTCCTGAGGCTTCAGGCCGAAGCCGAAGAGGTTGCCGTCCACCTGGAGGATCTCGCCAAGCAGGTGCGGGCCGGGAACCTCATTGGCTTTGAAGTGAAGTGGCTGGCGGGCAACGAGGAGTTGGAATCCAAGCTCATGCCCCGAACGCCCCAGAAGACCGTCCCGTTGACGTTGAAGTGCGAGGGAGACCATGAAAAGGACGATTCAGTACGCCGAGATGGCGACCGGCCAGGTCGTGTCGTGCGTCGGAAGTGAGATCTACTGGCCGGTCATCGACTACGACAGCGCCACACCCGAGAACAGCTTCACGCTCGCCTACCACTGGGAGAAGCTCCCGATCGCTTCTCTGATGCCGGCCGAGTGGAACAGCCTGCGGTGGACCAAGAAGGTCTCGCTTGAGACCAAAAACTTCCACCGACAGCTCTGGGGCATGAAACCACTCAAGCCCAAAGCCCCGCGAGCCACTCAGCGGCGCACCAGGCGCCGGCGAGCTCGTCGATACACTCGGTTTCCTCGAACTGCTATGGGAGGACTACCATGACGTGGTTCGACTATCGGGCCTCCCAGGAGCTCGAGCGCGAGGACTACTCGTTCGCAGCTCTCATCATGGCCGCCATGCGGCGAGCCGACAACGACAACGCCACCAAGCTCCGGGAGGCCTGGCCGGCACTCTGGGAGGAGCTTGATGAGCGCTACCATGCCCCCGGCGGCTACATCGGTCAAGAATGCGAGGGTCATACCCGTCTTCATTGCATGGCGTGTGGCTGGAAAGGGGAGTTCGGGGTGGCTTACCCAACCAGATTCGGTTGCCCGCAGTGCCGTCAGCACGGGTCGAGCTTGCGGTATGAGCTTGTCGTCTCCCCATCGGGCTCCGAAGAGCGTATGAATGGAGGTCAAGAAGGAAAGGCGTAGCCATGCTGTGCAGCCAGCACGCCGGCAAAGCCGACATAGAATGTTCACACTGTCTTGCCGAGAGACTCCAGCAGCTTCGCATGCTCACCTCACACCTCCACGAATACCGGGAGGTGCTGGGCGAGACCATGAAAGAAGCAGAACTGCTCGAGTCTCTTTTAACCCAAACGGCCGACTTGCTCGATGCCGTCAGCTCGGTCAGCCAAGCGGCCCGGAGCTTTATCGTCAGTGACCCACGGTATGTAGACCTAGCCAAATGGCTGAAGGAGAGAACTCGATGACTTGGTGGATGTGGACTCTGATCGCCGTAGCGGCCAACTGGGCGCTGCCGGCCCTCGTCAGCTGGGCGTACGGCGTCTACGGTTGGATGACCGGGGACTTCGTGCCGGCAGGCCGCTACAAAGCCATCATTGTCTTCCGGCTCGCCTACAAGATGCAGAAGTGGCACGACCGCCTCTGGCGAGACTGGGGCGGCGTAGGCCTGTTCCTCATGATGGTGATCCGTGACGAAGCAGGACCGGGCGATGACGCCTGGGTAGCAAGGACCAAGGTTCATGAAGGCACACATTGTCTGCACTGGCTGTGGCTCGGCGCGCTGTACTACGTGGCCTACCTTGGCCATTCGCTCTTCATCTACTTCTTCCAGAAGGAACGGCATGCCTACCTCGACAATTGGTCGGAGCGGGCGGCACGCAAGGCGGCCAGTCAGCTCGTCGATGTCCCGAAGGAGCAGTGGCCCAACGGCCCAAGAGACCGATGGCCCTGGTGGTGAGAAGCTTGCCTCTCACCGACCGGCGCTCTACAAGTGCCCCTACTGCGTTCGTCGCTTCTCGGACCCTGATGGCTGGGAGGAGGCCAAACGCCACATCAGGCTGAAGCACCAGAAGGACTCGTACAATGGAAGTCGTCGGCGCCGTGACGATCTTGTTGCTCGTGGGGTGGATGATCGTGAAGAAAGCCCTCCCAGGCATGAAGGCCTCTTTGACACAGGCCAATAGACCCACGCCCAAAGAGCCGTGGTAGTATCGGTCTAGGAGGGCCATATGACCGAGGAAACCAAACCTACGAAGACCAAGCGAGCCGTCAAAGTCACATTCGATGCGGCCAAGATCGTGATGGCCATCACGACGTTGGTCGTGGCCTACAACGGCTACCGAGACCTCGAGAACAAGAACGCGCTGGTACTCGAGGCTCTTGGCAGTAAGCTCAACGCCTTGGCCGAGAAGGTCTCGTACCTGGAAGGCCGCCTGCAAGCTCTGTCGACTGCACCAACGCCCGGTGTTCATCACTTGACCCTCGCCAAACCTCCCGAGCCCCCGCCACCCGAGAATCAGCCGCCCGCGGCTGTCGCAGCCGGCGAAGGCGTCATGCTGAAGGCCTACGAGAGCGTTCCGTTGGATGTAGCGGGCCTCCAACAGCTACAGATCGAACAGCGGGAGCTCAAAGCTCCGCCAGGAGAGTGAGATGACGAAGTCAGACTTCGAGCTCAGCCTCTACAAGTACAAGGCCAAGAGCGTGCGAGTTGTCGATGGCGACACGATCGACCTCGACATTGACCTCGGGATGTTCGTTCATCGTTTCGACCGCACTCGGCTCTACGGCATCGATACCCCCGAGATCCGAGGAGCCAGCAAAGCCGAAGGCCTCAAGTCCATGGAGTTCGTCAAGACAGCGGTCGGCGAGGCCATGACGGCTGTGCCGCTGTGGGTCGAAACTTTCATCGACAAGAACGAGAAATACGGCCGCCTGCTCGCCAAGGTGTGGTACGAGAAGAGCGGCGTGATGGTGTGCCTCAATGATGAGCTCTGTGAACAGAAGCTCGCCGAACGAAGGAGCTACTGATGGCTGGCCTCCCCTCGAACTGGCAGGAAACGACCCTCAAGGCATTGGAAGAGCTCAAGCGTGACCCAAACCTCTACGGTGTCGGCCTCCCACTGGCCTGGAGCACTGAGCTGAGCGAGTTTCATCGGAGCGGAGAGCTCCGCAAGCTCTTGGGCGTGCGCCGCACGAGCTTCGTCAAAGGTGACAAGATCGTAGCGCTGAAGGCCGAAACCCCGCCCTCGGAGACCAAGACCAAGTCTCGTCAGTGAAGCCCCCAGCGCCCCCGAAGTGTTCGTTCGACCATGCGCTCGGCGCAATGGTCCATCGTTTTGCCCTTGGCGCGACCACTTGTGAGTGCGGTGCCGAGCGCATCGAAAAGCCGACCTTTACGCCTATGCCGGACCCCTGGCGCCAGTCCGCCCACACCAGGAAGCGCAAAAACCCTTGACGAACGCGATGATGTGCCTCAACATATTCCGTATGTAGGAGGCATGGTCGTGGGCGACAACAAAGTGCTCAACGGTCCAGCACCTGCACAGCATGTGCGGCTGCTCGAGCGTGAGCTAAAAAAGGCGCCGCAGGATTTGAACCTGCGACGCCACATCGAACGGTTGAAGGAGGCCTGGGGGCTGCGGCGGCGACCGCTGGCAGCCTAACCCTCACCCTCGGGCCATTCGTTCTCCCGTGCGAGCCACTTCGGCACCACCAAGGTCGAGACGGCCTCTTTCGCTTCAAAAGCCTCGAGAACGTCGTCGATGTTGTCGATCGGCGACTTGCCGACGACGAACTCCTCGCCGTCTTTCTCGATGACGATCGCGCGGTCGAGTACCCTCACGACCTTGTCGATGTCGACGTCGACGAGGTCATGGCCTTGGTCGAACGGTCGCCCCATTGGCTTTCCTTTTCTTGGACGTGTGGTTGAGCGACCGGTTCAGGCTGTCGAGCTCGTCCTGCACCTTCTTGGTCTCGGCGGCTTCCTTCTTGTCGAGAGCCGCTGTCTCGTCGATCAGGTCCTTGTCGATCTGCGCGTTGTCGTTGACCATTCGGCCTTCGATCGGCGCACAACCGATCCGGTAGACCTCACGGGCGTGCTCGAGCTCGCCCTCGTAGGCCTTGTGGAGCTCCTCGAGCCGGCCCTTCAGCTCAGCCTTCAGCTCCTCGATGGCCTTCTCGGTGAGGCCTCGGGCTCGCGCGACCTCTTGGTCGTACAGCTCCTTGGCCTTCTGCTTGGCGGCGTCCCGGGTGCTCGCCAGCTCCTTCATGGCCCGGCCGGCTGCCGACAGCGCCTCGCGCTTGCTGGCGACCGCGCCCTCTTGGAGCTCGACCCTCTTGGTCTGAAAGTGGCCCTTCAGCGCCCTCTGCTGGCCGTACAACTCCTTGAGGCGCTGCTGCGGGGTGGGCTTGGCTTGCTTCTCGACGGTCTTGTTCTCTTCGGACACGACTTGCTCCTTTGGGTGGACGGTTGTGCTTCATGATGATGGTTTCACGACGGACAGCGCGCATCTGAATCTTGCCGCCTCGGCGGCCGGTCTTGCGGACCAAGTAGATCGGACCCTTGCTGTCCTCCGAGATCTGGATGACCTGGCCCTCCCCCCCACTGAACGTGTGGTCGATGCCCATCGTCGCCATGACGTTGACGGGCTTGAGGCGCACGAAGTCACCGACCTGGATGTCACGTGCCATCGGCCGGCTCCTCGACGCCCAGCACGTCCTTGTAGTCGATGACTAGGTAGACCTTGCCGTCGACCTTCAGCTCCGAGGGCGCGTAGGGCTGGAAGACCACGATCTCGCCGACCATCACGTCGACGACCTCGCGCTCGCCGTTGGCCTTGAGGTCGCCCTCACCGACGGCCACGACCTTGCCGCGCTGGGGCTTCTTGTCGGCGACCTCGGGCGCTACGATGACCGAGGACGGCGCCTCGACGGTCTTCTCGACCAAGATCTTGCCGTTCCGCATCTCGATGTTCATGTCTTCTCCTTCTCGTGGGCCTCGGCGACCAGGTAGTGCGTCCTCAAGGCCTTGGCCTCTTCGTACAGCTTCCCCAGCACCTCGATCAAGCTTTCCAGCACGCCCTGCGGCCGTTCGAGCGCGAGCTCGCCGGGCAGATTGAGGCGCTCGCGGTACTTCGTCAGCCAGTCGGCCGTCTGGAGGTCGAGCTCGCGGATCGGCAAGATGTCGCCAACGAAGCAGTCCTGACAGATGTACCGAAGGCCACCGGGCGGCACTCTCAGGACATCGTTCCGCCAACCGTCCGGCCAGACCTTCAACTTGCCGCACGAGGGGCACAGCTGACGGGTCGGCTGTGTGGTGGCCAACAAAGCCTTGACGGAACGACCCAAACGACTGGCTCGCTCTCTTTTAGCCACGACACACCCGCCGGTCGTAGGCCTCCAGGGTCGGCCGGCTGGGCGCGCGACGATTGCCGTTGCCATCGCCGTTGTACCGAACCTGCGTGGTCTCGATGGGCGTTGGCCGCGGCTTGTAGTCACCGATGTCCAGCTTGGCGGCGCGCCGTTTGAGGGGCTCGAGAGGTCTCTTCATCGTATTCCTCCGATTGATGGGTAGACGTCGAACGACAGGCACGTGCCTGACGGTCGAGCTACCGAAGTTGCGCTTCTACGGTCCTTATCCCGAAAACACCCATGTCCCTTGCGGCGCGCACTTCAAAGCGACCTGGCCGACGGGCGCGCACTTCGAAAGCCCTGTTGTCGAGACCGACAGACCAACGACGACGTCCAGACCTGTAGGGCCGCGAACGCGAGGTCCGCAGCGCGAAGACCGTAGCGTAGAGGCTTAGCGTACGACGGTAGCGTATGGAGCTTAGCGTACATCCCTTAGCGTAGCGTCCATGACCTTAGCGTAGCGTCGATGGCCTCAGCCAGTGGACCGCGACGAACACGCGACCACCAGGCCTCCCCGGTCCTGGGTCCAGGCCATCCTGTCTGGCCACTCTCAGCAAAAGTCCTTGACGATGTGCGCGCCCCTCGGTAGCGTGCAGGTCTCTGCTGTGGCCAGCGCGCCCATCGGCCAGCACCGAGCGCCTAGGCGTGTGGCGCGACCTCCAGCGGCCCGCCCACGGCTGCGCTTACCTGAGAGCCAATCAGGCGCTGTGGGCGGGCCGTCAAGGCCTCGACCTCGTACGAACTATGGTTAGCAGAACGGTACCGGTGGCCCGTACCCCGCGGACACAGGCCAGCATGCCGGGGGTAGGATTTTCCTTAGACCCAACGCTGGACCCGCCGGTCGACCCGTACGCTACGACGATCGCGTACGCTAAGGTCCGTACGCTAAGGCTCTACGCTAAGGGTCCGTACGCTACCGTCGGGTCCCCCGGCGTCCTTTGGGCTAAAAAGGGGGCCCCAAAAGCTGGGGCCCCCTTCTCGTGCTACAGGGCGACGGTCCACATCATCAAACGGTCCCGCAGCCGAGGCACAGCCAGCCGTCAGGCTCCCGCGTGTCGCCGCAGACCACGCAGCCGCTTTTGGCCGGCAGGCCGTCCAGGAAGGCCTGCAGGCTGGCGGGCCGGCAGTACGTGATCGACGGACGGCCGCCCGTCAGGTCGGCCATCAGGTCCTTGAGCTCCCAGTACTGCCAGTCCTGCTCGTCGAACCAGCTCTGGCGCTCCTTGAGCTCCGCGACCTTGGCCTTGATGGCATCCCGGCGCTGTTCCTCGGCGTCCTCGGGGTGGTGCTCGGCCAGGCAGTCCGGGCAGATTCCGTGACTGACCGGCAGGGCCGGCGGGTCCTCGACCTTCCACTGGTCGCCGACCTTCAGGCGCCCACACCACATGCAGACTACCGGTAGCGTGGTCATCCGACACCTCCTTCTGGGCACGCCGGGCAGCTCGCGGCTCCGGGCTCGCGCCCGCACAACTGGCAGTAGAACGAGTGGCTGGTGATGACGAGCTCATCACCGCGGACCTGCAGGAGGATACCGAAGTCCTCCCATGCTGACTTGCGGACCAGCGCGGCGGGGAACTCGAGCGCCGCATCGGCCAGCGCGCGCAAGATCGCGAGCTGGTGGTCATCGAGCCTGTTGATCGCCAACACGCCAACGTTGAGTCGCATCGACCTCTCCTGGGCAAAAGTGTCTTCTGGACCTCACTTTTCTTATCCCAGGCCCGGGGGCCGAATTTCGCGTCCCGAGGGCTAAAGGAGGGGAGAGGGGTGCAAGGTCCCCTCTCCCCCAAGGTGCCGCGCCGCCCGGGCGGCATCATGCCCTACTTCCCCGCCGCGGCCTTGAGGAGGGAAGGCCGGTCCACCGTACAGTCAGCCCCAATCCGATCAGTTGCAGGCCTCCGCGGGCTTGGGGTCAAGGGACTCGAAGTACCGGCGGGAGACGCGGTGGACGACGCCATCGTGGTACCGCATCAGGATGTCGTCCCCAAGGGGGCGCACCTGAACCGTGGCCTTGCTGTCGTCCCACTCGACGATGACGTAGTAGTGATCGCGCTTGATGTCCATCTCGTCCTCCTGGGCAAAGGAAGGGTGGTTTCTGGGCTCTACTTTCTTATCCCCGGCCAGGGGGCCAAATTTCGCATTCTGGGGGCTAAAAAGGGGAGCCGGCAGCGCCGACCCCCTTCTTGCCCTACTTCTCGTCCATCGCCTGGGTGTCGAGGTCCTCCTCGCGCTTCCGGTCCGCCTCACGGACCAGCGTGAGCAGCGGGGGCAGCAGCCCGTACTCTGCCATCGACACTGTCTTGTCTGGGCAGACGACGATGTGGTCGATGACCCGGAGGCCCAGGAGGTCGGCTGCCGGGATCAAGCGCTTCATGCCGGCGACATCCCGTTGGCTGGGTTTGGGGTCCCCGCTGGGGTGGTTGTGGACCATGACGATGCGTTTGGCGCCGCAGAGCAGCGCGGCCGTCATCATGGTCCTGGCATCCCACGTGACCCAATCGAACCCCCCGCGGGCGAGCTCTGTGTAGCCCAACAGGACGTCGCGGTTGTTCAGGAAGAAGGCCAGGCAGACCTCCTGGACCTCGTCGGCCAGGAGCTTCTGGGCCAGCGCCGCGACCTTCTCGGGCCGGTCGTACAGGTACGTGGGGTCTAGGTCCGGTACGGCCACGACCTCGCGGCGAAGGTACAGCCGTTGCAGCTGCAGCTCGTTGCTCATGATCTCCTCCTTGGTGTCGTTTTTGAGCGCGAGGCCCCATTGGTGGAGCATTTTCTCTATGGCGGCCAGGGACTTCTTCCCCACGCCGGGGATTTGGGAGATCTGGGACCTCGTCATGCCAGCGAGGTCCCGGATCTTCATATGGCTCTGGCCAGCCAGCCGATGCTGAGCAATCAGGACTCCGCGGAGCCGTCCCGAGAGCCCCGTGTGCCCGGCGCCCACATAGGTGTCGAGTATCTCGGTGGCGGTCATCTTGTCCATCTGGCCCTCCTATTGGACGGTGAACTCGACCAACAGGTCCTCGGCTGAAAAGTCCGGCATGACGAACGTGTGGGCCGTGTCCTGAATGCACCCCATGGAGGACATCATGTAGAGCGTGGGGGCGAGGCGCAGTCGAACGAACGAAACGGTCCGGATCAAGGAGTCGGCCACGACGACGCCGTAGTTCACGACCTCGGAGCCGACGCCGTGGTCGACGTAGTAGTAGCCATTGCTCTGCGCGCCGACGCACGAGCTGTTGAGGAACCTCGAGAGGCCGTAGGGCCGCACGTAGAGCTCGGGCACGCAGGCCTGCGCGCCGGTGTGCAACGTCATGGGCACGCAGTCCCAGCCCTGTTGGACGTCGTGGAACCGGGGTGGCGCGCGGTACATCGAGCCATCGGCGCCCACGAGGACGTCGTGCACGACGGTCAGGCGGCTGCCCGACGTGGCGGCCGGCGGGGCATCGACGCCGTCCTGGCCGTCGGCGCCTGCAGGGCCGGTCGCGCCCACAGGGCCCCGCTCGCCAGCCGACCCCTGCGCGCCGGTCGCGCCTGGCAGCCCTTGCTCGCCTGGCACGCCCTGAGGACCCTGCGGGCCTTCAGGACCCTGGGGACCGGTCGGTCCCACAGCGCCGTCGACACCATCCTGCCCGTCGAGGCCCGCCGCGCCGTCGAGGCCTGCGGGACCTTCGGGGCCAGCGGGACATTGGGCCGGGCACTCGGGCGCTTCCGAGATGCCGGTCGTGCTGACCGGGATGGTGGGCGCGCTTGAGCACGCCGACAGCCCAAGCACGGCCAGCGGCAAGATCTTGCGCAGCAGCCGACGGATGGAGCGCTTCACAGCGCTGGGCTTCCGGCCGCGCCGATACTGCACGAGGTCTTGGTAGGCGTCCTCGAAGCCTTCGTGTGTGAACGGGAAGGTCGCGACGATGCCGGCCGGCCCTTCGATGAAGTAGTGGGGGCCGAGGCTGTGTTGAGAGTTCAGAACGGTTCCAATGATGTACCAGTCCTGGGTCATGGCTTCCTCCTGGGCAAAGGAAAGGTGTGTTCTTGGCTCTACTTTTCTTATCCCAGGGTGGAGGTGGTAATTTCGCCTACATAGGCCAAAATCTTGGGGTTTGGGCTAAAAGGACCGGTGGGTGCCCACCGGTCCAGTCTTCATGCCTCGCGCTCGGTCCCTCGAGCCTCGAGCCGATGCCGTGACTCGGACAGCGGAGCATCGTCGGGCCCCCGCCAGTACGGCTCAATCAGGATACGCTTCCTCTCTTTCCAGTTCTTGCCGCAGGCCTGCCACTTGTGGTGGCCGGCGACCAGAACCCGGACGTTCAGGGCTTTGCCGTCGTTGCTCTGCAGCAGGGCCTCGACCGACATCGTGCGGTCGACCACAATCTTGCCGCCCAGCCGCCGGACCGTACAGTGCGGCAGCTGGTTCAAAGCTCGCTGGGCCTTGGACCGCTGCTTGGGGTTCCGGTTGGTCCTCAGCTTCTTCCACAGCCGGCGTGCTTCTTCGTTGGGCACGAAGGTCTCGAGGTCGATGTCGGACATCGTGCTGTACAGCACGACGTTCATGGTCCACTGGAAGACCTCCCTCCACTGCTTCGGGTACCGCGCGCTCGTCCCGTCGGGCGCGTCCTTGAGGAAGTTCTCGAGGCTCTCGACCAGCGGGACGTCGTCGTAGATCGGCATCTCCATCCAGATCCAACCTTCGAACATCAAGTCTTCGGGGAACTCGAGGTTCGCCGCAATGATGCGGAGCCGCCGAACCTTGGGGTCCACCGTCTGGGCCTCTCGGACGAGCAGCCCGTCGAGCGGCGAGTGCTTAGTGTTGGGCGAGTCTTTGGGGGTCGGCACCAAGAGCTCGGCCTCCCGGGGAACCGAGATGTACATCGCGGGGTAGGGCAGATGGAGGTCGCCACCCTTGATGCCGTGGACCTCAGTGAGCCGAAGGCGCTGCGCCAGGCCTGGCGAGATCTCGTAGATCTTGCGGCCTCCCGCGAGGTAGGCCAACTGCGTGACGAACAGGTAGGCGTCACCCGTTAGGTTGTCACCAAAGCGGAATGCGCTCTTGCCGACCTTCTCCTGGGCGATCAGGTACTGCTCGACGGCCCCGATGAGCGCGCGGTCAACCTCGAACGTCGGGACACCGCGAGTCAGCTGCGCGATGACCTCCTGCGCCAGGCGGTGGTGCCACAAGAGCTGGAGGTAGTAGCGCTTGACCGAGACCTCCTGAATCTGCTGGGGCGTCAAGACCAAGGTGCTGACCCCCTGCAGCTCGACGATGTTCCGACTGAGCTCCCCCTCAAGCCGACGGAGCTCCTTCTCGATGTCGTTGTTGGGCCACTGAGCGATCCGCTGAGCCCAGCGGAACCGCTCGTCGTTGTGAAGTGACAGGTTGTCGATAAGACTCATGATTTCCTCCGCTGGGCTCGGTTGGGTAGGGGTCGGGAAGTGCCGGGTAGTCGGACGGGCTTGGCGCGGTCGGGTGTGGCATGTCGCGTGGCTGGGCCAGAAATGGCCTGGCTTGTCGATCCAGTCGGCTGGGCGGGTTTGGCGGGCGATGGGGCGGCCAGTCGGCTCGGGATGGCGGAGTCGGGAACGCCGTGGCTGGACTTTGGTCGTCACTTGGAGAGGGTCGGAAGGGCTGGTAACGACGTGGCTCGGAATGTCGGGCTGGTTTGGCGGGGGGAGGCGCGGCCAGTCAAGCTGGGTAGTGCGGGGAAGGGCTGGCCAGTCGGAGCGGCTCGAGCGTGGAGGGCCTGACTGGGGTCGTCGGAGTGGCGGGGCGGCGGTACGGGACGGTTAGGTCCGTCGGGTAGGCGCGGTGGGCAACGGTGTGGCTAGTCGGTCAGGCCGGGGCAGGGCCGCTACGGGCTCGTGCTGGGCCGGTCCGTCGGACGGATAGGCGCGAAGTCGGTACGGCTCGTCGTGTGGCTTGGGTGGGACCGTGCTGGGCGGGCCAGTCGGCCAGGAGGTGGATGGGGTCGGCTTGGGTCGTCGCTTGGGCGGGTTCGTACTGAACAGGTTTGACGCGGCAGGGCAAGTCGCCTGGTCTGACCGGGTCCGGGACAGCTTGGGTAGTCGAGAGGTCGGGTTGGGCATAGCGCGGCACGTCGGTCAGGTCCGGTGAGATGAGGTGAGGTCGGTCCGGGGGCTTGGGCCGTCGTGGCTGGGCCAGAACCGGCTTGTCGGACCGGATTGGGCCGCGAGGGGCCGGCCGGGTTTGGTTTGTCGGGACGGAATGCTTGGGGTCGAGATGACTCGGCCAGGCCCGTCGTCCGGGAGGGTCAGACGGGGGCGTCGGGCGGAATGGTATGGCTGGGAAGGGGGCGGGAAGGACCGTCGGCAGGACGTGGTACGGCTTGTTTCGACATGGCTCGTCGGTTGGAAGGGCGCGGCTCTGCAGGGTTCGTCGGCCAGGCAGGGCATGGAAGGGGTAGGGAAGACATGGGTCGTCGCACGGGGCTGGCCGGAGGCGGGTTGTCGGTTGGAAGGGCTTGGGCCGCGGCGGCCAGGAACGGCTCGTCGAAGGGGCGGGATCGTCGTGGTGTGGAGAGGAGAGGTGCGTCGGTATGGCACGGGTAGGCGGGGCTGGTGCCGGGTTGTCAAAAGACGCGAAGACCGGGAGGACAGCCTCCCGGTCTTCGGACTTAAGCTCAGGGGGGCTTAAGTTGTTGACTTCACGCGGCCTCGACCTTCCAGCCTGGGACGAACGGCTTCTGGGCTCGCGCCTCCTCGAGCGTCAGCTTCTGGACGTCCTGAACCTGGAATTTGCCGTAGCCCTGGGATCGGTCGGCGCCGAGCCCCAGGTTCTCGCAGTAGTTCAGGCAGAGGTACAGCGCCTCTTCCGTAACCTCACCGTGCCGGAGCCGCCGGACCGTGAACTCGATCTCGACGTTCTCGACGATGTCCGAGACCTTGATGGCCGAGCGCGGCCCGCGGGGGCCGTCTTCGATGTGGATGGGCCGCTGGGTGGTCTTGTCGACCTTCTGGCGGTTGAGGAAGACCTTGTTCTCCTCGACGAACACGTGGTCGGCCATCTTGCTCTTCAGGGCCGCGACGCCACGCTCGCCTTCCTTCTTCTTGGAGGGCACCGAGCTCCTCATGATGTTGGCCGCCTCTTTGAGCATGGCCTTGAGCTGCCGGCCCTCGAGATAGAGGCCACACTCCTTGTCGACGAGGAACGTAGTGCCGGTGGCCTCGAGCTCCTCCTCGACGACTTGGGGTAGCGCCTCGACCTTGGCGTCCACGATCTTGGCGCGCTCCTCCTGGCTGGCCTCCTTGCAGGTGGCGCCGATCCAGCCCTTGATCATCTCGGGGTCCTTGGGGCAGCCGCCGACCAGCTCTTTGACGAGGAGCCTCACCCGGTAGAAGTCGTACAGCGAGTCCTCGTGCTTCTTGATGACCTCTCGATAGTCCATAGTTTCCTCCTGCTGCTGTTTGGGTAGAAAAGGGGGAGATGGGCTTCCACTCCCCTTATCTCGAATCCGTCGTGAGGATTTCGGCGCTGGACGTATTCACCAGCTTCGGTATAGTGGGCCGGTGACCGATTGGGAGGACCACTTCTGCGACGCCTTCGGGCGCTGCGTCTGCTGTGGGGAGCCGTGCACGACTGGCGGCTGCATCAACTCGTCGTGCGCCCGGTGTCAGCGGAAGCTCTACCCCGTAGTTCGACGGCTTCGGTACACCGAGCAGCCCGACGGAACGTTCAAGCTGGTCGAGGACGATGAGCCAGAACCGCTACAACCCTAAACGTGGCTGGTGCAATCCGACCGCGCTGCCCAAAGGCCCGAACGGCCGGGCGCTGTGTCGGGAGTGCGGCAAGGAGGTTCCGGAGCGCCGGCGGTCGTTCTGCTCGGAATCCTGCGTCGAGAGCTGGAAGATCCGCAGCCAACCCAACCACGTCCGCTACCTGTTGTGGAAACGAGACGCCGGCGTCTGCGCGATGTGCGGGGTGTCGTGCAAGCTCCTGGTCCGCGAGCTCGAGGCCATCGACAGTTACTTCCAGGAACACCAGTTCAAGAGCGGCTGGGGCTACGACTACGAGAAGATGGTCCGAGCCAACCAAAAGCTCCTGGCCCGGCTCGAGGAGCTCTGCATCCCGGTCTATCGCTATATCCATCGGCGCCGTGAAGGCATCTGGGATGCTGACCACATCACGCCCGTCGTCGAGGGTGGCGGGGAATGCACGCTCGACAACTATCGGACGTTGTGTTGCCGGTGCCATCGAAGTGAAACCACCAAGCTGGCGGCCCGCCGGACGCAGGAGCGGAGAGCCGGCTGATGGCAGCGATCTACTACATCACGCCGTACAACTACGACTCCACGTCAACAACTTGGTCGTCGATTGATTTCAACCAGGGTGTCTATAGCTCGACGTACATCGAATTACCGCCGGACGAGGCGGAGTCAGAAGAGGTACAGGTCTGCCCGTGGCTGTTCCTCCTGCCGGAGGACCAGAGAGATCTTGTAGTGCGGCCGCCCACGGCACGGCCCCCCAGGCGTCCGGCTCGGTGTCGAGATCCTCCGGGCTAAAAGAGTCAGGGCGGGGGAGTCGGCTCCCCCGCCCTTCGTTCTACTCCTTCGGCAGAACCACCTTGACGTCGATGTGCTCTACCGAGCCGCGTTCACGCGGCAAGTCGTCCGGCCGCCGTCGACGCTCGAGCTTCTCGAGGTTGTCGTTCAGCCGCTTGAGCTCGTGAATGAACTGCGGCGCCACTTCGGCCAGCCGCATCAAGGCTCTCTCGACACCTGGCAGCATCAGGATGTCCTCCGATCTCGATGGCCACGCCAGCAGCCGTGACCAAAATGGTGGCGTCATGGTTGTCTGCCACTTCCATGAGGCCGTCCATCCACGGGGCGACCTCACGAAAGCAGCCCAGCCTCAGATGCACGTCAGTCTGCCACCGTGCACCAGGTGCGGTTGTACTCGACCACGTCTGCCGCGAGCTGGCGGATGCGCTTCACCTCCGCGGTCAAGAAGTTGACCTTCTCGTGAAAGCCGTTCTTGCTGTCGTGGTACATCCCCTTGCCACCGCCTTTAGGGGCGGCGAGCTCGGTCATGTGCTCGTCGAGCCGGCGCAGGATGTTGTACTCGTTGTTCGAGCCGCTGAGGTTGTGGACGAACCTCGAGTAGCCAACCGTGGGCTTCGGGCCAGCGAAGCCCAGGACTGCCACGATGACGTGGGTGATATCCTCAGTCGGGCACGCCTGCAGGAACCGAGTCTTGTCGACTTCCGGGTCCTTCTCGTACGCCTGGCGGGTGTAGACGATGACCGCGCAGCCCGAGCACTTGGCGGCGTGCTCGCGCTTCAGGTAGAGGCCCACTTCGTCGCGCCAGCTTCGGACGATGTAGTCGTCCGGATTGCCGGTGTGCTGGCCGACCCCGGCGCTCACGAGTTTGACGGCGTCCGGGAGCTCGATGTAGTGCTGACCCTCCTGCTGGTCCTTCTTGGGGTCATGGGCCTTGACGGCAGCTTCCACGAGCTCCAGGAACTTGGCCTGGTCGGTCACCTTGGTGCCGACGGTGGTGGGCTCAAAGCACTTCAGGACGTCACTGAATCCGAATTTCATAGATCCTCCGATGGGGGAAAGAAGTTTGGGCTTCCATTCTCCTTATCCCGAAGAAGCCCGGGAGACTTCCGATTGGGCGACCAGACCTTGTTTGTGAAGCGCCAACGACACTTTGGTGCAGAGCGCATCGTTGTCGGCGTTATCGAGCGCTTGGATGAGCTCGTTCCACTCCGGCACCGTCAGCTTCAGCCGCGCTTCAACGCCTTCGACGTCACAGAGCTGGTACCTGTAGTAGGATAGAAAGTCCTGCTCCTTGACCCAACGCTGGAGGTCGCGCTCCACGTCGCTGAACGTGAACGCCGGGTCGCCTACGCAGGACCAATCCAGCGTCTGCTCGATGAACTGGAGTTTGTCGCGCGCACAGGTGAAGAACGTGTCGTAGAACCCGTCCAGGTTGTAGTGCGCGATGTGGCCGAATGTTTGGTTCAGCCGATTGTAGAACCACTTGGGGAAGTCCTTCCGGTTGAAGTCACCGGCCACAAACTTCCGGAACTGAGCAGCGAACTTCTCTTTGTCCTCCGCTGAGGACCATTGGGTTGGTGTGTAAGTCATCGTGCCCCCCTCAGCAGTAGGGTGTCATGGCCAGGACGTACTCCCGGCCTTTGATGGTGATGGTTTGGAATGGACCATCTGGTCCTCCAAGGGAGCACATGCCCTCGAAGTTCTCGGAGAACAATGGGTCGGCGATCTGCTGGTAACCCTCGGGGTCTTCTTTGACGGCGTAGGCTTCCAGGTGGTGGTAGTAGCCACAGACCACGAGAGCGGCCAATAGGCGGGAGGTAGGATCCTCTTCCGAGCCTGTGGGCTCCCAGGCCGACTCCGGGACATCGACCACGACGGCGCGTTCGAAGGCGTGCTTACCCATGGACTGCCTCTATGAAGACTTCGGTGCCCGGGATCTTGACGCGCCCTTCCCGACGAACGCGCTCGCGGCAAGCCGGGCACAGTGGCCCGGTGACCTTGGCGTCTTTGATCCACATCTTGCTCCGGTCGCAGAGTGCGCACTTGACCTTGCGGGCAACGATGCGCTTCTCCTCATCGGCATCCTGCCGCTTCAACTCCTTGTCGATCCAGTCCATCGTTTCCTCCTATCAGTAGTAGGGTTTCTGTTCTTTGAGGGCTTTCAGGATGAGGCCGATGCTCATCGCTGCTCGGCGTCTGGTCATTCCCTGGTTGATACGCCACTGGGTCCAGCAGTAGATGGGGTCCTCGACCATCAAGCCGCGGAGTGCAGCTTTGTAGTCGTGGCCCATCAACACCATGTAGATGGTGTCGGGGCCCCATTGGGCCAAGATCTGCTGCCTGGTCCGCTCGGCCCAAGCGTCGCGCTGCTTGGACGTCATGCTGCCGAGGTACATGTCGTAGGGCTCGATCACCTGGTCGGGCAGCACAAGACCATGCTTGGCCGACAGGATGCCACCCCACTCACCGCACCGGCCGTTGTGCTGGAGCCACTTCACCGACGCCTTGAACATCGGCGAGCAGTAGAGCTCACGGGCGGGGGCTGGGTGGTCGAGCTTGGTCTTGCAGCAGGCAACGAGTCCCACGCGCATACTGGTCCTCCCAGGTCGGCCAGAAGTAATCGAGGACCGGAGCTTCTAGCCATCCGAACTGCCGATAGTGCTCCGGGAACTTGAACAAGAGCGCCGAGCGGTGGGAGGCATGGAGCCTCGGGTCACCGAGCCACGGCGGCACGACGTTGGGGATGTGGAGTTTGATCTGCCGGTCGAAGAAGTCGAGCTGCGTGTCTTCGTAGCCGCGGCGACGCCACTCGTTGCAGATGTGCCAGCCGTACATGGCCAGCGCCCAAGGATAGGGCTTCCACATAAGAGAGGCCGGATGGTTCTCCCACCGGCTCTCTCGCCCAAGCGCGATCTCGAGCAGCAACTTGGCTTCGATGCGCTGCTTGCCAAGCCGCTGTCTGTCGAGCACCTTCGCACTCTTCACGAACTCAGGGTAGGCCAAAAACGTCTGCATGGCCTACCACAGAAGGTGAGTGAGCAGGCCGACGAACAGGCCGATGCCCACTCCCTTGACGAGCGCCCACTGCTGAGCGCGTTGTTCCAAGACTCTGAGACGGGCGAACTCTTCTTGCGCCGAGCTCATGTTTTACCTCCGGAAGAATGGCGCGGTAGCCACTCGCTGGGGGGATAGCTTGTGGCTGAAAGGGGACGTCCCGCCGCGCCGCCGGGGCCCCACGGCAAACGAAAGGAAACATGCAGTACTGCATTCGGCCCGGCTCATACGGTCGTTCCGGCGCCTGCAAACAGTACCATTCACATGGTCTGTCCACTGCCTATCTTATCCCGAATCACGCACTTCTTTTTCCCGAGGTGACAACTCCGAGAGATCGCGCTATGGTCTGGCTTTGCTCCTTCCAGATGGTCGGAGGGGTCCCATGAAACTGGTGGGTAATGCCCACCACAGCGGGCGAGGGCCAGGTGGATACTCGAGCTTTGTTCGGATTCTGCCTGGCCCTCGTCCTACTTGCCTGGGCAATGGGCCAGTGCTGCGCCCGATTGGTGAAGTAGAATGAGCGACATCGGCACCCACAAGCAGAAAGTCGACCAGGACCGCTACAACGGCGGGTACGAGTCAACGTACAGCAAGCCCAAGAGCAAGAAGCCCGGCAAAACGGTCTACGTTTGCCGGGGCAGCAAGCTGGTCCCCAAGGAAGAGGAACGGTCGAACATCATCGAGTTCCCGACCCCGCCACCGACCGACGTCTATGAGCACATGCAGAAGGTGCGCGACTACATCATCAACCAGTACGCAGCTCCTCTCGGCTAAGAACAGAGGTGGGGTCTCCACCTCTGTTCTTCCGAAGCTCACCGCTTCTTGCTTCGTGGCTTCGCGGTCTTCCGGCGAGCTCTCGCCGGCGTCAGGGAGACGATCTCGCCCGCCCCCAGGTCTACGGTCTCTGGGGGCGACAGCGCCACCGCCTGCGCGATGGCCTGTGAGAACACGGTCTTGGGGTCGTTGGCCCGTCGGGTCGCGGCGAGCAGTAGAAGCAACTGTATCATTCCGGCCTCCACAGGTGCCGCTCCTTCAAGCGGCACGAAAGCTCGTCGAGCACCTTGGCTCGGGCGAGATCTGAAGAGAACGACTGCTTGAGCCGCTCCTCCAGACGGTTGATGTCGGCGTCCAGTGAGTCACGGCGCAGGTTGTGTTTCCTGCGTACTCGCTCGACGATCTCCTTCATGGTCTCCATGATCACCTCCTGGGCAAAGGAATGGCTGGGCCACCACTACTCTTATCCCCAGGTCACCGGTGCGAATTGCACCAGCTGCACAGCAGAAGGAGGCCAATCAGGGCGGTCCAGCCAAGCACGGTCTCTACAGCAGCCCGAGCTTTTTGGCCGACCACTTCGAGAGTGACGCGGGATCTCGGCGAGCTCGCTCGAACTTGCGATGACTCGATTCGATCGCCTTCTTCACTGAATGGTAGTGGGGTGTGTCGACTCGGCGGCCGAAGCAGTTCTTCTTGACCGTCACCGCGATGGTCTGGCCGTCCAGGCTGAAGTCGATGCCGCGTTCCTTGATGAACCGCTGGTCCGTGCAGTCGAGATCGGTGCAGGGGACCGTCAGCGACACCTCGACAACACTCTCCGTCCAGGTGATTTTGAGCGGGTAGGACTTGCCGGTAGTGGTCGATGGGATCGAACCGCCCGGGTAGAGCTCGTGGTTCATGAGCTTGTCGCGCATCTCGCTCAAGAACTGCCCTGCTTTGTCCTGGAGCTCCATGCTCTCCTCCTTTCATTCCTCCGGTACCTCGTCGCAGCGGGCGCACCTGGCCCCGGGGCCACCAATTGTGATGTGCAGGCAGTCTTCTTCGGCGCAGTAGCGAGGGCCAAAGGTAGTGGGCCTGCCGGCCTTCCGGTTGTCTTCGTCCTCGGGGGTCGTGACGATGCCCATGACGATGCAAGGACGCCAGTAGACCGTCTTGTTGTCGAAGAACCACTGGTGTAGACCATTATTGTCTTGGTCGGCGATGCTGGCGCACGACCCCTCCTCGAGTAGGGTCAGCACGCTGCCAGGTCGGATGAAGGGCGCGAGCTCCTCGAGCAAGATCATCTGGAGGTCATGACCTCCGATGTAGTCGAGGAACTCGAGGTCCCCTTCTTCGCCAAACTCTGGTTCCATGCCGAAGTACCGGATGGCGTCCTCCAGGTTGTCCCAGGGCTTGAAGGTCACGAAGCGCATACGTTCCGCGTCCTTCTCGTCTTTGGTTCGTTGGATCACGTCCCAGGTTCTGTCGTAGATCTTCCGAGCGAGCTCGGCGGTGACGTGTTCTTTCGAGATCGTGACCGTGCTCTCTACTAGGATTTGCCTACTACTCATCGCTTCCTCCGAATCATAGTTGTCTGAGCTCGTTGGGGTTCGACGAACGCGGCATAAGCAAGAACTCGACCTTGCCGACCAGGAGCCCATGCTCATAGGTAATGCGCGCCGGTAACGCGGTCTTGCCCTCATCCTTTTCGGCCTTTAGGGGCTCTCGATAGTGGATGACGAGTCCGAGCTCTCGTGGACCGTCCCACGGGATCGTGGGATCCATCTTCCGGCGCGCCCGGTACAGCGCGTTCTGGTTCTTCTTGTACCGGACGAAGTCTTCCAAGTACCCACCATCCAGGCTGACTGGATGTGCGATAGCGCCCTCGATTGGCGTCTTGGGGAGGATGGCCGGGTAGTCGGGGTACTTGTACTCCAGCTTTTCGGTCCCCCCGACCATCGCCTCACCGGCGTCCGATTTGAGGAAGATTTGGCGGCCCACCTTCATGAGTTGATAGTCCAGCTCGTACTGCCGCTCCGTCGGGTACTGCGCGAGGTACTGGCGGACTGCGCGAGAGTCCAAGTAGAAGGGGCCACCGAGAAACTGCTCGCCCGAGACGAGCTCCCATGTGTAGTGGGCAAGCCGGTGGCCATCAGTGGCGGCAGCGTGGACAGTTCGGGTTCTCTTGCCGATCAGGCCCTCGGCGTGAAGGTCCAGCTCGATGAGGTGCAGGATTCGATGGACTCCCGCTTCTTCTTCGGGCTTGTGGTCTTTGTGGCCCTCACCCTTCGTGAACCTGAATAGGTCCAGTGCGGCGAAAGGCACACCGATGTTGAGTGCTCCCTGTGGGGGCATAGTTCCTCCTAAAGCGTATTGGGGTTTCAGCTATCGGTGGGTGTTCAACCGGCAGAGCTCTACCAACGTCACATCTCCAGGTCCAAGAGCGATGAGGGCTCGGAGTGCTTCTCGTAGTTCTCGTGCCGTTCCGACGAACGTGATGCCGAGTGGTCCGAAGCGCATGATGGCCTCCTCGATCGATACCAGAGATACAGGTATCGGGCGAAGCCCCCGATGAAAGGGAGCGAAAGGATAAAGACAAGGACGCAGTGTGGACACATCGTTCACTCCATTGTGGTGGTCCCGGTAGCCGCCGCCTTCTTTTCCACTTTTGCCCAGCAGCAGACAGGAGGTGATGGCGGCTACCAGGACCATATCATTCACGAAGGCGGATCAGCTCTCTGACCAGCCTTGGGAACTCCTCGACGCAGGTCTTCACGTAGGTTCTTCGGTCTCCTGGATCCCGTACCAGAAGTTCGAGCTCCTGCAGTCGTTCATCGGTGAATGGTGTAGCGATAGGCATCGACTTTGGCTTGTGAGTCCGGCAGTACCAGCGACCGTCGACTTGCAGTGACCCCCGGTGCCAGCAGGGCCTCTCTGGTTTCTTCATGCGTCCAGCGCAACGACGAAAGTTCATGGAGTCTCCCCGAGATAACGATTGCTCCTTCAATCATCTTATCCCAGACGAGCCAGAGGGAATTGCGGGCTAAGAAAGAGCGGAGTCCCGTCGGAGGGAACGGGACTCCGCCGCGCACAAGACACCGGAAGAACTCTACTACCCTCTCCCCGTACAGTGGGGCCCAGTCGAGAGGTAGGGAGAAGTTCCGGATCTCTATACTCCTTATACCCAATCAGGGGGCTAAGTTTTGACGACGCCTTGTGGACGGAGTCGTCGATTGTTTCCACTCTTCTTATGCCCGATGAGGCCTTGGGAATTGCGGGCTAATGAAGAGCAGCAGGTGTCCCCTAGTGGGGAGGCCTGCTGCTCTTCTGGTTGTGGTGGCGGTCTCGCTAGACCGTGCCGCGCAGGTAGCCGATGCCCTTGCCGACCCACCCGCCGACCTGGATGCCGGTCGCCACGAGGACCAGACCCACGACGCCGGCAGCCGCGTAGCTGCCGAACGTGCTCGCCCCGATGGAGTGCGCGAGGCGGGTCGGCGCCGGTCGCCCGCTGGCCGCGAGGTCGTCGGACGCCATGGCCAGCTCGACCACGGCCTTGTTGTCGATCGCCTTGATGGCCGCGGCCATGTCCGCCGGACTCTCGGCCTTCGCGAGACCAGGCAACACCTTCTCGAAGGACTTCGTGAACTGTTCCAGTGCGTTCGCCATAGATCACCTCCGCCAGTTCTGCGACTGGGCTTGCAATTGGGACCGTCCAAAAGGGCGAATCCCGTGTCACTTTTCTTATCCCAGGGAATACCCCTGTTTTTCGCATTTCTGGCCCATTTTGAGGGCCTCGAAGGGTCTGAAGGTCAGGCAGGTCTTCCGGGGGGCCTTTTTGACCGGGGGTGGGGCCGAGCAGACCCTGCACTGGGTAGGCAAGCGCGAGACCCCCTCTTTCTTGAGGAACTCCAGAACGTCTTTTGCCCTCACGTCGAACTTCTTGCCGCACTTCGAGCAGGTCTCTCGGGCCACCACGCTCCAGTTGCTCATCCGTCCGAGCAGCTGGTTGACGTTCATCGCGATGACGGTTTTGCCGGAGGCTCGACGGTAGCAAGTTGGGCACTTGTCGGTCTTGGAGTGCTTGCCGCAAACCACGCATCGACCTTCCAGGAGCCTCCGGTACTGGGTCCGGATGGCTCGGGCAGTCTCGAGGGGCAGTTTCTGCTCCTCGGCTACTGCAGAAAGTCGTGCTACCGAACAAGTGCCTACCGCGCGAATCTTTCGTACGTTCATAGGTCCTCCGATGTTGGGTGAAATGCGCCGTGCGCTCATCCCTCTTATCCCGAGATTTCTTTCCCCCTTTCTGCGGGATAAGGAGAGCAGTACACACTCGGAGGTAGCTCGATGGACGATATCCAGGACATGATCTTTGAAGCTGCTCGGCCTCAGCAGGTCACGATCGAACGATCAACCCGCACTGGCATCACGAGTCTCGACATCGCGCTCGGGGGAAGCCTGCCGGTTGGGGCTGTCGAGATCTTCGGAGAGGACTCGGTCGGCAAGACGTCGTTGATCTACCAGATCTTGGCCCATGCTCAGCGTTGCCACTACCAGGCTGGGCTGTGCGCCAGCGAGTATCTCGACATTCCGATGATGCGGCACTTGGGTGTGGTGCTCGAGGACCTGGTGCTCTTCCGCGGAAGCGGAGTCGAGGTTCTGGACGCCATGATGGAGTTTCAGTACCAGGCCTCGTACCGCCGACAGCCCATCGTTCTGGCCATCGATTCGATGACGGCGTTGCGGCCCGAAGGGGAAGAGAGGGGCGATTGGCCGGTAATGGTTGACCGCTATTTGGACCGTGCAGCCACGGGGATCCCGCCCGGCTCAGTCCTTCTGGTTGTCAGCCAGGTGCGGGCTCGTAGATCTCGAGACCCCCGCAAGGTGTTCGCTGGAGGGGTCGAGACTTCTCTCCGAGGTTTCAGTGGGCGGTTCGCCGCGAGAATGCAGCTCACGCGAGAGGGAGTGGAGGACGAGAACTACACGATGGTCGTCGATGTCCTGACCAACGTGTTCCGCCAGGCGTTCTTCCTGACCAGGCTACCGTTTCGAAAGGGTCACGGTGTGCAAATCTCGTTGGACCTCGCCTCTATGGCCGATCGGTGTGGTGTCTTCCAGAGGGCAGGCGCGTGGCTGTCGTACGGGGAGCTGAAGTGGCAGGGCATCGAGGCCGCGGCCGACGCCTTGGACTCGACTCCAGAGCTTCTAGGGGAGGTTCAGCAGCGGGTTATGAAAGCAGCAGGCTATTGACAGAAGGGAGCCAACCGTGGCTCCCTTCTTTAGCCATGTGGCTACGTGACGGACTTCAAACGTGCCAGAACTGTGGCGGGCAGGGGTGCTACTGGTGCCGGCGCACCGGTCAGCGAGCTCAATGCCCAGCCTGCATGAACAGCGAGCCCGAGCTCATCGATCAGCTCGGCGATATGCTGACGTGTCAGGCCTGTGGGACAGTGTTCGATGCGCGGGGACAAGTGGTGCGCCCTTCGGTATCTACCCTCCGTTCTGCATCAAACGCTTGACCCTACAGATACAATATGTATAGAACCTCGAGCATGAGTCTTGTGACTGGCTTTGAGAGTCAGAGCCCAGAAGCCGATGGCGGGAAAGAGCTGAACGAGGCCCTCGAGTTCGACAATCTCTACAATGCCTTGATGAACGCCCGGAACTGCGCCTCCGACGTGTTTGCCGGCTGGGCCAAGCGCGCTTTTCGGAGCCTTCTCAAGAACCACCTCGTCATGGCCACGACGGTGGATCGTTACCCTCGCTGGACTGCTCAGGGCGCAGTCAGCTTCCGTGTCGACAAGCTGGAAGACCGAAAGGCCGTACAGGACGCGCTGGAGGGGTTGGTCCGAGGTCTGGCGGGGATCATTCGATTAACGTGCAAAGAAGAGAAGTCGCTGATGCTCAACGCCCTGACGGCCGACATCATGATGACTGGGGAGTTCGAGATCACGTTCCGCTTGAAGCAGCGTTGGGGGGAAGCATGAAACCTCCGACTGGTGCCCCGATGCCGGGAGGTCGTGTGCGCGCCAAAACCAAGGGCGCGCCTACTCACTTCCCCAAGCCGAGCAATGTGCCGGCACCTCAGGTCGAGAACAAGCTCTACAACGTTCGGATATGCCAGAAGTGTGGGCGTGAGGGGCGAGTGGTTTCGAACCACAACGGCATCCACATCTTCTGCTTCTGTGGATTCAGTTGGCCGATCTCAAGCACAGCGCTCAACCCCTCGGCCCCGCTGGTGCCGGTGCGGGGTTTCAGCAAGGTCACGATGGTCGAGCCAGACTTCAACAAAGCGTTTGAGGAGATAGGGACCCGACAAAATGAGTCGATTGGACCAAAGCCCCGAGGGTAGCGAGCAGCCCAAGCGCGAGATCACGACGTTCGACCCGAAGGCCGACGTCGAGAGAATCGTGGGGATGCCAGCAACCAACGAGTTCGACCCCAAAGTCAATCAGCCGGCGACCCGAGCTAGCGCTCGGTCTTACGCTGAGCGAGCTCGTGAGCGCGCGACCTCACGGATGAGCGCCGATGACCTGAAGGGCAAGAAGGTGCCGCTCGGCCACGTTGCATCCCCACCGAAAGAGAAGATGGAGCAGATCGCAGCTCTGGGGATGCCGAGCCCGATGTTCGACGCACCTGCCGAGAAGAAAGTCACCAGGCCGCCACCACCGCAAGGTGTGGGGTCGGCCTACGATGTGAATCAAGCGATGGCCCGGGGAGAACTCGACCGGCCCGTCAGCCTTCGTGAGGTCAAAGAGATGCCAAAAGCGAAGGGGCTTTCACCCGAGTCCGTCAAGGCGATCCAGATGGTGAACGAAGACATGAGCAAGGCCACCCGATCGAAGGAAGACATCGAGGCCGAGAAGGCCGTCGCGCAATCTATGAAGGAGGGCCCGAAGGCTGAGGACGGCCGTGAGCTCGACAAGGCCGAGAAGACCATCGTCGAGAACCAGATCGAGGAGCGGCCACAGACCGAAGAGCGCCCGCTCCCATTCGACTTCGACGGCTTTGGCTCCTTCCGCAACACCCTGATGGACCCCGAGCGCCGAAAGAAGATCGAAGGCCGCCTGGAGGACCTCGATCTTGCTGACATGATCATGAAGCGTGAGATCCAGCAGGACATCACCGTGGTGCCCGGAAAGTTCACGGTGACGCTCCGGACCTTCAGCCAGAAGGAAAACCTCTGGATGCTCCAGTACATCTTCGACTTCCCGGGGTCGCAGTTGTACACGCGCGAGCTCCTGAGCACCTGCCAGCTGGTGTGCAGCGTCGTCGGCATCAACGGCAAGATGCTGCCTGAGCACCGGGCCAATGTCGGCCAGTCCAACGAGCAGGTCGACAAGGCGGCGTTCGAGAAGAAGAAGGACGTCATCTCGTCCTTCCCGGTGGCGCTCATCGCCGACATCTCGGTCCAGCAGATCTGGTTCCAGGACCGCATCAACCGCCTCTTCAGTTTCGAGGCCCTAAAAAATGGCTAGAGACTCCGGTAGGCTGGGCAAAGGCCCAGATGCTCTACGACCTGGCGCAGGAGCTTCCACCCGCCGGGTCTCTACTGGAGTCCATCTTTCTCCTCGTAGCTCTCAGGAAGCGCGAAGCCGATGTCCGACAGACCGAAGCTCTGGTAGTGGCGATTGCAGGCGCACAATCCGGTCAGGTGGATCTAATCCAGAAATCGCTACGGGAGTACAAGAATACCGTTCTTCCGTTCCTCGAAGCCGAGAAGACCAAGCAGGACGTCGACATGAAGGCGCTGCTGAAGCACTGGGCCGACAAGGTGGCGTTCATCGTGAAGCCGTTGTGGCAGGCGTCCGACAGCAAGCGCATGCATTCACAGCTCAGGCGAAACGTGGAACGCACACAACGGTACGAGCAGAGCCGGCGATCTGTGAAGCATAGGAGAATCTGATGCCTCCCCAGATGCTTTGTTTCTTGGACAAGGAGCGGAACTGCCAAGAGCAGTGCGTGGCGTTCTGCGGGAAAGACGCCGACCACCCGTCGTGCGTGATCATCAACTGTGTCTCGGTGCTGGGGATTGCGGTCTCGGGGTCTCTGCGAGCCGAGCAAACCAAGGTCAACCATCCCAAGAGCCCGCCACCCCCAGAGGTGAAATCATGATCTTCGTCTCGAGAATCGTCGGCGAGAGCTACGACCTGGGGAGCGGCAAAGAGCTCCCGAAGGCCCTGGTGCTGTCCAACGGCAAAGAGGAGCTCCTCCTCTTCGTCGAGGACGACATCATCCAGTCGATCATCCGGCTATCCCAGACCGCGGCCCCGGCAGCTCCGGCGGCTCCAGTCCAGAAGCAGGTGCTTAAGCTTCAGGATCAGGTCCAGGTGTCCGATGAGTCCGAGGTGCGGCTGAACCCCAGTCTCATCCCGGAGCCGGCCGAGCTACCTGAACCACCGGTCGAAGAGGGCCCGGGCTCGGACTACGACGACCCGACGACAGGGGTGGCATCTCTGTGAGGTTTGTCGTCTGCCATACGTGCCGCCAGATCATTCAGATCGGAGGGCCACCCGAGGAAGTCTCGCACCTGATCGAGAATCAGAAGAACTTCCCCTGCATCACTCCGTTGTGTGGTGGCCGTATGGTGGAGTGCCGCGCCTTGGACCTGCCGGACTACGAGCGCCAGGAGATCCCCCTGCAGGGGTTCTTCCGGGCCATCCACGGCTTCGGGTCGGGAGTCGGCGCGCCGGCGACTTTGCAAAGAGCTCGGCAGCTGTTGCTGACCAAGAAGATCGTCGAGGTCGTTGGGGAGCCAGTAGGTCAGCCCGAACGGGTCATCGTCCGACAGATGATTCTCGAGGACGGGACTCGATTGCACTTCGAAGCATCGGCCAAGGGCGCGTGCCTCTACTACATCGAGGAACGGGGTCCGAGTTGCCGAGAGGTAGTAGAGCATGAGTTTTCTCTTAGCCCAAATCCTGAGAGCCGCGATCCGAATCGAGAAGAAACTCGACGAGCTGCTGAACGACACCCAGAAGCTGCTTCAGGCGGCCAGCCGGACACCGATTCGTCAAAGCCTCGATTCCCAGAACACGATGTGCCCCCTGTGCCAGCGGCCGGTGAAGTACACGCCGGTACAGCTCCAGGTCCCCGAGAGACCAGACCTCACGATGGAGGTCATCGTGAGGACGTGCGGATGTGAACCTAGGACGACGGAACTACCCGTCAAAGGAGAGGTCTGATGCCAGGCAAGAAGTCCACGAGTCGTACGCCCGAGGTGGGCCCCAACAAGGCCGGGTTCGTGTTCGGTGAGTCCGAGCCGGGGAACCAGCCCAACAAGATCCTGAACCTCGACAAGATCGAGTGCTACGTCGCGGCCTACACCGACGGCGAGAGCAAGAAGCAGGTCCGCCTGCTGTTCCGGGTGCCAGGCACCCCCAGCGTGTTCGTACTCCAAGAGCGCATCCAGGGCGCCTTCGTGGCCACCAGCGCGACCGAGTGGTTCCGCAAGGCGGTGGTCGACAGGATCGACAGCGAGACGAAGGCGGGCGAGGACGCCGCGCAGGTGTGACATGGACATCTCAAAGGTCAGACCCTACGGGCCGTGGGTGTTGATCAAGGTCGACGCTCCGGTGAAGCAGACCGATTCGGGAATCTACCTTCCCGACGGGAATCTTCTCGAGCGCCTGGGTCACGCCACAGGGGTCGTGCTTTCAGTCGGACAGGGCTTCTTCAACAGTGGCCGGAATGCCAAGACCAAGTTCACACCACTGTCGTTGAAGTCTGGAGACCGGGTTGTCTTCCGTGGGCACCTGCAGGAAGCCAATCGTCCGGCTGGAAGCCTCGACCGAGAGCATTGTCTCATTCATGGCCGAGACATCATCGGCGTTCTCAAGGAAGGAAGGCTGGAGCCGGCTTTGCCGTACGACAACTGATGGACTGCTGGCTGCTCACGCTCTTCCGGAAGCTGTGGGGACACCATGCTCCTGGTGCACGAGAACAAGGTGAACAAAGGGAAGTGGGAAGTCGCGTGGATGTGGCTTCCTCACTTCCTGGCGGCGGACCGGGAGCTCCATCGGTATGTGGACCGGAAGATGACCGAGAAGTTCAAGGGCGAGATGGCGGATGCCGGGACGCCGGCGGAAGCGGCGCTGGTGAACAAGATGCACCAGGCGGTGCTCGACCTGATACTGGAGAAGTACCCGATCCACGGCCTGAGGAGGTTCCTGGAGGGATACGTCCTACTGGAGCCGGAGGAGGTGACAAAGCCATGAACTACACCGAAGAACTGCTCAAGCTCTCGTTTGTTCGGGACGGCCGAGAGCTCTTGGCGAGGAACCCGAAGAAGTCTTGGACGAAGCGCGATCCCTCCAAGCTACAGGGTCTGTGCATTCACCAGGGCCTCGACGCCAACGCCTCGGTCAAGGGGACAGCCAAGTATGACTGCGGCCCCAACCACATCAGCGCCGACGGCCTGCCGGGTCTCAGCTACACGGGGTTCGTCGAGCGCACCGGTGTCCTCTGGTTGGCCTGGGATGTCGAGGACAAGACGTGGTCACAGGGGTACGCCGAGCGGCCAGGAGACGAGAACGAGCAGTTCATGGCTGTCTGCTTTGGCGGCAACTTCAGTGGCCAGGGGTACCAGGGAACCCAGTCACCCTCCGACGAGCAGCTCGCCACGATCCACTCCTTGTGGGCGCACTGCAAGGCGATCTGGGGCTGGAAGAACAACCAGCTCTACGGCCACTACCACTTCGGCAAACCGGCGTGCCCGGGTTTTGCGTTGACGACCGTCATCGAAACCTATCGGAACACGAAGGACTGGGTCGATCCCACAGACCACATCCTCGACTCCGTCAAAGGGAGGCAGGCGGCTCTCAGGGACCTCGGCTACTACACGGGGGAGATCGATGGGGTCTGGAGCCTGGAGTGCCGCTACGCCCTGACGCAGTTCCAGAAGAAGGCAGGGCTCACACCAGACGGGGTCTGGGGCCCGAAGACCAATGCGGCGATTCTCGAAGCGCTGAGGTGACCATGCCGGCCAAACGGAAGGCGCCCTACAACGGGCGCAAGCAGAAAAGGACTGCCCGGCTCAACATGATGATCGAGCCGTGGCTCAAGAAGGAGATGCACCAGTACGCTCGTCGGCACTGCACATCCATCTCGACCATCGTGACCGACCAGTTCATCTCGATCCTGAACAGGGAGAGCGAGCCGGATGTCGAGCAAATCTGAAAAGCAGCTCGAGAAGTACGAGCTCCCGTCGACCGTTGACGGGATCTGTGCGTTGATCCGGCACATCCTCGACGGTGGCCACGTCTGTAGGGTCGAGCTGGACAACGACGATGCTTACGTCCGGGCCTGGCGGTGGGTCGAGCGAAACGACCTAGCCGAGCCCGACGTCAACTGGGACGGCGCGCTGCGAAACGTCGAGATGATGGAGTACAGCAGCGCGCAGGCCTCGCCATTCCAAGTTCTGGTCGACATGATGCTGCTGGCCACAGACCGGGGCTACAAGTGCACCGTTTGGGCAGTCGGAACCGGCGGTTCTGCTCTGCTGAAGGGCTGGCTCGCGCTACGAAGCAGGAACATGCCGGTTGGCATTCCCAGCTTCCTGCTCGGGTTGCCAGTCATGGAGCTCCGTTCTATCCCGGCCGAGACATTGATTCTGTGCTGTTCGAAGTTTCCGAACGCAGACCCCTCGGAGGTCTCGTTCACCATCAAGGCAACTATCGAGGTGAGGACAAGCGATGAACCGGACAACTACTCTGCTGGTGGAAGCGGGGATCATCCCGAAGAATACGTTGCAGCAGCTCGTCAACTGGCGCCTGGTGCCGGAGGGCTTAGAACAGTCCCATGGAAAACGACTTGTCGGTCCTGACACCGAAGGGCCGGCGCGGGCTCAGTTCATCAGCGACCTATCATTGGCACTGACCCAGGATCTCGCCGAGATTCGGGAGACCGAGTTCGACGAGGTTGGGGAGTACCAGGACGCCACTCTCGTCATCGAGGGATCCGCGATCACGCTGGAGGTGTTCGTCGACCGCCTGGGCCGTGTCATCCTGCCCGCGCAGGGAAACGCGGTGCAGTTCGTGTCCATACCGAGCGGCGCGGTGCCGAGGAAGGTGATCAGAATCGAGAACCGGTACCGCGGCGACCGCCCCATCACGCAGGTGCTCTATCTCGAGACCCAAGGAGGCGAACATGGCAACAGCTAACCTGGCCCAGATGGTGAAGAACCTACTGCTGGTCAAAACCGACGACCCTGCCGACAAAGCTATGGTGGGCCTTGCTCTGCTGTTCGGGCCGCTCCTGGTCGGGGGTTCGCTGTGCCCATACTCCCGGTACGTACAGACCCATGGTGTCGAGACCCGGGTCTTCGTGGGTACTCGCCATGACAACTGAGAAGCGCCTGGTCGCGCGCTGCTCGATCTACGACCGGAGGCCGCAGCTCTGTGTCGAATACCCGAAGATCGACTCCTACATCCCGCCGGAGTGCACCTACCGTTTCGTCGGCGAGCGGCGGGAAGGGACCTGTTCGTGTGGGGTTGGCGCGTGCTGCGCGGTGCCGAGGATCGATGGGGAGCCGACCAACCCCTCGATGCCTGAAGAGGCCGGAGGTCTGCCCTGCCGGTATCTCGTCTGGGTTGAGGAGGAGCTCGAGAAGGATGCGGAGGTCGAGAAGCTGTCTTCCGCCACGCAGCAGTACGCCTCGGACGACGTCTACGCGCTGGTGAGGGGACCCGATGATACGTGACGAGATCTTAGGTGAGATCGAGCTCGTCGAAGGAGACCTGGCAGCCTTTCGAGCCGCGATGGACGCGATAGCTGCTCGTAAGCACGAGCTCGACGACCGTCCTGACCGTCAGGCGGCATTCCTGGAGTGGCCGGCAACGCAGGCCATACTGAACGTGTTGATCATGGCTATCACGCGGTGTGAGGGCCTGCTCGAGGACTACCGGAAGCTCCTGGAGCAAGACGAACTTCCGGACAATGTTGTGAAGCTGGAGAGGATCCCATGAGCTCAATGACATCAGAGAACTTCGCGACTCGTGGAGTCACCGACGAAGGTCAACGGGTTGATGACTTCAACGCCCCAGACCTCAGCCCTCAGGAGTACGCCGAGCACACAGCCCAGCAGACCGCGGGAGCTTTCGAGGCCACCAAGCTGATCGAGATTGTTGAGGTGAAGGCCGGCATCGGAGCCGTTCACCTGCTGGGCCGGGTCAAGAAAGACAACGAGAAGCCCTTCATGGACATGGTCGTACGCCCTGTGCTCCAGGCCATGTCGGAGTCGGAAGCTGACGGCTTCGTCGGCAAACAGTTCTTCCTCAAGAACGGCTCGGTCAAGTACGGATGGGTCATCTCGTTCTCCTCCAACAACCTCAAGCACGCCGCCTACACGATCGCCGAGGCCCTGGAGCCGGCCATTCCTCGTCTCGAGGTCATGGAGTCTCCGCTGGTCGGGCCGGGGGCCCCACAGAGCGGCGGTTCAGGCAGCGGGCGTCGGGGTGCTTCTCCGTTGAAGGGGTAGGTTATGCCGATTGATATCACGCCGCTGACTCCAGCATCCGAGCGGATCTCTGTAGGACACCCTCGCGCCCACATGCCGACGTTGGACGAGATGGCGAAGGCCAAAGAGGAAGAAGAGAAGAAGGCGAAGTACAAGATCGAGATCTATTTTGGCACTGACCGTACAGCCAACCCGTCGAAGCTTATGGCTGGCGCGGTCCTGATCTGGGAGTCAGGCCGGCGGCTCCACGGCGGCGGCGACGAGAAGATGTACTGGTGCGGCTACACGGACTGCGGCAGGCCTCTGTCGTCCGACAACTTCGCCTACATGCACGCTATTTGCCCCACGTGTAAGCGGGAGATGTTCCTGGACCCCCAGGCCCGCCAGCGCCACCTCGACGTCCTCAAGGAGGAGAACCGCTCTTCAGAGGGCATCGACCGAATCCCTTATGTGGTGGGAGAGCGGTTCTTCAAGCTTCCGCCCGGCAAGGTTGCGGACCTGTTGGTCAAGACCTTCGACTCGCTCGGCCGGAACGCCGATGTCTACTTCAAGTACCATCCGCTCGACATGCGGTGGGACCCCAAGCACGAGACGACGAAGGACCTCAACAACCTGGAAGAGGCCCGGAGGGCGATGGTGCCGGGCATCTACACGCTCAAGAGGATCATCGAGGATGCGGCGAATGGTTCTGACCTACGCATGCGTTTTCTTGCTATGATAACAGCATGAGGACTGGGCTAAGAAAAGTACGGACCCGCCCGGCTCAGCCAATCACTGGCATCGCTGCGGCTCCGGTTGGGTGGTCTCGAACCGGTTCTGGTGGGGAGGCCAATCCTCACCAATGAGGGCCAACACTTTTCTTATCCCGGACAAGGCGGAGAAATTCCTATGGCAAAGACAGTGAATGAAGTCTTCCAGCAACTCGAGTCCGGCCGCCAAGAACTGGCGGTCTGGAACGAGGTAGTTGCATTCCTCAGCCGGTTCGTCGATACAGAGACCCGGGAAGCGGACCAGGGAATCGAGACCAAGGAGTGTGTCAGTCGAACGGTGCCACAAGAGGTCATTCAGGCCGTTCGGACGTACATCGAATCCCAGCACATCGAGCCACTGATGGCCGAGATACTGGAGCTGTCAAACCAACAGCTAGCGGAGACCACAAATGACGAGAAGAAGTCCGAAAAGTCTCAAGAAGCGGGCCGAGAACGGAAAGTCCCAAGACCGAAGGCTCCTCGCGTCGTCTCTCGCCGCGTTGGTGGAGCGGGTCAACAGACTGGATGAGCAGCTCAAGGTCATCGGCCGATCGATAGAGATCATCTGGAATAACCAGAAGGAGCTCACCAAGTCCGAGGAGCTGCTCGACGAGCAGTTCGCGGTATCGACCCGCATGACGATCTCGAACTTCAACAGCCTGACTTCGCGCTGGAACCAGCTGCTTCAGTACATGCTTCCCGACGAAGGGGAAGTGGTGAAGCCATACCCCGACACGCGGAAAGCCCTGGTCCAGATGCTCATTGGCTACAGCGACGTCAACAAGCTGTTCGCCGACTGGGCCGAGTTCCGGAAGCGCAAGGACTTCCGGGAGCACATGCGCGAATGGTTCATGGGCGAGGACCTGAGCTCGCTGCCACCAGAGGCCGTCTCCTCGGAGACGGCTAAGAAAACAGGAGAGCAAGATGTCGATCGTTCAGGGGACACGGCAAGCAAAGGCGCAGAAAACGCGACTGAGCCGAATCCAAGCCCAGAAGATCCGCCGGCTGCGGTGCCCCAGGTGTGATCATCTGACCGCACCCAGGGTCGCACCCGGCGGAACCTCCGAGGTTCAGAAGTGCCGTAACTGCGGCGCCATGTTCAAGTCCACACCGCTCACATGAGGCCGGCTTCTTGTAGACGGACGACCTCCCGCTTCCGGGCGACCTGAAGACATTCCCTCCTCGTGCCGTGGAAGATGATGGTGCCTTCCTGGTCTTTCAAGACGACCTTTTTGTCCATGTAGTCGTCGCCTCTCGGCCGTACCCGTGTCGCTTTGCCTCCAGGCATCGGTGCACCTGGCGGCTGCCTCGTCATTCGCATTTGTACGCCTCCTCCCAATCGGGATTCTGTTCAACCGTGCACTCGTTGGCGTCCTTGTCGTCACGCACTCGTAGGAACACGGGGAACTGGATGCTACCGTCCTCGGTCCACTCGGCGAACTCGATCTCCCACACCATCGGGTACGACGCCGGATCGGCGAACTGTGTCACTTGCTCGTCGGTTAGACCACCACCGCATTTGCCGACCTTGACCTCTTGGTTGGTCCGGGGGTCGATGAGGTAGCAGAAGACCGAGCCAACGCCGACTTTCTTCTTCCCCTTGCCGCGCAGACCAACCCCGTTGTCGGGGTCGTACCGCACGATGAAGTCCGCAGTCTTGGTGGGCTTCAGCTTGCAGCACTCCTTGGGCCGCTCGGCCTTTCCCCGGAAGTTGTACGACCGGTCGCCGTAGGTGGAGTTGGGGTCTAGGACCACCCAACCTTCCCACTCCTTCGACACCGCGAAGTCCAGAGCCACCTTGTCGGGCGGCTCTGCGGCATAGAAGCTGTACGTCTGGGCGTTCGGGCTCGACACCTCAGCAAGGACCTGGCCTCCGTCCTGGTAGAACGTCAAGATCTCGGGGAAGGTGATGAACCTAGGCTTCTGGGAGTTGTCGCAGAGCTCGATGAATCTCGCCGACCGCTCTTGGTAGGGCTTCTCTTGTAGCCAGCACTCACCGGCCCAGAACGCGACGTCCCAGATGCAGAAGCCGATGAGTCCGTGTTCTTGCTGCACCCGCCGCGACTCTTCGGTCAACGAGCCTCTCACCGAGTTGACGTACAACAAGTCATCGCGGTCGAGTTGTTCGTCGTCGACGAATCCCGAGGCGGCGATGCAGCAGATCTCACCGAGAAGAATGGTCTTGGGTGGAAGGTTCAGCTCCCGCAGATTCGCGATGATGTGGTCGTAGCGTTCGGCCAACGGGATGTCCTCGTCCTTGTGGGTCTGTTGTAGGGTGGACGAGTAGACTTTGATGCCGCCGTCGGTGCCGACGGCAAAGATCGCCATGACGCCGTTGCGCTTCCTGACCCACCATGCCTCCATGCTATCCATTTTCTTCTGCATGGTGACGTTCATGCTGTTCTGGGGTTTGTAGAACCTCAGGTTCTCGGGCAGGTTGTCGAAGTCCATGACGCTCGCCGCGATCTCCTCCAAGAACTCCCCGGTCTTGTAGTTGACCTCCCGGTAGCCGCGGCGGGTCTTGAGCAAGATCTGGCGTTCGGCAAACTCCTCGGCCCGCTGCTCAGGACTCTTCTCGTTTGCCTTGCCGGCGTTGACGAGACCCGAGAACTCTTGGACGGTGGGGTTGGTGAGCTTGCCGTCAACGACGCCGTGCTGAAGCATTACGCTGGCGCCATCGATAGTCACTAACCACCGCTGGGTCTTGCCGGTTCGTGTCGGCTGCCTGAACTCTCTCGTCTTCATGGTATCGTTCCTCCTGTTCGACTGGGACTAGGACTACTTGTAGAGCGGGTTTCCAACGCTGCCCGGCGGTGTCGGCCAACACGAGGCCGGGACAGAACTCGATCGACGCAAGCACTTCCTTGAACTTCTGTCGCACTCTAGCGCCTGGGTACGACCGATCGAACTGGAAATGCCGATGGAGGTCCGAGCACCACACCCGGAACTCCTCATCGGGCACACGTGGTCTGACAACACGTTCGGTTGACATCTTCCTCTTCCTCCGATAGCGGTTGGTGCAGGAGACCAGATAATGAAAATCGAGCTCGACCTTCCATTCAGCGAGGATGAGCTGCGTGCTGCCCTGGAGCAGGCCAACAAGGGTAAGTCGGATCCTCTACGTGCCTTATGCCGAAAAGAGGTGGCCCGTTTCGAGCGTGCCGCTCAGCAGCATCCGGCGTACCAGGACGGTCTGGTTCAAATCGAGAAGCGGGCGGTCGAGGGTTACCTGTACCAGAAGCTACGAGGTCACGTCGATGCGACGCCCGCGTCTGATCTCGTACCTTAGGAGAGGCAAGATGGCACGACGAGAGGTAATTGAGGTCAAGTGCGATCGGTGCGGACGTCCAGATCTACAAGAGAAGGGCATGTTGATCGAGGAGCCCGAGCTCATCGTCACGTTCCGCAAGCAGAAGTTCGAGTACAAGGACCTCTGCACGCGCTGTCGGGACGCGGTCGGAGGGTACTTCAAGCGCATGACCAAACAGGAAGAAGTCACCGACCCTAAGGCGGGTGCGGTAGACCCTCCGGCACCCGTCGACGAGCCGGTCGTGAAGCCGGTCGAGGAGCCCAAGAAGCGGGGCTTCTTGGGTGGGCGCTAAGAAGAGATCCTACCGGCAGGCCCACAGGTTCCTGCGCACTGAAGTGGCGATGTCTTGGTCTTCGCGACCTTGTTTGGTTGAGTCGCCGCAGTGCGCGATTCCCTGTGGTTTCTCACATCCCCTTATGCCGTATCCTTGGGGGCATTTCTTGTAGTACGCTAGGCCCAGTCTTGAGGTCGACGGGGTTGGAATGATTACCAGTTCCCAGGTAGCCGGACTCGTTGGCGGCCAGCAGGTGATGTTCGCCAACCAGGCAGCCTTCGCACACCAAATCTCTGGAACCATGGGCTTTGGCCCCCCGATGATGGGCCAACTGCAGAACCCCTTCCCGTCGGGGATGCCGAGCTACGGAGTCGCGGGCTGGGACCAGCAGTCCGACATGGGTAATCGCATTGCAGGTGGCGCGGCTCTTTCGCTGCCAGCCATCGCGACCGGCGTCAGTCTGGCTGGTGGTTTGATCGGTGGTGCGGCCGGCAACCTCGACCCCTACACTGGTGTCGCCCGTGGATTTGCTCGAGGTGCGGGTTTCGCCGGTCAAGGAGCCGGGGCAACGCTGGGGGGCATCCGGTCAGCGTTCGCTACTGGTGGTCTGCGAGCTGGCGGGGCGGCGATCGCCGGTGGTTTGGGTGGTGCCGCGGTAGCGGCCGTCCCCTACTACATTGCCGGCAAAGCGATCGAGACGGTCGCCGAGAACATGTACGAAGGCGTCCAGAACATCCGGGACGTCGGCCGTATGACCCAGCAGTACTTCCAGCCTGCGTGGGGGCAGTCAGGTGCAGGACCGGGGGGATCTCAGGGGCGCGGGGCCATCAAGCAGATCTCGGCCTTCCTGCACGAGATGGCCGGCGAAGACGTCATGACGTCAATGCGCGACATGCGCAAGCTCATGGATACTGCTGGGCAGATGGGCATGCTGGGTGGTGTCACCGACGTCCAATCGTTCAAGACCAAGTTCCGCAACATCGTCAATCAAGCCAAGACGGTCGCGCAGGTACTCGGCACGTCACTCGAAGAGGCAATGCCCCTCTTCGCTACCATGAGGCAGACCGGTACTTGGACACCACAAGACATCATGAGCACCGTGGTGTCCGCGAAGGCTCTGGGGCCGGCGGGCGGACAGGCCATGATGGGCGCTATGCAGAGTGGTGCCGCGATGTCGCACGCGATGGGCGGCCGGATGGGCGCCGGCGCGGCAGTTGGCCGCGAGATGATGATGAACGTCTCGGCCATGATGAAGTCCGGCACCCTCTCCGAAGAGGCCATCATGGAGTACACCGGCGGCGTGGGCGGAGCCGCTGGGCAACAGCAGGTCGCCCAAGGTCTCCAGCAGGCCATGATTGGATTCAGCCAGCACCCGATGGGCCAGCTCATGTTGGCCGGGCTCGGCGAAATCAAGGGAAATCGATTCACGGGTCGAATGGACCCAGAGCTCATGCAGAAGTTTTTGCGGGGTGAGGTCTCGGTCGACCAGCTCTCTTCGATGGGCCGGCAGCGTGTGCGGAACCGCTCGACGGCTGTCTCGTTCTTCAATCGTCGCGGCCAGATGGGCATGGAGATGCTGGAACAGGGCGGCATGGAAGGGATGTCGGTCGCCATCCAGCAGGTCATGGACCGTGCGGGCTACGGTGGTGCCGACGAGGAGATCCAGAACCGCTTCATTCAGATGATCACCAAGTCCGACCAGCGGCTGGCCGACATGGTGCAAGGTCAGCTGCAAGATTTGCCAAGGTCGAGACTCGAGAAGGCAAGGATGCGAGATGCTGCGCTCGAGGACACGATTAGGCAGATCGAGTACCGGAAGACCCGGTCCTGGCAGGGGTTCAAAGACGCGATGGGGCACATGTGGGAGGAGTCAGTCGAGCGGCCGATCCAAGAATCGATGGAGAGATTCAGCACTGACGTCGGTGATGCTTGGGACCGCACCACCAGACGCCTATTGGGCATGAAGCCTACGCCGACCGGCGGAATCAGCATGGAAGGTGCGGTGGCTCTAGCCCAGGGCGGATATTCGACGAGAAACCAGGGAATCACACAGACGGCAGACCGCGCGGCACTCGAGCAGATCATCAACCCAGGCGGCTGGGGCAACATGATGATCAACATGGGTCGCGAGAGTGGCCAAGTAGGACTCCTTCAGACGCTCTCAAAAGAAGACCTGGCAACCGGCGATTGGAAAGCTGCGCCACGCGCTCAAATGCTGTCTCGCGTGATGGGTTTGCAATTGCAACAGGGGGAAGCTGGGGCAGGGGAGATCAATGTTGGCGGTGGCATGCGGGCCTCGGAGGAAGATACCCGCTTTGCGATGACCCGAATGATGGAGTACGCCCACGGGAACGTGTCTTTGGAAAGAGCCCTGGGTCGTGGCGCCAGTGCTCAAGATCGGGCTGACCAGGACACCGTGAATGCCGCTCTTGAGAAGCTTTGGACCGACCCCGCAACCAGAAAAGAGCTCAAGAGAATCCAAGAGGAAGACCCTGAGCGCTATCATCAGCGAACTCTCGAGCTGATGGCGGCACGAGACCCACAAGGAGCCGGAGCAGCTCTGAATCGAATAGCCGCCAAACACCCTGAAGGCCAGAGAAAGGCTGTGCAGCTAGGAGTCCTTCTGACGGCTGTCAACGAAAAGGGGTACCAGAAGTCGTCGTTGAACATGAGCGTCGCGAAACGCGCGGGAGAGTTCGGAGACTTGATTCTGGCGGCCGGCTCTGCCGGCGAGGCTCAAGCTGCGACAGCAGATGCTTTGGGTAAAGTACTTTCTTCGGGCAGGTTAGAAAAGGGCGCTAGTATCGGAGCCGCAATCGGCCTGTTTTCCCCTATACCCTTCTCCTCGGTCGCAGGAGGAGCGGTGGGGGCTGCGGTTGCGTCTTTGATGGGAACAGGTCTCACGGAAAGCGAACTCAGCCAACTCGCTGCGCCCGAGGTCGCTTCTCTTCTGGTAGCGGCGACCGATACGGGGACAGATCCAAAAACTGTAGCAGCGAGAGATGAAGCCAGACAGAAGCTCTCCAGGATGGGCGGTATTGGCGACCGGGCCATGGAGCTCATCGAGGAAAACAAGATTGGGGAAAGAGAGAGGGCGATTCTTCAGACCGGTCTTGGGAAGATGGGCGCTTTGGAACAGAGGAAGATGGACGACAAGGTCCAGAACCTCGCCAAAAGCCAAGGTCAGATCAATGGCATTCAAGGTGTTGGAGGGGCCACAGCTGCACAGATTGAGCGGATTCGGTCTTTGTACGCAGAAGGGAAAATGGCGGAGGGTGAAGCGATCGTCGAGTCTCTCGGGACTGGTGGTGGCCTCACCAAGAAAGAGGTCAATCGGCTGTTGAGCGGTGGGGGCGGCATCGCTGGCGTACAAGTCGGCCGGGAAGCCGTGATCTCGGGTATTCGAGAAGGAATGACCGAGAAAGAGTTCACGGCCGAGATGAACCGGCTGTCCAAAGGAGGGGACCTATTCAAAGGCGCGCTTACGGCTGACCAGCAGAAAGGCATCCTGTCCAAATTCTCTGGAGGCCTGACAGCTGAGGAGGCCGCCGCTATCAAGAAGGAGCTGAAAGCTGCCGCACAGGCCAACAAAGCGTCCGGGGTGGGTGGCGCGGCGGGGGGCGGCCCGATCGGTACTCTCGAGCACCTGCTCACGACCTACGCCGAGAAGCATACCGAGTTCGTGCGTGAAGTGGCTCGGGTGGTACCGGCGCTCAAGGCGGTAGAAGTGGAGAAGCCGCCAAAGGTAGAGGATCAGAAGGGTACAACCAACAGCCCGGCCCAAGGACCGTAGAGGTGATCGATGACGATGGAGAGCCCCCGGTTCGACCAGCAGTTCACCATCACGTCGACACAGCGTGGGAAGGTGAGGCTCCGGTTGGTGGACCGCATCACGATCGACGATGTCTTTGTCCACATGGTGAACCGTGAGTTGTTCCGGCTGGTCACCGGGGAGGACAACGACACTGTAGTGCCACAGACCTTCAAGGATGCATTGCTGAAGAGTCGGTACTCCGCGGGGTAAACCATGCACATCTTTCTCGAGGCCGACGGATTCCACAACACCATCTCGCAGTCCCGCGCAGCCGGGATGGGGAGTGGGGCGACAGCATACGATAAGGGGGAAGGTGCCACGAAATGGGGTCAGGCGGTCCAGAGTACCGTACGGCGACCCTATCGCGGCATTCAGATCAAGGACGACATCTACGCCGTTCTTTCGGTTCGGAAGCCCGATGGTTCGGCGATTCCGTTGACCTCGAGCTCAGCCCCCTACACATGGAGTGGTGACAAGAACGAAGGCAACTGGATTGGTCAGGTCCGAGACTACTCGGACTTCATTCTCCAGCGCGTCGAGGACCAGCGCATGGAGAAGCAGCAGATCATCGAGACGTTTGGCGACACGTTCGTCTACTTTTTTGGCGAGCGCCCCCGGATGATCACGTTCTCTGGTGTTCTGATGAACACCGATGACTTTAACTGGAGGGCGCAGTTCTGGCAGAACTACGACCTGTTCCTGCGCGGCACCAAGCTCGTGCAGATGAACGCGCGCTGCTATCTCTCGTACGACACTATCGTCATCGAGGGCTACCCGTTGTCAGCTTCGGCGGCCGATGATGCCGACAACCCCTACACCGTGCAGTTCCAAATGCAGATGCTGGTGACCAACTACTACGAGTATTCATCAGTTGGTCACATTCGATTTCCCGGCATCGAGGCCGATACGACCGACGTTCTCAACGCAGAGCTCGAGAAAACCAGGAAGACGTTCGTATCGACGGGTGCCGAAGTGCGGTTCAAGAACGCAACGGCTAAAGGACCCACTGGGTTTCTGGCAACGATGCGCTCGGTCATTCGGGAGGTTCGTAGCTTCGAGACTATGGCGTACAACTACCTCGACATCTTCCGCAACTTCACGAGCGGCCGGTACGTCCGGTTGCCAGTGGGGATTGCGGCTTTCGTGTCAGGCAGCGAGACCGCGGAGGTGGCGAGCGCTTCGGTTGGGTACGTCAGCAACATTCTCCTCGGTCAGACTCTTGGAGCCCCGAGTACGGTCGCCGGTGTTCCGGTGGGCCACAAACTGAAGATGATCGGTCCCGCCAAGTTCGGGCCGAGCTGGGTCTCGGCGGTGACAGGCAAGTCCCGTGGTGTGTTCTACGAGAACTACGATGAGTACCCGATACGGCCCCAGCCGTCAGCTCTCTCGGAGCTTCTGACTCCGATGCAGATGGCCGAGCTCGAGAAGCGTGACATGGCGCGAGTGGCGCTGGCCAAAGAGCGCAACGCGACACTGGCCGCTATCTCGGTAGCTCAAGCTGGTGATGGCATCATCGGCGAAGTGGCAGATGTCATCGGCTTCCTCCGCAACAGCTTTTCGCTGGTGACAACAGTGGCGGGTCTCATCTCAGACCCGCTTGGAACGATCACCAACGGTTTGTTGGGCATCACACCCAATCAGCTTGGGATGGTAGGTCGCGGGCTACTCAACAGCGCCTTCCCGCCCGGGAAGTTCATCGGCACAGCGGCCGGCAACACGATGCTGGCTCTGTTTGACCAGAAGGCCCAGGAGCACTTCCGAGAGGCCAAAATTGGGGACGCCTACAAGGTTGCCAACTATCAGGATTACAACGCCCAGGTGGCTGCTTACCGGGCCCAGAATGGGGTGGCAGGTTCCGGGGTCAACATTGGTGCTGCGGGTGCAGATGTCGTATACAGCGGAACGGTAGAGGCCGACACCCAGGTCCAGGCTGGCGCTGGGGCGGCTGGGGCGACGGGGATTCCGGAAGTCTACAACTCCAACACATATCGTTCACCGACCGATTCGTACCGTGACCGCAACTACGAAGAGGCCTACCAGGATTCTGACTATGCGGCTCTGATGGAGCTCCAGCGTCAGAAGGACCAGCAGGCACTTGAGGAAGCGGCAGCGTTGACCGAGGGTCTGGCAGCTGGCAACGAGGATGCCGTACAGGCGGCGCTTGATGACGCCTACGGTGAACGCGACACCGCATCCGAAACGGTCATCACGACGGAGATCGTCGAGGAGTCCACGGTAGTCGGTCGAGCTCTACCGGAATACACGACCCAGCAGGCCTACAGCGAGCGCGAGACGATGGCCGAAGGCGAGATCGTCACGACGGAAGAGGGCCAGGTCTTCCACATCGACCGTGTCGTTCCGGAGGCTGGGCTCGAGGAGGTCTATGGGCCGACCAGCACTTCGCTGATGCCGAGCTCGACGGTCAAAGATGTCTTCACGGGTACCAAAACGCGACCAATGACCGAGCCTGAGTTCTTTGCACAGCAGGCGGGCTCTCAAGTTACGCCTAGGTCCATCGAAGAGGTCTACGGTGGAGAGGGTGTTATCCAGAAGAAGACGTTGACAGCCGAGGAGCGTGCAGCATTGTTGGCTTTGGTGTATGGCGGCGAGTACGTTCGCACCCAGAGTCCGCAGGGAACCGAGGGCATCGTGGGCGTGGATGACGATGACGCGGAGATCAAGCCGGTCGTATGAGCACCCAGACTGCACCACTAGGACTTCGGCTCTTCCTTGAGGGGATCGAGGTTCCGGTCATTGCCGCGCAGGTCAACTGCGTGCCGGACCAGCCCGCGCAGGCGTCGATTCAAATCATCCCGACCGATATGTCGCTCAACCTATTGCCGAGGACGCTGGTCCACCTCTTCTTCCTCGATACGGAGCTCACGGACGAGGATGTCGAGAAGGCACGGGCAGCTGCGGGCGCTCAGTCCGTCAATCCTAACCGTGCCAGCATCGCTGAGCACGAGATTGACCGGTACGAGGCCTCGGACTGGAACTACAAGCTGCTCTTCTGCGGCGAGGTCATGGGGTACACGTACAACAAGACCTCGAGCGCGCGGCAGCTTGTGCTTCAGTGCATCGACCTGTCGTCGTACTGGGACGCCTGTTACCAGTGGTTCGCCGACTACTCGGTGGGCGGTGATGGCCTCACCGACAAGACCCACCAGTTCCTGGAGGCCGGCGAAGGGCTGTTCGACAATGTCGCCAAGGGGACGCAGTGGATGATTGGTCGGCTGTTGACCAGCAAGCCTTTGACGCCCGAGTATCAGAACAGCTCGGGCCTACTCGGCGGGATGATTCACTTGTTCGAGGCCGTCGGTGGAATCAAGCATCGCGGCACCGATCTGATAGGGTACAACGGCGTCAACGACTTCTTCTCGATCGCCGAGCTCCGCTACAACCTTCTTGGGATGCTGGGGGCCATCGAGGAGGACAAGACCTCAGCTCAGATCTACAGCGGCAAGGCGTTCTACAACTGGATGCGGAACGGCATGTGTTCCATGGGGACTCTGCTTTCGTTCCGCGACATCGTAATGCACGTCTGCCGGTACGTCTTTCACAACCTCTACCCGAACCCCTGCCCCCGCTACATGCCGCCGGGCTACAAGCAGATACCCCATGCGGTCCGAGTCCCGGCTACAGTCTTTACCGACCAGAGTACTGGCAAGTTCATCAAGGAAGACCTCAAGATCATCTACAAGGCGCTGGGTACGGCTTCACTGACGTTGCTGAAGCTGCTGTCCGACGCCTCGAGCGGACAGACCACGATGGTGGCCATCGAGGACCTGGTTGCCGTCAAAAAGATCATTGCGCCAACCAATGTGCAGCTCCGAGACGCCATCAGGTTGGTCGGTCTTCTGACATCGGACGACAAGGCTACAGTCACAAGTACCATTCAGAGTGTGTCGTCCAAACTCGTGGCGGCCTACAATCAACTGCCTTCAACTCCGACGAGCGCACAGGGCGACAACGCTACAGTGGCGAAGGATGTGAAGGACGCCCTCGAAGGGATTCTGCAGGACATCGCCGACCTGATCGGTCTGAAGCACCGGACCAAGAAGACTGTTACAAGAGAGAGGAGCACGAAGGTCGGCGGGCATCTTTTCAGTCAGCTCTTTCTGCCGGAGACATTCTTTGTCTCTCCTCCGCGATGCAACGTCATCTTCCCGGATCAATACTACAACCTGACCTACAGCCGAAACTTCGCCCGAGAGGTGACGAGACTCGCATGTCAAGGAGGCTTGAGTGCTCTGGTAGGCGGAGGCGCGCAGGGTGCCAAGTTGTTCGGGAGATCTTATTTTGCGCCGAACATAAAGGACGCCCGCGGCAACACTTTGGCGGCCACGATGTCGCGCGGAGCTCGGATCTTGCTGCCCCATGAGGTCCACTCGGGCATCATTCCAAAGTTGGAGTGGGTGAGCGACGGGCACCGTTGGGGCATCGTGGCGGCATCGGGAACCAAGAGTCGGGCCGAGGTTTCCAAGATCCAGAAGGTCAACTACCTTCAGCGCCTGGCGAACTTCCAGTTCTTTCTGCATCGGTGGGCCAGTCGAAACTTGGCGATTCAGGGCATCTTCATGCCCAACCTAGTGCTCGGCCTGCCGGCGGTCATCATCGACCGATCGGCTCCTGCACCCGCAGTTGTCGAGCAGCTCGAGAAGATGATGGGGCGCCGGATGTTGCCGACTCAGTTCATCGGTAAGATCATCAGCTTGAGTCATTCGATCTCCCAAGCCGGTGCTACCTCGGCGGCAAACTTCGCCTACGTCCGTACCCATCGGGGTTTGGATGACGAGTTTCTAGGGGTCATGACCGAAGAGGAGATGGTCGATAGTCCCCCTGACACCGAGATCTTCAGCGTCAAGCGGTTGGCCCAGGACCCGAAGTACGCGGTCACATTCAACAAGCGTAGCCTCTACCTGGAGTTGGTGCGCCGGTACGTCAACAAGAAGTTGCAGATCGGTATGTACGTCGAGAATCTGGGCAAGGTCACTCGAGTAATCGACCCTGGTCAGTGGAAGGCAACACGGGAAGAAGCGGTCATCAGTCTGGGGCTGGAGGAGAGTTACTACACGGCGCACAAGGGGCCGGACGGTACGCTACCCCTCCCCGAGAACCTAACGGTCGAATTTACACGCCGGGTCAAGACCGGGAGGTTCGTGCGGTCGACTATGGCATTCGAAGACAAGGCGCGACCTCGCTGGATGAACTATCCCGGGCAGAATGAGTCGATGTGGGACAACAAGCACATCACCGAGGCGGTCTACTGGCCGCTGCTTGGGACCTACGCTATTACGGATGACAAGAGTATTGGACAGGCGGCGCAGGACGAGCTGCTCAAGAGACAGCAGACCGACGCCAAGCGGCGCATTGAGTTCGGCGACCAGGAGATCACGTACGGCTCTGGGATGGGCGCTGGGACGGCCTCGGTCGAGAGTGTGCCGGGTGGCGAGAAGTACACGGTCGTTGGGGAGAGCGTCGAGGAAACGATCGATGGGCTCTCGATTGTGTACGGCATGATGAAAGAGCGGGATTCTGAGATCTGGAACTTCATCCGGGAGTTCACGAAACGCCCGATCGCGTCTTTGATCGAGGTGCTGGGAAGCGCCAATCTGCGGTTTCTGCCGAATGGTCTGATCGAAGATGCAGCAACGATGACCGAGGGCTTCCATAGCCGAGCCTATGGAGACTACAATGTCGAGGTGCAACGGCCCAAGCGGGCAGGAGACACTGTGATCGCTGGAGGCGACGCGCTAGGAAACCTGATGCCGGGCGTGGCGGCTCCGGCAGCCGAGTTTCGTCCGGGGGTGATGGGAAAGAGGCAGGACCGCAAGGCAATCGAAGCGGCCCTCGACCCTAGAGGGCGCTCACGAGCTCGAGTGCGGGCCTACGTGGCAGAGCTCAAGATTAGCCGAGGGATGATGGGCAGCTAGGAGAGAGCCATGGAATCGTTCATGTTCAGAAGCTTTGCTCGAGAGCTATCGAAGCTTGCGCAGGGTGGCCTCATGCCATTCATCGCCCAGAAGGCCTTGCCATTCGCCAAGCAGTACGCGAAGCCGGCAGCTCTGGTAGCTGCTGGCGGCGTTGGGGTTTTGGGAGCCCAACGCTTGATCGAGAACCAGCGGATGGCTGAGCAGATGCGAGCAATGCAGCGCGGGGGCTGAGTGTGAGCATTTTTGGTCGCATGGCTGACAGCCGGGAGAAGAGAAGGGTCGAGTACCACTTCTCCCCCCGAGCAGGCAACGACCGCTGGGACAAGTTCGTCCGCAACGCACGATCTCAAGGGTTCATCGACGTACTGTCCAAGCATCCGGACGCTGACGCCAAGCTCGTACAGCACGCGCAGTCGATGCGTGATCTATCGATGGGAACCCCGGTGGGGAAGGTCAAAAGTGAGACGAAGCCCAGCAAGACCTACGAGATCCGAGAGACCCCGGACGGCCGGCTCGCGTGCACATGTAACGACTGGAGGTACAAGGCCAGCGTAGACCCCGGGCACGAGTGCAAACACATTGCCGGCTTCCGTCAGAACAAGGTAAAGATAGGGTCCAAGATGCCGAGCTTTGTGGATATGACGTCCTCTTTCTTCGATGAGCTCAGCAGCATCAAAGACGAAACTCTTCGCGCGCGTGAAGCCGAGATCGACAAGAGAACCGAGCGTCCGTTCTCCAGCCTGTTGACACAGGACGAAGAACCGACCGAAGAACCCAACCCTGCCTCTTGGGAAGTCGAAGAGCCCGAGGTAGTGGTTCGATCAGGAGCCTAACATGGTAGACAATCAAGAGAAGCCAGAAGCCCCGAAGACCGAGTCCTTGTTCATGAAGCGGGTCAAGGAGAAGGTCACGAAGCACAACGAGAAGCTCCAGTCCTCCGAGAAGGATGCACGGAACCGGAAGATGGGCCTGGTGAAGTGATCGGCGAGCTCCTCCCATACTTCCTCGATGAGCTGACCAAGATCTCGGTTCAACTCTCGAAGAAGGAGAAGGCACAGCTCTATGGGCAGTACGCTGCCCTTGGGGCTACGTCCTACCCACTTGTCTCAGCGCTGGGCCATCGGATCGAGAAGGGCACGTTCTTCCCGACCGACGGCTCAAAGCTTCGCCGGCTTGGTGCTGGCGCGACGGTGGGACTTCTCGGAGGGGCGCTGATACCGGCAGCACGTCTGCACCTGTTCAAGCGCCAGGAGGACAAGGCGCGTGAGCGGCTCTTGGCCGAGAAGCTTCGGAAGGAACGAAACTCATGACCGACAAGATGTCGGCATCGAAGTCCGTCGCGCAGTATCAGCAGAGCCGCAAAGGGCGCCGGCCTATTCGTGTTGCTAACCTGTTGAAAAAGGCCGCCCCATGGAGTGGAGCTGCCTCGGTCGGTACGGCCCTCAAGGGGGCTCCGTCTGGCGTGGCAGCTGCGAAGAGTACGGCAGCCACTACTGGCAGCGTTGCCCCATCGGGTCGAGAGGCTATCAACAAGCTGCCGAAGCCTCGGGCTCGTGTGTCGAGCGCCGAGGTCGGGCCTGTACCCAAGAGGAAGAAAGCCTCGGTGGAGTTCGACATGATCGAGAAAGACCCTCTCATCCAGTACCTGAAGAAGCACGCCGCCGAAGATACCCCACCGGTCAAGGGGTTGGTCGATTCAGAGGGGGTCCTCAAGGACAACCTCGAGAACATGCCCAAGGGCAAAGAGGAGACCGAGCAGGCCTCGATGCCGCCGTGTCCCACCCCCGAGATGGCAGCGGAGGTCAAAGAGTCCTGGCAGCCTTATCTCGACCAGATGTTCGAGAACCGCGAGGGCATCAAGAAGAAGTACAAGGCCAAGGAGCACCAGGCCGAGCCACCGTCGGATTATGGCTCCGGAGTCGTGCGTCGGGTGTTGAGACTCAAGTGACGAGGGGGTTCCTTGACCGACTGGACCGACATCCTGGAGCTCGTCAAGGAGGGCGCCAAGAAAGAGACTGCGTTTCCTGAACGCAGGCAGAAGGATATCGAGCTCTGGAAGGCCTGGAAGGAGAGCGGCGAGGACCCTAATCTCTTTCGGCCTCTGCTCCAGCAGTTTCGAGGGCTCATTCGCAACAAGGCGGACCGCTGGGCACGGAACATCGACCTCCCGCCGGCTGTAGTGCACGCCGAGTTCAACAACCAGTTCTTGAACGCGGCCCGCACCTACGACCCCAACAAGGGGGCCGCGCTGGGCACTTGGGTGACTCAGCGGCTCCTCAAAGCCAACCGATACCTCACGACGTACCAGAACCCTGCCCGAATCGTTGAAACCAGAACGGGCCATCAGAAGGGTCTGTACGACAACGCGGTGTCGACGCTGGAAGATCAGTTTGGGCGCGAGGCCTCGACTCGCGAGATCTCGGAATACCTGGGCTGGGCGCCTGCAGAGGTAGGTCGCATGCAGGCTGAGAGCAGGAAGGCTCTCTACTCGTCAGGTTACAGCAGCGGCTTCGACCCTGCGGTCAACATGCCGTCACGCGAGACGGAGGTCTTGCGACTCATCAAACCCCAGCTCGACAGCGAGGAGCTTTTGGTCTACGAGCACCTGATCGGTGATGCTGGCAAAGCGAAGCTGAGGCCTGGCGAGATCGCCAAGAAGTTCGGCTGGAATGCTTCGAAGGTCACGCGCATCAAGAACAGCATCGCCGAGAAGGTCAAGAGGTACATGTAGATGGCCCAGCTCCCTCCCGATAAGGCTACCCGGGACACCAATCTGCAGGCGTTGAAGGCCGCGGTTCAGGAGTGGGGTGAGAAGGAGAAGCTGCGCCTGGACAACGAGACCAAGTTCCTGAGGTCGGTCCTGACAGGGCGCGGTGCCACCGGAGTCGGCGATGCCAACCTGCAGGCCGCGTCGTCGGCGCTTGAGAACGAGATCGACAACTACATCCTTTTCGGTAGCCCGACCGGGTCACCCACAGGATAGGGGTGACCGATGGAGCTGCTGAACCCTCTCAGCATAGCCCGGTCCTTGGAGCTCTTTCCGGGCAAGGCGTTCAAGGCGACGTGTCCGGCGTCTTTGGTAGTTGGGAAGTGCGTCTACATCGCCGGCCCCAAGGTAGGGGACTACTACCAGGTCGCCCAAGCCGACCCCTCCGACATCCTCAAGATGCCGGCCATCGGGGTCGTGACCGAGAAGGCCGACGCTACGCATTGCACGGTGCAATGTCTCGGTGAGGTTTCGGGGATCTACTCAGGCTTGACGATACCGAAGCCGCTGTTTGTTTCGCTGCTGGGAGATTTGAGTGCTGCGCCGCCTGACCCTTTGCCAGCAGGGTACGCGATGGCGCAGGTTATGGGGGCCACAATGTCGCCGGGGGACGTGCTGCTGTGCCCAAACTTCTTCATGACCAAGCGAATAGGATGACTCTTTGCACCGGCATAGGGGGCTGTTATCCTGACTTGAGATTGTTCGAGGCCGTTTACCAAGGGAGACCAAGATGGACGCTGTGAAGAAGGGCAAGAAGACCTGTGACCACCCGGGCTGTACGTCGAGACGTACAGTCGGAGTTTTCTGCTCCAAGCACCAAGCAGATGGTGATGGGGTAGAGGCGGTCCAGAAGCTTACGGAGCTCGAGGCTCTCAAGTGGGCCAAGCTCGACACCGAGATGCGGAACGCTCTGCAGGGCATTCGGCTAGCCGACATGGAGGTCGTGGAGGCCAAGAGAGCATTCCTGGATCTTCGGAACGTCAAGGAGCTGGAGAAGCAAAAGCTTCAGGCTATGGTTGCCAAGATCAGGCCGGAGTACGAACAGCTCGTCGACGAGCTGGGCAAGAAGTACGGGATCGAGCCGAAGAGCATGGCGATCGATCCCGACACCCGTGTGATACGCGACCTTTCGGACAAGAAGTCCGAAGACGGTCCCTAAACCGCGAGCCACCCGTCGAGGGGCTCTGACAAGGAGTTGACAGATGGCAGAGCGCAAACCGTTGTTCATGTCGACCGACGGCTTCTCGCAAGAGATGGCCCAAGCCGACAGCATGACTCTCGGCGGTCTGACGATGGGCGGCAACATCGCGATGGGCGGCTTCAAGGTCACTGGGTTGGCCGATGGCTCGAGTGCCACCGATGCCGTGACCAAGCAGCAGCTTGATGCCATCGCGGCCGGCGTGTCGTGGAAGCCGCCCTGCCATGTGCTCAACATGATCAGCGACGCCGACCAAGGCGGTTCGCCTCCCGGCGCCCCTGTGACAGGTGACGCCTACGTGGTCAACAACTGGGGCGGCGGCTACAACAACGGCGACATCGTAGAGTACAGCGGGACCGCGTGGGTCGTGGTCGTCGCGAACTCCGGTGCCGAGCCTCCGAACAACACCTGGGTTGCGGTCTCGGCTACGAGCGCCACTGTCCCGGCCGGTTCCTTCGCGGGCAAGGATTTGAACCGGGCGATCTACAACTCCACGACCAACGCCTGGACGTTCACGGCCCCGGTGGAAGGCGATGCTTTCCTGGTGGTCGGCGAGTCCAGCCTGTACGAGAACCAAGGCTACGTCTATGACTCGACCACCTGGGTCGAGTTCACGGGCCTAGCCGGTATTATCGCTGGCGACGGCCTTGGCAAGACCGGCAACACCATCTACGTGAAGGATGGTGACGGTCTCAAGATCGACACCGACTACGTGGCGGTAGACCTGTCGGCCAGCAACCCCGGTCTCGAGTTGACCGGCACTACCCCGAACAAGACCCTTCAGGTCTTGGTCGACGGTGCCCACGGCATTGTCCGAGGCGCCACGGGCCTCGAACTCGAGCTCGATGACACGCCCGACACCCTGGATGTCGACGGCGATGGTCTGAAGGTTGTGGGCTTGCCTTTACTGTTCAAAGTCAACGGTACGGCGGTTGGCGCAACCGTGACGGCGGCCAACCTCGACACCGTGACGAACGGCAGCAACGCCGATCTGCTGCACTCGCACGCCAAGATCAAGAAGGTGGCGAGCGACCACGCGGTCGCCGAAGCCATCACCAAGTACGACCCGGTGTACCGGTCGGCCACGAACGATCGTGTCGGAAAGGCCCGGGCGGACAACGACGCCAAGTCGCGGGTGGTGGGCGTGTCGGAAGAGACCGAGAACGTGGTCGGTGACCCCGCCAGCATCGTGGCCCACGGCGAGATCCTCGGCGGTCTCAGCGGAGGTGCCGCTGTTGCCGGAACCCCGTACTACCTGCAAGCTACGGGCGGGATCGGCACTGCCGTTCCGGGAGCGGCCAATCGTGTGATCCTCGTCGGGTACGCCATCAACGCCACAGATCTGTGGGTCCACATCCTCGACTACGGCAAGAAGGTCTGATGAGGCCTGACGGTGGTCGATCGTGTCCAACCTCTCAAGATTGAGGGGACTGATAGCGGTGGGGAAGAGACCGACCTCTTTCCCACCGCTATGGATCGCAACGAGGACTACGTAGACGCTCGTGGGGTCACGCTCCAGAACCTCACCAGCAACGATGACGCTGTGCGGGTCGAGAGGTCCGCAGCCGGGGGCGACCTTCAGTTTTTGGATGTTGCGAATCCGACTCCGACGACCCTTAGTCAGCTCAAGGCGACCAGCGGCATCACCGAGGAGGAGCACCGTAACCTCGATCAGTTGGTCCACAACCTGGCCGAGAACTACTTCGAGGAGTACACCTACGACGGTAATCGAGTAACTGGGGTCATCACATGGGCCAGTGTAGCCAAGCTGCAAAAGATTCGGGAGGAACAGTACACATACGATGGAAGTAAGGTGTCAGAGGTCGTGACAATCCAGTACAATGCAGCTGGCACGGAGTTCGAGCGGGTGACCGAGACGTATTTGTACTCAGGTCCTAAGATCGTGAGTACCACCTCCGTGAGGAGCACACCCTAATGGGCCTTGTGCAAGTCATCATTGACGACAGCACCGACAAGGTCATCTCGGGCGTGTTTGTGTTCGACCGGGACAGCGGTGGAGTCATCAAGATCCCGCATGGCACTGCATTTCCTGTGTCTCCTTTGGCCGACGAGCTGTTCTGGAGGGATGACGAGAGTAAGCTCTACAAGCGTAACGGGACCAACACCACATGGGTAGCCGTAGTGGCCGCAGTCGCGGCGCACGCCTCGACCCACCAACACGGTGGAGCCGATGAGGTAGCGACCGCCACTCCTGGGGTCAACGCGATCCCCAAGGCTGACGGGGGCGGGAAGTTGGACTCGTGGGTCACCGCCAACGCGGTGGCCGGTACCCCTAGCCTTCGGCAATTAGGTACTGGCACCACCGACGCTTGCGCGGGCGATGACTCGAGGCTCTCCAACGCTCGTACCCCAACCAGCCATGCTTCGACCCACCAGCACGGGGGGTCGGACGAAGTGGCGACCGCAACACCGGCTGCCAACGCGGTTCCAAAAGCCGACGGCAGCTCCAAGCTGGACTCCTGGGTGACCGCGAACGCCGTGGCCGGAACGCCAAGTCTGCGTCAACTCGGCACGGGCGCAACCGACGCTTGTGCGGGCAACGACAGTCGATTGTCGAACGCCCGAACACCCACGGCACACGCTGCCTCTCATCAACACGGGGGCAGCGACGAGGTTGCGACGGCTACGCCGGCCGCCAACTCTATTCCCAAAGCTGACGCCAGCGCCAAAGTGGACGGATGGGTGTCGGCTAATGCCGCTGCTTCGGTCGCGAGCCTGCGGAAGCTTGGAACCGGCAACACCGATGCTTGTGCAGGGAACGACTCACGTCTGTCGGATGCTAGAACACCAGTCACTCATGCCTCGTCCCATGAAGTCGGTGGTACCGACGTCATCGCCCACCAGAATCTCTCGGGTGCTGGGACCAACAGCCACTCAGCGCTCGACACTCATCTTGGTAGTACGAGCAACCCACATAGCACCACGGCGTCACAGGTTGGTTTGGGTAACGTCACCAACGACTCACAACTCAAAAGGGCCGCCAACGACTTCTCGACCTTCACCGAGAAGGCTACTCCCGTCAGCGCGGACCTTTTGCTCATCGAGGACAGCGCGGCGGCTGGGGTCAAGAAGAAGGTTCAGGTCGGAAACCTTCCTGGTGGTAGCGGCACGGACGTCAACGCCATTCACAAGAATGTCGCGGCCGAGATCAGTACGATCTCGGAGAAGACTGCGTTGGTCGGTGCCGATCTCCTAGTGCTAGAGGACAGCGAGGCCAGCAACGCCAAGAAGCGGTCTACTATCGCCAATCTTTTGAAGGTGTGTGGCCGCTGCAACATCGGGAAGGTCAACTTCTTCGACGACTTCATCGGCTCACTTTACAACAACCGTGCTTGGGCCGTCGCCGGGACCGGTAGTTTCACCGATATTGACGAGACCGGCGGGGTGATGCGGGTGCGCGCCAGCAGCGGAGCGACCTACACACTCGATCAAGGCAACAACGGTGCGTGGAGCCCCGCCAAAGGCGTGTCGATCACTTGGCGTGGTTACTGTGTGCCAGGCGCCTCCGGACTCGTGGAAGTTGGCATGATGTCGTCTACTAACGAGACGACTGATTGGATTGGCTGGCGGTACGCCCCGACCGAGAACGCCAATTTCCTGTGTGAGAGCGCAGTCGGTGGTGTGGCAACCACGGTCAACAGCGGTGTCGCGGGAGACGGCAACTACCATGACTTCCGCATCGACATCACGACCGGCAACGTCAAGTTCTACTTGGATGGTACGCTCAGAGCCACGATCACAACCAACGTCACGACGGATCGATTGCAGCCCTACGTCTACAACCAGGGTGTGGGGGCAGTTTCGGACTTCAACACTGACTGGGTGGAAGTTGTAGGAGCAAGGTGATGGCTAGGATCTTCAAGAACAAGACCGCCGAGGAAGTTGAGATTTCGTACAGCAACGTCGCGGTCATTGTCGAAGCTAGCTCTCAGCGAGACCTGTCTGACACATTCGAGCCGTGGCAACTGGCGGCTAGCGAATCTCTGTTGGTTTTGCTGAGTCAGGGGACCGACAAGTACCAGCTCAACGACGGCACCAAGGACTTGTCGTTGACAGAGGCTGTCGATCTGGTCCGTGGGTATCAGCAAAAGATCCAGCTTACCGATGACGGTCGTATGGTGTCGAGGCAGACTGTTGCGCAATCAGGTCGGCACCGGATGCGGTGCTTCACGTTCTACACGGCAGATCCGTCGAAGCTCCACAACAAGAAGTGCGACGACACCAACTACGAGGACATCACACAGAAGGAGTACGACGCTGATGGTGTCGAGATCACGTCGGCTCCGTACACCGGTTCGGTCAAGACCGTTTTGGATTTCGAGCCGGCCCACGACTACGAGATTATTGGTGGGGAGGTGTCGGTTCCCTCTGACTTGAAGGACGGGACGACCGACGCCTGGTTCGCAGCCTGCATCGGGGTGCCCGACGTGCCCGAGCAGATGGGTGGAAATGTCAACTTCGTGAACTGCGTGAATCTTGAAGCCTTCGACGGCATTCTCGACATCGACGGCCGGGCCACGACCTACATGACGTACAACGCCACATACCACACCAACAAGATCCGGTTCGTCTTCAAGCATCCGGCTGGGGTTTCCAAGAGGTTCCAGATCTTCCTGGAGTTGTTCTCATGACCTGGTTCTGTTGCGACACCGGTTACGCGCTGATCGATGTTTGGACACTGGTCCACATAGCCTTCTGGGTATTCGTGGGCTCGTGCCTGTGGGGGCTCAAGAGCAACAGGTGGTGGGCTCTGCTGGGATGCTTTCTGGTGTCGTTGGCCTGGGAGGCGTTCGAGGAGTTCGTGGCGTTCCCGTTGTGGCCCGACAAGTGGTTGGACCCAGAGAGCTGGTGGAACTCGTGGATCTCGGACCCGTTGACCTGTGCGGTTGGCGTGCTGGCCGTCTACTTGATTCTCGAGAACCGTCCTAGGAGGACCCGATGATCCGCGTTGTCTTTACTGCCTCCAACGCCTGGCTCTCGAGACTCATCCGCTGGCTCTCTGGTGGTCGGGTGAGCCACTGCCTCATTCAGCATCCGTCGCAGGTCTGGGGCGGCGATTGGGTCACCGAGGCCACGTGGCCCATGGTCTTGCAGCGCCCCGCCGAGAAGGGCCGGCACCACATCCACTCCGAGTTCATCTGCCGGTTCGATGCCCCGCCAGCTCTCCAAAAGATCCGGAGGGAAGTTGGCAAGTGGTACGCCTTCGAGGGCTTCTTCTTGATCGGCTGGTGGCTGCTCATCAAGAAAATCTTCAAGACCCGCATTCGTCACCCCCTCCACAGCACCAAGGGCGACATCTGCTCCGAGCTTCTGGTCAAGTTCTTCCAGGCCGCTCAACTACCAGACGCCAACAAGCTGGATCCGGACTACACAACTCCCGAGAAGGTCTTGCGATATTGCGAGAACCACCCGGAACAGTTCCAGAGGCTTTAACCCGGTGGCTCAGGCCGGAAGGACGATGAGCGATGGCTCGCAACGGCGACTTCGAGCACCACTGCATGCAGGCAACCCGTCTTCGACGGATTGAGCAGGAGCTAGCTGACATTGAGGCCCGGAGGAGGGAGGACGTGCAAAAGACTCTTGAGGTGATGGGCGGAATGGCCAGTGAGCTGAACCAGGCGCTCAGCTTTTTCACCACGGCGAAAAAGCAGATCAAGCTTCTATTCGCCAAGATGAACGCTGTCACGAGAGAACTGGAGCGCCAGAAGCGGCCGAGAAGATGAGCGAGCTGGACGTCCAGGTGTGGCCCCCAAATGGCAGCGAGCTGGTGGGTACGTGCTACTGTGGTATGTGCAGTAGCCTCGCCAGCAAGGAGAATCGTTGTATTTGGTTTCCTGCGATGGGTCTGGTACTTTGCAGAAAGTGCCTAGCCGAGCTTCTGAATCGCCTCGTAACTGAGGGCCAAGTGGGGTAGCGAGATGGAAGAGCTGGTAAATATGGGGAAAAGCATCCTTGGGCCTGAGCCAGGGATCTCGCTGCTCCTTTTTGTCTTGTGCGGTTTGTCCCTATGGGCATACTGGAGAGAGAAAACCAAGAACGACAGCATTGCGGATGAGCGGCTTTCCGAGGCTCGAGAGGACACGAGGACCGTCATGGAAGCGCTCAACGAAGCCAACAGCACCATCAAAGAGTTCAAGATCTCCAACGACGCCCTCTGCAAGGCTTTTGAGAGTCTGTCGTTAGCGGCTCGGGATGGCCACAGCACCGCTGCGGCTCTGATCTCTAAGATCGGGAACCGAGGAGGTTGACCATGTTCGGAAGGTCTCGTCGCGCCAAGCAGAGCCCGAGCCCACAGGACGACCCAAACTCGATCGGGAACATCGCAGTGGAGCGTGGCTACATCACTCGCTTCGAGTTGGACGAAGCTATGAGGGCGCAACAAGCGCGACTTCCTCTCGGTGAGATTCTCATCGAGATGGGGAAGTTGACCAGGCACGAGCTTGAAGAGCTGTTGTTCGAGCAGAAAATTCGAAGGGGAGAAGTGAAGGACCGAGAGGAGATCATTCGGTTCGAGCGCCGGAAGTCGAGGACCAGAATCCGTCTGATGCAGGATGGCTTCAAAGAAGTGCGAGATGATGTTAGAAAACTCGCAACGACGGTCATGGCGGCCTCGGTGCGAGCTAGTGGGAAATGACACGTGAGGTCGAAAGAGGAACCCCAGTCGTAGACCAGTTCCCTGCGTTCGAGAACGATGGACACACCAAGAGATCTGGACTAGGGGCAGGGGATTTCAGCAGCGCCGTCTTCGTCAACGGAGCTGTCGAGGCCTTGCCCGTTACCGTCAGCGAGATCGCGGCCACCGGAGAGTACAAGATTCAATTCACCCCCGACATCCTGGGGGTGTATGAGCTTCAGGTCCACATTCTCTTCAGCCATGACATCTGGCATGCTCAGTACGCAGCAGTCGACGAGCTGACTAACGATGTCTCGGTTGCAGCTCGCAACCAATCTCGGAAGATCGACTTGGCGGCAACTGCAGCGCCAGGCTTAGCGACCACAGGCAGTTTGATGGACCGGATCCTCAACAAGGATGGCGCCAAGACCTTCCAGCAGACCACCGATAGTCTCGAGGCCATTCGAGATGCGCTGGACGAAAGCACGTCGGAGATCACGGCTCCGCTGGCCCAGATGTCGGCCGACCTTCGTCGGGTTCTGGGGCTCCTGCATCAGAACGCTATCCTCGACAACCAGACCTACGATACACTCGGGCAGCTCACATCGGCACGGTTGCGGGTGTTCGATTCCCCCTCCAACGTGCCGACCAATCCAGGGGGTAGCGAGACCGTGGGCCTGATTCAGCAGTACAGCATTGAGGCTGCGTACGACGGTCTGAACGTAGTCCGAAAGTTCGCGCTCAAGAGGGTTCTATGATTCAACTGGCGACTCGCGGCTACCTGTGGATGCTGGGCGTCGGAGGGGCGCAGATCTTTGGGCCGGGACCGGTAATCGCCAATAGTGAATCCGTTCAACCAGAGCTGAAGGGTTCGGCCTACCTCGCGCCACCAGGCCCCGGTATCGTGGGTGCTGGAGTCGCGGCGCCGGCGATCTCGGGCAGCAGCTCGACTCCAACCACCCTGCCGGCTACGCCTCCGAGTATCTCGGGTGGTGGGCCGATGAAGCCCCGCATTGGCAAGTGAGGTAGTCGATGGGCGTCACTCAACTCACCATTACGGTCACCGATATTACGTCGGTCTTGGCGTCGTTCGACGTCATCCGTATCAAGAGGTCGATCACTGGGGTTGATGGAACCTACGAGCTCATCACGGCCGATACCCCGCAAGCCGCTCATCTTCAGCCACCCACAGCCGGTCCGTGGGACGTAGTCAGCAAGACCCTGAAGCTGAAGAGAGACTCGAATCCTGAGGTCAGCATCATCTTCACCGGGACGAACCCTCTCTCGGCCGCGGCTGTCGTGGCGCAGATCAATGCGGCGGTCGGGGTGACGATTGCAACTGAGGTCCTGGGTGTCCTGCACCTGACCTCGACGCTCACGGGTACGAAGTCCAAACTCGAGATTACCGGTGGCGCAGCTGCGGCGGATTTTGGTTGGGTCACGGGAACTCGGGACATCGGCGAGGATGCCCACATTCAGCTCGTCGCCGGGCAGGGCATCTACAGCTACCAGGACGACGACGGAGAGCCGGGCTACTTCTACAAAGCCCAGTTCTACAACACCACCAATCATCTGGAGAGCCAGGACTCTCAGCCCTTCCAGGGGGCCGCCAGCACGATGCTGACGGCCGACAAGCTCAGCAAGGCTCTCATCAAGCTGGTCGACGGCGCCGGCGTGGCGGTCCCGGACCAGGAGATCACGTTCTACACCATCCACGAGCCTTTTACGGTCGAGGGATTCCAGGTGGCGTTGTCCAGGAAGCCCATCACCGTCAAGACCGACAACGCCGGGCAGGCCGAGGCCGTGCTGGTGCGTGGTCTGAAGGTCAAGGTCGTGTTTGAAGGGACCTCGGTCATTCGAGAGATCCAGGTCCCCAACACGGCTGAGTTCGACCTCCTAGCCGAGCTCGGAGCTGCCCCAGATCCGTTCCGTGTGGTAGAAGTCAACTTCCCGGCCGCTCCGAGAAGGACAGTCTGATGAGCGTACTGGTCACAATCCGAACCGTCGACGATCAGGGCACTCCAGTCGCCATCTCGGGCGTTCGCGCCATGGTCTTCACCCCGGCTTTGGCCTACCTGACTGAGGGCCTGACAGACGGCGCTGGGGAAGTTGCGTTCAACCTCGACGGGTCTGTCGGCGGCACGGCGTACAAAGTCCAGCTCTACAAGCAGGGGGTCTACTTCGCCCCCAACAACTGGTTCAACATCTCGGTCATCGACCCTCCAGTCCCACCCAACCTCTTCCAATTCACCGGCCATGTGGGGATGAGCGGCCAGCAAGTGCTCCTGGTTGCGCAGGACGATATGGTCCCCACCCCGAGTCCAATCGAGGGCGTGAAGATCCGCCTCTTCAACTCCTCAGACCTCTACATGACAGAAGTCGAGACCGACGAGGACGGGGAAGCGGCTATCGTGCTGTCGGGTGCTCCTACTCCCGGCCAGAAGTACATCGTCCGGCTTTTCCCTCCGCTGGGGCATGAGATTCCGGTCGGCATGACGCAGGAGATCTACGTCTTCGACCCCGTGGCACCCCCCAACACCAACATCTTCGACTTCACTGTCATTCCGGTCACGATCCCGGTCTCCGGCAACCCGCTGATGTGCCGGCTCACCGGACAGTTCATCGACGCCACCGGCACTCCAATCCCTGACCTCGAGCTGGTCTTCCGTCCTCGAGAGGGCTACCCCAGCAAGATCCTCAGCGGTCTACCGTTCAACGGCGAGCCGAGTGTTATTGGCAGCGCGATGGTACTCTCAGAGGTTCGAGCAACAACTGACCACGCTGGAAAGGTTGACTTCGAGCTACCTCGGGAGGGCGTGTTCGACGTCTTCATCACCGGGATGTACGAACCATTCACCAACCCGTTGTCTTCGGTATGGATTCCTGACGCAGCCGGCGCGGCACTGGTTGATGTGCTGTACCCGTACGTCACGACCGTCACGTTCAGCAGCGTGGCGATTGCTCTCACGGTCGGCGGCCCCGGCGTGGAGGTAGAGCTCACTGTCGAAGCCTCCAACAAGCAGGAGAACATCGAAGGGACTGAGGCCCTCGCCTCTTTGTTGGTGTTCTCGACCGATGAGACTATCGCTACCGTGATGCTCACGGAGGACGGCAAGCTGCTGGTCAGCCCGGTCGCCGTAGGGTCGACAACTATTGGAGTCGCGCGGGGGCCGGGGACCGCCGCTCCGAGAAGTCCCGCACTTCCAGATGTGGTCGTGCTCCCCTCAACCCCGACCATAACGGTGACCTGATGTTCGTGTACTGCCGAGACGTTCCATTCGAAGAGAAGATGTTGTGGGCCTCAGTGCTTCGAAGAGCGGTGTTCGATTACGTGCTCTACCGCGGCGTCCGGCAGCACTCCCTGGAGTGGAAGCGCGCCTTCCAGTACGTCTTCACCCCCAACCAGAAGTACGACAATGGCTTCAGCTTCGACGAGGTCTGCGAGCTCTTTGGCTGGGACCCTGACTACCTACGCCGCAAGGTCACGACCCTGACACGTGCCGACGTTAAGAAGATCGAGACCTCACAGGTCCGTGAGGAATTTGTCTTCGATATCATCACCTCGGCGGCCGAGCAGACAGAACGCTGGAAGACCGAGAACTTCGCCGCTCCCTTCCTACCTCTCTACAAGTACGCCCTTTCCTACCGAGACCAGATGAAGCCTCGTGTGGTGAGGCGAGAAACCTTTCTCTGCATGATCCCCAGGGTGCAATGGCAAGCGACGGCGTAAATGGCGACCTACACGAATGCCGAGCTTCTCAACGAGTTGTCGCTCATCTTCCGAGCGCGCGTCACTCCCACGAAGACTAGCGGTAACCTCAACACCCGAGAAGAATACGAACAGCTTCTTGGTCTAGCCACTCTGACGTTTCTGTTCAACTCGGACAGCATCTTCTACGTCGGCCAACTGGCGAGCAACAGCCTCCAGGCGCTGCTGAAGCAAGAGATCGCGTTGATCGAGGACATGCTCGTCGAGCTCGACGACTTGAGTCAGCGAGGTGCGCCTGTCAAAGACACCACGACGCTGTCCAACGCCAAGACCACTGTTCTTGCACTGGATGCGGCTCAAAGTGTTACTGGGCGCCCTGAGACCGAGCGGTTCAACCGGCAGATGGCGGCTTACGCTTCTCAATTCTACAACAACGTGGTGTCGAGAAGCGCCTCGGGGTTCGTGTATCCGAAGGAGGAAGCCAGGACGCTGCTGAAGACCAACTTGACGAACCTGCAGTCGATTCATGAACAGCTGCTGCCTCGTGTCTTTGCGCTACGGGACCTGCTGGACAAGTTCAACGAGTTGGATCTCCCGTCTGTGGCCTCGACGTCTGTTCTAGCAGGAGTTCGCAAGAACCTGGACGACATGGTGAGCTTTACGGAGAGCGCTACGGATTCCCAGAATCTGGAGGCGAGCCGGCGCACTCTGCTGAAGGCCCTGGCCAACAAGACCGCTGTGAACATCATCGATTCCTTCTCGGACCCATCCGAGGTGAAGTACAGGAGTCCTGTGGCCCCTATTCCGGCCGACCTCACCTCTTTGGGACGAGCCGTTGGTAGCACAACGGTACTGGACCAGGGTGGTCTGTCCGGCGACGTAGGATCGGCTGCTCAAGTCCAGACAGGCCCAGGACCTTGGCAGGCGCCGCTGAGCGCCCCTCTGGTGATCGCGTTCAACGGCGAGAGCTCGGTCTCGGTTCCAATTGATCAGATACGGGGTCCGTCGATCAATGGCCGGTACTCCGAGACTTTTCTGTTCGATACCGCGACCTACCGCTTGGGGGTTCTGCTCGACCCGGCAACATACAAAGGCAAGGCCTCTGGGTCACACGGTACGGCCTCATGCGTCGCGGCACCCACATCGGGTACTCAGTGGAGCTTGGGGTTCAAGCACCTGGGGGCGCCGATGCACTTCGCCGGAGATCGTGGCGACCCTGGAACCTCCCCCAACGAGTACAAGGCGAGGGTCCTAACCGACATCACGGCCAAACAGGCGGGGAATGTCAGCTCGTACAATCCCGCTACCGGGGTTCTGGTTGCTACGACCTCCGTCTTCAACAACAGCATGGTCGGCGGGTACGTGAAGAACGGCTCGGCGGACAAGCGTGAAATCGTAGCGTATGTGTCGGGCAACACAGTTGTGCTCGACGACTTCAACGCCGGGTTCTCGCTGCCCGGGGCCAGTGCCTTTACGGCCCACGCAGTCTACAGCGGCGACACTTCGGTGTCGTTGAGTTGGACGCCGGCACTTGCAAGCGCCACCACGAACAACACCACGATCCAGATTGGTCAGGCGTTGAAGTACGCAGTCTTGCCCCTTGGGAGTGCGACCGTGAGTGCGGCGGTCGCCGCCATCAACACCGACTCCGATGCCAACATGGTGTGGTGGTCCTTATACCGTTACGTCAGGGCTATCCCCACCCCGGGGGACAACACCAAGTTGACCCTCGAGCTTCGTGGGCGGTGGCGGCGGTTCATGCAGGTCGTGGACTCGTTCTACAAACCCAACCTACCGGTTGTTGGGGACGCCACGACGTTGACCACCACAGCGCACAAGGTCTTGGGTTTCGTGTTGGGCGAGACGCTGGACCCGCGCTACCTGCTCAACGACTTTGTCTCGGCTTCGACGGTCGCCGACGCCATCACCGAGCTTGGTCTCGCGCACAGCGGCATGGCGTCTGTAGCGGAGAACGTCATTACTAGCGGCACGGCCTACGTTGTGCGCGGAACTTACGACGTGCACGACGAAGTAGGACAGAGTTTTGAAGCAGCTGGCGTCCAGGTAGGCGACATTCTGGAGATCCAAGACGGCGGGATCCCCGGCCGCTATCAAGTTTTCAGTGTGTCGGGCTCACAGCTCAGCGTCCGCGCAACCAGCACGTTCTCGGTAGATGAGCAGGGCCTCCGGTACCGCATCCTTCGAGAAAGCGTGTCGATCTACTCGCTGCTCGTAAGTGCCCGCTCTTCGGTCCAGATTGTGTCGGCCCCGGCAGCTTTGGGCCTTACGACTGGGACCACATACGGAACCCTCAACGCCTTCGAGGCTGTGAATCGAAGGGGCGAGCGGCTGGACTTCCTGAAAGCCGCACCAGGAGACCAGCTCCGGCTTCTCGGAAACTCCGAACGGTACGAGGTTGTTTCGGTGCAGGACTCCGTTCTGTACTTGGGGACGGGCGTGCCATCAAACCTCTCGAGCGCGGGATTTGAGCTCATCGCCTCAGCGGCCCAGAGCTACGACGTGCTGAATGTCCGTCTGGAGACCTACACGAGCTCCAGCAATCTCCTTCGGAAGAACGGCTACGACGAGAACCTGGACACCCTGGCTTTTGCGATCGTTGCAGCCCTGCTGCCCGGTCAGAACTTCGAGTCGTCTCGGAACCAAGCCAAGCGTCTACTGGCCGAGCTCCTCTCTGTCCTGACCAGCAATCCTCTACGATCGAGCGAGTACCGGGCCTCAATCCCGGCCGCGCCCGACAACCTCGAGAGCATCTTGAGCTCCTACTCGGTTGCGCGGGTCAAGGCGGTCGACGATCTTCTCGATGCTTTCCTGGACCGTAAGTACGAAAGGGCAGCCGACCTGCTCGCCTCCGGGCGGGTAGACGAGTTCTTCGAGTCGAACGACGAGACCGGCTCCTACGCGGGTGCGATGCTGGCCGCTTCCCGTACGGTGATTCGAGACCTCCCCAATACCCCGAACACCGAGGCGGCGGTTCGGGACGACAACAACCTGGCAACCAGCATCCAGACAGGAGAGAATCCCGAAACCGACTTCAGCGACACTGAGGGCGAGCAGCTCGTGGAGTGAAGAATGGCTACCGACATCGATTTTGAAGAAGTCGCCATAGAGAACAGCACCGAGATCGCCGAGAAGCTCGACCCCAATCGGTCCAAGGTGCTGCGCAACGTCATCGGCGATGCCTTCGCTTTTGTCCGGAGCGCCGAGATCAACCAGGCGTTCGCTACCGTCACCTTCGAGGAGTTGATCGAGTACCAGATCTTGAGGAACGGGGAGAGCGCAAAGTCCGCTGCCGCGCAGTACAACCCCTACAGCTATGACCCGAGCGCTCCGCCACCTGCTGGGGCCCAGCCGCCGGCGCCGTCCAAGACTGCTGACTTCCTGGCCGGCACCGAGCTGGGTCGCCCTACCAAGATGGACCGGTTGCTCGCTATCCTGAACGCCATCACCGACGTCGTGACGCAGATTTCAGCTGTCGACCCGATTGAAGTTGCGAATTATGCAGCGTATGTTGACAACCTGGAATCGACGATCCCGGACACTGGGACACTGACGTAGGAGATCGTTCGTGGCCTACCAGCTTGAGGTCATACGCTTTCGAGACCTTCTGGTCGTCCAGTCGATCCCGCGGTTCGTGCCCGGCCTGAGCCCACCCACTCTGGAGATCAAAGGGGAAGACCTCTCTAGTGCGACGAGGGTGCTCATCAACGACTCGGACGTTCCGGAGTTCATGATCGTCGACAAACAGACGATCTACGCCCAGGTCCCTGAGAACGTTGGCCGGATCTCCACCATCGAGATTGTCAGCTCGGAGTTCACGAGAACTGCCATCGGCTCAAAGCTCTCGTTCGAGGTCGGCAACAAGACTCGCAAGGTGGACGGGGTTCTCAAGTTGGTGCAGCTCTTCACCAAGTGGGTCCTGCAGTCTCCAGGCTCCGATGTTTTCCACCCTTCGAGGGGAGGCGGCCTTCAGCAGTTAGCTGGCCGGGTCTCGACGACCAAGGACATGCAGCCTATCTACGCCTCGATCACACGGTCGGTCGATACGACGACCGCACAGATACGGACTGCCCAAGCAAACCAGACAGACCTTCCGTTGTCCGAAAGGCTGTATTCGGCAACGCTGGTCGATATCTCGATTCATGACCAGACCATGACGGCGCTGGCGCAGGTGCGGCTGGTCAGCATGGCCGGGGGCGATGCCGTTGCCGCGCTGCAACTGTGAGGTAACCAATGTCCAGCTACACTGGCGTAAACGATATCGACGAACTGGTCCTGTTCATCCAAGAAAAGGTCCAGGAGTACGACCCTTCGATCGACACCACCTCCGGCTCGGCGTTCTACAACAGCATCATCAAACCTCTGATCGACCGAATCGGCCCTGACCCCTACGAGACTCCTCTTCGAGACTTCATCACCCGGAGGCTCAAGACCGAGTTCCCAGACCTGGTCCTTCAGGATGGCGAGCCTATCGACGACTACGCGGTCAAGATCATGACGATCTTGCTCGAGCCCTTCCGCCGGCAGATCCGGCAGGTTTCGAACAACCAGTCCTTGGCCAACGCTGACATTCTCAACGAGCGCGAGGCCGACAATCTTGGGGCCAACTTCTTCGTGCGGCGCCGCCAGGGGGCCTATGCAGTGGGCCTTGCCCGCCTGTACTTCACAGCACCCCGCAACAGCACCATCACACCCAACAACCTCGTTTATGACGCGGGTGGCCACCGGTATATCCCGGTGGAGAACCAATCCATCACCGCAGACAACATGCTGTTCAACCTGGAGGACAACCTCTACTACCAGGACGTCATTGTCAGAGCTGAGCAACAGGGTGACGATTTCAACATCGACATCAACACCCTGACGGGCATTGAGAACGCGCCCGAAGTCATCAAGGTCACCAACAAGGCCAGTTTCGAAGAGGGGGCCAACAAAGAGACGACGACCGAGTTCATCGAAAGAGTCGAGAACAGCCTGACCGAAAAGTCCCTGGTGACGTTCCGTGGCATCAACGCTCGTCTGACCGACGTCTTTGAGAGCATCCGTCTCATCCAGACCATCGGTTTTGGTGACGTCGAGATGGAACGCGACATCATCAAGGGTAGCGGCGAATCTGCTCCATACGCCTACTTCCTTGGTGCGGGTGCGGATGGCACCTACTACGTGGACTTGGATATCGGATCCCCCTATGCCCTGATGACCGCTGGGGGAGACATCTACAACTCCTTCATCACCGCGGGGGTCAAGGTCGGCGATACGGTTATTCTCAGCGACCTGCTGACCACCGGTAGTCTTCAGGTCCTCACGGTGGCGGAAATCATCTCGGCTTCCCAAATCCGGGTATCCGAGCAGATCGTTGGCAACATCGATGGGCAGTTCGCACTTCGGCGGGCGGAGGAGATCATTACACTGTCTGACATCCCAGGTGGCATCCTTCAGCCAACTACCCAGCAAGGCGAAATTCAGTTCACCAGCGGTGAGGCACACATCGGGGGCATGCTGGACGTCTACGTCCGTGCCGGCCAACCGACCCAGAAGGAGATCACGCTGGAGGGTATTCGGGACGGAGAGCCACTGCACTTCGGCGTGGACCTCGAGACGTTTGGCGGTGAGGACGACAAGTTCATCTACATCACTGAGGCTTTAGGCGATGTCTTGATGCGGACCGGTATGGACCGGTTCGGTGTCGCGTTGGCCACCAACAACGAGGTCTTGGTCAAGCAGTACCTGCCAAGCCCTGGCGGTGGAAGTGACCCCGGGGCTGATAGCGACACAGTCCCGTGGAAGTTCACGTCCGACGATGTCGGCCGCTACATCCAGATTCTCACTACTGGCCGACAGGCGACTCTCGAGATCTTGGAGGTCATGGACGAGGAGTACACAACCGCCCATAGCGGCCCCGCCGAGCGGTGCGTCCGCCTCAAGGTGAAACTGACCAACGAGGAATCAGGGTCAGCGTACAATCTGAACATCAACCTTTCGTTCGACACCAACATCCGAGTGGTCGAGAAGACGACTTCCAAGCCTCTGGTGCGGGATCGGGATGCTTCTCGAACGAACTCCTGGGGTCTGAAGACCGGGTGCGACTTCACCGACCTGGAGGACACTGGGGTCGCCGAGATTGGAGACTCAGTCGTCATCGAGACCGGGGAAGACGCGGGCATCTACACAATTCGCCGGATCCTCGACTCTCTGAACAACGACGATACCTTGCTGCTCGACCGGAACCTGACCAAGAACGCCACCCCTTCAGGCACCGGTGATGGAAGTGGTCTTCGCTATCGTCTGGACGATGAACTGAACGTCGACTTGGTGGCCCCCAAAGTCGTCAAGATCCCGCTCGGCACCATCTTTTTGGGTCTGGACCTCAACACGGTCGCAGGCAGCACCACAGCCAGCTCCGGTGGTGTGACGAACTTCCTGCTGGCGGGCGTTGCTTCCGGCGATACTCTCGAGATCTTGGAGGGTGACAACAAAGGCAAGTACGGCATCTCGCTGGTAACTGGAACCGAGCTGACGCTGGATTCCGCACCTCTCAACACGGGCTTCTCGCAGAAGTTCTCAATCTATCGAGCCTTCACCGGCATCGAGCGGCCATTGGTTCGCGTCAAGGACGTCGAGCTTCTGGACTCCAACTCGCAGCCCACCGGTATCATCATCCCCTACGGGGACTACATCGACATTCGGGCATTGGGTCTGTTCTCCAACCGAGCGGAAGGTGTGCAGGTCGAGAGCTACCGGGGTGTTACCCAAACCGGGGGTCTCGGGGACTACTACCTGCAGGACGACGATGTCGACTTCACGGCCGAAGGCGTGGTTGCGGGCTATCGTCTGAATGTCATCAACACCAATAACGCCGGAACCTACACGGTCGCGGCCGTTCCAAGCGCTCATGTCCTTCAGGTGGCCGTACAGGCGGATGGTGGCACTCCGTTCGTCAGCTTGACGACTGGTGTCCACTACACGATCGGGCTGCCGTCCTCGGGATTCGTGCGCCTCTACTTCCTGAACCCAACGTCGGTCGAAATCCCCACGGGGCTGAATGGCGCCCGTATGGTGTTCGATGAAGCCGGCACCCCGAGAAGGTTCCGCTTCTCGCAGGTCGATGGATTCACCCTGCTTCCCTCGCCGGGGTCTACTGACACCGAGCTCCGGGACATCCGGGTGACCCGCACGCTGGAACCTGTTGGCGGTTCGGGGGACTTCCAGTCCATCGTCGAGCTGACCAGCGATGACCACCCGGATGTGTTTGGCCTCGAGCTCGTCGAAGGCGATATCCTGGAAATGAAGGAGCAGTTGCCCTTCCGAACCGTCACCGCTATGGGGGCCACCGCCACTTGGAACGGTACGACGACGGTAGTGCTGGGGTCGTCGACTGGTGTTTATGTCAACCGGTGGATCCGTCTCGACAGCGACGGGCAGTTCTTTCGAGTGATTGGGCTTTCGGGCCTCAACGCCACGATCGACAACCCCGACGGTCTCACGATTCCCACGGGAGTCGGAGCCTCGTCGATCTGCTCGACCTTCGAGGAGCTCGGAGTCTTCGGGAAGCCCGCGGGGCTGCGGACAGTCTCGGGGAGCAACCGGGTGGAGGTGCCATCCAACTCGCTGATCGACTTCCAGGCGATGAACCGGGTCTACCCGCTGCCGGGACAAACCCTCAAGATCGAGAGTGGGCCGGATGCTGGTGAGTACGTTGTTGAGACTGTCGAGAGCGCGAAGGCTCTGCGGCTCAGCCGGGTGCTGACCTCAACTACACAAACCATCAAGGGCCAGGACACAACGCCGCGGCAGTCGTGGGCGAATCAACGCTTCTACGCCGGCACCGGCACCACGGACCTGTACGACCCCGCAGACGCTGGGGCGCTCGGCAGTACGGAGGGGCACTGGATCACGATCTTCGAGTCGACGAGAGACGACATCGATGGGGCATACGAGATCCAGGCGTACCCATCGGTAGGCCGCGTCACTCTTGATTGGGCACCGAACAACATCGAAGGGACAGGGTTCAGTGACTTCGATTGTTTCGGCATCGGGCGATTCTCGTGGCTCCGGACAGAGTCCGATGAGAACATCGAACAACCCTTCCACATCTACGCTTCGGTGGCGACACAGGTTGAGGTGTCTGAAGTGGGGTCTGTCTACAAGGCACCGCCGGGGCTGGACATCGTCATGAGCGGCACGACCTCCAATCCGGGGGCGGGCAATATCAGGATGACGAGAACTGACGGGACCGGTAGCCTGACAGGCGTAGTGGCAGGCGATCGGTTGGAGGTGCTGAGCGGCCCCAACAGGGGGGTCTACCCAATCGCGTCCGTCGGAGCGACATACGTCGACATCGTCAACAACACCAGCAACAACTTCCAGGTTCTGGTTACCGGCAACCCATTCCGGGTTCGCGGCGGTATTCATGGCGCTCGTAAGATGCTGACCGTTTCGGGGTTCGAGAGCTCCAACGGAAAACTCTACCCTGGAACGATGTCGCTCTACCGTCTCTTGCGGCAGAAGATCTTCCGTATCAGCTCAACCGAGATGCAGGAGAACTTCGACGGGTCGTTCTACTACGCCGATATCCAGGTGGAGTCTGACGGTTCGGGGGATGAGTACAACTTGGAGCGAAGCTCTCGGCTCGTTCTCGAGGACGATGGCCTGGTAACGATCGACGGCTACACCTACACGGTCGACAACAGCGTTAAGACATTCTCACCGTTCGAAGAGGTGTCGTTGGCGTTCGACCGCAGATTCCTACCGGTGGGCAACAGCGACAGCCCGGAGAACCGAAGCGAGGTCAGCGGTCGGAACTTGAAGGTGAAGTACGAGACCTCGGTAGTCACTCGCCTGGTCCATGACCTCTTGAGGTCTGATACCGACCGCCCCATCAACGCCAATCCACTGGCGCGGCATTTCTTGCCGTCTTACGTCTACGTGAACTTCGTCTACAGCGGCGGGGCGTCGCCGGACGTTCTGGGTCCGACGCTCGAGGATTACATCAATACTTTGGGTGCTGAAGCGCAGCTTCAGGTGTCGGACCTGGAGGCGTTCCTCACCCGTCGTGGGGCGGACTACGTGAAGCACCCCGTCCAGCTGACGGCGGTGACGCACGATCTGGACCGTAACCTGGTGGTAGACCGGACCGAGGACCAGCTCGGCGGGCTCAATTCAGTCCCCTACCATGGGACCGGCCGGATCTCGGCGTTTTTCGCTAGGGTTGGCGAGGGTCTGAGTCTGGATCAGCAATGATGGATGCTTCAGTTTGACGAATGAGGCCGCTATGGGGGTCGAAGTCCGTACCGCAGTGCAGACAGTGGGCATAGCCCGCGGGCAGTGGCCGGCTGGTCAGGAGCGCCGAGTTGCGCAGCATGGGCAGCCCGTCGGTCGAGATCTCGAACCTCGGAGGGGGAATTCTCTTTTCGGCCCCATTCTGGTAACACATTGGGCACGCGATGTTGGCGTAGAGCTCGGTTTCTTTCTTGATGGCTTCGGAAAGAACATCGGGCTCTTGTTCGATGAGTGCGTGGGCAAGGTCCGGGTCCATGGGCTCGAACATGCCTGAATCATAGAAGGCATTGACCCAGGCCGTCAAGGCTGGGCTCTGGAGGGTTCGATGAGTCTGTTCAACGCATATGAAACCGTGGTTCTGGACAATCTGTTCGGCAGCGGTACACCCGCCTCGTTTAGCCTTGCAGCATCGACTACTGAGCCACAGGAGAATGGTTCTGGAATCACAGAACCGAGCGGAGGCGGCTACGCCAGGGTGTCTATCACCAACAACACCGCCAACTTCCCCAATGCCCCCCTGGGAGGCCCGAAGACGAACGGTGCCGACTTCACGTTCCCCACTGCGAATGGCAGCTGGGGGACATTGGGGTGGTGGGTCTTGTATGACGGCGCCACGCCAGTGATCTTCGGTACGCTGACCCCTTCGAAGCTGATCGAATCGGGAGACATTCTTCGAATCCCCACGGGGCAGATGACCATCACCTGCGACTGACCGATGGCGACAACCCTTCCAGTCCACCAGGCATCCGATGCCGGCACCTACTCGCCCGGAACCTCGTGGACTCCGTATCTGACGATCCCGGATACCTCGTTCACGGTGGGGCATCGCTACCTGATCTTGTCATACTGCGAGTTGCAGTCGGTAGGGACCTACGGAGGTTCGGACTACACGGTGCGGGCCAGCGTCCGGTACAACGGGGTCGAACTGCCGCAGGTCAACCGTCCGTACAACTTCGACTCCTACGGGCGGTTTCTCTCTTGCCAGACACATGAGCTCTATCAGCTCCCGAGCGGCTCCGGGTCTGGACTTCAGCTTGGTGCCTATTGCCCGTCTTTAGCTGGAGGGCAGATCCGCAATCTTCGAATCGTTGCCGTTGACCTTGATGTCAACAACACCGATCTTCCACAACAGAGCGCGAACGGTTGGTTGTGGGCTGCGAACGACGGCAGCCAAACCCTCACGACTTCGTGGGCCTCCTACGCCTCTACACCACAGTTCACCCCGGACGGCGGCGACTACCTGGTTATTGTCAGCGGAACGGTTCATCCTGGGGCGAGCGACAATCCTGTGGTCTACCTTGGTGTCGGGGTGGACGGGGCTCCATCCAACTCGGACTACTACCAAGTTTTCGGGACAGCTTACAGCTGCGACGACTACATCACGCTCATTTCTCCCAAGGTGATCCGCTTCCCCAAGTCTCCAACGGTCGTCTCGTTGACGGCGCGGGTAAGTGCCTCATCCAGCGTTGCGTTGACCGGGGCACACGTCCTGGTTCTTCGGCTCGACACCTTCACCAAACGAGCAGGAACAACGAACAACCCGGCGTACACGACCGGCACGTCCTGGCAGTCTGCCACGTCTATCACACCATCTCCTGCTGCAGTTGCAGGAGACCAGTTCTTGATCTTCTCGCATATCCGAGCGAACTACTGGCAAAGTGAGCTGGGAACCATCAGTGAACAGGTTCTACGGAATCCTGGTGCCACCCAAGCAGTCATCGGGTCATCCTGCTGGCACCGCTACACCTGGGACAACCACGGACCATTCTTCTGTACGCTTGACACCGCCAATGGGGCCAACAGCTACGAGCTTCAGTTCAAGCGTGACGCTATCACGAATGAGCCGGCGTACTTCTACCAGCACACCTTGGTCGCTCTAAAGGCCGAGGTTGAGTACGCCCCGCAGGCCAAGACCTACCTGCCCGTCATCACAGCCACCGGCAGCGGCGGCACGATGACGACTTCATACGTCGATTACGTCACGATCCCGGGCTACAAACTGATTGACGGACACCGCTACTTGGTGTTGGCCTACGCCGAGATTAAGCAATCGAATGCTGGGCTCTTGTCCTGGAGGCTCAACTTCAACGGATCGACCTTGCTGGCTACTGAACAGACCATGAAGCTGGGCCACGCCGAGTACACGGCCTCTCATTGCATGGAGCGCATTACCGGTACAGGGTCGGGCACTGGAATTACTCTGTCGGCGTACTCCAGTTCGGTCATGGGAGCGATTCGGAATCTCAGGGTCGTGGCAATCGACCTTGATGTGAACGGCACTGATTTTCCGCAAGATAGTGTGAATGGGTGGCAGTGGGCATCAAACGACACAGCAGTTACTCTAAACACTACTAGAACTCCGCACTGCTCTCTGACGTTTACTCCCGATGGAGTGAGCGACTACTTGATAATCGGGGTTGGTCGCGCCCGAAACATAGCTCTCTTAACGCATGCTTATTTCGGGATCGGTTTCGATACGGGAGGAATGTTGACCTATCGCGTCCACCAAGCCGATGGGAATGAAAAGTACGTCAATCTGGAGATGTGGACTCTCAAAAGACCAATTCCAACCCCCACCAGAATAAGTTACGACGGGTACTTGGGGGCCGGGTCAAGCGGCTTCATCGATTACTCTCGGGTCATTGTTATTCGGCTCGACACTTTCGTAAAGCACGCAGCCCTCTACAATGGCTCTCCCGTGATCACTACTCCAAGTACCGATTGGCAGTCGATCGGCTCGGTGACACCTTCTTTGGCGTCGGTAGGAGACAACTTCCTAGTCTTCAACTTCATACAGGCGTACTACTGGGTCACCAGTGGAGATCTTCTCAACAAGAGGCTGCTTCGAGGCCCGGCGTCTACTGTTCTCGATACCCAGCAGTTTAGCAACACATCGGACATCGGCGACTTCTATGGTCCGGCAATCGCAACGTTGGACGTGGCAAAAGGGTCCGATAGCTACGAACTTCAAATCCAGCGCAATACCTCGGGGAGCTCCCCGCAGTACATCTACTACGGGGTCCTGGCGGCTGTTTCAACCGAGGTCAAGTACACTGCTCAAACAAGAAAGTTCCTACCCTACGCTCAAACTCAGACGAATGGGGCCTCGAGCGCGTTCCCGAACTCCCCCTCATGGTTGTTGTTGGCAACGATTCCCGGCTTCAAGCTTGCAAACGGGCACCGTCATCTTGTCTTGGCGACTTTTTCTCAGGCGGTCTTCGGTAAGACCTCAGAGTATTGTGCGACCCAACTGCGATTCAACGGTGCTGCGGTCACTACCAGCCAAGAGTCTCACGACTCCACAAGCCTGGTCCCTGCTTTCATGATGGCACGGATTACAGGAACAGGGTCCGGCGACGGGCTGCAGCTCTATGGGCAGAAGCACGCTATCTCGTCAATCAGTACTTACGTCACCGACATCCGACTTGTCGCCATCGACCTCGACGCCTACCCGACCGAGTTTCCCGAAAGCAACAAAGGGTGGCTATACGCTGAAAATACAACTCCAGCGTCGAGCCCTCTGCACCCGACTTTCCTACGTCATACCTCGTTGACGTTCACACCGGATGGGACCAGCGACTACTTGGTTCTGGCCAGTCTGACACTCTATGACTCCGGGCAGAATGCGGGAGAAAGTCGTGTTCGACTGCAGAGGGACGACGTAGATGTCGAAGCCGAAACCGTGTACTTCGACGGCCTCACAGTGGGGCAAAGTACGCACCTTTGCGTAGCGAAATACTTGGCTGCCCCCTCGGCGGTATCCACGACTTTTGGGATCGAAGGCGCTAGGAAAGACTCAGCGAGCTACCCGACGATCTCTCGGTCCAGCATCTTTGTGATCTGCCTCAGTAGCCTGAAGACTTGGAAAGCAGAGCTTACAGCGGGAGACCAACAGTTTTTCAACACTGGAACGTGGAATACTCTGGAATCAGGAGCTCCGGCTGTCTCGCCGGAGGTTAATGAATACCTGTTCTACTTCGCTCGTTCCCGTGCGCGGTTTGGTGGGACCTTCGCTTACCACCGGATTCGTGACACTGTAGCGGGAATCGACCGATACAGCACGATCTATGGTGCCGGTTACGGCACCAGCGGATCCAATCACTACCCGTACATCTTCTCGGGACTAGCCCCTGTTTCGGTGGCCAGCCCGTCGTACAGCTTTGATCAGAAGAACGAGCCCGGCTACCCGCAGTCTCCCATCTATTCACAGACGCTGTTGATGCTGTTGGGTACAGAGCTCAAGGCTGCGACTTTCGAGAATGTTGCCGCCGACACGGAGTTCTCGTTTGATGCTGATGCCGAGCCAGAAGTTGTAAGAACGGCCGATGCCGACAGTTTGATTGAGCTGGGTGCAGAAGCAGAGGCACAGCGAATCACCCCAACTACCGCATTGACAGCTATGACTTGGGGTGGTGTTGCGGCTGTCAGCGACGCTCCGCAAGCTGTCAATAGGACTCCACAACCGGGATCGGCTGTTGGGACCCTGGAGCCTTTCCGGTTCTCAGCCAGGGCGGCGTTGGCCGAGATAGACCGAGCGGCCGTGAGAGCGTACTTCGGGACAGGGCGGTGTCATTATGACGGCGGCTCCCGTCCTGAAGATTATCAGGATGTCCATTTCTACCTGGAGGAGTTCGGTGGAACTACTCCAGATCGGGGCGCCACCCGAGAGATCGACATCGACGGGGCACTGGTTCTCTCCAAGCTCGAGTTCCCAATTGTATTGCAGGAGGCCACGTACTTTTTTGGTGGGCTCGAGGCCCCAGCCGAAACCGAGTCCCCTCTGATGATGGAAGTGAAGTTGAAACTGAAAGCCTCCGAGGTCGCTACGGCCCCTGACGGCTTCACCGGTGTAGCTTTTGGCCTGATGGCAGGCAACAAGGGCATATCGGTCAAGCTCTACAACGGTGGAACGTACTTCTTTGCTACGGGTGTCGTTGTCCAGAGCGCTGGTCGGCTGGTGACCACTCCACCAAACTTGTCCTATGCCAAAGACTTGCCGTGGGATGACCTCTATCTGACCTACAAGCTATTGTGGGATCCTGCGAGGGATCGAGTGCGGCTCTACGTGAGCTCTGGAGATGGTGATGTTGAGGACCGGCTTCTGGTTTCCGGTTTGGTTGGTGACTTCCCGGATCTTCCAGCTGAGGAGATTCGAGAGAACACGCCTTGGGCATTCTTTGGGCATGTAGGCGGCACGACCTCTCAGAGCATCAGCCGATGGAAGTTTGTCGCCTTCTACAACTACACAGAATGCGTTGTGGAATCTGGCCTCTTCTCGGGAGGAGTTACTGGGTTTCTCCGAACCGACAGCTTGGTCGAGTACCTCCCAACGGCGGTGCCCGAGAAGGCCGAGCAGCCTTGGAAGCCTTTACCCAGCACCTTTCCGGGTGGAGTTGGTGGTGCCTACCATCTCGAGGCCGGACAGCTGGTCGTCGACCGCACCACGATGGGGAAGAGCATCGGGTTTACGAGAACGGAGTTGGCGCTTCCCAATATCACGGTCTTCGACTTCAAGGTTTCGGTGAAGGCACTCGAGCTGGCGAGCGGAGTGGAGTCTTCCGGGGTCGAGTTCTTCATAGATGACGGAGACAGGTGTACGCGGTTGGGGTTCCTCCAGACGAACTCCGGCACCCAGTACGTTGGGCTCTTGGCGGACTCCGCCCACCCCGAGTTGCTGAACTCCTACTCGGCCGTCGTCCAAAACTTCGAAGTTGAGGTTTTTTACCGCATCGTCTTTAACCCAGCCGGCACAGTTGATCTCTACCGATTGGTGTTGGGCGAAGGGCTGAAGCCTGAGTACGTTTTGAGCGTTGCGTACTCGGCTCTCCCCGTGACGACCCTCCCAGGACCAGGGCTCGGGTTCCTGCACAACGCGACCCCAGGCGGGGCTCTCGCTCGACTTCGGCTGTCAGCTCTGCGGTACTCGTGCAACATCTCGATGGTTCGCTCTACAGACGATCCACTTCCGGCTGACTGGGTTCCCGAAGGAGCGGGCTCCACCACCGTGTCACCGGACCGCGAGTATATTGAGCTGGCCGATACAACGGACGCGGATAGCATCCGTATCAGGAAGAACTACACGTCCGGTCTGCAGGCCGATTCTGGTTTTGCTCTCGAGTTTCGAGCTCGGGTTGTCTCTTACGAGGTAGGCGAAGAGCTAAACCCGATACGCTCGTTGACTGGAATGGTGGTTGCGGTTGTCGACGACACCAACGAGCTCCGACTATGCTTTGCAGACGCCGGACCTCCGTACGGCAAAATTGTGTTCTTGGCCCTCTCTTCGGATGACGAGGAGTCCTTGCTAGCCATCCGATCTGGGGTACCTAGCTCGGTGGGTACATTCGTTCCCCTGGACTGGTCTATGTTCCACCTCTATCGGATGATCAAGACGATTGGAGGAAAGACACGGCTTTTTGTCGACGACTCCGTGCGGCCCGTCATCGAGCTCAACACAGACCTCTGCTCTTTTGCTCCGTCGTCCGGGGGAACTCCAAGAGTTGTTTTTGGGCACAAGGCGGCTGACAGTATCAAGACCGTCAGTCAATGGAGTCATGTGTCGCTATCGATCTCGAGAGGGTTTGACTTCTCGTTCCTCCCGGCGCTTTCTGAAGAAGAACTGAAGGCTCGGGTTGAGCACTCGGTGAATGTGCTGTTAGAGTTGGGAGACACCACCTAATGTCACCAGTATCGGGACAGAAGTTCACGACGTACACGTACGGCCCTGCCGACGAGTCGCCGGTAGCTGTTCTGGCCCGCACCAACATCACCGCGCTCTTAGGATCCATCGTTCAGCTGGACGGTCGGAAGAGCTACGACCCCGAGAAGCGACCCCTGAACTACTACTGGAACTTTCGACAGGTGCCTATCGGCAGCACCGTCGAAGATACCGGCTTCAAGGTTCTTCGTCCTCGGTCGTCGGCGGTATCGTTCATCCCCGACAAAGTCGGCAACTATGTAGTCGAGCTCGTAGTAGACGATGGCGAGTACGCCAGCCTGCCGGTCACGGCCTCGATCTTCATCCAGTACTGCCAGGTCCCAGTTGGGGAGAACATCGTCCCGGATGCGCAGTTTCTCTGGAACTACATCTCGGACTTCTGGGCGCTGGTCGAGGATCGGGAGAAGATCACCACGATCTGGTCGGGGGTTCTGCAGCTCATCGGCTCGGAGCTCCTGACGCTGTGGGACCACGATCTCAACAAGTCCCTGGCCTCTATCCAGCCGGTCAAGCAGCGCCGTTGGCAGCGTGTGTCGATGCGTACGGACCTCACGCCCTACAAGGACCAGCGCATCATCGTCGGCAAGACTGACGCCGGCACCAACGGCCGCACCGGCAACATCGGCCAGACGCCTGGGACTGGTGCCACATCGGTCTTCTACGTCCCGCTCGGACAACCCGGAGACGGTGACCGCACCGACTTTACGAACCTCAACGGCAACTTCGGCGCCAAAGGTCGGCTTCTGTGCGTCGATGGCGTCGGCCACATCATCGAGCGGGTTGCCAACAAAGGCCTGCTGCTCTCTACCAACAACGACGGCGACACGGCTCTGGGGACCAACATTCTGTCGTCGGTCGGCACGGTAGAGCTCCCTACTGACTTTGTGGCTGATGGTGTGCAGGCAGGCGACCGCCTGGTCATTCGAAGCGGCGAGAACGCCGGCACCTACTTGGTCAAGAGCGTCTCGACGACCCAAGTTGCAGTGGCATACCTAACGGACCCACCGGGTGGTCCCCTTCCCAGCTTCCAAGCTGAGACCAGTCAATCCTTCATCATCGGGCGCCCCTACTCCGTAGTGTTCCTTCGAAACGCCACTCTTCCCGACGGGGTTGTCGGGGCCTCTTGGCGTCTTTCACACTTGCTGCATGTGCCAGGCGCGCAATTCCAGGCGCGAGGGGTGTCGGAAGGGGATGTGCTGGTTCTCGAGGTTACCCGCAACGACGTCAAGCTCAGTGCCGAGCTCCGGGCCAGGGTCGTGGGAGCCGCGGGGGATCGCCTTGCTTTCGAGTTCACGACCGAAGATCTGGCGGCCTCGACCAACTCGGGCGCCGCGGCCAGCATCGTAGCATCCGGTGGAGTCGTGACGGTCAGTGGCCTGACCGGTATGCTGCCTACCAGCATCGGTGGCTCTCTACAGATTCTCAACGGTGACAACCCCGGCACCTACAAGATCCTCTCGTTCATCGACGAGACGAGCGTAACGATTCGTAACCCCTTGGCTTCTGGGGCCGACAGCGGAAACCCAGCGATCTCTTGGGTGGAGCGGAACCGTTCGGGGATGGATGTCGAGCGAGACCTGTTCAAGCAGCTGGTTCAAGACCTTCGTCTGGTGCCCGGCCAGGCCTCGGATCAGGATGTCTCGGCATTCGCCGAGACCTTCATCTCGTTCCTTCCACCAGGCATCAATCTCGCGCAGCGAAACTTCGGCCCCTACAAGTTCTCGATGAAGGCTAAGCAGGTCATCCACAACCGTGCGACGGCCATCGACAAGAGTCTGGTGAGCTTGCCAGCTCTTCAGGAGACCCCGGCCGACCCCCCGACGATTCTGCTCGAGAACTTGGACTACACGGTCGAAGAGGGGATGGTACGGTTTGTCAGCGGGCTGTTCTCCCCGAAAGCGCATTCTCCGGAGGACTTCTGGGCCGAGCTCGCGCTCTTGGACAACTCGGACCGAGTAGAGGAGAACTTCGGTCGCTTGGTCAACCTGAAGCAGGATGACCTCAATGCGAAGCAGACTCGGGCTCCATATCTCAGCGCGGTCAAAGGTCTGATCTTCTCGTATGCCAATGGCCCGACGGTCAACAACATCCGTCTTGGCATGCAGATTTTGTTGGGCCTGCCCTTCACAGAAGAGAAGGGTCTAATCCTCGAGCACCAGGAGGACTTCACCACCAACAGCGACGGGGATTCCTTCGGGCGTGTGCTGGTAGAGGACCTGGACAACAACTGGAAGCTCACCGGGAATCGGAGGATCTACTTCTACCCGATGGCCGTAGGCCTGGAGATCAACCCGGCCACCGGCGTCGCCTACACGGTCGGCGATACGCTCGAGGCGTTTGTGCCGATCTGCAAGGGTGTTGACGTTCAGGACTACGTCAAGGTCCCGGACTGGTGGACGCGGTCACTCTATGGTCTGGAGGTGCTGAAGTACTTCGTCTTCAAAATCGTGGTCGACAGCGCGGTGTTCGATTCAGACGACGTTCAGTTTGCATTGGACTTCGTGAAGGCCATCAAGCCAACCTACACCCGAGTCATCGCCACTCTTCTGCACTCCCTGGAAGACGATATCAGCGTCGAGGACGAGGTCGGTGGCGCCATCCGTCTCAAGTTCTACGACAACGTCACTGGACTGGAGGCTACCAATCGAGCCACCGACGACAACCACCAGGGCGTGACGCTGTGGCATCTCAACTCTCGCCCCTACCACACCCGGGTGTTGAAGACGGTCCGAGATCTGGCTACCAGCGATGATGGGAGCGATGTTCTGGCAACCTCAGCGTCTGGCTGGGGTTCCCTGGTACGTGCCGAGCAGGCCCTTGTTGGCCCTTCTCGCATCGAGGGGGACCTTCTCCACATCCATCAGGGCCAGCCAGGCGCCGGTGTCATGAACCCGGTGAACTACGAGATCAAAGAGGTCGTGAGCCCTACCGTTCTGAAGCTTTTGAGGGCCGCCCCCTTGTCGGAGCCCGTAGAGACACAGGGGCCAGCTCTTGACGTAGACCTGTTCGAGTATGGCACCGGGCTTACCGCTTCGGTCATCCGGCGACAGTGTGCGACCCTGCTCGCCTACGCGACTCTGGATGTTTCGGCCAGCGGGCTCGTGACTGGCACCAGTGCCTTGTTCAAATCCAACAACGTGATGCCGGGAGACCACCTGGTGCTGGAGAACCAGAAGGAGGAATACGTCATCGACGGTCTCGAGGTCGGGGGCGCGGCTGCCAGCATCACTTGGGCGACCAGCGAAGCTACAGTCACTGGTCTTACGGGCCGTACTGTAGACGACGTCGGGAAGTTCTTGGAGCTGACCAACTCTGACCACAACGGCCGTTTCCGCGTCACAGGGTTTGTGAGCGCGACGTCGCTCAAGGTCTACAGCACTTTCAGTACGGGGGCCGACAGCCACAACGGCGCGGTTGGCTGGCTAGTTCTGCCGGACTCGCTGGAGATCTCCGAGACGCAGCTTCAGCTCAAGAGACTGGATGGGACGAAACCCGCATTGTCGGCGCTTTTTGGAGTGCCGGGAAGAGTCGTACGTCCTCGGTTGCAGCGCGCGGTGTGGCACAACGTTTGGCCGAACTACCATGGCGGTTCATCGACGTTCCGGGTCCAGATTACGGGTGAGACTCCGTCACTGGTAGGAGATGCCTTCAGCCCGGGTATGGTCGGTACGTACCTTAGCATCTCGGATTCTCCGGGTGGGGTGAACGACGGGATCTTTTTGATCACCGACTACATCTCATGCGGTGTGGTCGTTGTGGACAACCCATCGGTCACCTCTGACCCCTCACCGGGGGTCGCCACCATGAAGCTACTGGGGGTGCCATGAGCTACGAGCACACCCTGCACCGCTCTTTCTTTGAGCGCGCCTCGGAGCTCGCCCCCACAGAGTGGTTTGAGATCGGCCTACGAGGCGATGGGCTGAACAACAACTACCTGGTCGTCGGGGGCGCCCACACCTTGAATCGCCACGGCTCCTTCTCGGGGACGGCATACTCGTTTCTCGGACCAGCTGATGCCGTGGCCTCCCCCCGGCAGCTGAATGTCCGGAAGGGTGACAAGGTGCGGCTTGAGGCAACAGGGGAGGCAAACGACGGGAAAGAGCTGACAATCGAGGCGGTTGGCGCTACAACGTTGACCGTGTACGAGACCCTTACGATCGACAGTGCCGACTACAAGTTTGTCGTCCAGCGGAGAAGCGCATGACGGCGAACTTCCGGCTGCTGGCGCGGGAACGCGGAAAGATCGTGCCAGGCTCTTTGCGGGAGGGCCATAACGTCTTCACCGTATGGGGCCGTCAGTGGATGGCCTACCTCTCTGCCTGGAAGTCGATAGCTGACCCGGACCTCATCCCGGTTCCGACTGAGACCCCGCACCACGATCTGCGGGTTCGGTGGCTACAGCTCGGGCAGGGCACCCAGTTGGAAGAGAAGGACGCGCTCAACTTGGTGAGCCCATTGGCACTGGACCCGACTCCGTACTACGGGAAGCTGGTCTCGGTTTCGTTCCCCTTTCAATTCGGCGTGCGCTTTTCTGCCAGCCTGGACGAGACTTCTCCGGGCAGCTCTGCTCTTTTGCAGGAGGCCGGGCTCTCGGCCGCTATCGCGCCGGCCCCCGCGGGTGTTTGTAGCATCGATTGGAAGGCCGACCGCGCGGTAGTTACCGGGGTCAGTCAAATGCTCGTCGTGCTGGAGCAGTACCGGCTCGCCATCACGGGGTCCGACCACGATGGGAGCTACGCCATCCGTCGAGTGCTGAGCGAAACCAGCGTCGAGCTCGAGGCTGCGTACGGGACGGGAGACGATACCAACAACCCCAGTGTCGCTTGGAGTCTGGCTGGTAGCGGGGTCGGACCGTTTGGTTTGGATGACCCGCTGCCCGTGGTAGCGTACAAGACCTTCGAGCCTCTGGTGAAGACTCCGGACTTCGAGCTTGAGGTCCAATGGGACTTCAAGTTTGTGTGAGGTACTCATGAGAATCAGAGACGACATCGCGGTCGAATCCAACATCTGGCTGCTGATGCGAGAGCGCGGAAAGCTGGTTCCAGGCTCTCATCGAGAAGGCCACAACGTCTTCACGACCAGCGGCAAGAACTGGCTGGCGAGACTCATCGCGTGGAGCACCATCAGCGGCACCGACATCGCGTACACCAACCGCCGAGTCCGGTGGATGGGACTTGGCACTGGGTCACAGCTCGAAGCCTCAACGGTCGCGCAGCTCGCAACCCCTGTCCTGGCCACTCCAACCGACTATCTCCGGCCGATTCAGACGGTTGAGTTCCCTACCAGTACGTCAGCCCGATTCATCAAGGAGTTCGGCACCACCGAGATCACGATCGCAGGTGTCCCGGTCAACATCACCGAAGCGGCGCTCTATGCAGACGTCAGCCCGGCCAACAACGGCGCGGTCGATGACGTGAGCTACGACCCCATCGGGGCCCCAGCGGCCACCATGCTGGATCCGACGCGGGGCATCAACGCCGTCATCGCCTACAAGGCTTTCGATGGGCTCTCGAAAACGGTAGACTTCACGCTCGAAGTGCGTTGGGAGTTCCGGTTCGTCTAGGAGTCACGAATGCCAGCACCGTTCGGACATGTAGATGTTGGCACCCTGATGGGCTCCTGGCCCATTCTCCCTCCGTACAGCTCGGGTGGCACCCCCTACGTCCTTCCCAGAACACTCGACCCCCGAGCCACCATCCTGGGTGTGCAGCGCGAAACCCCTGCTGGCTTCAATCTCAGCGGCAAGTCCTTCTATGTGTGGATCGACCCCTCGGGCGGCGGCGCTCCGGTGCAGCGAACCATCTCGTTTGTGGACCCAGACCCTTGGACCCTCGATGAGGTGGTGACCCGTATCAACTCTGGGGCCTGCATGAACGAGGTCGTTGCCTCTAAGGACAACGGCTTCTTGCGGCTCACCAGCCCTAGGGCAGGGGCGTCGAGCTACTTGAGGATCGAGACGCTGCCGGCCTCAGGGACCAGTGTCCTAGTGGAGCTCGGGCTGTTTGCCAAGACCGAAGCTCGTGGCGGCCAGATCCGCCAAGCGCAGCACATCGACCCAGACCGGCAGGTTGCAAACCCTGGCCAACTGTCGTGGATGGAGGGCGAGCCCTTCGAGTCCCAAGTGTTCAACCGGATGACCTACCAGCTTGGCATCAACAGCGATCGGGCTGGGTTCTTGCTCGACAAGAAGCGTGTGGCCGTCCGGGTCGAGAACGACGTCAACTATACGGTCCGGTCTCCAGATCCTGAGGGCATCCAACTCTCTGGCTGGGTCTACACCGGCGACGTATCGGGCCCCGGCACCGCGGTGTTGGAGAAGTGGTTTGCGATTCTCGACGCCGACGGCAATGAGCTCATGAAGGAGAATGAGATCGAGGTTGCTGGCACGGCGTACTCCAACTACGTCTTCGCCTGGGATTCCGACAAGAAGTACCAGAAGGTGACATGTGCCAGCGGGCCGTTCCTTCCTGCGCATGGGACGGGGGACTACTACATCAAGGGCACCGACCTAGTGTCACCGCTGAACAACAAGCTCCTGAAGGTCATTACATACCACAGTGCGACCGAGGTCATCGTCAACCCGGTCGACCCAACTACCGGGGCCAAGTACGAGATCAACGAAACGGCGCGCACGGCGTCGGTGAAACAAGTCTTGACGGTCCGCTGTCTCGTCGATGGCATTTACGACAAGCCGTCCGAACAGGTGGGAGCGCAGCGAGTCGAGTACCTCAAAGGAGTGAAGCACGCCTCGATTGCAATCACGAGGATCGAGAAGAACAATCGGGTATTCTGCAGCGGCGCCAACTTCCTGTCGGCCAATCCGGTGCGTGAAGGGGACTTGGTTGAGTGGTCTTCGGCGGCTCCCGATGACCCGTACGGCAACAACGGGTTCTATCGGGTTACGGCCATCATCGACAAAGAGACCCTGGAGCTAGCCTCCGAGGACTTCGGGCCGGTCTACCTCAATCCCGATATCGGCGGCTACCTGGGCGACATTGAGGTCACGACGGACGGTAAGTTCTGGGAGAACCCCTGGATTCAGCTGAAGGCATTCCCTAACGGCGCCATCCCGGGCCCGAGTCAGCCGATCAAAGTCGTTTATCTGGGCATGAGCAACCTTCGTGACGCGACCGATGACCCGGTGGCGCTTGTTGGCTCGGGAGTCCGGTACAACCAGGAGCTCGACGAGAACGTCCAAAAGGCCATCTTGGCGATCATCGGCCCGTCGGCGACGACCATCACGGACTATCTCTACGGAGACCGCGACAACAACCTCGAGAACATCTTCAATCTCTTCTGGAACGAGCACAGCAGCGAGTCTGGCCGGCACACCGTCATCCGGCCGGACCGCATTAACATGGAACCGGGTCTCGACGACGAGACTATTACCGTTCGGAATGGCCCCACCGATTCTGTAACGGACATCAAGGTCAGGCTGCGGAACTACTCCGACACCGACAACCTGTTTGCTTTGTCAGGAGGTGGCTACGCGAGCTTCGGAGATGTGGCAAACAGCTACCCGTTGTACCACGTCACACTACCGACAGCAGGGACCTTTGCTTTTGAGGGGAAGAGCACATCGTTGGTGGCATCGGTTGTGACGTACGGTAGTACTCTTCCGTCCGGCACATACCGGTATCGGGTCGCCATGCGGGATGCGAAGGGTGGTTACTGCCCAAGCTCGGACGAATACCCAGCAGTCATCGCCACCTCCAATACTCGGATCGTGAAGATCCGCTGGAGCACCTACCAAGGTCACACGGCCGGAGGCGCTTGGGCACTCTTCCGCAAGAAAGACGGCGAAACGACGTGGTACTGGCAGGTCTTTCCAATCGACAGCGGACCATCCAAGAACACTTTCATCGACACGGGAGCGGGGTGGACAGCGGCTTCAGTGGACCCTACGACGCTGACAACGAGCAGCTTTACGGGTCTTTCAACCGCGTTGAATGGGTCTGACACAGTCAACTGGATTGGCAGTGATCTTTTGGTGGGTGGCAGCGGTCGGGACGCTAATGCCCAGTTCGCCCCACTGATGGTGAAAGCCGACGGCTACACGACCGACATGTGGGGGGCCCTCTACGGGCGTGACACAGCCGTTATGGTGTGGCGACCAGGAGGCTCAGAGCACACCAGTGGTGTGGTGGACGGAATTGGTTCTCCTCGGTACCGGCTTGTGATGGGGGTCGACGCAACCACCGGCCTTTTGACGAGAGACGTCTTCGAGTACTTCGACGGGGCAGCGTGGGTTCCGCGTTTGGCTCTGTCGACCACCGGGACCAGGAAGTTTCAGTTCCAAGATGAGGCTTTCAACACCGACGTCGAGTTCGATTTGTCGGCCGGTGCCAACACGACTTTCCAGAACCAGACCTCAACTACCGACTCGACGATCAACATTCTCAAGACCTACGGCAATATGCTGCGACTGCGGTCGACCACGGCCGCTGAGGAGCTGCTGTTCGGCATCCAGTCCGGTGGCAACTTCTACTTGGACTCCGGAAACTCTCTCTATCCTGTTGTTGTCGATACCGACTCGGGCCGTCTGGCTGTTGGGTTCACCTCAAAGGATGTCGCGTTCAACTCTAGCTACACGCTGGACGTCAACAACGCGGCTCGTATCGCCAACGAGACGGCTGGATCAGAGAGTCTTCTCCGCATTGGCGGCCGGCAGACGACCGACGCGCTGTCGTACCTCGACCTGGTTACGAACAGTACGTACACGACCTATAGCCTTCGTTTGCTCCGCCAGGGTGGCGCGAACGGCAACACCTACTTGTCGAACCGCGGCAACGGCAAGCTCTTCATCACCAACTATGGCCCCTACGACTCTCCGTACAACGGAGAGCACGGAGACATCTGTCTGGTGCCTGGGGTGTCCAGCGGAGAGTGGGAGGCGGTGTGCATTGGCCCCGGATCTACTTCTGGGGATCCGTTGAACTCGTATTTCTTTTTGAGTCGTAATGAGCAGGTCATGTTCCCGGGTTCGGTTGTCTACGCCGGCCATATCCAAATGGGATACGCCAACATCGTGGCTCCGAACACGGGCTCATGCGTTGGGCTGTTCATCGAGTGTGATCGCCATGCAACGATGGACGACAATACTGTCTTCGACGAGATCACCGCGCAGCGCATCAACGCGACGATGTCGACAGACGGCGGATACGATTTCACTGTCACCAACTTTTCAGGCCTCGACATCAATCTGAACGCATATGCAAATGGAGGAGGCGGGCCTACCGACTTCACCTACGCGAACGCAATTCAAATCAAAACGAAATACAGCGGAAGCGGAAGTGCTGGGACCTACGGCGCCATATTCATTCGTCCGGACCAGTCGACCAGCGCTGGGTGGAACTACCGAGCCATCTATTGGCAAGGCCACGATATCAACTCGTACGGCGTGGCAATGGGGGCCTACGCAACGGTTCTTGAGGGTAAATCCGTTTTTGGGACCTCAGGCTCTTATGGCGCCGCGTTCTTCTACATTGGAAAGGGGCCCAGCTCGACCTATTCCACCAACAGCTACGGGTATTACGTTTACGACTGCCAAGGGAACTCGAATGCGGCTGGTCTCTACGTCGGCATGATCATTGCCCGGAACACCAGCGGCAGCGCTTTTGGAATCAACATCAACAACGTTGGGGCCACAGCAGGCTCTGATGGGCGTGGTTACGGTATCCAGATCCAGAATGTCAACGGCGGGGCGACCACAGGAGTTGCGTACGACATCCATCTCTACACCCCACCGAGTGGCGCAACCCGCTATCTCATGAAGCACCAGGCAACTGCTGGCAACTGGGATATCTCGGGCAACTTCAACAGCGCGTCGAGCCGAGACCACAAGGAGAACATCCGGGAGCTTGATTACGACGAGGCCAAGTCGGTATTTCTGTCTCTGACCCCGTCGGTGTACAACTACAAGCCCGAGTTCAACCCCGTTCCGGCGGGGAACTGGAAGACCGATTTCGCGGGGTTCATCGCTGAGGACGCGCCGGACCTGGTTGCAACCTGGGACCGGAAGACCGTTGCCCCGATGCCCTACATCAGCGTGTTGACAAAAATCATGCAGCGACTCTACGAAGAGGTGGAGACGCTGAAGGCCCAGGTCGCAGCTCTGCAAGAGGCATAGAGGTTCTCATGGAGATCATTCTGACCACACCCATCGAGCCTGGAACCTTGGACCCCGGCACGACCTACGACCGTGTCAGGATCTTGAACTTTTCGGTGGATCCGCTCGTTCGCAGGATTCATGTCACGATGGAGCTTGGTCGCAGAGTCGATGGGGAGTGGCGAAAAGGGGTTCTGAGGCCCAAGACTGTGGAGATCACGGATAGCAGCGCTCCCCTGTACAGTGAGGTCTTCGACTCGCCGCTTCTGCCAGATTCCAGGTTCGGGCCGGAGCTGGCGCGCGTTGCCTGCATTGCGATCCAAACCGCCGTTCCTGAGTTCGCAGGAGCGATTGGATAGCCCATGACGATGCCGTTCTCCTACGTTGAGGCTCCACAACTGATCGGCGGCTGGCCGATCCTGCCGAACTTCTCGACTCCGGGAGACGTGGCGCTTGTTCCTCGGGTTCTTCGAAACCGCGCGACCATCTTGGGGGTCCAGAAGGAGACGGCCTCGGGGTTTGCGGTCCGAGCGCAGAGCTTCTACGTTGAGGTGGACTCCTACAGCCTGCTGGTGACGTTCTCGGCAGGTGTAGACCCTCTCGACCTCGACGACGTGGTCGACGAGATCAATGTTCTGAGCAACGCTGACCCGAACATCGGGGCGGACATCGCCCGCCGGGACGGCGGTTTTCTTCGTCTCGAGAGCCCGACTGTTGGTAGTGGCAGCACCCTGAAGCTTTCTACCGACAGCGTCTCGTCCGGAGAACCGCTCTACACTTTGGGGCTCTACCCCGAGACCGAAAGCCGTGGTGGAGAGCTCGCTTCTTCGGAGCAGTACGACCCCTCTCGCCAGGTCGTCTACCCGGGCCAGCTCATCATGGCGGAGGGTGAGGACCTGGAGGCCCGGACCATCAACCGGGCCGTCATGCAGGTGGCTCTCAACTCCGACTTCAGCAACAGTCTGCTGCGCAAGAAGCAGATGGCCAAGGTCGCTGAAGTCACGGTCCCAACCCCCGGCGCCGGGTTCTACATCGACGACGTCGTCTACACTGGGCCGACCCCCAGCCCTCTGCCAGAAGACCTCGAGAACGTCATCTCGATCCTCGACTCCAACGGCGACGAGGCCGTCAAAGAGGATGAGGATGTCCGTTCGTCTGGCCTCAGCATGACGTTCTCGATTGAGGCGGCTACGGGTGAGCAGTTGGTCACCTGCACGGGCGCTTTTCTCAGCACCGACCCGAAAGATGACATCTACGTTCTCAGTGATGACGCCGGGATGTCGGGGCTACAAGGCCATCGGCTCAAGATCCTTCGTTGGATCTCGAACAATCAGGTTGCCATTCGGAATGTCGGCCCAGACGGAGTTCGCTACCCGCTGAGCATTGCCGTAACGGACGGCAAGGTCTTGAGCTACGTGGCTTCGATGGTTCGGGCCAACCAGCTTTTGACCGGGCCAGGTGGCAGTCGGGTTGAGCAGCTCTCAGGTTCCAAGAAGGCGGGTACGGTTACCAGAATCGACTTCAACAACCGAATCATCTGTTCGGGTTCGGGTTTGGACTTCACGACTCAGGCGATCGTGGGCGACAAGATCGTGCTCGCGGGCCATAGCGGCACGACCCCCTACAACAACGACGGCACTTATCGAGTATCGAAGATCGTCAACAAGACGACCGTCGAGCTCATGACCTTGGACTTCGGTCCGGTCATCCTGAACCCTTCGGGCGTCAGTCTCGGCACGTTCGACCTTCGGTACAATGGAGACTTCTACTACAAACCCTACGTCGAGCTGACGTTCCCGGTGCCGACCGGGACGTACCGAGTTCTCTACCGTCAGCAGTCGAACCTCAACGAGATCTCCAGCGACCCCACAGCGTTTGCCTCGGTCCCGCTCAAGTACCAGCAGGAGACCGATGCTCACATGCAGGAGGTGCTCCGACGCATTCAGGGGCCCTCGTCTTCGTCATACTTGGACATTCTCTACAACGACAATCGGTTGAGCCTGGAGGACCTGGACTATCGGCTGGAGAACGAGCACGACGAGGGTGGACACCACACCGTTGTTCGAGCGAACCAAATCGGAGTTGGGGCAAGCCGATTCACGCCCGCGGGTGGTACGTTCCTGGAAGTTCGACTGGACACAGACTGGACGTACGGCCTCAACTTCTCCCAGGACTACCATACCCTGGTGGGTAAGCCACAAAGCCGGCAGTTAACCTTTCTGCCCGTGGGTGCCGTTACCCCTAATGGCGAGCAGGCAGGAATCCACTTTCAAGGACCGACTCTGACGTCGGGTGTTACGCCCGTCTACGGGAGGCTGGTTTTCTATCAGGAATCTGACAGCCTGGTAGATCCGACATGGACGACTTTCACGATTGCGGCGGCCAACTACTCACCATTGAGCTGCAACCTCAAGCTCCTGGCAGCCGGAAGTGGAAACGTCGACATCTATGGCTCTACCATCAATCTCATCGCCACGTCGACTGTAACGTCGGGGACTCACTCTTTTGTCAGCGATGCCAACTTCAAGATTGCAAAGTCCAGCGGCAACCCGATTTTCTATGCTGATGCTGACGACTTCTACTATTACGACCGGGCTCTGAACTGGCATGAGTGGTGGGTCGACAGCGTCAACGTCTTCGCAGTCTCGGAGGACACAGTCTATTCGTTCGGGACCACGGTATTGGGGCCAACAGCCGCGTCGGCGACCAGCTCGCTGAAGATTGGTCACAACTCGTCAGGAGACCGCCTCTCCCAGCTTTGGCTCCGCTCCGACGACACCTACACGGATTGGAGCTTGTGTCTGCTCGCCCCGGCGGGTGCCAATGCGGAGCGCTATTTGGCGTCAAGAGGAACCGGCGAGCTGACCATCAAGACAGTCGACGCCGGAGATCTCGTTTTCGGCACGTCGAATACAGATCGCATGGCCGTTCGGTACAACGGACAGGTGATAGTCGGAGACAAAAACTTCTGGGGAAACGATACCGCTTTCCAGGTCAACAACACGTTTGCCAGTTGGTCGGGGTTGCGGCTTGCCCGCTTCTATTCTCCGAACATCACGAACGGCCACACCCACTTCGTTCACATTGGTAAAGAAGACAGCTCGCTCAACACTGGAGAGATTGGCTGGTATCACGCCGGAGACGGAAGCACGAACAACTACATGTCGCTTGGCTACTACGGCTACCAGGTACTGTTTCTCAAGGCCGATGCAACCATCCAAGTTGGGCACCCGAACGGAATTTGCCGAAATGTCGACAACAGCATCCTGTTTCTCTCTGGCGGCAGTTCGGCGGGAGCAGGGGCGAACATCGAGATCGGAGGCCCCTCGGCTGGTAGCTCGATCTACTACGACGCTACAGCCCATACCTTTCGGGCACAGAACGCCGGCAACACAGTCCTGACACTCAACCCAGGAAGCTCTGACACCATCCGTATCGGGGCCATAGGGGGCTTCCACGACGGTGGCGAGAAGAATTTCAGCTTCAACTGTTACTTCAACGGCGCCAACTGGATCCGCATCAACACCGGCTATGTGCATCAACTATCGACGACGTCGGGCGGGTCGAACCTGACGTTCCGCTATGGAACTACGGGCACAGCTGGCACAGCGGTCTCTCTCAGCGAGGTGGCGTTCTATCACGGCTCTCTGTGGCGCTCGCTTGTGACGATCGAGGCCCCAACTCTTGGCAGCTTCAAGGCTACAAATGCCGACTATTACTACCGGTACTACTGGCCGATGTTCGTCGGTGGCGACGGCAGCACCCCGAACACAGGAAAGAGGTCATTCGGTTATCGGTGGCAGGGGCTCGATGACCCGGGTCTCTGGTACCAGCCCCTCCATGCTCCATCCGGTCATGTTCTGCTCGAGGTCTACGCCTCTCTTTACAAGTGGACGGCCTCAACCTGCACCTGGACGCTGAACACCCGGGCTTGGAATAGCAGCTCCAACGCGACGGTCCTGGCGACGTACACTGACACTCGAGGAACAGGCTGGTGGACCAGCACAGCTCTCTTCACCGGTCTCTCTGTCACGTTCACGGCGGGCAACCAGTACTGGATCGAGGTCAACTGCGGAGATGCGGCCGGCACCGACATGTACATGGTGGGCGGGCTTCGGTGCTACTTCTACGGCTACGACATGTGGAACGATGCTATGATTAGCTGAGGTGAACGATGCCCCTGCTGCTTACGACTTCTTACGACCCCGGTGACAGTGACCCTGGACACACCTACCCCCGCGCCAAGATCGTGCGGGTCACGGTCGATACCGAGGCCAAGTTCATCGAGTTCATCTTTCAGTATGGCGACGAGGTAGCCGGCGCGTGGGTCCGAGGCAAATCCTCCCCTGATGTGCTGCACATCATCCAGAACGCCCCCTCGGAGCCCGGGCCGGCCACAACCGACTACGATGACATGATCGCCGAGGCCACGACTGTCGACGAGGACCACGTCATCTACGCCGGGGTCAAGCGAGTGCTGTACGAGTGGTTGCTCGACAAGGGCATCTTGTCAGGCACCATCGAATGAGATAGACCCAGGCCAGGCCAAAACTACCATTCAAGGGAGACCAGCATGCCAGCCAGTCAACAAGACATCCAGATGTACGTGCAGAACGTCATCAAGCAGCTCGAGGGCGACCCGAGCCGCCTGACAAAGGACGAGCGCCGGTTGGCCGGCAAGTACGTCGTCGAGTCCCGTCGGCTCGAACGCATCCAGCAAGAGACCAGTCAACTGAGGGACCAGATCCGCCAGCTGGAAGCGCGGGTCCGCTCTCTCGAGCTCCAGGCCGCCGACTCTCAGGGTCGGGCCAATGGGTTCCTCGACTACATGGCCTCCCTGAAGTTCGAAGATGATGCCCCGATGGGTGCGCCGCCCCAGGGAGCTCCGATTCCCTCGCCGGAGGTGGCGCCGAAGGTTGATGCACCGCCCACGCCGGACCAGCCCGAAGCCGCGGCCGAGGCCGCGCCCGAGACAACCGATGCCCCCAAACCCGAGAAGAGACCCGGCCCCCCGCGGCGGCCGGCCCCTGCCCCGCGCCCTACCGTCTAGGCGCGAAAGGAGAGATCTATGAGACCCGCCCTGTTCGTATCCGTCTTTGCCCTGACGCTCTCGGTCCTGGCCTACGCGCAGGAGCCCGCAGCGCCTGCGGTGACTCCGGCGGCTCCTGCAACCACGGTCGTTGCCGCTCCTGCGGTTGCTCCGACGCCGGCTCCGGCGGTTGCCGTTCCCGAGACCCCGGCCGCTCCGGTCGAGGCTCCAGCGGTCGTGAAAGTCGAAGGCGACAAGGTCACGGTCAACGACATCGTGACCGACGCCAAGGGCGTGGCCGACGCCGTCAAGGCGTACCAGGCCGAGAAGAAGGAAGGCGACAAGCACGCTGCCCGTTTGGCACTCATGGCACTGCTGGCCGCCGTCTTCAAGATTCTGCTCAGCTGCGTCAAGTTCACGAGCGAGTTCTGGAAGGGCAAGAAGGGCAAGGCAGCCCTACGCATCACGACGCTCTCGTTGGGCATCGTGGTCGCGCTGGTCTCGCACTTTGCTGCCGGCGAGAGCTGGACGAGCGCTATCATGCTGGGAGTCTCGGGCCCGTTGGCCATCTCGGTCCACGAGCTCTTCGACGTCATCGTCAACCTAGTCCAGAAGAAGCCAGCCGAACCGGCCAAGTAGATGCCAGCCCAGACCGACAAGCCGGACGAGAAGTCCGGTCTGCAGAAGATCTTGGACTCGGTGGCCGGCTCGGGCGAAGGGGGCTCTCCGTCATCCTGGCCGGTCACCCTGTTCTTCCTCTCGCTCTTCGTCATCATCCTCGCGGTCCTGGGCATCAAGATGGCGCTGACCAAGCGCGCCGCGGCCGAGACTGCCAGGAAGCTGCGGAAGCAGCTCGAGGATGAGCGGCAGGCAAAGGAGAACGCCAAGCTGGCCGACAACGAGACGGCCCGGCGAGACGCCCAGGAAGTCATCAAGGACATCGAAACCCAAATCACAGAGCTCAAGAGCGAGATGGGCGCTCGTCAGGTAATGCACGAGGAGTACGTCAAAGAGCTGTCCAGCATCTCGTCCTGGGACCAGCTGGTGGTCGTCGATGCGCGTGACCCAAAACCGTAGGACCCTCTGGTACGAGAACCCGTGGATTTTGCTGCCGCTGTCGTTTGTGGCGGTCACGGGGTTCCTCTGGCGGTCCTGCATCTCGGAGGCCCACGCCCAGACGGTCGTGACCTTCCAGCTCCTTCCCCCAGGCCATTTCGGCAAGGTCCAGGATGTGGGACCGGCCCGCTACTACTTGCTCGAGGAATACCTGGAACTCGCCAAGTTCGACGCCGAGCTTGTCAAGCTGCGGGTCGACATTCTGACCTACCAGAGGATCGACAGGCAGCGCGTAGAGCAGCTCGACGCCAAGGACCAGGTCATCTCGACCCTGGAGAACGACAAGAGGGTCTTGGCGGGCCGCTGTGAGCGTGTGGAGGGCAATCTCGAGACCTGTGAGAAGGAGCTGGTCAAGTGCTCGGGTGGCGCCATCTGGCCCTACGTGGTCGGAATCGTCGGGGCTGTCATCGGTGCTGTGGGGGTCGGGATCTACATAGGTACGCGATAGGGCTAAGAAAAGCAGGGGCGCCTCCACGCCCCCGCGTTTCACAAGACCCTGTCGAGCTCTCCCTTGAAGACCTGGAATGCATCGTCGGCGGGTGTACGGCCGAAGTGGAAGTTCCACTTGCCCGAGATGGTGTTCAACCGTACCCGGGACGTGTAGTCCGTCATGATCTTCAGGGCAGCGTCCGGATCATCGAATCGGCAGAAGATCGCGCCCTGGTTTTTCCCGAATGAAACCAGCAAGATCCCCGCTTTGGTTTTGATCTTGTACTGGTAAAATGCCGTCGGATCGGCTTCGGCATTCCTGGTGTACAGGTACGTCTTCACCAGCTTGAAGAGCTTGTCCTGCTCTTTTTTGAGCATGCAGGTGCCGCGCTTCATGGCTCGAGCACCTCTCGGGCTGCCAGCCCGATGGCCGTCAGCTGAGTGAGCCTCTTTCGGAAGGCCTCCAGAGCTTTCGGGTCGTCAGTGCCGCGGTACGGCGGCGCTTCGGACGCCAGCTTGCCAAGCCAAACGGTCAAGATGCTGACCCAGTCGGACGGGGTATGCAGATGGTCGTTCGGCCAGCGGCTCTTCTGGTACCGGCGCTCTTCGAGGACGGCATCTAGCGCTCGACGTTGCCGGTCGTTCCATGGATCTCGTCGGTCTGGGAGCGCCTCCTCTTCGAGGTCTTCGTCCTCCAACGGCTCTTCAGGGCCATCTGGTCCGCGGAGCGGTGGTGTTGCCATGTGGTCTCCAAAGAAAAGCCCCGCCCAGGATCGCCTGGGCGGGGCGGGGTTTCACGCTACTGGCTCTCCCTCGAGAACCAGCTTGGCTCGAAGCGCCTCTTCATCGAGGCCGGTGTACCCGACTCCCACTTGGTCGGCCAAGGCCTGGAGGTCTGCCAGCGACATCCTGGAGATCTCCTCAGACCGTAAGATGATGTCCTCGATCTCTTGTGCCCCGTAGAACGGGGCCTCGGCTATTCCCCCTGGGGCTGACCGCCTTCCGGCTCGTCCGGAGCCGTGTAGGCCGACCCGTCGGCGAAGCTGAGGATGCCACCCTTCTTGCGGCTGACAAGCGGCAGCGGGTCGTAGATGACGACGCCCTGGTCGTCTACCACGTAGTCGCCCTTGTCGTTCTGCCGGGCGTACTGGTACGTGCCTTGAGTCTGCGCGGCCATGTCGTAGTGGTACCCGATGCCTTCGAGCATCTGGTTCTTGGCGTGCTCGATGGCTGCCAATACCTCGCCCATCTTCGTGGCGAGATCCTCGGCGACTCTGGCCACCACCACGTTGCTGATCATGGCCGCCAGGTTGTCGGGGTCCAGGCCGGGGGCCTCGACCTGGGCTTGCGCTGGCTGCGGGGCCTGAACGGGCGCCGGCGGGCCGCCACGACGTACCGGGTTGGACACACGACCCCCGCCAGGGCCCGCGGGCCGCGGCATGCTCTGTGGCACAGGGGCCTGGGCGGGCGCCGGTGCTTGTGCCGGTGCCTGAGCCTGGGCGGCGGGGCCCGGGGGCTTGGGACTGGCGCGGCGGCCGGCAGCCGGACCGGGAGGGCGGACCCCTGCGGGAGTCGGCGCGACACCGGCTGGGCGGTTCTGGGTCACACGGGTCTGCACTGGGGTTCCTTTGGTAGCGGGCATATCTTGGGTCTCCCTTTCTTCGGGTTGTGGCGCCTCTTCCTGCGCCTTGGGTTTCTTCACCTTGGTCACGAGGCCGAGACTCACCTCGACCTTGATGATGTTCTCGATGAGCTCGCTGACGTTGGCGAGCATGGCGTTGCGTGGCAGCTTGATGGGCCCGTTGGGGTCCATCGCGTAGCCACTGAGCTCGTACTGCGGACGAACTAGGGGGAACTGGGTCCCGTCCGGGCCGACTGCCATCTTGACCTGGCCGTTCTCGTCGGTCTGGAAACGGAGCTGCGCGTCGCGCTCCGTTGACGTGATACCCTGGTAGAGCATCCCGTAGAAGTCTGGTCTCTCCAAACCCATGATCATCTCATACCTCGCGTCCTCATCTTCCTCCCTCTCGAGGGTGTCCTCTCTATCGGGCAGCTCGGAATGGATGCAGCGCAGATAGCCCAGACCGAGCTTCTTGTACATCTCCTCTCTGACCATTCGCTTCTGGGCGGTGAGAGGGCGCCAGTCTGCGCAGCTGCCGCTGTTCTCATCGGTGATGATGGCCTGCTCGATGAGCTTACCGGCCGTGTCGGCCAGATGCGGGCAGTGAACGAAGCCACTGCAGTACAGGCAGAGCTGTCGGGGCTCATCCATGTCGAACAACCTCCAGCCTCGACCTGTTGAGCCGGTAGCACTCCAGATTCTGGAGGTCGCTGCATTGATCGCAGTTGGGGCATACTCTCTTGCCCACCTGCATCTGGAACACGTTCCAGTGGAGATTGATCCACGCACTCAATCGTTCGGCCTCATCTCGGAAAGCGGCCGGAGTATTGAGGGGCTGCATGATCTCGAGCGCCTGAATGATCTCCTCTCTTGTGTTTGCTCTTGTGGCCCCCAGCTGGTTCCAATTTGCCAGCAGGACGAGCTCCGAGTGGTTGAGCTCGTCGAAGTTGACCTCAACGGCCGGTAGTTTGAGGGCCATATCGTCCTCCTTTCGGGAAATAGTCGGACCAAGGCCTCACCTCGATGAGCACCTCGGCCCGGGGCTTGTCGGGGTCTTCGAGCTTGATCTGGTGGCTCTCGAAGACCTGGCTGTCGTTGGGGATACCGACGCTGCGGACCACGCAGTCCTGCAGAAACTTAATTCGGTTGTCGATATCAAGAGCCTTATACCGGCTCTTCGCATCCCTTTCGCCTTTCCTCGGGCCCTTCGTCAGGGTCTTGAACCAGCCAGGGTTCTCGAGCTGGTCGAAGTAGGCGTGCAGGGTGATGCGGTACACCACCTCTTGGCCGACCGGCAGCCGGGCCACCTGGGCGAGTTGCCGGACTACCTCGGCTTTGACGTTCTCCCGGAACCGAGAGGCCTCTTCGGTGAGCGCCATGCTGCCACCACGAGTCCTCACATAGATGTGATTCGTCGTGGGAGGCAGCGGTAGCGTCAGCCTGATGGACTCAACGGCGCCGGGTGATCGGCGTTCGCCCAGCTGGTGGGGGACGGGTGCCACCCTCGGGCTCGGCGCCCGATGGATGGTAGGCGCCCCTGGGGGCGGGCCGACCCGGATTGAAGTCCCGGGCGCATTCTTCGGCCATGTCGGCATGAACGTCCTCCACAAAGGCCGCTCGGCCAGCTCGTCGTGCGGCTTCCATCATCGGGTTAGAACCCTTGTAGCCTTCGAAGAGCTTCATCTGCTGGATGGTGATCTCGCGCGAGATGACTCTCATGTCCTGCTCGGCGATCTTCAACATGCCCGTCAACGTCTCGTAGACGCAGTTCTTCACGTCATAGTCGGCGCTGGCGGTCACGAATCGGATGTCGTGGCGGGTAGCATCACTCGCACTCTGGTCGGTTGGGCGCTTTCCGGTCTCGGGGTCGAGCGCCCGCTTGATGGAGTCCCGGATGTACGACCAGAGGAACTCCTTCTTCCTCAAGGACTCGGACCTCTCGGCCGCGGCCTTGTTGGTCACAAAGGCCAGGTAGGCAAAGTAGCCCGAGAACAGAGAGTGAAGCACGGACAACTGGTCGAGTGTCATCTTGCGGATGATAGTCGGCAGCCTTCCGTTGAAGTACTGGCCTGCTACGAGACCAGGGATCCATTGCTGGTGTTCCTCGTCCAGCATCGGTCGAGGGGGCGCGGTCACCCCATAGCTCTCGAGGATCTCGTCGATGCGCGGAGCGTAGCTGTACCGCTCCATAGCCTCGACCTCACCAACGTCGGTATTGAGCCCACCGTCAGGACCCCTCTTCGGCCCAGTCAGAATCGGCATCTTTCTTACCTCCTTTCTCGGGACAGGAATGCGAGAAGTCACACCACCGGCAGTGCCAGCCCGGTCGAGCCGGGACCTTGGGCCCGTTCTCGTAGGCGGCCGCAATGACCGGCGTGAGGACGTTCTGTTCGATGTCGGCCCACAGCGCGTGGTCGAACAGGATGGCGTGTTCGCGGAACTCGCTGCCGTTCTTGTTGATGTAGAGCAAAAGGGCCATCGGGATGTTGGCCAGCCACATGTAGAAGTGCGCCTGACGGACGTTGTCCTCCATGGGCTTGGCTTGGATGGTCTCCCAACCAAAGTTCCCACCCTCTTTGATGGACTTCATCTCGAGGATGAACCGGTAGTTGTCGAACTCGAAGATCCCGTCCGTACTGCTCTTGATGTGGCCGTACTTCAACGGCACCTCGAACTGGAACTGCTCCTGGTACATGGCCGTGAAGTGCACCTGCATCATGTCGTGCAACATGGTGCCAATGTCCCACGTGAGCTGGGCCTTGGGGTCGAACGTCTTGGCAGGCTTCAGCTCATTGGTGCACTCGTAGTAGAGCTTGAGCAGGCAGACGTTTTTCTTGCAGGCTGAGGACGGATGGATCCCTTTGGCCCTGAGCTTGTACCTCTTCAGCTTGGACTTCACGGTGGTCGTTACTTCGTTGTCGTCCAACCACCGCAGGTACTTCTTCAGGTCCTCTAGGACCGTCACCTGACCCAGGTAGTGCTCGATGAGCGCAGAGTTGTTCTGCTGGGCCCATTCGAGGTCATCTATCGTTTTGAGGCTGTCGGTCACTGATTTGGTCTCCTCTCCGCCCGGCTTCGGTCATGAGCATCTCGTAGGCCCACTCTGGCAGGACAACATAGCGCCAGTGGAGCGGGCCCACTTGGAACTCGATGTCCAGAACCGGGAGTTCCCCGTAGTTGGCCTGCATCTCTAGCTCTCGAAGAGTCTCGAGCTTCAGAGAGTATGATTGCGCTCGGGTGAACTTGCACTCCCCTCGGTACGCGCCGAGCTTGCGGACGTCCCCCTCATAGCCCGGACGGGACCCGGAAGCAGGCTGCCTCCGGGCCCCCTCGCGCTTCGCCACCCTAGTCTCCTGTTGCCGACTCCGCTTCAGGTTCTCTCGAATGGCAGCTCGCTTTCCCCCGTCGTCGGGTTCCGCAGTCGAGCCGCAACTCGGGCACCGCATCCCAGGGTCGAGGCCTGCCCGACGACGACGAGCTACAACGGCTGGGTCGACTGAATCGCTCCAGCCGCAGCGATGGCAGCGCATCCTCATCGGTAGCTCACGGCCAGCTTGGATGCCTTGAGGCATGCCACCCTGACACGCTGCTCCAGCTCGAGGTCGTTGGCCAGCATCTGGGCCAGCTTTTCGGTCGCCGGGGTGTTGCGGTCTCCCTGAATGCGGAGAGGCTTCACCTCGTCCTCGAACGTCAAGTAGGCGCCGCCGAGCCGAACGACGTTCATCCTGCGGGCTGTCTCGACGATGTCCCGTACGACATCGATCCCGTACTCGGTTTTGGTCGCCTCGACCTCTGACCACAGGACAGGGTTGTACTGGGGCATGTGGTGCCAGAGGTATTCACCCCTAATGCCGTCATGCGTCCCAGCTTTGCCCTTCTTGATGTCCCACTTGACCACATGACCGGTCTTGGATGTGTGGGCGGAGTCAGCCCACAGAGGCTCGCCGACCTTCAGCTCGACGTTAGCCAGCTGCGCATGAATCCACGACCAAGCTCCTGCAGCAGCTCTGGTCTGCGGACCATGTGGCCCACCGCTCATGTTGGCGCGCACCTGGTTGATGCCCATGATGGTGGTCTCCAAGGGCCTCCCGTCGTCCTGGTCGAGCATGAACTGGGGGTACGACTTGTTCTGCCAGCGCGTGATGATGCCGGCGCTGCCACCGTAGGTCTTCTCGCCGACGTCCTTGTCCTCCTGCTCGGGTGTCAAAAGAGCACCCAACGACTCGACGATGAGCAACTGGGCGCGGCTCTTGAAGTACTGCAGGAAGTCGATCGTGGAGTCGAGGAGCTCGGCCCCATTGATGCCTGTCAGTACGATTACCTGTCCGACTTGCCGCCGCAGGTCTGCCTTCTCTTCGTCGGTGTAGGGCGGATTCCCGTTGGCAATCCGGATGGCGTCGTAGGCCTCGATCTCGCTGTCCTCGTACGCCACGCAGAAACCGGAACGTCTGGCGAAGCCCTTGTCCAACCGGATCTCCGAACAGGCAATGCCAACGACCGCGTCGTCCCCGTAGTTCTTTTGGATCTCGCCGGCAGTACGGAAGACCAGGTGGGTCTTGCCGGCTGAGCCGGGCCCAAACACCTGGGCAGGGCCCCCGGCCGCGAAGCCGCCGCCCAGCGCCAGGTCGAGCCCCAGGACGCCGGTCGGCCGGCGGATGTGATACGGCGACGCGAAATCACTCGCGAAGCTTACCTGGACCTTCCCCCGGTATCTCGAGTTCGTCTGCATGCCGTGCACAAACCCCTCGGCCAGCTCCCTCGAGTTCTGCTGGTCGGGGGTCTTCTCGGTTTTGGTCTCCCTCTTTGGGCCTGCGACCCGGTGCTTCTTCGGCCCGGGGGAGGTTTCGGAGGAGGATGAGGCGGCCGCCTCTTTCTTTTTCCCGCGCATGTTGTTCCTTCCCTTTGAACCAGTCGATGAGCCCATTTCGGGCGGCAGTCTCGTCGTCGTAGGGGCCGGTTCCAAACCCCTCGTCGTCCATCAGAAAGTACTTCCCCTCGTCCTCTACCAGTGAGGGCAGAGTACCGAGGTGCTTTGTTCGGGGCGCCCCGCAGAACGGGCAGTGGGTCAGCCCGTCGAGCGCGTCGCCGGGCGCTATCGCGTAGACGTCCACGCTGTAGACCAGACCGCAACTCAGACAACCGTAGCCGTCGACCGTCGTACTGCTACGGCGCGGTATCTGGTTCAAAAGGCTCTGTGCCGTGTTCTGGACACGCTCCAGCATCGTCCAGAGTCTTGCCGCAGACTGGACAAACACGCTCCGCAGTCTGCGGATCGGAGTCCGCGGTCTTCGTCTTCTGGTCATCGAGCACTACTCCCAGCTTGGTCATTCCTTCGTTGTCGCCCATCTTCCTCTTCCTCCTTCGTCGGAGACGCCTGGACGGAGTGAACCGGAGCTTCATACCAGGCGCATAGCTCCGGCGCCTCCGTCCTGTGATTACGGTGGCTCTCGAAACGAGCCGCCAATGAAAGCGGCCCAGACCCCGGAGGCTGATGGTTTCTCCGGAATTTAGGGCCGCGATCATTTGGTCGATGGCTTCTTGGACGAATCCATAGGCCACCTTGCGGGTAGTGCCAACACTTAGCGCCACCCGCTGGGCGAGGTCCATCACGTTCATCCTTTGGCCTCGTTCCAACGATCAACTACCTTCAGGTCAACGGGCAGGGGGACCACCAGGGCCTCCTTTCCCATAGCAAACGGGTGCTCCATGCACTCTTTGACGATCTTGGACGCCTCCTCGACATTCTCCTCAGGACATGTGAGGACCAGTTCGTCGTGCACCTGGTTGACCATCTCGACCACCAGCTCTTTGAGCCGGCGATTGTTCTCGATCCTCAACATTGCGGCTTTGATGATGTCTGAAGCCGAGCCTTGGATGGTCGTGTTGACTGCCTGGCGTTCTGCTTCGCCTCGGTGCAGGTAGCTCGTGTGTGTGATGTCCTCCAGCCTTCTGTATCGTCCGCACAACGTCTGGACTATGCCGAACTCCTTGGTGTGACCTGTGCGGGTCAGGTTGATGGCACCGGGCATCCACGCAGGGTCCGAATCGTCGGATGTGAGCGTGGTGTCCCAGTCGTACTTCGCGCTATCCATGATGGGAATGCCGGTTACGGGGTCGCTCGGTCGAAACCGGGGTTTGCCCCAGAAGTCCTGAACCATCAAGGTCCGGCACTCCTCTGGCACCTGGTCCATGTACTGCTTGACGTTTGGGAACGCGGCGAAGTACGACGCGATCTTGTCGGCCGCAATCGCCTCCCGGGCCAGATGCGTGTAGATCTGGTCGCTGGTCAGCAGCGGGTTTCTCTTCTTCTTGCTCTCGAACTTCTTGTGAAGTCGGTTGTCTGACCTCTTCATCTCCTCTCTCTTGGCGGCCACCTCCTCTTCGGGAATGTCGATCTGCTGAGCAATCTTCGGTGGACCCGCACCGTAAATGATGCCAAAGCCGATGGCCTTGTAGTCCTGCCGAAGACCCTTCAGCTTCTTCTGCTCCGGAGTCGGGGATTCAGCTTTCTTCGCGGCGACCACAGCCTCGTAGGGCAACCCTTCGATGAGCGAGACCGTGAAGGAGTGGAGGTCCTTCCCCTCTTGGATGGCCGCGATCATCTTGGGGTCGCCCGACATGTGGGCCATGATCCTCATCTCCAACTGCTCGTAGTCGGGGACGATGAACTTGAACCCGTCAGGTGCTTTGAACGCCTTCCGGATCCCGAACTCGTCGTTGTCGGGGCGCGGGAAGTTCTGGCTGTTCGGCACATCTGTCGAGAACCGACCGGTCCTAGCACCGAACTGATTGAAGTTCGGATGGATGCGGTGGTCATCGTAGTAGCTGGCCAGAGCAATCAGAGTGTCGATGTAGGTGCTCTTGATCTTGTAGAGCTTCCGACACGCGACAATCTTCTGCGCCACCTCGTGGCCGGACGCGGTCAGAAGCCCCATGACTTCTTCATCGACAGAGGGTATGTTCCCCGGTGTCATCTTGACCGGCGTCAGCCCCAATCCACCATCGCTGCGGCTGTTGAAGAAGTATTTGGACAACTGCTGGTGCGCCTGGACATTGATCGGTCTGCCGGCGGCCCGGTTGATTTCCTGCTCGAGCTCCAAGATCTGGTTGCTGATGATTGGCACCTGGGCCTTCAGGTAATCGAGATCCACAGGCATGCCGCGCCGCTCGATGCGCCACAGCACTCTGGTGATATCGACCTCCATGTCCAGAAAGTAGTGCCAAAGGGTGTACTGATAGTTCCCTTGCTCGTCCAACTTGTTGTTGATGGGTGCGGCCAACAGGCGGTCCCGCAACCAGCAGCATGCTACCAGATGAGCATAGGCGTCGTACGAGGCGTAGTCGATGACCTTTCCGATCGGGAGGTCGTGCAGGCTGGTCTCGTACTCCTTGATCTTGTTCCCCTGCTCGTCTCGGTCTCCGAATAGGTCCTGGTACTTGGTCATCGGGAGCCCGCACAAGTCTTCTGCACAGGCCTTCAGGCCCCGCTGGATTCGGTTCTCATCGTGCATGCCGATCAACGCCAGGCCGTCGACGACGTGTGCGTTCCAGATGTTGATGCCCATGTTCCAGGAGACGTGCCCGTCGTACTTGGCGTTCCAACCTGCGAACCAAGCGTCCGGATTCTCCAAGAGAGGCGCGAATCCTCGGAAGTGTTCTCCACGTAGACAGAACCTCCGAGGCACACCTCGATCGACGAACGACAGACTCCAGAAGGTGACGAGGTCAGACATCCAGTCCAGCGGCTTCTTGGTCCCGACCGTGAAGGGCATCTTCTTACCCGTGGTCTCGGTATCGAATCCGATGAACTCCCCGGGCTCAGTCGCGACTTTGTGAAGACACAAGCCCAGGAAGTCCTGAGCCTGCTCATCGGTGTCGATGAACTCAGGGTTGGGCACGCTCAGGTTCAACGTGACAGGCATGCTTCCTCCATTTGAATGAGTAGAACGAGGTGAGGACAAGATGTACGTAGGTCCCGATGTCTACGTCGTGGTCCCCACCAACTGCTTCTCGCAGCCGCATGAACCGTCGCAGTTCAGCGTGCAGAGTTTCCCCCAGCTCACGCACGGCCATGCCGTGAATGTCAGTCGGCCCTTCGAGCTCTTCGCTCAGCGCCTTGGCAAGCTTCTTACACTGACGGAGAGCTTCGGACCGCGCACCCCTATACTGGTCCACAGCATAGGGGTGCTTGGTCCACCCCACTACTCGACTGCCTCGGTGTCCCGGCTCTCACGAGCGTACTTCGGGTAGTCGCTCGCGCCAGCTACACGCCCGGAGACATTGAAGGGGTTCATCAACCGCAGCATCTTGGCCTGCTCGTCAGCCGTCGGGGCCTTGAGGAGTTGGCTCAAATCCAGTGGCTTCCTGTGGCTCTCGGCCACGTTGGCTGCCATGGCGTCGCCGCCCTGGAACGCTGGGTCGAAGAGCCGGGCATCCGGCTCTTGGATGTTGCAGGAGTCCACCACCAACTTCCGGTCCTTCTCGACACCACTCATGCGGAGCACGAGCTGGCAATCAAAAATGTCGTAGGGGTCGGTGGGGCAGTTCGGAGTCGAGCACACCCGGACTGGCATCGGCGTGATGAGCTCACGGCAGTTCGGGCAGTTCGACTTCTCATGCGCCTTCTTGGTGAGGTCCGGGTAGTTCGTGTAGATCGAGGACCACTGGTTCCGGCAGTTCGAGCACACCGCCATGTCGTTGGTGAAGTCGAACTGAACGGCCTGCGTGTGGCAATGCTCGCAGGTCAACGCCACGTCGACAAGAACTGCTTGGCATCTCGGACACACGAACGACGGAACTGCCAGCTTGCCACCACAGCGGCAGAGGCTGTTCTTGATCTGGCGATCGAGGTCGTGGATGACGTTCTTCCACTGACCAATCGACAGCTCGGTGTAGAACCGGGTGCCGAAGACCTTGGGCCAGCCGTCAGCGCACTCCTGGCAGCCACGCACCGTGCACTGGTGCCGCTCCTTGTGCGTCCCAGCACCAGGGTTCTGAGGGTCGTTGTAGACGTCGACCAGATGGAACTCCTCCTCGATCCAGCCGGCCACCGCGATGTAAGGCTGTGCGCCTTTCTGGTCGATGGTCTGCTGCGCGATGTTCTGAAGCCCGTGCCCCTCGGGGTTCTCGTAGGCGCAGACAACGCACTGCTCACCGGTCGCCCGGCCGCAGTCCAGCATCTGGCCCTTTCCGCGCTTCCCCCCGTAGGGGATGAAGTGCCGGTAGCCGACCCGGTAGGGGAGCCGAGCCATCGTCTTCGGGTGGATGTACGGAGCCTCAGGGTGCGAGAAGTGGACGTGCACCGGCGCGTCGTTCAGCTTGTGGAAGAAGGACCACTTCTTACCACTTGACTTTCGGCTGTCCTGCCGGTCTTGGGCCATGCTTTCGTCCCAATTGTCGTATCTGTCTGTCATAGAACCTTCCTCCTGCGCGCGTTGCGCTGCTCAGAACTTCATTGAGTTCTGTTTCGGTGAGGTCATCAGGTTGGGTATTCTCGCCACAATCGGCGGGGTACCGGCACTGATAGACCGGGAACGAACTTACTGCGAGTCTCTGACAAATGTCGCGGGATCCGGAGCGCCCCGCATAGTTGTTGTCCAACAACACGAACACTTCCGCTCCAAGAGAACGGATGATGCGTTCTTGGGTGGCCGACATTCTGGCGCCCATCAGCGCACAGGTGTACGTCCACCCGTGTTGCACCATCCAGAGGGCGGCTTTGTAGCCTTCAACCAGCACAAGCTGACCACCGTTGGTGGCGAACAGACGCTGGTAGAACTTGTCCATACGCCACAGATGATCGCGTATCCCATCGTTCGCGTATTCGGGAAACCACTCTCCAAGTTCACCCATGACCTCCCTTCCGTCGATGGCTCTTCGGCCGTTGTAAACCAGATACTTGGGCTCCTCACCAGGCCGGGTAGAACGGCCTGAAATGCCGACCAGGTTCCCGTACAGGTCCCGGATGGGGAACGTGATGCGGTCATTTCGCTTGTCGTAGCCGATGTCGTGTTCCTTCAGGAGCTCAGGGGCGTACCCCTGCTCCACCAGAGCCAGCGGCATCCAGTCGAATACCCCGAGGAGTGAGTCAGGCAAGATGTGCTCGCCCTTGTAGTCCTTACGGGCCTTCAGACGAGCTTTGGCCTGCCTGACCTTCTCGGTCTTCTTGGCCTCGACCTCGGCCTCTTCGATGACTGCTTGGATCTTGAGGCTCTTGAGCCCCATCTCCTTCAGCAGCCACTTGAGACTGGACCCGTGCTTCGGACAAGCGAAGCAGCCCCAGGCTCCCGTCTCGCGGTTGATCCAAAACGAAGCCCTCCGCTCTTCGCCACCCTTGTGGAAGGGGCATGCAGCAGCGATGAAATCGTCTTTGATCTTTACCCGCTTGAGGTTCTCTAGAGCTACTTGATCCGCCACCGCACCGAGCACTACACACCACCCTTCATGGCGTCGTGGACGGCTTTCGAGTAGTCCTCAACCGTCACCTTGGGCTTCACGTTCACCTTCTTGGGCTTCGCCTCGTCTTCGTCCGACGCCTTGTCGTCCTCCTTGACCCACTTCTGGATGTCCTTCATGGAGGGCCGGTCGTCGATGAGCTCAAAGTTGTACCCCGGGATTGCCCTAATGGTAAAAGCGTTGAGCACGCCTTCTCGGTTACCACCGAGAACACAGGCCAATTCCGCACCCACGCGAGCTTGGTTCTGGTCTGTCCGGGAGGCGATGCGTTCGATGACTTTATCCATCCGGAGACGGGGGTCATCGTACGGAAGCTCGATTCTCGGAGCCCCGTAGGGTATGCGTGGCGCTACCCTGAACCGGTTGCGCATCAGGCGCTCGAACTCGACCTCGTAGTCCTCCTCATGGAGCTCGACCGAGCCGGGCTTCTTGACGATGCGAATGATGAGGTCTGCTTCTCGCGCGATGACGTCAGCGTCAGCCATGTCGGCCAACGTGTTGCCATAGGTCTTCTCACCCAACCGGTTGGCTTGATGGACTGCTACGATGGGTAGGTTGTGCTCCTCCGCGTAGTTCTTCACATCCTCGGCCAGGGCCGCGATGCGCTTCCACCGTTCGGACATCCCTTCCGAGCGGTCGGAATCCATGTGGTAGAAGCTGTCCAGGTAGAGGATGTCGGGTTGAAACTTCTCGACCCACTGATTCAGTTCCGCCAGGCTCTTCGGGGCGTCGCGCCCGCACAAGAGCAGGAGGTCTCGTATTCCACGGGATGCCCCGTAGCTCATGTCTTCGTGCGGGTCTCGCGTCAGAAGACTCTCCAGAATGTGGAACGTCCGCTCCTCGACTCGAGGTGGCAGCAGCCCCGATTTGAACATCTGGTAGTCGACCTTGGCTAGGACAGACGCAGCTCGAAGGGTGAGCTTTCGTTCGCTCATCTCTCGTGACCAGATGAGCACTCGCCGATTGTTCACAAGGAAGTCGAAGATCGCGCAGTAGAGCATCACCCACGTCTTCATCGACTTCATGCGGCCGTAGAAGACCGTGAAGTCGCCACCTCTTTTGCCAAGAGTGTCGTCGGTGAGGCACTGCCACGGCCAAGGAATCCCGTAGATGATGCCGGATTGCGCGCCATCGTACTGCTCTCTGGCCATGCGGACGATGTCGTGCAGACCTGTGCAGCGGTCTCCGACACCCTCGACCCGGAGGGAGAGCTCGCTCAGTGCGCTCTTCATGACTCGAACAGCGTTCTGAGGATCCTCCTCCACCAGGTCCCGGAAGTAGTCCGACATTGCCCGCGCGTCACCTTCGAACCTTCTCATCTTCAGTTCGGAGATGAGCGCGGGCAAGTCGACATCGTCTGCCGGATTGGCTGTCGGCATGAACGCGGGAAATCGCGTTCTCACACGACTGAGGGTCGGCAGTGTCCTGGCGGTAGTGGGGTTGAACCAATACCCCAGGATGTACTTCCAAATCTGCCGGGCGTCATGGTCTGAGAAGTGGTCTTCCTTGAGATACATCCGATTGGCTTCGGCGAGGGTTCCCGACTCCAAGATCTTGGTGAGGATTCGGTACTCCAAAGCCGCCATCGTTCACTCTCCCTGGCCCAGCCCCTTTGGCAGGCCTGCAGATAGCCCCTCGGTGGACTCGGCCACGTTCTTGGGACTTTGGGTTTGACCGAAGGGCGAGATCTCGCCTCTCCCGAATAACACTTGTCCCCAATCCTCTTCGGCCGACTCCAAGAAGGCCCGAAAGGCCTCCAGTGTCTTGGGGCTGTACACGTTGGCGCGGGCCGGGCTGGATCCATAAGTCACGCCCGTCTCGCTGTTCACGTTGACCATCAGGATGTCGATCTCCGGCTCCTTGTGCAGCATAGGATTGAACCGGAACGAACCTTCGGCCGCCATGACGGCGTCATACGCCACTACCCGATCCGGTGACTTGAACATCGGTCACCGCCGGAAGGCTGGAGGACGTACAGGATTGATGGGCCTTGGCGCCATCGAGCTGGTGGCCGCCGGCGGTCCAGGTGAAACCCGGCCAGGCTCGACAGCCGCCTGGGCAGGCGCGGGCGCCGCCAGATAGGCATCCCGGTCCTCGACCATCATCTGCACGTCCTGGTTGACGAGCTGCCGGACAGTAGGCTGCACGAGGTCGTGGACTGCCATGCAGGTCTCGAGGTCGTTGTTGCACGACAGCGAGATGTTGACGAAGGCCTTGGCGCCGTAGAAGTCCTTGGACTGCGACAGCTCGGCGCCGACGGACACGCGCCCTCCACCATCACCGATGTACTGTTCGATTGCGCTCATAATCTCCTCGGGAAGCACGTCAGCCAAGGGCTGCTGCCTCTGTCTGTGTCGTTGAAGACCGTCTGGGGTAGTCCACTCGCATCGACGAGTGGCCAGGTCGGTCAGATGGGTACTCATGTAAAAGAGCTGAGATTCCGGCACGGTGACCTCCTAGACCTTGGGAACGGTGACCGCCGGGGTCATCTCCTTCTCGTCCCGGAACGCCGACTCGAAGACCTTGCCGTACTCCGGGTTTTGGGCGAACCAGGCGATCGCAGCGTCCTTCTGCAAGGACACTGACGTGATCAGCCCATTCTGCATGAGGGTGGCGAAGACATCGCCACAGTTCTCGAGCGAGGACAGGATGCGAGTGAGCTCTTCGTCGTCGTAGTGAGGCTTCTCCCACTTCCGTTGGACGATGAAGTCTTTGATCGTCATCTTAGCCAGGGCCACCAACGGCTTGGCCTTCTTGATGGCGTCCTGCACGAGGTCTTCCTGCTGTCGGATCTCGAGCAGGGCGTCGTTGGCCTCTGGGAAGCTCTGCTCCCACTCCTTCTTCATCTGGACCAACAAGGCGTAGTGTCTGGTGAACTCCTCGACGGCTACTCTTGCCGCTCGGACTTCTTTGGTCTCGGCGACCACGGGGGCCTCATTGGGAGCCATGGGTTTCGGTTTGGGTTGGACCTTCTTGGGTCCACCCGGCATCGGTCTCGGCATGTTGTTCTCCTCTACGGGACGGCGCTGCGTGGATCGAGGCGCCTGGTTTTGAGTGTCTCGACGTACTGTCGAATCTTGATCAACGTTCGGATGGTCTTGACGGCCCATCCGTTGGGCGGGAACTTGGGCTTCTTGGGGTCCCACCCATCCTCGCGAAGAATGAACGCGGGGTGCACGATCGGGATCATGTCGTAGGTCAGACACACCTCGCGCTTGTCCTCCCTCTTCCGGGGGAACAGACGACCTTGGACCTCGAGCCCATTGGGGTCGCTTGGGCTATGAAAACTGGACGATGGACTGCTGAAGAGATGCCCTTGGTAATCCCTGATGCTCCAGTCCCGGCCGCGCGCTAGAGCTTTGAGTGCCTGAGCGCCGATGGGCACGACGATCAACGGGTCCACCAAGTAGATGATCTCGTTGAGACGTGTCCAACATGGATCTCGCTCGTCCCTCTGCGGGTCCCGGTTGCCCGGCGGCCGGCAGGCGATGAGGTTGGTGATGTAGGTGTCCTCACGATTCAGGCCTGCACCTGCCATCAGCGCCTCGAGCAGGCCCCCGGAGTCGCCGTGAAACGGAATCCCCGATTCGTCCTCGGCTTCTCCAGGAGCCTCCCCGACGAAGAGGATGTCGGCCTCGGGATTTCCACTCCCGAAGACGACGTTGTGGCGCACGTTGGCCAGTGGGCAAGCTTGGCACTCCGACCAGGCAGCACGTAGCTCTTCGAGGCAGGCCTCCTTCCACTCCCGAGTCCAGAGCTCCATTACTGCATCCTCCCTGGGGGCGGCAGGTTAGCCTTAAGCCCTGGAATTACGAGGTTCATCTCGGCGGCAGCCTTGGCGAGTTCCATCTCCAGGCACGCCCTGAACAGGTCTTTGATCTTGCCTTGGCACTTCTCGTTGTTCTTGGGGAAGTACCAGGACGAGGGGTAGACCCAGAGGTTCTCGACGCCGCTGACGAAGGAGTCGAGCGGCATCAGCAGCATCATGTTGTTCAACACCGGGTTGCCCCGGCTGTCGTTCATGACTTGCAGCTGAGAAACCAACAGGCGAGCGTCCTCCAGGAGCACGGGCTTCTTCTCCGCGATCCGGGACTCGATGTACTGCTCAGGGTCCTCGGTTGGGTGCGCGACCCAGCCAAAGAACTTCTCGCCGTGCTGGGCCGTCATGACGACCAGACGCTCGAAGAACTCGGGCTGGTCGGGCTTTCTGCTACTCATGGTCTCCTCCAGTATCGATGGTGTAGGGGTAATCAAGTCGCCTAAGCGTGTACCGCAGGTGGTTGCAGTACTTCTTGCTGCACGACAACGCCGTGTCTTCGAACACCCGAACGATCGGCGCCAGCTTGTTGGGGTAGACCCGCTGGATTCTGCCCCATGCCTGCTGGAGGTCGTTCTGGTTGCTGAACGGGGTGACGATGTAGAGCGTGTCGAGAGAGGGCTTGTTGAGGCCCTCTCTCGCCAACTGGAACGTCCCGAACACCGGGTTGCAGTTGTGCAGGATGGCCATCCGGCTCTCCTGCGGGGTCTCCCCGACGATCATCCCGCCTCCAGCCCCACTGAGGTAGCTGTGCAGCCGGTCCACATGCTCGACGCTGTGGCTCAGTACCAGGATCTTTCGGCCTTCGGCCAGGTCGGCGCGAAGGTGCTGATAGATGATCTCGTTCCTCCAATCAAGGCCGCCAAGGTAGGTCCGTACCTTGGCGGTGTTGACCTCTTGGTATTTGTCCAAGACCTTCTTCCGGTCCCCTGGCGGCAGCTCCCACTCCAGGACATGGAAGTAGGTGTGTGGAACAAGCTCCTGGCTCAGGTTGGTGTGGATGACGCGCCCCAGGTGGTACTGGTAGATTCTCTCCAGCCCGTCGGTTCTCGTCGCCGTAGCGGTCAGCGAGAACCGACGTCCGTAGAATAGATCGGCACTCTTGACGAACACCGGGGCGCTCATGTGATGGCCCTCGTCGTACAGCACGAGGCCAAAGTACCGACGAAACTCCATCGGCCACGAGCGACTGGACAGCGTGTGGACCATGGCCAGCGCGATCGGGTGCTGCCAGTCACATGTTGTTCCTTGGATGGTTCCTATGCTCGACACGTCGAGGTGTCGGGAGATCTCCTCTTTCCACTGCTCGAGCAGCGCGGTGGTGTTGACCACAACGATGGTCGGGCGGTTGAGTGCAGCCGCTACCTTGAGCGCGATGACGGTCTTGCCCTTCCCGCAGGAAAGGTTGATCGTCCCGCAGTCGCTGCCCATCATGGCGCGGAAGGCCTCTTCCTGCTCGGCGTCCCGGAGACTGATGCGGTCTCCAATCCCGGCGACTGGGTACACCGGTCGGGGAAGCACCACGAAGGGGCAATCGAACCCGGCGTACTGGTCTTCCTTCAGGAACTCACGGGGCACAATGAGATGGTGGGCCGTCTCGCTCCACATCTTCAGCGTGGCGGCCCGCATGGCAATGAGTTGACCGAACTCATCCAACATCGGCTCCTCGTCCGATAGTTGGATCGTCAGCGCGGCCTTCACAACCGCCTCGTTGATGGCGCTCCTCGGGAGCAGCAGATTGTTGCTCACGTAGGCGGTGTGGGGGTGCAGCTGATGGAAACGCAGCATCGTTCACTCCGTTGCAGACAGTAGCATCCGGATCCGATTGAACAGGATCCTCTCAGTCTTTTCATCGAGCTTGAAGCCACGCTGCTTCAGAATGTAGGTGGCTTCACTTACGACACGAGCAGTAAGCTTGTCGGCTTCGATCTTCGGGCGCTCCACTATCGTGACACCAGCCTGCTCGCCCTTGGCCAGATTCCAGAGCTTGTAGATCTCCAGCCGCTCCTGCTCCTGGAATCTTGCTCGAACAAAGATCTGGTTCAGCACTTCGTTGCTGGGAAGACGGTGGCCCTCTTCGTACTTCTTGTAGCCACCTAGGCTCAGGCCCACTTGGTCGGCGAACGCACCAACGTCGGGCCAGAGGGACCTCTTCCTCAGCTCACGAAGCGCTAAACGAAACTGATCTCGAGCCTGGCTCCTACTCATAACGTATGTAGGCCCTATTCTGGCCTTCGGATGCGGAAGAAGTTAACCGCCATCTCGAAGAATCCCTCGCCGGCGCCCCAGCTCGTGACCTTCCAGAACCGGGTGAACAGGTTGTCGTCTGGGTTGAGCTCGAGAGGCTTGGGTCGGATGGGCTGGGGCACCAGCAAGGGCTCGCCGGGCTGCGGCCCGTAGTTCGCCATCGTCGGCGCCCTGGTTCCAGTCGCGACTCGAACCTGGTGGCCGGAGGGCTGCTGTGGCGGCGTGTTGGTGTAGACCGGACGAGGCGGCGCGTACGTGGCCACCGGGCCGCGTTGGGTCTGAGCGCGATACCCATGAGTCAGGGCCGCACAGTCCTGATGCAGGACGCAGGCGTCGCAGTCGGGGTGATTGTACTCATGCCGAATCCCGAAGCAGCACTTGCCGTTCCGGCTGTGATGGCAATCGCACCAACTACAATCCCGCTCTCGATCTCCGTTCAAACACTGTGAAACCTTCACCATCTGGTCCATCGAAACCTCCAGGCTAGATTGGGGCCTATGTTCAAAAAACTTATCCCGCATTCCTGGTAGTTTTTCGTTGCCCAGGAGGAGGGGCGAAGGCTAGGTTGGGGGTGCCTATCGCCTGCGGGCGGTTGTATGCTAGGGTCTGCCCAAATTGCGGGGCATGGTGAGGAAAATCATGAAGAACAGGCTCGCCGGCGTGACGCTCGACTGGTATGACGACCGTGGGGAAACACTGAAAAAGGTCTTCCCAACCCTCGATTCCGTCCCAGAAGTCATCAAGACTGCGGGTGTCCGACCGAAGGAGCGCCTCAACCATGAGGACTTCGCACTCGTCGCGCTCGATGAGGGGACCGTCCATCACAAGTACGCCTGCAACGATGCGGGTACGACCGCCATGTCGGTCATCTACTTCATGGAGCACGGCGACAAGTTGCCAGAAGAGGCCCAGAAGGTCGCGGCCGCCAGTTTGGTTGAGGCGTGTCAGCGGTTCGACCTAACACCACCGGCTGCGATGATGAAAGTCGCCAAACTCCCATCGGTTCTTCGTCAGGTAGTATTCGGGGGAAAGATTCCCCAGTGGTCTGGTGCTGAGTTCCTTCTTCAGAGTCCAGAGAAGCGTTACATCATTGACCGAACAAGGGCGGCGTTGATTGGACAAGCCGCTGGCAGTCCTGCGATCAGGGCCAAGATGCCGTACAACCCCACGATGGAAGAAGTCGCCAAGGGTGGAAAGTGGCACAAGCTTCGGGCGAAAGAGCAGCTTTCCCGCATTCCTATCAAAAAGGCTTCAGTCATCGACATCACCGGCAAAAGCCCAAGACCCAAGATCAAGGTAGCAACGCCCATGAACGACAGCGACTACGCAGTCGTTCTCAACGGACAACGCCTTTACCCGATCAACACCTGGGACCTCGTCAAGAAGGCCGAGCAGTATTTCAGGAACGAGCAGATCCGGATGGCCCCCGAGATCCGCCGTCAGTTCGCCGTCAAGCTGGCAGCCAAAGCCAAGCAGCTCGGCTATCCCATCCAAGAAAACATCAAAGAAGCTGGCGCCCAGACTCGAGCGCCCAACGGCCACCTTCGCGCCGCCATCGAGATGCGGAAGGTCGCCTGCGCGCCGGGTGAGGGCCGCCAGTTCCTCGACGGTCTGCTCAAGCAGAGCTCGGCGCTGGACCCCAACGTCTATGCTGAGTGCCTTCGTCGATTCGACGTCCAGAACGGCCTGGACCGTGGCTGGGATCGCGTGATCCCGAACCCGTGGGATTCGACCTTCGGCATCGACAAGACCGCCGAGGTCATCTGGGAGCAGGGCGCCGACCGCCTCACCCGAGAGCAGCTCATCAACCTGTCCGAGAACCACACGTCCGGCATCCAGGAGCTCTTCAGCCACGACTTCCTCAAGGAGTTCATCAAAGACCCGATCGCCATGTTCGAGTCTCTGCCTCTACCCAACAAGCGGGTGATGGCGCGCTTGGCCGATAACATGTCGCACGCCGGCCAGAGCGAGGGAGCCAGCGTCACGAACGAAGCCATGCGGATGTGATGAGCTCCCTCCTCCTCAAATGGGGGATGGACCCAGCGAAGATTCCACCCCCTATCCAACAGTCGCTGGAGCCGATCGTACGGTTCTTCAGCTACCACGACGCTCATCCGGTGGCTCTGACCCTCGCGCTCATGGAGAAGTTCGGCGCCGACTGGTTCGAGTGGGAAGCCGAGACTCTGAAGTCAGAGATCCTTCAGTCATTCAAAGCCACGTCCGTCAGTGAAAACAACTGGCAGAAGATTCAAGCGGTCCGTACGTTGACGACCACGGTGGGCTTCTGGCAAGAGTGGCACATCTTCGAAAAAATCATCCAGGCCCTCAACAACAACGTACCGCGATTCGACATCTCCCAACGCTGCACGATCTCGCAGCTCATGGCCGGCGTCGACATTGCCAATACGATAAGAGTCGAAGCCTATGGCGATGAGATCTCCCGATACATTGCAGCCTGTGCCATCGACGAGGCGGTCGAATACCTCCCGCCTCCTTTGGATTTTGCCCAGTCGGTCTTGTCCGAGCCGAAGTACCGGTGCAAGAGGTGTGGAACCATCGAGCTCGACGACATCGACGGACGATGCGACTTCTGCACCGCGCGTTTTCAGGACGACCGGGCCCTCAACTTCAAGCCCGCTGATTTTGTCCCTCAAGACGCTGGGCGCTCCGTCGACAGGTTCCTGACCCGAGACCCCGCGCCAACAAAGGCTCGGTTCGAGCAGCTCTTGAACGACGAGTCCAAGTCAAACACTCTCAAGGACGACGTGAGTGAGGATGTTCAGGCAGCCAAGCTCATGGTAGCGTACGACTACATGAAGAAGCGCCAGCAGGAGCTGGTCGACCAGCTGGAGGAGCTGAAGGCATGGGCGGCGCACTAGACCAACGGGCTCTCGTGGCATTTGCCGACGAGCTCGAGCAGATCAAGAAGGCCGGGGCCCCACAGTGGCTCTTTCGCATGGGCGATAGGATCAGGACTCAGTTGGCGCCGAGAGCTGTCGTCAAAACCATGGGTCGTGTTGGCGAAGGGATCCGCACCAACCTTTGGGGCCCCTCGGACATCAGCCTAGGCGTCCGGGCCTCCAAACCCCTGGCCGGCTTGAAGGCCGGTTGGGACGAGATGAGCAACGTTGCGGGGCTCAGTCGCTCGGTTCGCAACACTCCGGTCGCTGAGGGTGCCAAAGAGACGTTCCGGGGACTGGAGGACTTCGCCGCCCGCGCTACACCTGAACAGCGCCAGGCAGCGCTGAAGGGCTTTGTTCCCGGACTCAGTCTGGGTGAGCATCTCTTGGCCCCCAGTCAGACGATGGGCAAGGCATGGTCGTCCGGCGGTGTACGAGGAACTGCCGAGGAGCTGTCACGTCGCGGAGTGACAGGTGCAGGCCGAATCACCAAGTACCTGCCGGTCGGGCAGAAGGCCCTGATTCCAGGCTTCAGCGCCATGGCGATTCCCAGCATCGTCAATGCTCCAAAGGCCACTCCTACAGGTGAAGGAGGGGCTGTCGAGCGTGGCTTGGGTGAGGCTGCAGGTCTGGGTGGTATGATCTTCACTGGTGGCCTCGGCCCCGTGCCAGGCTTGGCGGGCTGGTGGCTCGCCAGCAAGGCTGGCGGCCGTATCGGGAGAGTCATTGACCGTCTGAGAGCTGGGGGTACGATGGATCAAGCCGTGTCCGCTCCATCCCCAGAGGAAGCGGCCCAGCAGCTGGAGCGTATCCAGAAGCACTACGGGTAACCGATGCCGCAACTCGACGCACTAAGCTTCGGCCCCGCTGGCGGGCTCCGGTTCTCGAGGAACAGTGGCCGTTCGCTGACCAGCGAGGCTCTGGGGGCTATCCGCTACCCCTCGCCCTTCTTCGACATTGCGCACACCTATCTGCCGTCGTCGTTCAAGACGATGCTGCGGTGGTGCCGCTACTACTTCCTGACCAACCCGCTGGTGAATGCCGTCAACTACAAGATGGCCGAGTACTCGGTCACCGACCTGGTGTTCGACAGTATCAACGAGCCTCTCCGCAAGAAGTGGGAGAATCTCTTCGGCGCCATTCTGAACTTCAAGAAGTTCGAGGTCGAGGCCGGCCTAGACTACAACACCTACGGCAACTGCTTCATCTCGATCTCGTACCCCTTCTACAAGCTCCTGATCTGCAAGCGGTGCGGCCATACCCAGAAGGCCGATGAGTGCAAGTACCTCTTCCGAGAGTACAAGTTCGTTGGTGAGTGCCCGCGCTGCGGCTCCTATGAGGAGTACCGAGTCCGAGACCACTACGTCCGGTCGGTTCGAGACATCAAGCTGATTCGATGGAACCCTGAGTACATCACGGTGCAGCATAACGATGTGACAGGGGAGAGCCGGTACTACTATTCGATCCCACCGACAATGGCCAACGACATCCGGATGGCCAAGCGGTACATCATCGAGCGCATCCCTCAAGTGTTCATCGAAGCGCTGCGGCAGAACAAGGCGCTGCTGTTCAGCCGAGACAACATCTACCACATGAAGCGCCCGACGATCGCGCAGAAGGACAAGGGCTGGGGAATGCCCATGATCCTGCCGGTCCTCAAGGACGTTTTCTATCTTCAGGTCCTGCGCAAGGCGCAAGAAGCCATCGCGGTTGAGCACATCGTACCTCTGCGCCTGCTTTTCCCACAGAGCGCCTCGGGCTCAGCCGATGTCTACTCGACCGTCAACCTGACGCAGTGGCGCGACAAGATCGAGCAGGAGCTCATTCGGTGGCGCCTCGACAACAACTACATCCCCCTCATGCCCATCCCGGTCGGCCAGCAGACCCTCGGCGCGGAAGGCCGGGCGCTCATGCTGTCTCAGGAGTACCGGGTTTGGTCCGAGCAGATCATCGCGGGCATGGGCGTGCCGGTGGAGTTCGTCTACGGCGGCATGCAATACAGCGGCTCCAACGTATCGATGCGCATTCTCGAGAACCATTTCCTCGACCAGCGTACACAGCGCAAGCAGTTGGTGCTCGACTTCATCATGCCGAACGTCGGCGCGTTTTTGGGCTGGGAGGTGGTGGGCTGCCACTACAAAGCGTTCAAGATGGCCGACGACCTACAGCGCAGCGCGTTCCACTTGCAGCTCAATCAAGCCGGCAAGGTGTCGGATCGCACGCTGCTCGAGGACGTGGACCGCGATCACAAACACGAGATGGACCAGATCCAGCTCGAGCAGAAGATGGTCTTGGAGAACCAGCGCACTCAGGCCCTCGCGCAGGCGGCCATCCAGGGTGAGGCTCAGCTCGTCGGCATCAAGTACCAGGGTCGGGCCCAGAAGATCATGATGAACCAGCAGGTTCCCCCCATGCCGCCCGAGCAGCAGAAGGCGATGACCGAGCAGGGCATGATGGCCTCGGGTCAGCCTGGGATGGCGAGCCCGATGGCGACTGGCCAGATGATGAACGCTCAGATCGGCCAGATGAACCAGATGGGTGCTGTCCCGCCAATGGACACCTCGATGATGCAGCCGCCACAAGGCGGCGATCAGGCGCCGCAGGACCCGCTTTCCGATGCGTCATCCCCACTGGGTGCAGGTCAACAGGGCGCTCAGGTGGACCTCATGATGGTCGCGCAGCAGGTGGTCTCGTGGCTCAATCAGCTCCCCGACCATGAGAAGCAGGCCGAGATGACGAGCATGCAACAGAAGAACCCGCAGCTCTACTCGCTGGTTCTTCAGATGATTCAATCGACGACCGGGGCGGACCGTCCGTCATCCGGAATGCCTTTGCCAGAGCAACGCCCCCCACGAAGAGGGCCGGAGGCGGCAATCGTATGAACCCGCACATGTACTCAGCCTTTCTCGACGAGCTGGAGAAGATCGCCCGTGGTGGCCCCGCGGGGGATTTTGTGTTGTCGGGACTTCGTGCCATTACCAAAACTCCCCATCAAGCTGTAAGAGGCGAGATGGGTGCGCTGCGTGGCTCGGCTGGCAATCTCCAGAAGACCATTACGGAGTCTGAGGGGTTGGTAGCGAGGCAGCGGGCTGCAGCCGAGGCCAAGCGACAGGGCCTGGAGAAGATGCTCCAAGAGGGCAAGGTCGATCCTAAACTCCATGACATGAAGAGGTTCATGCAGACGGGAGAGGTCGTACCGAAGGCTCAGGTACCCCAAGCTGCCGCTCGTCCTTCTCAAGAGACAACGAAGGTTCTGGGCCGGGCAGATGTACCGACGGCCTCCAAGATAATGCCGGGCGCTCCGACTCCTACTCCTCAAGCTGCCGTGCCGGCGCAAGCCACGGCTCCCATTCCTCGGGCACCGATTCAAGCTCCTCCCCCGATGGCCATGACACCACAGAACATCCAGCGTGTGCAGCGGCCAGCGCCGGCTGCCCCCGCGCAGGCTCCCATGCAAGCTGGGGCGCCCGCTGCCCCAGCTCAAGCAGCCCCTGCGCCACCGCGTATGGGCATTCGCGAGATGCTAGGCCTCGGCGCCATCCCGGCAGCTGTTGGCTTCGGTGCCTATCAAGCGGGCCAAGCTACCGCCTAAGGGCTAAAGAGAGCCAACGGGCTCTCTGACCTCCTATTTGAACTGCCGCAAGCGCGACGTGCACGCCGGGCACACTTGTTCCAGCAACTCCTTCAGCTCTTTACGGACCTGCCGCTCAACCTCCTGAACGATGTACTCTCTCAGGAAGTGCTCGACGAAGCAGTCATCGAGCTTCGGTGGATTCGAGGGGCGGCAGAACCTCAGGGTCTTGCCTGACGAATCGGGGATGATGGGGTGTGGTCTAGTCAGCGGCACCCCACAGACATCGCACAGGTACCCGCCCTCAACCCTACCCAGTTTCACTGCGGAGCTCCTCGAAGTAGGTTTCGAAGTCACCAGTGTCCAGCAGGTATTGGCAAAACTCGCAGTGCCCACACCCCTCGCACCCTTCGTACTCAGGGAGATCGTCCTCTTCGGGTTCGGGTTGGTAGTCGTCCGGGTCCGGAGCATCATCAGGGTCGATCAGACGGTTGAGGTCCAACCCCAACTCCCAGGTGGAGCACTGCCAATCCACCTGGCCGATGTAACCCTTGTCCCGGAACGGGTAGAACTGCTCGGCCCCAGACTTGGTGCTCATCGCCATGCGGCCGAGTTCTATGCTCAGCGCACTCCCCCAGTTCTTCATGGGGTAGGGCTGGACCGGTTGGTGGCACAGACAGCACCAGCCGGTCGAGAGGCCGTCCAGCACCGAGCTTGGGCGGAAGCAGCATGCGTCCTGAATGATCTTGCATTCAGCCGAGCAGGGCGGGCATAGCCACTTGAGTCGCTCGTTGTCCCCGAACTTCGTGGCTGTGAACTTTGGTTCGTTTGGTTGTTCTTTTGGGTACTCGATCCTCCCTTGCATGAGGCGGACGGCGAACGGGCCCAGGAATTCGTCTCCGCATCTCATGCAGACTCCTACCCGGCAGACCGCGGCCGGCGGCGACAGCGGTCTGCCGGGTAGTGTGACTCTTGGTGTGACGATGCGCCTAGCTGGCGCAGTCGGCGTCTGGATTGGGCGGCGACCCCCCGGCATCGGCCGGTAGGGGCTTGGCCCGGGACCGCTGACGTATCTCATGCGCGAGCCTCCCTGAGAAGCCCGCAACTAGACCGAGGACGAAGATGCGCAGCAGCATCAATTGTCGTCTTCGTCCTGTTGTTGGCGAGTGTCTCGTTCCTTGTCTTCGTCCTCGTAGTTGTAGTCGTCGTTGTCGTTGTCGTAGTTGTCTGGGCAGCCTCCGCTGACCATGCTATCCAATTCCTCCGCGAAGATGTCCGTTACGCTCGTACCCGGCATTAGATTCCTCCGAACAGTGACTGGGTTGAAAGAATGCGAACGTGGGCCCTACCAATTCTCTTATACCGTCTTCCATGATGCGAATTTCCGTGAGATATAGGAGGTCTGTACGTTCCTCCACATGCCTAGGCGGCCCACACTGCTGAAGATGGCATAGGGGTGGATGAGATGGCCCACTACGCGCCTCAAGAAGCGTTCGAAGTCCTCAAGGATCGCACTGCCAACACCATCAAGAACTCCTTCCCCATCGAAGGGCAGAAGAACGTTCTTGTCGCCAACAAGGTTTGGGTCGAGGACAAGGTCGACATCGACGACATCCGGTCACAGAAACTGGCCAAGCTGACCGGCAGGACCTGGTCGGTACCTATTCGTGCAGAGTTGGAGCTCCGCGACAAGCAAACCGGCAAGGTGTTGGACCGCCAGGTTATGAACGTCGCGCAGCTACCCAAGATCACCCGTCGGTACAGCTACATCGTCAACGGCAACGAGTGGCAGGTCAACAACTTGTTTCGTATGAAGTCGGGGGTCTACACTCGTGTGAAGGGTAACGGTGAGCTCTCGTCGCAGTGGAACCTCGCCAAGGGGGCCGGCTTCGAGATGAACTTCGACCCAGCGTCGAAGAAGATGATCATTCGGCACTCCGACCAAGGCACCAAGATTCCGGTCTATCCAATCCTCAAAGTGCTAGGAGTCGACGACGACACCATCGAGAAGAACTGGGGCAAGGAGATCTTGTCGGCCAACAAGAAGGTCAACGAGGAGAAAGCCGTCAAGGATTTCTACAAGTCGCTCAAGGACGAGCTCCCCGAGAATCTGGACGCCGCCAAGAAGTTCCTGCTGACCGAGCTCGACAAGACGGCGCTCCGTCCTGACTCCACACAACTGACGTTGGGCAAGCCCTACGACAAGGTAACTGGCGAGGCCTTGCTGGCTGGGTCGTCCAAGATCCTACGAGTAGCACGGCAAGAGGACGTTCCAGACGACCGGGACTCTCTGCAGTTCAAGGATCTCTTCTCGGCCGAGGACCTCATCAACGAGCGGCTGCAAAAGTGGAAGACCCAGAAGGACGTGCACCGCAAGATCACGAACACGCTCGACAAACACAACCGGGTGCGCAACATTCTGAGTCCCGACATCTTCGGTCGCCCCATCAAGAACTTCTTTGTCAGCTCGGTTCTTGCTGAGCGGCCCGACCAGATGAATCCGGTCAGCTTCCTGTCAGGCAACCGACGCACTACTCTGATGGCTCCCGGTGAGGGTGGCATTACGTCGGCCCATCAGGTGTCGTTGGAGGCGCAGTCCATCAACCCCAGCCACATGGGGTTCCTCGATCCGATCCAGACGCCCGAGAGCGAGCGTATTGGCGTTACGTTGCAGCTGGCCTCAGCCGTCAAGAAGGTCGGCAATGAGCTTCGGGTTCCCGTCATCAATGCCAAGACCGGCAAGCGAGTGATGCTTGACCCCGGCACGGCTCTGAAATCCAACCTGGCGTTCCCGGACCAGTATGACTGGGAGGGCGGAAAGCCCAAGCCGACGGGCCGCACCGTCAAGGTCTCGGACCCGGAAGGCGTCATCACCGCCATCTCGTCGAAGGATGTCGACTATATCCTGACGTCACCCAAAGGCATGCTGGACCTGTCGTCCAACCTGATTCCGTTCATCCAGAACGACCAGGGTAATCGAACGATGGTGGCCTCCAGGCAGCTCGAGCAGTCGGTGGCACTGGTCAACCGTGAGAAGCCGCTGGTGCAAGTAAAGAGCGACACCAACAAGACGTTCGAGCAGGCCATCGGGGAGTTCAGCAGTCATGTCTCGAGGGTCGACGGCAAAGTCGAAAAGGTGAGTCGAGACGGAATCATCATCCGGGACAAAAAGGGCAACCGCCACGAGGTCCAGCTCTACGATGACTTCCCGTTGAACGACCCAAAGAGCGTGCTCAACTCCAATCCACTGGTACAAGCAGGCGACCTGGTGCACCCCGGTCAAGTAGTGGCCGACACCAACTTCACGAAGGGCGGGACACTGGCACTGGGGTCGAACCTGCGGGTCGCCTACATGCCCTATCGTGGCTACAACTTCGAGGACGGCATCGTGATCTCGGAGTCGGCAGCCCAGAAGCTGACGTCTGAGCACATGCTCCGTGAGAAGGTGCGGGTCGAGGCCGACACCATCCTCAACAAGCAGAAGTTCATTGCCCACACCGCCGGTCAGGTCACCAAGGAGCAGGCCGCCAAGCTAGACGACGACGCCATCGTGAAGCCAGGGCAGGTCGTCAACAAAGACGATATTTTGATCGGTGTGCTTAAGACCGAGCAGGTCACTCCTGAGCAACAGCAGCTCGGTCTCTTCTCCAAGAAGCTCATCAAGCCCGTACGCCCCCGAGAGATCCGATGGGACAAGGACGGACCTGGGGTGGTCTCCCGGGTCGTCAAGCACGGTAAGGACGTCACCGTCTATGTGAAGGCCACATCTTCGGCCGACGTGGGTGACAAGATTGTGGGGCGCCACGGCAACAAGGGCGTCATCACCCAGGTGCTGCCCGACAACCAGATGCCGCAGACCAAAGACGGGAAGGCCGTTGAGGTCATCCTCAACCCAGCCGGCATCCCAACCCGTATCAATCTGGGCCAGGCCCTTGAGACTGCCGCCGGCCGTATTGCTGAGAAGACCGGTAAGCCATACATCGTCAACAACTTCGACCCAAAGAATACCGACTACACCCGTAACCTGCAGGCGGAGCTCAAGAAGCACGGGCTCAGCGACACCGAGGAGCTGTTTGACCCGCAGACCAAGCGGTCGCTGGGCGAAGTGCTGACCGGCCCCCAGTACATCCTCAAGCTTCACCACATGGCCGAGAAAGGTTTGCAGACTCGGTCTCGAGACGCCTACGACTCCAACATGCAGCCTCGCGGGGGTGGTCCGCACGGCGCGCAGACTATGGACGCGATGGGTCTGTACGCCATGCTGGCCCACAACGCCCGAGAGAACATCCGGGAGATGCAGTCCTACAAAGCGGACATGAACGACGAGTTCTGGACTCAGATCCAGTCAGGAGACTCGGTCCCGACCCCCAAGATCCCATTCGTGTTCAAGAAGTTCGAGGGCTACTTGAAGGGTATGGGGATCGACGTCAAGAAGGAGGGCAACGACCTCATCCTCCAGCCGCTCACCGACAAGAAGACCCTCGAGATGAGCAACGGCGAGATTGTGGACGCCGGGCGCACTCTGCGGGCCAAAGACGCGCGACCGGAGCCGGGCGGTATCTTCGACCCTAAGATCACGGGGACTGTCTGGAGTGAAAAGGGCGGGCAGATGGGCCACAAGTGGGCGCACATCACATTGCCTGATCGCATCCCCAATCCGGCGTTCGAAGGTTCGGTCATGGCGCTGTTGGGGCTGACGAGGAATACCTACAGCAGCATCATGTCCGGCCAGAAGGAGCTCGACGGGAAGACCGGGCCTACAGCGATCGTTCACGCCCTTCAGAAGCTCGACACCAAGGGGATGAAGAAGGAGTTGGAGTCCAAGATCCCGTCACTCCGAACCAGCAAACTCGACAAGGCCTACAAACAGCTCAAGTACCTACGGGCTCTGGAGCGCACTGACCTGAAGCCGACCGAGGCCTACACGATGCGGCATGTGCCGGTGCTTCCCCCTGTCTTTCGTCCAGTCACGGTGCTGCCCAACGGCGACATCAACTACGACGACATCAACCGTATGTACAACCACGTAGGTGTCGTCAGCAAGAAGCTCAAGGACATCGACCCCGCGATGCCGGAAGAGGAGAAGGTAGGCCTGCACTCTGCGCTCTATGACGCCGTCAAGGCGTTGCATCTGACAGGCACGATGTACCAAGGCCGTCATCGTAACGCCATCGCCGAGATGATCGCTGGACGAAAAGGACAGCAGCCGAAGGAGGGGTTCTTCCAAGACAAGATCATCGGTAAGCGCCAGGACTTGTCGATGCGCGGGGTCATCATCCCGGAGCCGTCGATGAGCCTCGACGAGGTAGGGATTCCGCGGAAGGCAGCGCTCGAGCTCTACAAGCCCTTTGTCGTCCAGCGTATGGTCCGGCAGGGTACCAACCCTCTCGACGCCCAAGTCATGATTCGGGAGAACCATCCGCTCGTAAGAGATGTTCTTGAAGCTGAGCTTGCAGAACGGCCGATCATGCTGAAGCGGGACCCCGTGCTCCACAAGTTCGGAGTGCAGGCGTTCAAGCCTCGTATCATGGAAGGGAAGGCCGTCAAGATCCATCCGCTCGCTACTATCGGGTACAACGCTGACTTCGACGGCGACAAGATGTCGGCATTCGTTCCAGTCAGTGCCAAGGCCGTCAAAGAGGCCTTCAAGATGATGCCGTCCAACAATCTGTTCAGCCCGAGTACCGGCTTCCTGATGTTCAAGCCGAAGCACGAGTCCACCATGGGGCTGTTCAAGATGACGGAGATAGGGCGACGCACTGGCAAGCGGTATGCATCGCCGGCGGAGGCTGCGCGAGCTGTCAAGGACGGCCAGATCAATATGACTGACCTGGTGTCCTTGGACCGTATCGAGCAGGACCTAGAGAAGCTATCGGCACCGGTCAAGACCACGGTTGGCAGGTTGATGGTCTATCGGGCACTCCCACCAGACCTACGGGACAATCGACTGCTGTACGACCCGACCTACCAGCTCAACGACAAGGCCCTCAAGGGTTTGTTGACCGAAGTGGCGGTCAAAACGCCGGGGGACTTCGGGAAGGTCTCGGACAAGCTCAAGGACTTGGGCAACGAGTACGCGACTGGGTTGTCGATCAGCCTCAAGGACTTCGAGTCTGACCATCAGTCTCGAGATCCAATTCTTCAGGCCGCGGCCAGGGAAGAGGTGCACATTCGAGAGCGCATCAAAGAGCCCAACAAGAGGAACGAGAAGATCGTCGAGCTCTACGTCAACGCCGGCCAGAAGATCGACCAGCTCGCCAAGGCTCGAGCCGAGACCTCCGGGAACCGGATGTACGACTGGATCAAGTCGGGGGCTCGTGGCAGTTGGGACCAGTTCAAGCAGATGACGGTAGCACCTCTGCTTGTGGCCGACTCCTATGGCAAGCCCGTCCCGATCCCTATTGGCAAATCCTACTCGGAAGGTCTCGACATCGGATCGTACTGGGCGTCGATGCATGGGGCTCGGATGGGAACTATCGGTCGGGTTCAGGGCACCCAGGCTCCCGGCAAGATGTCGAAGCAGCTAGTCCAGACTACAATGAACCAGCTGATCGTAGGGGAGGACTGCGGGACCAAGAAGGGTGTCTCGATGCCGGTCGACGACCGAGATGTTTTGGACCGCTACACCGCCTCAGACATCAAGCTCTCGGACAAGAAAGAGCCCATCCCGGCCGGTACGTTGGTCACGCCCGACCTCCTGAGTCGACTGAAGAACAACAAGGTCAAAGAGGTCCCGGTCCGTAGCCCGCTCCGTTGTCAGCATGGCAAGGGTATGTGCGCGAAGTGCTACGGTCTGTCGGAGAACGGCAATCTGTTCCAGGAGGGAACGAACGTCGGAGTGATAGCCGCGCAGGCACTCGGTGAACCCGCCACCCAGTTGGCGATGAACGCTTTTCATACTGGAGGTGTCGTCGGAGCCAAGGGCACGAGCGCGACCAGCATGTTCCGCCGGCTCGAGCAGCTTCTCAATGTTCCGAAGAAACTACCTGGAGCCGCGACTCTGGCTTCAGTCGACGGCAAGATCGAGAAGGTCGAGAAGGACCCAGCTGGTGGTTGGAGTATCTATGTGGCTGGTCAGCGCCACTACGTCCCGGCAGGGCGGGAGCTCACTGTCAAGAAGGGCGGCTCGGTGAAGGCGGGAGACTCGATCTCTACCGGCACCAAGAACCCCCTTGATCTGTTGAAGTACACCAACATGCCGACGGTCCAGCGGTTCCTCACCGACGAGATCTGGAATGTCTACAAGAATGAGGGGCCGGTTCGGAAGCGCAACATCGAGACGTTCGTTCGGGCCATGACCAATCTCTCGGAGGTCTTGGATGCAGGGGACCACCCGGCTCTGCTTCCTGGGGACCGTATTCCAACATCCGAGGTTCATGCGTTCAACACTGCTGTCCACGGCAAGAAGAAGCCGGTCCAGGTTAAGCATGTCCTTCAGGGTGTCAACATGCTGCCCCTCGAGATGCAGACCGACTGGCTGGCCCGTATGCAGAGCCGTGACCTCAAGGCCACGGTACTAGATGCTGCTGCTGAGGGGTGGCGGTCTGCTCTCCACAGCACGCACCCTATTCCTGGGATGGCTTATGCCAAGGAATTTGGTAAGGGTACGGAAGAAGAGCCCTGGATGTACTGATGAACCCACGGAAGAGATCACACGCAGAGGGCGAGTGGGTGCCGGCGTCGATCGACACGGGCCGGATCATCAACGTCAATGTGAACGACTGGACGGTCGACGTCATCTCGGAGTACGGCAACAAGCGGTACTTCGACATCCAGGTGATGAGCCCGTACTTCCACTTTATGAACGGGGAAGGCATCTACGTTCAGCCGGAGCCAGGGTGTCTGGTGTGGGTCTGCCGACCGACCCAGGGTAGATTCGCCGCGCCGTTTGTATTGGGGTTCCAGGCGCCGTTCGATGAGGACACTGCCACCTACCGGAACGGCCGCCAGACTTTGAACCCTGGCGACATCATGATGAGGACTAGAGACGAGAACTTCGTCATCCTGCGCCGCGGCGGGGTCGTACAGCTTGGCGCGAACCCCATGACCCAGCGGATGTTCATTCCAATCCGCAACTTCATCAAGGACTTCTGCGAGAACTACGAGCTCTTCACTCTAGGTGGAGAGCTCACCTGGATTACGGACCGTACCGATCAGACGATCGATGGAGCAGCGCCGACCAAGTTCTCGTTGAAGGTCAAGGAGAAGGCCAACAACCAGCTTCACCTCGCCGAGCTGACGATCGGTTCCCACGGACCCAACGATACGGCTACACTGTTGCTCAACCTGTACGACCAGGGGGCTGATGACTCGAGAAAGCTGATGATCTCCCTGCTCTGTGACAATGAGGGCACAGTTTCTTGGTCTCTGGAGAAGGACTGGAACCTGACAGCCAAGAAGAACATCATGGTGGAGTCTACGGAAGGCAACATCGAAGTCGTGGCTACAGCTGGAACGCTCTCGGCGACCTCCAACAAGGCCATGTCGCTCAAGTCCGAGACTGAAGACGTCAACGTCGAAGCCGGCGCCAGCATCATCGAGAAGTCAACGGGTCATGTCATCGACGCCCCCTCGATCAAGCTGGGTGGCGCCGGGGCCGCTTCTCAGGGTGTGATGGGGACAGAGCTCAAGACCTGGTTGGAAGGTCTGTGCGACGCTCTATCGGCCTCGATCATCTGCGCGGCCCCTGGAAGCCCAGCAGTCTTTGCACCGGGCGCGGTCATGAAGCCTGTTCTCGCGACATGCGTTTCCCAAGTAGTGAAAACGATGTAGGAGACCTCTATGGATACCCAACCTCTCTTTCTCGACAAGCCCATGACGTTCGGCGGCGAAGAAAAGCTGGCCGGCATGATGACACGCATGAGCGACAACGTGGACAACTGGCAGCAGGAGATCATGCAGGCTGCCTACAAGCAGTGCCCCTGCCTCAGCGAGTTCACACCCTCGGTCGTGCTGGACAAGATCGACGAGGAGCGTGGCTACGCCTTCGGGTCCATCGAGGTACGCCCCAAGTCGGCCATGACGGTCGAGGAGCGCAAGGAATCAGGGCTTGGGGTCGCCCACATCCCGATCATCATCAAGGAGCAGATGCTCTCTCCGTTCGACATTTTCCTCAGTGGAAAGAAGTACCACCACCTGACCGAAGCTCGCCTGCGAGAGGCCCTGTTCCGCCCCGAGCCGTTCGATGTGGCCCGCATGCGGCCTTTCGACCCGTCGCTCATCAACGAGCTCCAGCCACCGCTTCGCGCCGGGTACGGAGGCTTTGGAGGTGGCGGCACCAAGCTGGGGTCGGCCGAGATCGAGAAGCTTCCGCTGCTGCCCATGCTGCACGGCCAGGTCAATCCGGAGCATGTCGAGCGCCTCAAGACCGCCATGCAGGACGAATCTCTCAAGACCGCGGTCGTCAACGCCGACCCCGGCGTGATCGCAGCATTCCGTTCGGCGCTGGGCCTGACGGCGACGGACCTTCAGAAGACCGCACAGGTGGTGACCGAGAAGATCAAGCCGACGGTCGTTCAGCTCACCAAGCTCGGCAGTGACCGGGTGCTGGTCAAGTGGGCCAACGGCGAGTTCTTTTCCCCGCAACAGGAAGAGGTCCCGATGGCGGTCGCGCAGGACCTCGCTGGCGACGCCGACATGATTCAACAGCTCGAGGCGGACGGCACCATCACGGTGAGCCCCGACGCCGCCATCAAAGAGACGATGGAGCTCGAGGAGATCAAGGTCGCCGATTCCTTCGGGCTCTGGAAGGTTCAGGACTCGACAGGCAACAGCATGATCGGTTGGGTGTTCCCACAGCTGCTCAGTATGGACCTCCAGCCCCTCCCCCTGTCGTTGTTCAACAACGGCTCGCAGCACTGCGTGCAGGAGCACATTGCTGGCATGCCGGCCGGCAAGTCCACCGACCTACCCAAAGGAGTGCCGCAGGGGTACGGGACGCTGTACTACATCGACCATGGTACCGCGAAGGCGTTCGTGCCCATGAACGTTCAGAGCACGCTCCGCACGCCGGCCGGGCTGCGTTACCAGGGGCAGGACGACCTCGGTCAGCCCGTTACCTTCTCGTTCGGTGAGGGCCTCAAGGTCCCGGTCAAGATCGGGGAGAACGAGTATGTAGTGCCGACAACCTTCAACTGGATGCCGTTGCGAGGCAAGGCGGAGCTCGTCAGCGAGCCGGCTATGTTCTCGAAGCTCGGCTCCAAGCAGACAGCTCGCGTCGGCATCGTTGGGGACCGCTCCGGCGTCTTTAGCTTCCGTGGTCCGGCAATCGCCAAGGTCGCAGAGGCCAACACCAAGTTCATCGATCACGACAAGGCAATGTTCCTGGGGGTGGCGCTCGGAATGGAGCCCGGCTTCTGCAAGCAGGCTCTGGCCCGAGCTCAGAAAGGCGAGCTCGTCCAGGTGGGAAACCTGAGGGAGCTGGGCAGTGTGCCGGAGAAGATGGCAGGCATCCGAGTCAAGATCGCCCAGGAGCTCGCCGAGCTCGACCCACCGATCCACAACTACTTCCTGGCCAAGGAAGCCGCGGTGCTCGATGACGCGCTGACAGCCGACAAGATCTTGGGCCTTGGCTTCCTCAACGCCGAGAATGTCTCGACGTTCGTCGACCTGCTGCCTTCGTTGGAGTCAGCATCCTCGAAGCTGGCCGAGATGCTGGTTGCGGTACGCATCGGCCTCAAGGAGGTCCCTGAGGTGGCGGTCGAGCGCATGCTTGTCGCCATGGAAGACGTGTTGCGAGGCTTGCGCTCCCTCCAGCAGCGCGATTCGGCGCCGGGGAACTGAGCCATGTGCTTTCACCCATCAGGCCGATACATCAAGTTCCTTCTGGCAGAGGCTTGGAAGGATGAAGAGCGTCAGGTCACCTGGGAGTGGGTGGGCGACATCCTCTACGAGTGGGGCCTACCTCCACTGACCGAGAAGGTGTTCAACAAGATCCGAGACAACTTCTCGCCCCCCGAGGGGTTCCGGTTCTCGAATCACAAGGACCAGTCCACCAAGGACTTCATGAAGGCCGAGAAGATCGCGGATATGTGGGAGCCCAACGAGCATCTCACCAGGATCTACAGCGGCCTTCTTCCCGCCAAGCCCATCTCCGAGATCGTCAACATCTTGCTGATGGGTGACGTTCCGAACCAGAGGATCGCCGAGCTGGTCAGCAAGCGGTTCCGCATCAACCCCGGCCTGACCACCGAGATGATCGAGTACTACCGGCACTACTTCTGGAATCCCATGGCGTGGAGCACGACCGAGTGGATTCGTGCGATCGCCACCTGGGAGAACGCCGATGACCTGATCGCCTCACTCAAGTGCGGAGCACAGCAGGCGCTCTTCCGAGCAGGCCTAAATCCCAAGTACGACCACAAGATGGCCCTGCGAGATGCCCATCGTCAACTCTCGTTCCGCATCCAGCACTTCGCCAGGATGGGCGACAGCAAGAACAACATCGACTTGCTGACCAAGCTCTGCCGCGAGGAACGAGCGTTGTACGAGCGGCTCTTCAACGAGGGCTCGAGCCAGCTCGAGGAGGCCAAGATCGCCAAGCGCTTCATGATCGAGCACAAGCTGACCGACATCCAGGGCATCGAGGAGTTCACGCATGCTCAC